TTAAATTATCAAAATCAATATGTAATAAACAATAATCCATAAAGTTTTTTTGTTTTGGTAATTTTAAATTATCAAAATCAATATGTAATAAACAATAATCCATAAAGTTTTTTTGTTTTGGTATTTCTAAATCATCAAAATCAATATGTAATAAACAATAATCCATAAAGTTTTTTTGATTTATTTGTTCAATTATTTTATCTTTTATTAAAGGTAATATAATTTTTTTATAAGAAATAGAATAATTATTATATATTCCATTTCCATAATATTTTAATATTCTTGAAATTCTTGTACATTTACCAAATTTTTTAATAGGGTAATAATTATATCTATTCATTTTTTAAACCCCATTTAGAGCAAATTTGTTTAATAATAATATTATTATCTTTAATTTTTATTTTTTTATTTTTTGAAGAAATAGCATCTTGTAAAATAATTTTTGATATATAATCATTATCATTTATAAATGAAACAAATCCAAAAAATATTTCTTCATTATTATAATCTAATAATTTATAAGAATTTCCTAATAAAAAACTCTCTATTAAAGGTTTAAAATATTTTTTTATTTTACATTTAGAAACATCTAAAGTTATAGCTTTTATGTTTAATTTTTCTTCTAATTTTAAATTTTGATCTATAGTTTGTAATATTTTTTTATTTAATAAAAATGCTTTATATGGTCTTTTTTCATCCAATGGATTAACTACTATTTGAGATACTTCAAAACCCCTTCTTATATAAGAAGCAATTTTATTTGATAATTCAGATGAAGAAGACGCTTCTATATCATATAATAAATAAGACACTTTAATATCCTTTTTTAATTATTTAATTATAATTTTTTCATTTTATTGAAAAATTTTATTATTAAAGGATTAAGATTATAATTTCCATCTTTTCTAAAATATCCTATTAAATTTAAAAATTTTCTAAATCTTTTATCTTTTACTTCTTTATAAGGGAATTTTTGTTTTAAAGTTATTTTTTTCTTGAATTGTAAAATCAATTCAAAAGTTTTTATCATTTCTTTATTAAGATTATTTGATAAACTAAATGATATTAAATTTTTTAAATAATCTTCACTACTTAAAAATAATTGTAAATTTGAAACTTTTTTTAAAAAATTTTTATTATTTGTCATTTCTTCGAGAATTTCTTGAATATCTTCTCTTGATAAATTTTCATAAATTTTAAAAATTTTATCATAAACTTCTTCGAATTCATTTTCTAATTTTACATTAAATTCAAAGTCATTTAATTCTTTAAGTATTTCTATATCTTTTTTAAATAATTCTAAATCTTTTTCTCTTATTTCTTTTATAACATCATTTATATTATAATCTTCTATTTCATAATCTATAATTTTAAAATCTTTTTTAAATTGTTCTTTTAATAAATATTCAAAAGCTAATTTGCTATTCATATTAAGAAGATTATTTAAGTAGATTTTTTTAATGGTCCATTTACCAAAATCACTTAATTTTAAATTTGCATAATTATCAAAATCTACATACATACTATCTTTAGTAAGATATTTATTTAATTTATTTTTAATATCTAATTCAAGAAATTCTAAATCTATAATTTTATTATATTTTTTTGAATTTAAAAAAACATATATATTTTTTGCTTTTCTATTTCTTTTTAATTGTTGAAGAGAATTTATAACACTTCCTGTTCCATCACTATAATGAAAATGATGTTTACTTTGATTTAAAATATTTATACCAACAGTAATAGTAGGAGTATATATAAATAAATCCCATTCATTATGTTCATCTTTGTTAAAAAACTTTGTATATTTATCTTTATCTGTAGTATCTCCTGTAATAATAGCAATTTTATAATCATTTTTAAAAATTTGAAATATTGCTCTTGCAAATATTTTATTTGTAGTTGATAAAGTAACTTTTCCATCTTTTAATTCTAATTTCTTTTTTATTTCATTTATAAATACATTTATATTATTAAATGAAAATAAATTTACATCATCTCTATATATATTATTAAAATATAAAATATTTTTTCTTTTAAAAAATAAAAATTCAATACCTGTTAAAAAAGCATCCATAATTAAAATAGGTTTTTTAAATTTGTTTAAAATATAAAATAATTTTAAATTATTATAATTTGAATAATCAGTCAATCCACTTAATGAATGTTCTATCAATGAAACAAATTCATCTATAATAAAAATATCAAATTGTTTTAAATCATATTTATGCAAACTTTCAAATTGACATATTAAACTATCACCTTCATAATATAAATCTTCATTATATAATTTAAAATGAGGAAATTTTTCTTTATATTCTTTTGCTAATGTAATTCTATTTGTAATAATTAAACATTTTTTGTCTTTAAAATTATCTATAAATTTTGTTTTTCCTGTTCCCATAGGAGATTTAACAACAATAGCAGTATCTTTAATATCATCAGGAATTTTTTTAATAATTTCATTATCTATATATCTTTTATTAAAAATAATTTGATTTTCAATAGGTTGATATAGTTTATTTTTAAATTCTTCTTCTAATCTTTTTTGTAAATGTTTTTTATATTCATTTGTATTTTTTATAATATCTATTATACTAAATGTTTTATCTTTATTAAAATGATGACATATATAAGGAGTTGATTTAAAAATAAAATATCCACCTTTTGTTTTTTCTTTAGGGTGTTGTAATAATATTATATCTTCTTTTTCATTTTTTATTGAATATCCCATTTTAAAATATTCATTTAAACATAATTGCAAAAGATTATTATCTTTTATTTCTATAGTTATTGGTTTTTCATCATAATAAAATTCTGGAATAAATTCACCATAATTTATACATATTGAATTTTCTTTATGTGTAGGTTTTTGAACCATAACAGGACTGTAAGCACTCATATCAACTTTGCAATAGTCTTTTACTAAATCTTTTATAAATTCCATAGCTTGTTTTCTACTATATGTATTATTATTGCCTTTTACAATCCAACAACCTTTAACATTAAAATTATTTATACCATTATGTGAAGAACTTTCCCATAAATGAAAAACTAAATTTTCTTTTTTAAAAATTTCTATAATTCTTTCTAAATCAAATTTAGATTTAATTTTATCTAAATCTATAAACATGAATTCAAATGTTTTAGTTTGATATTTTTTAAGATAGACTAAATTTCTTTTTTCTGCAGTTCCATTTTCATCAAAATTAAAAGAACCATTCAATAACCAAAAATCTTTATTAAGTTTATGAACATCTTTTAATTTAATATCTTTTGTAAAAAATAAAAATTTATTTTCTTTTGCAATAGGAACTTTACCTACTTCATTTGCTATAAAAAAACTAATATTCATTTTTTCTCCTTAATAGAGAACTACTCTTATATTATCATATGTATTATCATATTTTGAGCCCCATATTCTATCATCAACATTATACCCTATATCAGGTTTTAAAATAACTTTTTTATCTATAATTTTTAAAGAACCTATATCAATTATATCAACGTCCATATCTTTAGATAATGAAATCCATAATTTTCTATTATTATCATATTGTTCTTTATCTCCCATTATAGATATATTATGTTTAACTAATGTTTTATACATCCATTTAGCTAAACCTTGTTTTCTTTTTTCTTTTAAAACTCCTACACCTATTTCCTCCATTAAATTTTTATATCCTAATTTATTTCCAATAACTCTAGCATCTCTTAAATTAACAAATCCTATATTTATATATTCATTATTATTTTTTTCAAATAAAACATAAAGATTACCCATTTTATTTTTTCTAAATTCATAATTTTTATATGTATCTATTAGTTCCCATAATTTGTCAATTTTTTCTTGAGAAAAAGAATTGCCTAACATTTCATCTGCTTCAAGCCAATCACCTTTAATAGCTTTAGCCATTTCTAAAATTTCTTTTAACATAAAAAACCTTTTATATTTTAAAATTAAAATCTTCTATTATTGGAATATCTTTACCTGAACAATGACCTTCAGAATAATAAGGACACCAATTACAATAAGTATCTTTTTTATTAAAATTTTTTTCATTTTCAATTTCAATTATTTTTTGAATAACTTCATAACTAATTTTATCTAAATCTTTTCTTTCAAATTTAAAATTTATAGATTTATCTTGTTCTATAAAATCAAATTGAACATATACATTATTTATATTAGGGAATTTTAAAAATCCTACAATAGCATAAATTTTTAATTGTAATTCATCTTGGTCTTCTCTATATTTACCAGATTTATGGTCGATAATAGAAACTCTTTCTAAAAAATCATCATAAATCATTAAATCAATATAACCATATATAGTAGAATCAAATGAATATTCCCCTAATTCGAATTGCCATTTATTATTTATTTCTTTCCAATAAAGACCAAAACCTTCTTCAATAAAAACATTTTCTTTATCAAATGATTTATATAATTGAACATTTTCACTTTTTAAAATTTTTTTAAGTTGTTTTTTATATTCTAAAATATTTTCATCTTTTGAAACTTCAAATTTAAATTCATTTATTTTATCTTTTAAATCACCTTTAAGATAATGTTCTATACCATAATGTAAAAATGAACCTTTTTCTAAAGCTGGTGTTTTATTAAATTTAGTTTTAATTTTATCTAAATATTGTAATTTAAATCTATATGGACAATTTTTAAATGTATTTATTTTAGAATAAGAATAAGGAATATATTTAAAATTAAATTTAGAATTTTTCATTTTTAATTTCCTTATTCTTCAATATCAATAATAATTTTAGCATACATATTTGAATTATAAATATCTATATTTTCAAAAATAACATTTACATAAGTTTCTAATTCATCACTTAAAATATTACTTATTTCTTCTTCTGTAATATTTCCATTTATTTTTGCTTTATTTATAATAATAGTATTATCTACAATAATAATATCACATTCTACACCATCATAATCGCATATATGACTATCATTAAATTCTAATAAATCTTTAGTTATTTCTTTTATTTTTTTAATAATATTTATATCAAATAACATATTAACTCCTTAATTTTTTCATGCTTCCTCTCTACAAGAAATTATTTCTTGTAGGAGACCTTTTATAAAAGGCAATGGATTAAATCCTGGATAAGTAATTAAAATAATTTTTCCTGCAAAATTGTTAATTTAAGTAACTTATCCTATATTTTTATAATTATACAATAATTTTAATTAAAAGTCAACTAATTATAATTGTTTTAATATATATTTTTTTTCAAAATTTATAGCATCACATTTAACTTTACCATAAATTTTGCCACCCATATCACCATAAACTTGTGTATATTTATCGTGTGTAACATATATACTAGAATCTATTTTTGATATTTTTTCATAGACTTTATCATATTCATCATTTTTATAATTTTTTTCTATAAATTTTATAATATCATTTATAGCTAATTGAGTTAATTTTTTTATTAAAGAAGATTTTGTTTCTTTAAAATTTTTAAAACTTAAATAATAATCATCTTCTCTAACATTACAATATTCTTTAATTTCTTTTTTTATTTTAGATTCTATTTTGTTTAAATATTCAAATTTAGAATTTGTTTTTGTATTGTTTAATTTATCTAATAATTGTTGTTTTATTTTTTTAACTTTATTTTTTAATGTATTATATTTACTTTCAGGATAATAGAACATAGATACTGCATCTGCTGGACTTTTTTCATTTGGAAATAAATAATAAACCCAACCTTTAATAATACCATAACTATATGGATTATCAGGATCAAATGCTTTTTTAATATAATTTTCATTAAAATTATTTTCTTCTTTTAGAATTTTAATTATAGTTGTTAAATTTGCTGGTTTTCCTACTATACCATTTTTGATATTTTCTAAAATTTCTTTTAACATAAATAACCTTTTTTAATATTTAAAAATTTAATTTAGAATATTATTTTAATAATATAATATTGTAATAATTTTATATTTTATATTAAAAATATATATTTTTTGTGTATTTTTGTCTTTTTTAAAATATTTTTATAATTATATAATTATATAAATTCATGATTTATATACAAATTTTATATTTGTTATTGTTAATTTAGTAATATTTTTATTAGTTAAAATATTTATTTTTTTCTATTATATAAATTTATTTACTGGCGGAGAGGGAGAGATTCGAACTCTCGAGACGACTTAGTCGTCTAACACCTTAGCAGGGTGCCGCCTTCAGCCACTCGGCCACCTCTCCTAAATGGCGGAGTTGACGGGACTCGAACCCGCGACTTTCTGCGTGACAGGCAGACACCCTAACCAACTGAGTTACAACTCCAAATAATAATTGAAATTATTTAAATCGTATAAACATTTTATTACGACTAATAAATTTCATGGTATCCCTAACGGGATTTGAACCCGTAATACTACCTTGAAAGGGTAGTGAGATAACCTATTTCTCCATAGGGACAAAAATGATAAGTATCAAACCTATCAAAGGTTTTCCTATTTTCCATTTATAATTTTGTTTTGGTAATATTTTTATAATAATCAAACTTGTATATTTTGGTTTATAAATTATTAAATGGAGCCGATGAAGGGATTCGAACCCCCGACCTGCTGATTACAAATCAGCTGCTCTAGCCAACTGAGCTACATCGGCATTTATTAAAAATATTTATTTGATTTTATTTATTGGTTCCGAAGCAGGGAGTCGAACCCCAATTAACTGGTCCAAAACCAGTTGTCCTACCATTAGACGACTTCGGATTAAAAAATTATAAATTTAAAATTATTTTAATGGCTCCCCCTGCAGGGCTCGAACCTGCGACCCACGGATTAACAGTCCGTTGCTCTACCAGCTGAGCTAAGGAGGATTATTTATGGTGCGAAGGGAGGGACTCGAACCCTCAAGTCTTTTCAGACGACGGATTTTAAGTCCGTTGCGTTTACCTATTTCGCCACCCTCGCTTATAATGGATAAGTAATAAATAATTTTATTTTCAGTAAAATTTTTCTAGTAAGTAACTTATCCTAATTTTTTATATTTAAAATTATACCAAAAAATTTTTATAAAGTCAACTTTTTATGTATATTTATTTAATTTTTTAATTGGTGGGCTGTGTAAGAATCGAACTTACGACCTATCCGTTATGAGCGGATTGCTCTAACCAACTGAGCTAACAGCCCTTTTTGGTTGCGGAGGCTGGATTTGAACCAGCGACCTTCGGGTTATGAGCCCGACGAGATACCTGACTTCTCCACCCCGCAATAATGGTGGGTTGGGACGGACTTGAACCGCCATGCTCCTAAGAGCCACAGATTTACAGTCTGCTGCCTTACCAATTCGGCTCACCAACCCTTAAAATGGTCGTCAATAAGGTTTGACGCTACCACTCCTAGTATTTCTACTTATACCAAATGGTATATGGAGATTATTTTTAGAAAACAAAATAAGGAGATTTGAACTCCAAGCTCGGCCTCTATATTTTTTTACAAGGTTAGTTTCCTTTGCCTACTTTCCATATTTTTTAATTATTTTGTTTTCTTAATATAATTATATCAAATTTTTTATTAAAAGTCAAGACTTTTAATAAATTTTTTTATATTTTTTGGCAGAGGAAGAAGGATTCAAACCTTCATCTTACAATTTTGGAGATTGTTGTTTTATCAATTAAACTATTCCTCTATGGTAGCCCTGAAAAGAATTGAACTTTTATTTCCCGATTATCAGTCGAGCGTTCTAACCTTTGAACTACAGGGCTATGGCAGAGGGTGAGGGATTCGAACCCTCGGAAGCTGTTACACTCCACTGGTTTTCAAGACCAGCTCCTTAAACCACTCGGACAACCCTCTATGGTGGGAGAAGAGAGACTTGAACTCTCAAGCTAAAAGCAATAGCTCCTAAGGCTATCGTGTATACCAATTCCACCATTCTCCCAAAAATAAAAAAGAACAATTAAAGATTTATGAATATTTAAATCTTTTAAAGTTCTTTTTATATTTAAAATTATACCATTTTTTATTTAAAAAGTCAACTTTTTCGACTTAAAATTATAAAAATTTTAAGAAGTTGATAAATGGATAAAGTGATTCTGAATGTTATTTGATAAAGTAAATATTATCACTTTATCCTTATTATAATAAATTCCTTTATTATAAGTAACTTTATCTAAACATTCATATAATAAATTTCCTTAGAAATCTAATATATAAATGTTCAATGGGAATATAAATCCAAGCTTTTGCTCTACCACCTGAGCTACTCCCACTAAAATGTAGTAGGAGGCGGGTCTCGAACCCGCGACACAAAGCAATAATAAGTAATATTCCCTACATGAATTTATGTAAGAGTAATGAACCATAATTCCCTATTGTAGGGAATTAAAGGAATCGAACCTTTAATAAGTAACTCTCACTATTTTTTATTATAATTCTATAAATCCTATATGTTTAAAAGAAGAAATTTTAACAACTTCTTTATCATTTTGAACTTCTTCTACTACTCTTTTTGAAAAAGAATAAACAAGTTTCATACCTATAAATTTAAGTTCTCTTTCTAAAAAAGACATAAAATAAGGTGCTCCTCCTATCATAATTTTTTCAACTCCATAAGTTAATGCAATAGCTGTTAAACTTTTTGCTCTTTGTTCTAATAAATCTTTTGAAGGAATATCTTCAAAAGTTAATAGTTGTTTAATATATTCTTTATCTTTTTTACTAGGTTCAAAAACACCTTGATCTTTTTGCTCTTTAGTAGATTCATGTTGCGTTAAATTTAAAATTTTTTTCATTCTTACTCCTTATTTTTTATATTTAAAATTATACCAAAAAATTTTTATAAAGTCAACTTTTTTATGTATATTTATTTAATTTTTTGGATAAGTAAAATTAACTAAACGAAATATAAGTAACTTACCCTAATATGTTTTAAAATTATACCAAAAAATTTTTATAAAGTCAACTTTTTTATGTATATTTATTTAATTTTCTACAATTCTTTCAGCTAAAGTCATAACTTCTTCATTTTTTGCTAATTCATCAGCTAATAATTCAATATCTTTTAATTCTGGTTTATTTCTTCTTTTAATTTCATTTTTAATTATAGTAATTGCTTTACTTAAATCACTTACTTTAACACCTTCTTCTTTAATTTCTTGTTTAACAGCTTTAATGTCTTCTTTTAATAATTTAATTTCTGCTTCTAAACTAAGAATTCTAATAGCACCATTTATTAAATTTTGATTATCATCATTCATAAAATCTTTTTCATCCATATAATCTCCTTTTTTCTTTTTAATATTATACTATATTTTTTATATTTTATAAACTTTTTTCCTTAAATAAATATAAAAGGATTAAAATGTATCCAATATATGAAAAACTAATGCAACAATATTCTAAAATAGCCCCTAAACATTCAAATACACCAAAAATAGATGTTGATTATGCATATGATAAACCTAAAATTAAAAAAGGTTTTCAATCAACAAAAAAAGGTATTTTTAAACCATCTAATCCAGATAAATTCTTCATAGCAAAAAATTCCCAAAATAAAGGTAAAATTATTTATAGATCATCTTGGGAAGAAGAATTTATGAAATGGTGTGACAATAATCCAAATATAACTAAAGTTATTTCTGAAGGATTAGCTATACCTTATTTTGGAAATGATAACAAATGGCATAAATATTATCCTGATTTTTTAATAAAATATAAAGATGATATTATGCTAATTGAAATAAAACCTAAATCATTAACTGAAAATGATACAAACAAAAGAAAATTTGCTGCTGCTATGAAATGGGCAGAACAAAGAAATATTAAATTTGTAATATTAACAGAAAATGAATTAAAAAAGTTAATTTCTAAAAATTAACTATTTAAAGATTTATTTGAATTATTTATAGAACTTTGTGCATCATTCATAGGTTTTAATTTATTTATATCTACATTTTCATTTTTTGGTTGAAAACCACATTTAGGACAAACATAAATATTATTTATTTTTTGCATTTCACTATTACATCTAGGACACTTCATAATAACTCCTTAAATAAATTCACCTAATCCAAATTTAGAACCTTGTCTTAAATTTTCTTTTTTTACTTCTTCTTCATTTTTAATTTTATGTCTTTTAAAATCTATTTCTGCCCCTACTTTATAACCACATCTAGGACATATCATTTCATTATTTTGAGAAGACATTTCACTTTGACATTTAGGACATTTTAAATTAGCCATTATTATTCCTTATTTTTTAAAAAATTTTCAATATATTCTACTTTTTCCACAAATTCAGCTGTTGTTTCACAAACATATTTAACAAATTCTGTTGAAACAATTCTTTTACCTTCTTTATTTTTTGTAACATTACTTGTAAAATTTAAATAAATAATATTATTTTTGTCATCAAATTTAATATTATAAACATTATTTAAATTAACATATCTATCACCTAATTTTAACATACCTACAGTAGCTTCTTTTAACCATTTTAACATTGTTTCTTCGTCTCTAAAATCTTCTATTTCATAAGAAGGTCTTATATTTTCAATATCTCTTAAATTACTTTCTGTATTTTTAAAATTTATAATAAGTTTTAAATCTTCTACATTATATCTAATATTAGTAATATTACTCATATTATAAAAATTATTTTTAAATTTCATCCAATTATTTGGTACTTTCACTTTTTCTCCTTTTAATTTTATACATTCATTTAATAAATTAAAAATAGCTCTATTTCTTTTTGAAACTTTAATATTATAATTTAAAAATTTATTTCCTACTTTTTTCTTAGAATCTGTTGTAAAAAACGTATAACCATCTTCATCTTCACCATATTGTGTAATTTTTAAAATTTTATTCATATTCAATATTAAATTTTCATCTACTAAAATAAAATTATCTGGTAAATCTGAAATTTTTAAAGTATTATCAAAATCTTTTTGAACATATACATCATTATTATTTATATTTATCATTACATCAAATGTTGCACGATATTCATCTTTTTTAACTATTTTCAATATATGATCAATATTATATAAATCGCCATCTTTAGCTTTGACAAATTTCATTTATTCTCCTTGTTTTTATATTTATTTAAAAATATATTATTACATTTTAATACACAATTTTATATCTATTTTTATATTTTTAAAAAAAGAATAAAATTATTTTTAATAATTAAATTCTTTTTTGAAGTCTTTCAATTATATTATTAGTAGCTTCTTCTATTACATTTTTAGCTATTATTTTTGCTTTATTAAATGGCATTTTATTTGCTTCTACAAATGCTAATTGACTTCTAAATTTTGATTTTATTTTAGAAATATCAAATTGTCTTCCATTATTTCTAAATTCAATAACTGCTTTTGTAATTTCTGTTGCTAAATTATCTAAAATTGTTTGTCTATTCATTTTTTCTCCTTGATTTGTTTTCTTATTATAATTATAACAAAAAATAAGAAAAAAGTCAAGAAAATATTATAAATTTTCAATAAGTTTTTTAATTTTTTTATAATCTTTTATTTTTTTTAAATAACACATAATTTCTCCTTTAATATAATTTTAATCTTATTTCTGTTTCTAAACAATTATATATATTTTTGTTAATTAAATTTGATATTTTTTCATATGGATTTTCATATTTTTCTTTTATTTTACATAATAAAGAATTAAAATCTTTTGTTTTTATTCTTTCGTCCCACAAGTAAAAATATATTTTATTAGTATAATTATATTTTTCACTAAATTTTAATAATTTTTCTCTTGCAGTTTTATCTACATTTTGATTATCTAAACATATTATTATTTTATCATAATTATTTATGATATTTTCATTTAAATCACTTCCTAATAAAGAAATTTTATTTTTTAGTGGAATATTATTTGAATACATATCAAAAACACTTTCAAAAACATATACTTTATTTGTAGTATTAAAATAATTATAAATTTTATAATTTTCATTTTCAATAGGAAGATAAGTAAAAAATTGTTTTTCTTTTATATTTCTATATTGAAACCCATAAATTAAATTTTTTGATTTATCATACCATAATGGAAAAATTATTCCAGTATATAATTTATAAGGTTTAATTTCACCTTTTACTTCTAATTCAATAATTTTGTCTATATAATAAAATTCATCAAATAATTTTGGTGAAATACATCTTTTATATAAATAAGACATTGCTAATTTTGATTCAGTAGCTTTTATAATTCCAAAATCATTTATATTGAATAATTTTAAATTTTTATCTTTTTTCTTTTCTATAGATATTTCTTCATTTAAAGATAATTCATTTTTTAAATTATTTATTTTATTAAATTTTATTTCATTTATATATGAATTATATAAATCTAAATCAACTAATTTTAAAAAATTAGCTAAATTAGAATGATGATCACAATTAAAACAATGAACTAAAGTTGAATCTTTATAATCATATAAATGACACCTTTGTTTTTTTCCTGCGCTATTACCTTCATTGCATAAAGGACACCCTATAGCAATATCATTATTGGATATATGGGGTTTTTTATCCCAAGTAGGTTGAGTTGCCAAAAAATATCTTTTATCTATATCATTCATTTTTTCTCCTATAAATTATAAAATTTTTAAAAATTAAACATATCATTCATAATATTTGATAATTTTTTATTTGGAATAATACTTAAATCTATACCATTTAAAGTTAAATTTCTAACTTGATTTAAATTCATTTCAGTTAAAAATGACTCTAAAATTTCATTTGAAATATTTGATAAATTATTTTTATTTTCTAAAAATTAATTTATTATATTTTTTTTATATTTTGAAGGTAATTTTTTAATATCAACTAAAATTCTATTTCTCCTAATATTATCATATAATTTTTTCTTATCTTTAATTTTTTTATTTATAAATTCTTTTGGATTTTTTATAAATTTTACAGCTGTTTTTTCTCCAAATCTTATAGATTTATAAATATTGATATTTTTTTCTAAAGCTTCTTTAACTAATTCATCAAAAATATCTAATTTTTCTACTTTACTTGGTATAGTATTTTCAATATGTTTTTCTTTTATAAAATTTATGAATTCTTCTGTAAATTCAACATCAGACATAACATTAGGAATATCATCAGCTTTATCCCCAATTAAAATATGTGTAGCTCTAAATTTTTTTAGAATATCTTGAATAGATTCATTATTTTCTGTTAATTCATCTTTAATTGGTTGATATAAATGAACATTTAAATTTCCTATTAAATGTTGTTTCCAATCTTTATCTTCTGTTACTAAAATTGTTTCTTCTTTAAAATAATTACTTAATACATAGCCAATATCATCAGCTTCTACATCATCTACTTGAACTATTATATATCCTAAACCTTTTTTTAAAAATTCTAAAAATTTATTATTTTTTTCAAAAAATTCTTCAAAATTAACATCACTTTCATCTCTTAATTTTTTTCTAGAATTTTTATATCCTGATTTTTCTAAATATTCTTTTCTCCAATTTGATTTAGAATCTAAAGCTAAAATAATTGGTCCATATCCTTCAAATTTTTTTTCTATTTTTGAAAGTGAAAATAACATTTGATGGACATACATAGGAAACCATTTTTCAGTTATATATTTTCCTGTATTTTTATCTTTTTTAGGTTTTGAACTATATATAGATGTAAATAAATTTCTATAACTCAAATGTGAAAAATCAACTATTATCATTTTATCTCCTTAATTTAATTCATGTATCAAAAAGTAAGGAAAACCTTACTTTTTCTTAAATATCATCTAGAAAGTCTAAATCATCATCTGATGAATTTTGTATAGTTTCAGGTTGTGTTGATTGAATACTTTCTGTTGGGATTTCTTGAGTTTCTTCTAATTGAGAATTTGTTTCTTTAGAAACATTTGTTGTATTTGGTTTTCCTCCATATAAGAAACTTCCAATTGATTTTAGAAAATCTTCTACTTTTGTACCTTCAAAAATTTGTCTTAGTTTATCACATTGAGCTTCATATGTAATATAATGATCAGGTTTTAACCAATCTGAAATATCTTCAGTATTTTCTTTAATCCAAGCAAACATTTCATCACCACTAGTAAATTCTTTAATAGGACTTGGTGCCATAATTTGAGTATCATCATAATTATAAAAACCACCAGATTTTTTTTGAATAAGTTTAATATCAGCACCTTTCATAGGGTCCCAAAGATTTATTGGTACAGCTCCTAATTCAATCTCTTCTGGTGATGGATTAGCTGCTAATTGAAATTTATCTTTTAATTTTACTCCAAATTCCCACAATTTAAATTTACCTGAATTATCAGGTTTAATAGGGTCTTTTTTAACATAAATATTTGAAATAAATTTTGTACTTCTTCTAATATTTTCTTGTAATTTTTTTGCTTCTTCAGAGCCTACTTTTCCTAATTCTCTATATAAATCACTTACTGCACAAGGAAGACCAACTGAACTAGGTGATTCCATATCATAGAATTTTTTACTTCCATAAGCTTTTAAATTGATATTATGTCTATAAACTCTTACAAATGGCGTAATACTTTCTTTACCATCAACATTGATAATATTTGGTAATAATCTAATAACTGCTAAACCTTGATCTTTATCATTTCTACTAATTTTCCAAAATCTTGGGTCTGGTCCAAATTTATTATCAATTGGTCCTTGAATACTTTCTACATTTTTAATCATTTCGTCAAAATTTAAGTTAAAATCCATTCTTTATCCTTTATGTCTATTTTTGCTTTAGTGCCATACGGCTATTTTCGCTATTTCCGACTATTTCAAAATCATTTATAAAAATAATTTAACCTAAAACTACACATTCTTTTGGTAAAGTATATTCAAAAATATAATTTAAGTAACTTTACCTATATTTTTATTTAATTAAACAATCATTTCTGAAATTACTACTAAAACACCATCAATTTCTAAAGGTGTTAAAAATACTAATTTAACAACCATTCCTTCTTTTTCAATTTTAAAACCTTCAATTCTATAATCTAAAATAGGTAATTTTGAAATATATTCTAAACTTAATCTAATATCATCTTCAAATGTTCCATTATCTAAAATATATTCATTTTCATTTTCTAAAGTTTTATTAAAACTTTTACCTGTAATAATTTTATTATCTTTCAAAATCATAGTATCATTTCCAAGCATTCTTGAAATACCTATAATATCTCTAAGTTCACTACCTTTAACTTCACAATCAATTATTTTATCTGCTGTTTGTCTTACAACATCAATACTTTTACTATTAACATCTTGAAATAAATTTAAAGGACTTTTTCTAATTTTTTGAGTAATTTTATTATTTTTAATAATAATATCTGTTTCATTATTTAAATCAATTTCTACATCTCCTGATTTTTCTATAGTATCTATAATATTAAGTAAAGTATCTGTTTTACTTATTGCAAAATCTTCAAATTTTTCTTCACCTAATTTTTCCATATCAATAAATACAATTAAACTTTTTTCATTGTTTGTAATTCCTGTCATAGGATAAGTAAATTTAACTTGAGGATAAGTTAAAAAACTTTTTAAAATTTTTCTTGTTGTTTTTAATCTCATTTATTTCTCCTTTTTTTATTTTTAAAATTATAATATATTTTTAAAAAAAAACAAACTTTTAAAAATTAAAAAAGTTTGTTTCTGTAACAATAGCTCTTTTATTTTCTTTACAAAAATCTTTTTCTTTATTAGGTTTAATCATAGCATTTATTTTAGTATTACCTACAACAAATGTAACATCTTCAAAATTTTTAACAATACTATCATTTACCCCAAATGTAAATACTTGAACTTTTTTATCTTTTAAATATTTTCTAATTGTTTTAGCAAATGATATAGAGCTTAATCCATCCACAAAAGTCAAAAATTCGTCTATTAAAATATAATTATATTGAGTATTATCTATTAAATGAAATAAATAAATATATTTTACTCTAGTTTTTTGTCCTTGAGATAAAAATTGATATTTTGTTGTTAAAATTCTCATTTCGAATAAACCAAAGCCACCTAATATTTGTAATAATTCATTCTCATTATTTTTGATATCAAAAATTTCTAAAATAGTTTTATCTTTATTTTTTTCATCAAAATCTTCATTTATATCATCAAAATCTAAAACTCTTTTACCTTGTTCTAATAAACTTTTTTTTAATTCTTCTTTAATTAAAGTTTTACCTGAACCACTTAACCCGAAAAAATTTACAAATTTTTCTCCCATAAGTCTTATATTTACATATAATTTAAAATAAATATCAGCACCTAAAATACCAAATAATTCTTTGATTAAATTTTTTTCTTCTTCAGTATATTCTTTTTTTGTATATTTTACATCACAAAATATTTCATTTATCACTTTATTCTCCTTTATTGTATTGAAGTTTTTTTATATCTTCAATATCATTATTATGAAGCAATATTAAAGGTAATTGATTATGTCTAAAATATAATAATTCTTCTTCAGTAAATTTATTATCATATAAAGTTTCATTAAAAAATTCTTCTATATTATCTAAATTTAAATTAACATTTTCAATATTATAAATTTCATATAAAATTTCTATATATAATTTTTTTAATTTTTCTTTATTTAAAATTTTAAATGCATAATTTGCTAAATCACCTGCTCCTTCTTTAAAACCTTTAGCTTTTCCACTTTGTTTTTTTAATATATCAAATAATTTTCTCCTTTTATTTTTTTCTAATTTTAAAAATGTTTTATTGAATGAATTTGGAATAAAATCAACTGTATTTAATAAAATAGATGATATTTCTATATAATCAATATAATCTTTTATTGTATCAGATAATTTATCAATTAAAAATTTTGCTAATCCCATTCCTCTAAAACTTGGTAATATAACCATTCTAGCAATTACATACAATTCATATTTATCTTTTTTATATAAATTAGATAAAAAATTAGGACAAAAATACATATTTCTTAATGTTTTATTTAAAGAAGGTGTTCTCAATGCAATAAACCCTATATAATGTTTTATACCATTTCTTACAATATTAAAAACTGCTAAATATGGTGAAGCTTGAACAATATCATATTCTTGCCCAAAATAATGATATTGCATCATATCATTATTTTTTATAATATTAAATCCTTCAAGTCTTGAACCATCCTTTTTAATGTCTCTATCAGAATAAATTTCAATATTTACTAATTCTTTAAAATTTATCTCTTTAAAATCATCTTCTGTATAATTTATTTTTTCAATATCCATATTTATTCCTTTTAAAATTCAAAAATTTTATTTATATTATTTTCTCCATTTGAATTATCTTTTGTTGATATATTTAATATTTTTGAATATTCTAATTTGAATTCTTCAATGTTTACATTAAAATTTATATCTTTTTGTTTTATAGGATGTTCTTCTTCTAAATATATATTCAATCTTTCTTCTAAATGTTTCAAAGAATAATTTTTTTGTTTACCTTTAGAAAAATTATCGACAATATCCCATATTCTAACCTTTTCTTTACCTGATAATTTTCTAATAGTTCTACCTAAACTTTGAACAATTCTTTCAAATCCTTTAGTTGAACTAGCTAATATTAAATTATGTAAATTTTTTATATTTATTCCAACTGAAAATGTTTTATAATTAGCAATAATTATAGCTTTTTCTTTATTTTCTACTTTTTGTCTTATTATTTCTCTATCATCTGCATCTACTTCTCCATAAATAAAAAATATATTTTTTTCTTCGATTGATTTTAATATAATATTTTTATTATATTTTTTATTAAATTTTTCTACAGTTTTTAATGATTTTTCAGATATATTATTAGTATAAACTATTTCACTATTACATTTTTCTAATTGTTTATAAGTTATTTTAGGTAAAAAATTACCTTTTATAAATTGTTCTACTAAATTATATCCTTGTTCTATATTTTCAAATAATATTAAAGTATTACCAAATTTTTCAGTAACTTTTAATGCTAAATCTTTAATATATTCATTTCTTTTTGAAAAATTATTTAAAAATTTTTTTTCTTGATTATAAGATAAACTTGTTATTAAATGAGAAATATTTTTTGGGTAATTTAACATCATTATTATAACTTCAATTGGTGTTCCATAACCCATATCTATTAAATCTTTTGTAGAAACTATTTTATGTATTTTACCAAAAGCTCCAATTAAAGTCAACTCATTTACTCTACCTTTAGGAATAGAACCAGTAAAACCTAATTTGTATTTTGTATTTATACTATATGGAACTAAAATATCATTTAAAACTCCTTCCATATTTTTAGCTTGTTGGACTTCATCTACTATAATACAATTTACATCTTCAAATAATTCTTCTGATTTATAAATTGATTGCCAAGTTGTTAAAGTTATAGGTTTTTCAAAATGTTTAGGTTTTCCAGCATATATAGTATGAAAATTATTATTAAACCAATCTAATAAAGAACTATTTTTTAAATATTCTTTAAAATCATTTTCAAATTGTTTTACTAATCCAACATTAGGAACAATTAAAACAACTTTTTTATTTTTTTCTTTAGCTAAATATAATGCTATAATAGCTTGTGTTAATGACTTACCGCTACCAGTAGCCATTCCAAATATACCTCTCCTATATTTTAAAGCAATATGAACAGCTTTTAATTGGTAATCTCTAGGAGTTAATTCTAAATTTAATTTTTTTATAAATTCATTAACATGATTTTTATTATATTCAAAATTATCTTGATTTACTATATTAAATTTTATATAATTTTCTTCACAATAATCTTTTACAACTTCTAAAAGACCTTTATTTATTAACATATATCCATTTTTGACTTTGTAAAATTTAGTATATCCATCCCACAATCCTTTTTTGTACATAGGATTAAATTCATAATTTTTAGGGTGGGCTTGGAGAATTTGCATAATTTCTTTTGCAATTCCTCCATCTTTAAAACCTAACATTGCATAACTTTCATTTATAATTTTAGCTTTTATTATACTTCTATAATTCATATATAATCCTTATACTAATTTACCACCCATTCTTTTTCTAGTAGGTTTTTGTTTTACATCATAATTTCCAATAATAATATCTTCTAACATTTCTATTAGATCAAATGCTATTTCATCTGTTCCTTCTCTTTGAAATTTCCAATCATTTCTTAATTTTTTTCTCATTTTTGAAATAATATTTTCTACAAATTCTCTTAAAATTATAACACCTATAATTCTAGTATTATTAGAACAATTAAACATTTCTATCGAAATTTCTTTAACTTTATTATAAAATTCATTATGCAAATCTAAAACAAAATCATAAACCATATTATAATTTTTAGAAAATATATAATCAATATCTAATACTGATTCTGTTATAATATTTTTTGATATATTTTTAATTTCATTTTCTAAATCATTTATAATACAAACATCAGTAATATTTATAATATTTGGATATTTTTCTTTAACTTTTTTATCAAAATCTTTTAAATTCATATATTTCTCCTTAAAATAAATCTGAAATAATACTATTTCTTTTTAAACTCCAATTGATTTTTTCTAAAATAATTTCTAAACCACTCATTACTGTTTTTTCCCATAATGTTTCAATATCAATATATTTTATAATATCAATTTCTTTTAAAAATTCTTCATCAGTATATGCTAAAACTTCTGCACCAAATGGATTATCTTTTTGAAGATGAATTATTTTTATTTTATTACCATCCATTATTTTTTCAAATTTTTCTGTTAAACCTTTTTCTTCTATAATTTGATTATAAATAATAGCAGCTTTACTATTCATTGGTGCTGTTTGTAAAGAACCATTTGCTTTAATTTTACATAATCTATCACCTTTCCATTCATAATCTAATGAATTAACTCCTGTAATTCTAGAAATTTTCCCAATTTCTTTATAATTTTTAGCTATTTCATAAAATTTGTCTTTTGCTTTTGACATATAATCTTGTAATTCTTTTTCATTCCCTAATAACATAATTTTAATAGCTTTACCTAAAACTTCTTTAGCATAATCAGGTGTCGAACTTCTAACATATTCTAACCCTGTAACAGCTAAACTAGGTTCTTTTAAATATTTTGTACCTTCATCATATATTTTAGCAATAGCATATTTTTTCTTTGCTACCCATATACCATCAACTCCTATTTTCTCAACTTTAGCTCCTACGAATCCTATTTGATAAAAATTAAACATATCAGCAATATCTTTTACTGTATCATCAATTGCTGGTTGAACAATATTATTTATAAAAGTTAATATATTATCTATAAATTTATCTCTTTCATTTTCACTCATTTCATTAAAAGATTTTTTAATAGATTTTAAAAGATAATTTACATATTTATCAATTTTATAATAGTTACTATCAGTGTCAATATATAATAGTATATCTTTATTAAACAATTTTTTCTCCTTTTATAAATTTTTCCTTTATTAAAAATTTTTTTAAATTAGTTTCTATAGGAGAATTTTCAATATATTTTATTGCTTCTTGTTTAGCATTATACTTTAAATTTTGTAAATAGTCAAGAGCATTTTTAAAATTAAATTCTTTTTTACTTATAATTTTAAATTTAGGTTCTAAATCTGTCCATATAACATAATCAAAATTTTTTTCTTTAGCAAAATTTAAAAATATTTCAGCAGTTCTTTTATCTCTGGTATGGATAATATTTTTATTAAAATCAACAAATCCAATGTTTCTTATATTATTCCCCATATTTTCTCTTTTTGCTAATTCAATAATAGATTCATAAAAACCTACTTTAGAAATTGTATAAAAAAATGGTACTTCAGTTCCATTTTCAAAATCTATAACCAAAGTCAAAGCATTTTTTCTACTTTTTGCTACTCCTGTAAATTCAACTGGAATAGTCATATTAGCATTTTCCCATTCAGTAATAATACTTTTTAAATTTCTTGGTTCCCATATTAAAGAACCCCAAGCAATTATAGCAACTTTCATTTATTTCCTTTTTATATTTATAATTATACCATAAATAAAAAGAAAAGTAAACTAAATTATCTTTTCTTTTTTATAAAATTCTTGAATTTTATTAGGAACATCTATAGCTGTTTTTTGAATTAAAAATCTTCCAGTAAATGTAATACCTGCTGCAATATCCCAATTAAAAAATAAGAAATGATTATTACTAATAGCACCATATAATGAATTCATCGCTAATTTTTTTGACATTTGTTTAATTTTTTTAACTAAAATAAATCTATTTATAATTTCTATATTATCTACTTGATATTCATAAACATTATCCCAAGTTATTTCACCATTTTCTATTTCAGAAATAACCTCCTCTGAATTTAAAATTTTACCTTTATTTTCTTCTGTATTATGAGCAATTACTTCTGCTAATAACATATGCTGTTTATCTTGTTTTCTACCATAATATAAATTTTCAACTATATCAGCAATAATTCCTCTTTCATCTCTTCTATAAAAAGCAGTTCCAGCAAAAGATACATTATATTTGTGTGTTAATTTTCTTATTTTTTCTTGTAGATTTTTATTTTTTAATAATTTAATTTCGTCTTGGTCTCTAAAATAATCATAAATTTCTTTTAATTCTTCTGGTAATTTTTCCCTAGGTATATATGTTGTAGCACAAACATTTGTTGCTTGCATAATTGATGGGTAAAGTGAATTATAATCTATTGACATAATCCAATTATGTTTTCCTATAACAGGATCACCTACATAACCACCTAACATATTTTCACCTCGTTCTTTAGTAATATCTTCAGGAACAACATATTTTTTATCTAAAAATACTAATGTTAAATAAGTTGCCCATAATTGAACTGTACCTAATGTTAAATCCCAATTTACACCAAAAGTTAATGCCATATCAACAATAATATTAAAAAATCCAAATTTTTCTTCTAATTTATCTAAAGTTCTAACATCAAAAATAGCATATTCAGTAAATCCATCATAATCTTTTTCATAAAATTCAAATATAGATGAAAATTGTTTATAACTTATTTTTCCTTCACCTTCTTTAAGATATTTATATGTTAAATATTCAAGTCTATAATTTGGTAATGAGTCAAAATTAAATTTTTTAAAAATTTCTAAATAGTCCATTTGATAATATCCAATATATTGGATATCACTAGTAACCATTTTAAATTGATTCTTAGGAGTATTTTTAATAAATTCATTAGCTTCTAAAATATCATAAAAATTTATATATTCATCACCTTTTTTAAATTTAATATTAAATTTATATTCACTTAAAGGACTAAATGTAGAAGGGTCTAATCCTAATTTAACAGACCTAAAAAATATATAAGGAAAGTCGAAAAAATTACCATTATATGCTGTTACTACATCTGGATTTAATTTTTTTATAACTGTTCCATAAACTTCTAATAAATCTTTTTCATTTTCTCTTATTATAAATTTAACTTCTGGATATTTTTTTCTTAAATTTTCAGAGACATCTTTTAAACAAAAAATAATATCTTTTTTTGTTTTACTATCCCTTAATTGAATATGTGTAATAGGAGCATCAGCATAATAAGGTAAAGGAAACTCTCTATTTTTTAAATCAATTGTCTCAATATCTAAATATACTATTCTTGGTTCTTCAAAATTTTGTTTATTCCAATAATTTTTATATGTATAATTTATTACTGGATTTATTTTTTTTAAAATTTTTAAATCTTTATATCTATTATAATAATTATCAAAATCTTTTTTTGAATTAAAATCTTTTCTAATATATTTTTCATCTTTGTTTAAAACATATGAATAATTACCTGAATTATTTTTTTCAAATAATGAATAAATTAAATTGATTTTATTTAATTTTCCATTTACTCTTTCATAATAACCTTTTTTGGTTTTAAAAATTCCTGATAACATATTTCTCCTTTATAAAATTATACCAAATATATAAAATTTGAAAAACTTATTCTCCAAAATCCCATTCATCTTCTTCTATTTTAGATGTATCTATACCAGACAAATCAACTTCAGGTATTCCAAATGAATTTTCATTTTTAATATTATTCATAGATAAATCTAATTTAGGTGCTTGTTCGTCATCTACTCCCCAAAAAGAAGTTCTAGCAAAATCAGCATTTAATAAAATTTTATTAAGTTTACCTGTATATCTATTTTTATCAAATTTAAACATAATTTGAGAATTACTTTTTAATTCTTCATCACTTAAAATATTTATAAAAACATCACTAGTCATAACTACACCCATTGAATCTGATACATTTTCCATACCTGCTTCTAAATTGTTATAAGCACTTCTGTTTAATTGAGCACTTGTTATAACAGGAATATCTAATCTTTTTGCTAATGCATGTAATTCTTCTGCAATTGATTTATAAAATGTATATAATCCTACATTCATTCTAACTCTTATTGAATTCATAAGTCCTAAATAATCTATTATTATAAAATCAATTTTTAATCCATATTGTAATTCTATATCATCAATAATACTTCTAATAATATTAACATCTAAACTACCTGCTGGATATTCTTTTACAAATAATTTACCTAAATGAGGTTTTATTTGGTCATATTTTTGTTTATATTCATCAAAAGACATATTATTAAGTTCATTTATTTCTATACCTAATAAATTTGCATCAATTCTTTTAAAAATATCTTTTTCAGACATTTCTAAAGTAAAATAAACACCATTACTTTTATTTATTGTTAAACCAGCAGCAACAGCACATTTAATAGCTGTTTTACCTGAATGTGAAGGTCCAGCAAATGATACTAAAGATTTAGGTCTTACACCACCACCTAATACTTCATCTAAAACATTTATTCCTGTAGGTATAATTTTATGAATTTCTTTATATTCTTGAAATCTAATCTCTAAATCATCAATACTCATACCTAAATTTTTATCAAATTCAACATTTAGAGCTTCTTCAAAACTTCCTATAATAGTATTATCTATTTTATCTTTTTTTAATTTATCTACTGATTGTAAAATTACATCTTGTAAATTCATTTTTTTAATAAAATTTTTAGTAAAATCTAATAAAAATTCTAAATTTTGAACTGGAGATTCTTCTTTTAAATTTTTTAAATATAATTTAATTTTATCTTTTACATTTTTATCATATTTTGATTTTTCTAAAATATATAAAGCTAATTCTTTTAATGATGGTTTATTTTCATATTTTGAATTATAATCTTTCATATTTTCTATAATAATTTGACTTTCTAAAGTCCTAAAATGTTTTTTATCTATTTTAGAAATTACTTTATTAAAATACCTTGGATTTTTTATTAAATGATAAATAACTATTTTTTCAGGGTCTAAATTATTTATATGTTCTTTTAAATTATTCATTATTTCTCCTTTATTTTTAAAAATTATATCAAATAATTTTTAATATATTAACTTTTTTTAAATACTAATAAACTACTTTATTAAAAGGAATTTATTACAATGTGTGTAATTATAGCTAAAAAAATTTATGATAAATTAAATGACGAAAAAAGATTTGCTTTATTTAAATTTAGAGATAGAGGTTATAATCCTTCTTATGAAATAAAATCTTATAATTATAAAAATATATCAGTATTATATCTTAAAGATAAAAAATCTCAATGGATAGAAGGAATTAACGATAAAGGTATTGCTATTGTTTCAGCAGCATTAGATAATCATTCTGATTCATCTATAGGAAACACTAATAAACCTAATGAAAATTTTAAAAAATATTTAAAAAAAGTTAATATAAGAAATAGCCAAATTTTAAAAATGGCATTAAGACAAACATCTATAGATGATGCTTTAAAAGTTTTAGTTGATTCTAAATTTATAGGTAATACATTTTTAACAGATGGTTATAAATTATATAGTTTAGAAATAGCTTTACCTCAATCAAAATTACTTCAATATCAAGAAGATGAAGAAATATCATCTAATGTAGATTTTAAAACATTTTTAGTTAAAGTTATGCAAAATCTTGATGAAAAAGATTTTACAGTTTCAGTAAAAGATGAATCTAATAAAAATTTATTAGTAAAAACTAATCATTCTATAGATAAAAAAGATTTAGGTTATGTTAAAGGACAAAATGGTTATGAATCTTCTATAAATAGGAGAAAAATAGTATATAATATCCTTAAAAATATAAATTTAAATATTGAAGATACATTACATTTATTACATACTTTAGGTGATCCTTCATTAAATAAAAACCCTGAATTATTACCTTTAAGATGTAAAGAAAAAACTCTTTTATCTAAAAAAGAAAAAGAAAAATTAGGGATTACTGATTATTATACAACAGATTTATTAGCATTTTATAGAACAAATATGTATATTATGCCTTTACACTCAAAAATAGTAAATTTAGATTCTATGAAACTTATTCAAAAAGAGACAGATTGTCATTTAATTATATTAAAACCTAATGCTTTAAAAGAAACAATTATCCAAATTAAAAATCATAAAGAAGCTTTATAAGCTTCTTCTATATTTTTTAACTCTTCTTTACTTAATTTACTTAAATATCTCCTAGCTACATTATCATTTATTTTAAAATACCATTTTACTGACTCTAAATATTTTTCATTTTTTATTTGTGGTTTTTTGGGATACTTTATATATCCAACTTTTTTAAATTTTAATATCAATTTTAAAATTGGAATTAACTTTTCAATAGGAATAGAAACTAAGTTTAAATTATTCAATTCTTCTATTATTTTAGGTTCATTACTTAAATGAATTAAAAATAAATATTCATTTATTTTATTATAATCTTCTTTTAATAATGTCCCTTTAAAAAATTGATTATGATATTCAAAAGGTGAAGGTTTTTTTGGTTTTTGTTCAATTTTTTCTTCTTTCTTTTCTCTTCTTTGTTCAAAAAGAGTATCAATTAAATCCATAACATTCTCCTTAAAATAAATTTATAGATTGTTTATTTAATACAATATTAAAAATATTTTCATCAATATTATATTTTATAAATTTAAATAAATAATCTACTCTTTTAAAAATTATTTTTTCTATAGTATTAAATTCATTTTCAAATTTTTTTGCTAAAAAATAAAAACTATAAAAACTAATTTTATTCATTTGATAAAACCTAAAAATTTCTTCTTTAGAAATATGTAAAGAATTTTCTAATATAAAATTTATATCTCTTGTTATAAATTCTTTAGGATTTTTTAATACATTTTTAAATTTAAAATATACTTCTCTATTTTTTTTAATTTCATTCATTTTTTTTAAAAATTCTATAAAATTATTTTCTCCATATTGAACTATAGTACATAATGATAAAAATATTAAAAATTTTCTTTCATAATTTAAAAAAGGATTTAAAAAAATTTCATATTTTTGAATAAATTCTTTTTTGTAATAAACATCTTTTATTCTTTTATTTTTTTCAAAACCATCATAAACAGATCTTATAATTTTAAAAGTTTCTATAACATTATTATCCATTAAAATAATCCTATATTAGCAATTGAACTTTGATTTGTATTTTGTTCTTTTAAATTTTTAATAATATCAGTTTCCATAATATATTCTTCTATATCATCAAATCTTATTTTATTGTCTTCACACAATTTTAATATATTTTCAATAATATCTAAATCTTGATTTTCATTTATATATCTAGTTATTTCTTCATTTAATTTTTTAGATAAAATTTTTAAAATTTTAGTATTAGGAATAATATAAGGCATATCTTTAATATTTATTTGTTTTATATCTAATGGCAACACCATATTAAACTCCTAAATTTTACTAATAAGTTTAGTTAAAAATGCCATTAAAGTAATTTCTTTATTATTAGCAATTCTATCCATTTCTTGATATCTTGCTAAATCAATTACTATTTCAGGGTGTAATTGACCTGGAAAATATTCTTCTAAATTTTTCCACAACCAAGAATAAAATGAAGAAATATTATTCAATAACATTACATTAGATCTTACTTCTGCCCATTTTTTTAATTTAACTAATTCCATAATATTTTTGTACTCATCATCTACAGCAGTATTTTGTAATTCTAATTTATTATCAAAAATATTATTTTGAAGAGCAATTACCATATTTCTCATAGAAGGATAATGTTCTTTAACAATTATTTGTAAATCTTTTTTATTATATTCAATATTTTCATTATTACATATAAACATCAATCTTTCATACATTTTTTTAGCAAGTTCTCTTTTATTTTTTGTAAATATAGAATCAAAATCTAATACTTTAAATCTACTCATTAAAGGTTCAATAAATCTTTCTTTATAATTACCTGTTAAGAAAAATCTAGTATTTAAAGCATATTGTTCTATAACTCCCCTTAAAATATCTTGAGCTCCTGCACCTGCTCCACTAGATGTAGTTAAATTGTCTGCTTCATCTAAAACTAAAATTTTCTTTTTTGCATTAGCACTCATTGTACTTGCAAAATTAACAATATCATTTCTAATTGTACTTACATTATTATTTTCTGAAGCATTTATCCATTTGTAGTCAGCATCTAATTCATTTAATAAACAATGTATAACTGAAGTTTTACCTGTTCCTGGGACACTACTAACAAAAAGAATATTAGGAATATTTTTATTTTCTACATATTTTTTTAATTGACTTTGTAATTTTTCTGGTAATATAATATCATCTAAACATTGAGGTCTATATTTTTCTTCCCATAAATCTTTAAATTCATTTCTAATTATTTTCATTTATTCTCCTTAATTTTATATAATTATATCATAAAATTTTTAATTTTAAAACTATTGAAATAATTTTTGATTTACTTCATCTAAATTGATTTCTATTATTTTATCATTTTTATTTTTAGGATATAAAATTAACCATTTAGGTAATTCTTTACCATAACCACCATCAATTTCTATATGATATTTTTTACCACTTGCCATAGTAAAAATATTTTGATCTTTACCTGAAAATTTCCCATGTTCTAAACTATAAAATAAAGATGCATATACTTTAACAACATTTGATTCATTGAAATATTTACTATCTATATCTAAACATTTTTTAATAATTTCTTTTTTATAGTCTAAATCTAATTTTTTAATTTTATTAAATGTTATATGATTTGCTTTAATTCCATCTGTTGTTAAAATATTTTTCATTTTTTCTCCTAATTTTTATATTATAATTATACAAAAAAATTATAAAAAAGTCAAGATAATAGGAATTAAAATTGTAAAAAATATATCTAAAAAATCAAAATTATTTTTAAAATATAAATCATAAAATTCTTTCAAAAATGCTATAATTATTGTAATATATAATCCAAAAAATATAAAAATTAAAGTCCCATAAAAGGAATGTAACATATAGTCACATCTTATATGGAATATTTTTTCTATTTTATATAAAAAATTATAAATTTTATTTTTCAAAAAATATCCTTTAAATAGTTTAATAAATAATACTTCCTTTGTCTGTTTTTTCTATTTTAACAATTTTATCAAAAATTTCACTATTTTTAATATCGTCATTATGAGTAATAAGTATAATATTTTTTTCTTCAAAATTAGTACTTAAAATCTTTAAAATATCTTCTATTCCATCATTATCTAAACTTCCGTTAATAAATTCATCTAATATTAAAATATTAAAACTTACTTTAGCTTTTTCTTCTGATAATTTTAAAAAAGCAAAAAGAATAGCAATAATTATTCTCATTTTTTGACCATTTGATAATTGACCAAAATTTAATTCAGAGTCATTATATAATATGATTTCTTTAAATTTTTTATCTAAAATAAAATTATAAGGTAACCCAAACTTAACTATATAATTATTTATATGATAATTTAATAATGGTAAATGTTTTTCAATAAATTGACCTTTTAAATTATTATCAGATATCAATTCTAAAAATTCATCTACTAATGTAATTTTTTCTTTTAATTTAATAATTTTTTCTTCTAAATCTTTAATATTTTTTTCTTTTATTTTTATATGGTCATAATTTATTTCTTTTAATTGCATATTTTCTAATTGTTTTATATCAAATTGTTTAGCTTTAATATTTTTTTTAAATTTATCAATATTATTATTACATTTAATTATTTCATTTTTTAAATTATTTATATTATTAGATATATTATCTATATCATATTTTTTTTGTAATTCATTTTTTTGATTTAAAGCTTCAGATTTAATTTTAATTATTTCTTCATTTAATTGTTTTATTTCTAAAAATAATTCATCAATATTTTTCTTTAATTCTTTAGCTATCTTTTTTTCTTCTTCATAATCAAAATCAAAATGTTGTTTTATTTCATTTCCACATTTATCACAAATTATTTTTTCTTTTTCTGCTTGTTGATAATTTTTAATATTTATTTTTTTATTTTGTAATTTTTCTTGTAATATATTAAGATCATTTTCTTTAATTTTTATTTTATTTTTAATATTATCTATAGAGTCTTTAATTTTTATTTTTAAATCATTTAATTCTTTTTTATAATTTTCTTCTATTAAATTAAATTTTTCTTCTATATCATTTAATTCTTCTTCTAATTGAATTTTATTATTTTCTAATAATTTTATTTCTTTTTCTATATCTAATATATCTTGATTATATTTTTTAATTAAATTATCTTTTTGATTTTGAACAATTTCATTATGTTTTTTATCTTCTTCTAAAGATTGTTTTAAAAATTCTAAGTCAGATTTAGAATTTTTTAGCATAAATTCAAAATTAGAAATTTCTTCATTTAAATATTTTTTATAATCTTTACCTTTATTGTTCAATTCATTAAAAAACGAAGTATCCATCAAAATTTGGAAAACTTCTTCTTTTTCTTTAGAATTTAATTCCATAAAATTTTTAGAATTTGTAACATTAGCACCTAAATATAAAAGTTGATTAAAAATAAGTTCATCAAATTGTAAAATTTTATCTAATTGTTTTTGATATTCTTTTATTGAAGAATTCATATCAATTAGTTTATTATTTTTATATATTTCAAAAATATTAGGTTTAATTCCTCTTATAATTTTATATTTATCATCATTTATAGAAAAATTTAATTCAACTTTTAAATTTTTTCCACTATTTATATTTATTAAATCATTTATTTTTTTACTTCTTGCATTTTTTCCAAATAAAGCATAATATAAACCATCTGAAATAGCTGATTTACCACTTCCATTTTTAGCTGAAATTAAAGTTAATTTTCCTTCAAATTTAAATTCTTGTTCTTTTTGATAAGACAAAAAATTTTGTAATTTTATACTTTCAAAATTTATTTTCAATTTTTCTCCTTTTTAAAATCATGTAAAAATTAAAAAGGAATAGTTATCCTTTAAAATTTTTTATTTCTTGAACTATATCTTTATATTTATCAGGGATTTTTTCTAATAATTCTTGTGGAGTTTCTATATCTTTTTTAATTTTTTCTTCATTTTCTATACCAGTTATTTCTATAATTTTTGCTTCATTTATAAATTCAAAATCTATAATTTGTTTTAATTTATAAATTATTTCTTCATAACCTGGTGTTTCAACAATAACTTTAAATTTATGATTTTTATAATTTTCTATATCATTTATATCTACAAAAATATCTTCTTCAAAACCTTTTAATAAAAGTTTTTTATATTTATTATTATAAATTATTTTTAAATGAATAGGTGTAATTTTATTCTTTATAAAATTTAATTTATATGAATTAGTATCTAATACATAAAATCCTTTTATTTCTCCAAAATCATTCCAAGTTAATTGATAAGGTGTTCCTACATATAAAACATTATCTTTTTTACTAAAATTATGATAATGTCCTGAAATTACTATTTTTGCTTTATTAAAATGACTATAATTATATTTACCTGATATCATTTTATCTATATTTTGAAATTCAAAATGACCTAAGACAATATCATTATATTCTTCAGGTAATTCATTATCTGAAATTATCCAAGGAATTAAAGTCATATTATCAAAATTTGTTATTTTATCAATTATTTTAAAATCAGGGTATATAAATGTAATATATTTTACTAAATTTACATCTAATCTATTTTTATAATAAATATCGTGATTACCTAAAATAGATATAAATTTAATATTATTATCTTTTAATAATTTTATAAATTTATTAACAAATAAATCAAAAAAATTTATATCAATAATAATTCTATTATCAAACAAATCACCCATATGAATAATAGTATCTAAATTATTTTCTTTCATATATGGAATAATTTGATTTTTATAAAAATTATATTGTAATTCAAAAAATTTAAGTGAAAATTTTTTAATACCCCAATGATTGTCTCCTATAATTACATATTTCATTTCTTCTCCTATAAATTTATAATATTATACTATAAATTTTATAAATTAAAAACTTTTAATTATGAAAAACTATTTTTATATTTCTTATACCATTACAAGTTGTACAAGTAGATTTATCATCTCTAAATTTTAATGTATTTATATCTTTAGCTTCAACTTTTAATTGTTCAAAATAAGATAAATTTTCATCAAAAATTGTATTAGCAACATCTTTAACATATTTTCTATTACCATTTATTTCAAAATATAATCCAGGTTCTTCATATGTATCCCAAAATACAATAAATACATCCATATATTTATATTTATTTTTATTTTCAATATTATATATTAAAGTATTATTACCTACATAATCTTTTTCAACTGCTACAAATTTAGGATTTGCTTTATCATAATATTGACCTACACCATTTTTATGTCCTGAACCTGTAGCTGATATCATATCATATTTGTACGGAGCATCCCATACTTCATAATCAAAATATATGTAATGTTTCCAAAAAATCATAGATTCATCTGTTAATTCTTGATCACTTTCATAATTTAAAAGTAAATTATCGCTAATAGGAGTTTCTCTCCAAAAACAATATAAAGAAGTATCACTCCATCCATTTATTTTCCATTTATCATATGATTGAATTCCTTCTTTAACAGGAATAAAACAAAATTCATTTTCTATCCAATACTTATGAAATGTAACATTATTAGTGTTTACTTGTATTTCATCAGGAAAATTTATTATATTTTGACCATTCATTTGGATATACATTTTTTCACTATCTGGAGAACCATTCATTCCCCACCATATTAAATTTAATTGTTTATCTACATTTTTAATATTAGAAAAATCATAAGAAATTTCTAATTTATGATTAAAAAATGTCATATTTTCAACACTATTAGAATCATTATTATAATGAACACTAGCTGTAGTATGATCATTTGAAAATTTTATACCCATCCATTTTCCTTAGCTATTTCTTCAATATCTTCATATTTTATATAATCTGATTTTGATAATATTTTTCCTATTTTATCTATATCTAAATCTAAAGAATATATAAAATGTAAAGTTTTGTCGAAATTATTTCCTTCAAATTTTGTAACACGAGCATATTCGTCAATCTTATGAATTAGTTTATTTGGGCTCGTATTTTCTAATGATAAAAATTCCTGAAGAGAGATTATTTCTCTTACTTCAGGTTCTAATGAATTATAAAAATTTATATCATATTGTTTTTTAATATTTTTCATTTAATAACTTTTTAATTTTATTTTATAAAACTTCCATAATCCTTCATAAGATTACTAATTTTTTTCATTCTCATATGCTCTAATTCATTTGCTTTAAATTCATATTGATCTACATCTACATCTAAAACAATTTTAACTATTTGTTTAAAAACTTCTTTACCACCTACTTGTTTTACCATTTTTTCAATTTCTTTTACCATTTCAGGGTGATCAGCAATATATTCTGCAGCTTCTTTTCTTGAAGTTCTACCTTTTTGACCAACAGGTGTTTCGTTAATTTTATTTTCATTAACACCTTCAATTTCTTTTAATTTATCTTGTTTTAATTTTTCAATTAAATTATTTAAATTCATTTCTTCATCCTTACTTTCTTCTTTTTTATCAATTTTAATTTCTTCAGGGTTTTTCTTAGGACCTTTTCCATTTTCCCAATATTTAGCAATAGCATCAAAAAATTGAATTTTTTGCTCATCTGTTAAATCTGCTGGACTTTCAGCTCCAAATTTTTTTAATAATTCACTGAAAAATTCCCTATATTCTTTTTGTAATGGACTTAAATCATCATTTTCTTTTAAAATATCTTTTAACATAATTATCCTTTTTTATATTATTTAAATTGTTTTGATATTTTCTTCAGCTTTTAAAGCTTTTTCTCTCTTTTTAGAAGCTATCATATCTAAAATTTCATCTAAATCTTCTAATTCATCAGTTTCTTGAGTTTCTATACCATCTTCTTCTAAACCTTCTTTAGATAATAAAGTTTTTAATGTCATTTCAATATTTTCTATATCAACTCTTTCTTGTATTTGTAAAAGCATAGCTTCTGTTCTTTCAAATAAAATTCTTGTTTGACTATATAATTGCATAGCTTCTGCTGTATTCATAGAATTGATAGTTCTTTCATCAAATAATTTATCTTCAAGTCTTGAAAGATATTTTTCAATTATTTGTAATTTAGCTGACAATTTTCTAGCTAATTGAACTAATTGTAATGAAATACCTAAACCTGACATTTTAACTCTATTTATAAATTCTCTATCAGGTAACTTACCATCAAAAACTAATTTATTTATTATTTCATCATCTTCTTCAGTTAATAAATCTAAAGATTTAAAAATATTTTGTTCACTTATTTCATCACTATAATCTTTTAATCCATTCATAAAATCTTCATTTTCAATAACTGCTTCTATAATTTCATTACTCATTTTAGCCTCTTTGCATATTTTTCGATATTAAAATCAGGATTTATTTTTTCGATAATATCTCTTGGTATAAAACCACCATATTTATTTTTAAATTCTGATAATTTATTTATAATATTTTTTATTTCATTATAAGACTCATCATTTTCTATATAATACCATTTTAAAATTTTAAAATTATGTAATAATAATTCATCATTAGTATATTCACCTTGATATTCTTTTTGAATCAATTCTTTTATATCATTTAATAATTTTTTATTTATAATTTTTTTAGATAAATCAAAATAATTTTTAATAAAATTAGCTTTTTCTTTATTACTTAAATTAGCTATTTTAGAATTTAAATTCATAAAACTAGCATCATATTTATCTAAAATTTCTTTCCAAATTTTTACAGAAAAATTATTTCTTATATATAAACTAACATTATTAACTAAATCATTTCTTAACCATTTTAAACCATTTCTATCTCTTAAAGATTCTAAATCATTTGGTGAATGAAAAGATGTATATCCTTCTAGTTCAACAAGAATGTTAGCTTCTCCATAAACGCCATTAGCTAACCCTTTAGAACCTATAGTAAAAGCAGAAATATCTTTTCTTTTATTTTGTAATTTATATAAATTAGGTAAATCTTCTATTGAACATATATGATAACATTTATTTATTTTTGTTTCAAAATTTTTTAAAATTGATGGAGTTAAGGGCATATATCCTTTAGCAGCATATTCCCACTCTTTACCTATTAAAGGTTGAGCTTCTTGTAGAATTTCTTTTAACAATTTAAAACCTTTTTAATTTTATTTAAAAAGTAATTATTAAAAAATTATGTAGAAATAGAAGAAAATAAGGTATAATTACCCTATTTTATTTTGTAAATTTTTTAAATCATTTAGCCATATATCTTTAGGAGAAGTTCTATTTAATATATCATATTCTTCAAATAATAATTTAATTTTTTGATCTAATTTATCTCTTTCATTTTTATTTAGTTTTTTTATTGGAATTCTAAATAAATAATCGTAAGAATTTTCAATTTTTTCTAAATTATATTCTTCTAAAACTTTAATAATATCTTCTTCTTTATTTCTAATATCAACTTTATTATTAACAATTAAATTTATGAAATCTACTATTCTTTGGTTAGATCTTATTTCCTCATTTATTTTTTTAAGTTGATTTTGTTTTCTTTTTTCAATATATTTTAATTTAAATTCTATATAATATTTTAAAATATCTTCTATATTATCAAATGTTTCTATTTTATTAAATTCATTATTAAAAGTTAAATTTTCTGTTACTTTTTTAATTAGTTTTAATTTATCTAAAATTTTATAATCATCATAATTTTTCCAATTTGAATTTATAATAATTTCAAATCTAAATTTATCACCTTTACTACTTAGATCTTTATATGATTTAATAATTTTTTTCTCTTCTAAAGAATCTAATATTTTTTGATAAGCTTTTAATGATATACCTATAGGAATTTCAGTAATTAGTAATTTAGTATTACTTAACCATTCAAATTTTCCTAATATTTCATATTTATTATTACCTTTATCTAAAATTGAACCTTCAAAATTTTTATAATAAGGTAATAATTTGTTAATTTTATTTTCTTTTAAATATAATTTAATATTTTCTATAATATCATTTATATTTCTAGGTAAAATTTTTTGAGCAAACCCATTAGAAATACCTTCACTACCATTTACTAAAAGAATAGGTATTGTAGGTACATAATATTTAAATTCAATATCTCTTCCTTCAAATTTATGATTTTCTAAAATTTCATCATCTTCTTTTAAAAAAATGTCTCTTAAATAATTTTGCATATGAGTATAAATATATCTACTAGCTGAAGCTGCTGGTATAAATCTTTTTCCAAAATTTCCTTCTGGATATAATAAAGGTAAATTATTAGTTCCAGCATAATCTTGTGCTAATCCTACAATTACTCCTTCTAAACTTTTCTCACCATGTAGGTATTCAGTTTGTTCAGAAGTTTTACTAGCTAATTGAGATACTTTTACTTCATCTTTAATATTATTAGTTAAAATAGTATATATAACTTTTCTAGAAGATAATTTTAAACCATCTATAATATTTCCAATTTTTCTAGCATTATCATAAGAAGCATATGATGTATATTCATTTTTAAAAAATTCATCTAAAGATTTTGTTCTAAAATTATTTTGTTCTTCATTTGATAAATCTTCTTTACTTAACATATCAAAAATATTCATTATTTCTCCTTGTCTTTAATAATTTCTAAAATTTTTTTAGGAGCATTTTCATCTGCATCAATTTCTATATAAGGTATTTTAAAATAATTTAAAAAATTTTTAATTCTTGTATCAATTTTTTTAGCTTCTTTTTCTGATTGTAACCTACCTTTAGGGTTATATTCTTTTACTCTATTTAAAAATATATTTATATTTTGCATTTTTAATCCACTCATATCATTTGTTTTAAATTCTTGAACTAAAAAATCATTAAATCTTTCTAATTGAGACCAATTTTCATTTCCATAAAAAATACCTAAAACAAATGGACTATCTGTAATAACATATGCATTTTTAATATTATTGTTTTTATAATATTGTAAAACTCTAAAAATTTTATGATGCTGATTAGCACTTACAAAAAATTGATTTTCTAATAATTTTGTATTTTGTTCCCATACTACATCTTTTGCAAATTCAGAAACATATTCACATTCCATTTTGTCTAATTTCATTAAATGAAATAATCCAGTAGCAGTAGTTGATTTTCCTGTCCCTGGACCTCCAAATAAATTTATAACTTTTAACATTAAAATCCTTTGTATGGTATTATATTATTACCTTCTACTTTAAAAGTAAAAAATTTTTTATTTTTAAATTCATTTTGTAATTCATAAAATTTATTCAAATTTTCTTCATTATCATCATATAATACAATTTCATCAAAATCATTTATTCTTTTTTCTAAAATTTTATTAACAATATATTTTTTTCTTTCTGCAGTAGAATCAATATTTATATAATTACCTGTTCTAATAATATGAATATCTTTATTTTTATAATGACCTATATTTAATCCAAATTTTTTTAAATATTCTATCAATTTATCTTTATTATCAAAATCTTGTCTTGCTGTTAATAAAGCAACTTCAGCTCCTTTTTTAAATAATTCATTTACAATATAAATCATAATTTTATTTGGTGAAGAACCTTCTACAAAAATATCACTTGATCTAAATTCTTCAAAAGAAAATTCTTCATTATTTTTTAATTTATAAGTATTAAATTCTTTATTAGATAATTTTTTTAAAATTTTTTTTGTATTTTTATCTCTTACATATATAAGAGCTTTTGTAAAAAATAATGTTTCATCAATATCTACAAATATAAGTCTTTTATTCATTTGTTCTCCTTAACTCTTATACAATTATACTAAAAATTATAATAAAAGTCAACTTATTCACTTAATTCAATGAAAATATCTTTTAAATCTTCTATATTCATTTGTGATAAAGTTTTTCCTACAATATCTTTACAAAAATTTTTAAAATCTTTTTCATTTTCAAAATAATTTTCTTTCATTTCTTTTATCATATCTTTTAAATAATTTTTATTCATTCTTTCTAAAGGGTATAATGTATAATAATTTGTCCCATCATGATGGTGATTTTCAATTTTTATTACACCATTTTTATAAATATATCCTACAAATCTATTTGTATCTTTTAAATTTTTTAAAACTTCATCAAAACATCCAAATATATGATAAGAAACATTAGTAGAACCATTCCATTTATTTATAATTCCTTCTAAGACATAATCACTTTGTGAAAATAATGCTTCAACAGCTTCACTAAATAATTCAAATTCATAAGATTTAATATTATTTATTATTTCATAATCTTCAATAATTTTATCATTTTCATCATAAATATCATCCCATTCATCATAAGACCATAAAACTTCTGAATTCGAATAAATATCACCTAATATTTTCTCTTCGAATAATTTCATATTTTTCATGTTTTCTCCTTGATTTTTTATATTATTATACCATATTTTTAATAAAAAGTCAAGGAGATTTAAAAAAATTACACTGTTATAAGTTCTACTTTTAAGTCACCACTTGTGTAATCTTTATCATAATTCACTTTAGCTATTCTACCTAATTCATAATCACTTAAAACGTAAACACCACCAGAAGAATGTAAATCAACACCATATTTAGTACACAATTTTACTAATTTTTCCATAAATTCATTAAATCTTTTTTCTCTAGTATCTTTATCTTTTTCAATAATTTCTTTTAACATTTACAATCCTTTAAATTATATTTATATTTAATTCATATTCTTTAATATATTTTTTTCTTGTATCAGATTTAGAAGAACTTAACCAATCATCTAACAATTTTTTATCTATATTTGTAAATTGAACAATCATTCTTTCTAAACCATCTTGTTCAATAACATATTCTAAATCTTTTTCATTCCAAGAACCAAATCCTTTATAATATTTAGCTTTTTCTGATTTTTCTAAAATTAAAGATTTTTCATCTTTTAAATCATACAACCATTTTACTAATTTTTTACCTTTTTTAATACCTATAATAGGAGTTTCAAACCTATATAATTTATTTAAATATTCAGGTAAAAATTTTACAAAAAATCCTACTAATAAACCAGTAATATGATGTCCATCAGAATCTGCATCTGCTGCAATAACAATTTTTTCATAATTTTCATTTTTAATAATTTTATATAATTCTGATAATTCTTTATTTGTATTAAGTTTAGCTACTGAAATTTCCCAAGCATTTAAAGGAACACCTTTTAATTCATAATAACCAACTTCGTCCCTACCTAAAGATGGTTGAAGACCTCCTAATGCTGATTCTCCTTCTGCAATAAATAAATATTTTTTATTTTTAATTGCAGGGTAATATTTTTCACTTTTAATTTTTTTAGTTGTTTTTGATAATTTTTTTAATTCTGCATTTTCTTTTGCTTGTTCTTTAAGAGTAAAATATTCTGTAATATTTAATATTAAATCTTCATCTTTTAATAAATCTTTTACAATTTTATCCCATTTAACATTTTTGAATAATTCATCCCAAGTTGATTTAGGATTAGATATTTCAATTTTTTCTTGACTTGTAAACTCTAATGCAGGGACAAATCTAGCAAAAACCATAATTTTTATTTTATTTTTAATATCTGCTGGTTTTATAGTTTTAAATTTTTTAGATAATTTTTCTCTAATAGGTGGAATGATTTTATCTAAAATATAATTTATATGTGTCCCACCATTTCTTGGATTTAAACCATTTATAACTGATAATTGAGAAAAATCATCTGTATCATTTGCTTTTATAATAATTTCATAATTATCTTTTTTAATATTTCCATATTTCAATTGTTTCTCCTTATAATGGTTTTGATAATTTATAATTATCTATTTGTGAAAAAATAGGACTAATATCTTTTATAAGTTTAAATGATATTTTACCAAAACATTCATAACATAAATGTTTGTCTTGAAATTCAACATAATTTTTTTCATCATTCATATAAAATGGATTTTTTTCTTTTAAAATATTTTTACAAACATCACATTTTTTGACTTCAACTATCATATTTACTCCTTTTTTGAAATAATTTGTTTATCAACTTCATCTATAGCCATTCTAAAAGGTTTATTCTTATCAAAATAAGATATTCCATATTCTATATTTTTAACATTAGATAAATCTAATTTATCATAAGGTTGATATACTATTATAAATTCATCTCCACCAGTTCTATAAATTTTACCAGAAACATTTTGATTTTTCATTTCATTTTTGATATTATTATATATTTTTTTAATATATTTATCACCTTCTTGGTATCCATTTATTCTATTATATTCGTGAAGACCATTTATATCAATCATAATAACATTATAATACCAATTTTTAGATATTTTATTTTTATATTCTGTATTCAACATTTCATCTAAATGGTGTCTATTCCAAGCACCAGTTAAAAAATCTTTATTTAATTCATCTATTTTTTTATTTAAATTTTTTATTTCATATTCTAATGCTAAAACATAAGGACATTTATTAGGGCATGCTAAAACCCTATTTTCTTTTTCCATTGATAGCCTTTTGATTTTATTTAAAAGTCGAATTTTATAAAAAAAATTATAATTTATATATTATAATTCATATTCAATTTTTTGAAAATCAAATTCACCTGAAAAATCAGCATTTTTAATTGCATTTAATAAATCTTCAAGAGTTCCATTTTTATTTATGTCAGTATTATAAATAATATCATCTAAACATTCATTATTACATTTACCATAATTTATAACGCTCAAAGTACCATCTTCATTATATTTTAATTTTACATAATTATTTACATCTATAATAATTAAATTTTTAAAATTTTTTAATTTATTTTTTAATAATTTATTATCAATTTTAGTAATACTTTCTTTAATATCTTTTAAAATTTCTTTTAACAATATTTATCCTTTTTATATTTATTTAATTAAAAATCAATTTCTTTATTATCTATTTGTTCACTATTTAAAATAAATTTAATTTCAGGATAAGTATATGCTAACATTTTAATTCTAGTTTCAATAATTATTTTTTCATTTTTAGTAAATTTATCTCTTTTAAATTTTTCAAAATCAGGTTCAACATAAACACTAACACCTGTTTTTGAAATTTTACTTTCTTTTTCTTTATATTTAGTAGCATTATCTTCCCATTTACAATCTATTTTTAAACCACCATTACAATTGATAGCATAAAATTTCTTAGAAAAAAAGTTTGTTAAAGCTGCTCCCATTCCATTTGTTCCAGCTGATTTTCTATTTTTATCATCAAAATTAGAACCTGCTTTTAATTCACTCCAAGCAACTTCACACATCCATCTTTCTTTGCCTTGTAAATCTTTTACTTTTTTATTAGGAATACCACCACCATTATCTTCTATTAAAAAATTTTCATCATTTAATTCTATTTTAATAGTAGGTTTTCCTTTAGGTGCTTTCATATCATTATCTACAAAATAATCTACAGGATTATCTAAAATTTCTTCAAATATTTTAACTAATCCAGGAATATATTCAATTTCTTTTAAAACAAATTTATCATTTTCAAGAATATATCTTTCTTCTTTTATAGGTTTAATACTACCTATATAAACATTTGCTCTTTTTAATGCATGTTCTCTATCAGATAATAATTGTATATTTCTTTCACTCATATTACTCCTTTTAAAAAATTTATAATATCTCTAATTTGATAATTTTGAATAAATCCATAAGTAGGAATATATTTATGATTTTTATTATCAATTTTAAATTCATAATCATCTATAGTAACAACTTTGTTACCTTCTTTTAATAATTTTTTAATATCTTCTTCTCTATTACCTTTACTTAATCCTATAATACCATATTTTTCTATTATTCTTGTATTAAGTAAATGTAAAATTAAACATTCATATCTATAATTTTCATCAAAACTTCTAGGTTTATAATCATCTATAAATTTTAAAATATTATTTTCTATTTTTAATATATTACTCCAAGATGAAATCATAAATAATTTAGAATTTGTTTTTTCTATTATATATGATATTCTTTCTAAATTTAATTCAAATTGTTTAAGTTTATGTTCTTTAGGAAATTCATTACAATCTATTAAACAATCATCTATATCAAAAACTATTATATTCATTTATTTTCCTTAAGATATTTTAAATCTTCTGGTTTTATCCAAATAGTTTTATTATTATATTTTACTTCAATCATACCTTTTTCTATTGCCATATATTGAGCTTTATATTTTAAAAGACACATACTAAATAAAAATAAAATTATCATAAAAACAAAAGCTATAAATATTCTACCATCTCCACCTATATTATCAAAATAATTCATAATTACTCCTCTATAAAATCATCAATATTTATATAATTATTTGAATAAATTATTTCATTATTTACTACTATAAATTCTGCATTATCTTCATGATATTCTTCTACCCATAAATAATCATTTTCACTTTTTAATTTATTATCAATAAATTCCATATTATCAATATCTTCTTTATTCATATCAATTACATTTTCAAATGCTTCTTTAATTAGTGGATAATTTAACATTTCTTCTTTATTTTTAAATTCTTTAATAATTGATTTCATTTTTACTCCTTGATTTTTATATTATAATTATAACATAAAATAAATTAAAAGTCAACTATTTGATGATTTATTTTTTATAATTATATCATAAATTAAATTAAAAGTCAAGAAAATTTTTGACTTTTTATAAATCAATTTCTATTTCTTCTATATTAGTTAAATCAAATCCTAAATTTTCATCTATATCCCATTTAATAGCATTCTTTGTCCCCATATCATATCCTAATATAGTTATAACTTTTAAAAATTTATCTTCTGGATTCATTCCATACATAACTTTAAATTTTGATTTTTTAAATGTCATAGCAATAGTAACTTTATTTTTTATTTTACCTTTTTTCCATTTTTGAAGTAAATAATCAATTCCATCTGAAATTTTTTTCTCAGCAGTTTTCCAATCTAAATTTGTTCTTTCTTTTACTTTATCTTCAAAATTATGGTCTTTTGTATTATAAAATGAAATTCTCCAAGAATAATCATTTTTACCTACATAACGCATAATAGCTAATTTTTTTGGATTAGTTTTTTTATCTGCTTTTCTAACTATTTTAATAGCTTCAATTATTTCTTTTAACATAATATAAATCCTTTTATATTTTTAAATTAGTTAATTTTTCATATTCTATAATACCTTTATAAGGTATTTTTAATTTTTTACATTCTTTTTCAATTTCTTCTTCTAATCCATTTATAGTATATACTTCTAAAATTTTAATATAATCCATCACTACTTCATTATAATCATAAATAATATTTGAATTTAAAAAATCATTCAAATATTTGTATCCACCTTCATCTAAAAAATCAGTAAGTTTTTCAATGTATAATTTATATATTTCTTTAGTTTTATTGATATTATTTAAAAAATTTTCCATTTCTTGAGAATTAGTTTCACCATTATAACCATATTTTTTTAATATTTTTTTAACTATTCCTAATATAAAAAAATTTAATTTTTTACCACTTTCAAAAGTTGATGTAATTAACCACCTTTTACCATTTTTGTCTACTGCTGTCCATAAATCAGATTTTCCTTCAATAACAGCATTACCTTCTAATAATATTAAAATTGAATTAGAACTTTGTTTTAAAATAGGTAAATCAACTATATCTCTACCACCTTTTGTAAAACAACTTATTTGATTAGGTTTATTTTCTAATTTTTTTAATTCTTTTAACCATTTTAAATCTGAAATATGATAAGCTTTTTTATTTCCTTGATAATATCCTAATTCTTCCATCATATTATCATCTAATGGTATATTACCATATGCTATAAGTTTTTCTATTGAAGATGTATTCATAGCTAATTTTAATTTTTCTAAAATATCTTTTAACAAAATTTATCCTTTTAATTTAAAATCATTATAATTAAAATAAAAATCCATATTATTGAACCTATAATAAAATGAAAAATTTCTATTTCATCACCTTGAGTAATAGAAAACATAAATATTAAACCTAATATAAAATAAAAAATTAAACAAAATATTATAAAATTCATTTTATTCCATCATTAGTTTTAATCATTCCTATAGAAGAATATACTCTTTTTAGAGGTTCTCCACAAATAGGACAAAAAGGTTTTGCTTTATCTATTTCACTCATTTTATATTCTAATTCAAAAAGTTTTTTAGACTTTTCATTAAACATTTCACAATTAGGATTTTTGCAAGCAAATGTATATATCATTTATTTTTCCTTTTCATCAAAATTTTGGTTTTTAGTTTTATTAAGAAATTCAGCTAAATGTTTTGAACTTATTTTATAATTTCTTCTAGATATTTTATAACAATCTAATTTTCCTTCTTTTATATAATTCCTAACTGTCCAAATAGTGACACCTAAAATATTTGCTACTTCTTTTATAGATAATAATTCCATTTTTTATCCTTAAAATAAATTTTCATCTATATAAGACAAATTATCTAAAATATTATTATTGACTTTTTCTAAATGTTCTTGAATTTTTTTATTTTTATTTTTACTAGCTGTAATTTCATTTCTAGCTGCTGTAAAAGCAAACATACTTAAAAGAGTAAAACCTCCTCTTATATCACCTTCAAAAATTTCTTTACCATTTTCTTCTATTACTTTAAATTTTGGTTTATAATAAAAACCTTCTGTATTTTCAGGTATATCACATTTTAATTTATTAAATAAAAAAACTTTATAACTATTTTTATATCTTTTTACTTTTTCGACAGTATAAGTTCTATTCATAATTTCTATCATATCATATTTTTTAAGATTAACATCTACATAAATGATTTTTGATTTATGAATACTATCTTTAGTAACTTTTATTTTACCTTTTTTAGTATAATTATTTTTTATTCTATAAGGTTTAAATTTATTCCAATTATTTAAAAATAAAAAAGTTCCATTTGATATCATATTTTCTCTTATTCCACCATAATAACCACTAAAATTAGGTTTTTTAAGAATATGTTCTTGAATAATCATAAATATTTCACCTAATTCATTAGAAACTTTACCATTTTTAATATCTCTTAATAAAACATTAGTAACATATTTATCATCTAAATAATGATTTTCTTTTTCAATTTCTTCTTTAGTTCTTCTTTTTCTTTTCTTTTTAGATTCAAGTTCATCATTTTCAATATCTTCTAAATCTTCTTCACTTTCTTCTTTTATAAATTTATTTTTATTTTGTTTTATAAAATCACTTTCATCATTATCATAATAATCTTCTGGATTATATAAATCACCTAAAAATAAATTTTCAATAATATCTTCCATAAGTCTCCTTCAAAAAACTTTTATTTTTATTATATCTAATTTTTATAAAAAAGAAAACTTTTAATCTTTATATAAATTAAAATTAAATTGTTTAGAAATTTCTTCTAAAGCTTTTGTTAATTTTCCTGATTTAGGAAATTCAGGGAATTTTTTATTTGAAACTTTTTCATACATTTTTTTAAGTTTATTATATTTACTTTTCATTATTTTAGGTTCTTTATATTCTCTTGGATGTATTATGTTAGTAGGATTTTCTTCGAAATAATCTATATAATCAGCTATATTTCTTAAAATATCTGAAAGTTTGTATTTCTCTTTTAAATCTTTAGAACTTCTATTCCATTGATTTTCAATTTTTCCTAAAAGAACGTTTACATCAGAGTGTATAACACCTCTTATAAATCCTACATTTTCATAAAAAGATTTATGTTCTTTATGAACATGATCTAATACAGCTTTATTTTCATCTAAATTATCTTTTAATATAAGACATTTATTATTTTGATTTTTGAGAAGAGATAATCTCTTCTCTTTTAATTTTGATTGTTTTAATATTTCCATTTTAAGACTCTTTTTTAAAAATATTTAATATTTAATCAATATCTTTTTACTAATAATATTTTTGTAGGTCTAGCATAATCATCAAGATTATCATTATAATGTGATACTAATTTAGAATTTTTATCAATCTCCCATCTTTGAAGAAAATCATAAGCTCTATAATCCCCATTAGGTTCAGTAATATCTCCAGTATTTGGTATTTCCCATTTATTATATCCATCTGAAGATTTCCATCCTTTAGTATATAATTCATTTATGTTATAATCTTTGAATTCCCAATCACAACAACCTGGACCATCTTTTTCATAATATATAGCTGGCATAAATGGATAATAATTTTCATAACCATTATTTTCCATCCATTCTAAAGCTTTATAATATTCATCTGAAGTTCTTGGTGTAAAAATATTATAACCTTGATTTATATAATCTTTAATTAAAGATAAATCATTCATATTTTTTATAGTTTTACCATTTAAATCAACTACTAAAAATTTTAATATATTTTCAATTTTATAATAATCATATAATTGTTTTATTTCATTTTCAGATAATTCTTTATTATAAATTTTAATATCATCTATAAATCCATTAAAATAACTACTATAATTTCCATTATAATGTTCTGCACCTATTGTTAAATTATCATAATTATAATTATAAGACGGGTCATATTTAGAATCTGGAGTTGTATTTTTATCTGCTAATAATTTACCATCAAGATAAATTTTAAAATCACTTCCATCATTTATATTTTTTATAACTACTATATTATGCCAATCAGTATCTTTTATAGTTTTATAAATATAATAACTTCCACTTGTTTGACCTTTATTATCTGTATAAATATATACTTGTTTATTCCATATTGAAAAATATTTATTATCAAAAGCACAATCACTTCTATCAGTAGGGTCATTATCTTTTAATAACATAGATACTGAAAAATATTCATTGTTAAAATTTTTAATTATATCAGAATTTATAGTAATATAATTTTTATTATTAAATTTAGCACATTTTCCATTTATTCCATCACCATAATCTTCACCATTTATCCAAGTTCCATTATAATTTCCACAATTATCATTAGCATTATTTTCAAAATTATAACAAGCTATTAAATGATCAGTAGGATATAAACTATTTTGTCCATTTAAATATAATTCTTCTATTTTTTTAGAAGTTAAAACTTTATCAAAAATAGCTAAATCAGATAAACATCCTTTAAATTTATCATTATATCCTGACCATCCTATCATTATATCACCATTGTCTCCTGTACTATTAGGTAAAGTTTTTTGGTTTATATATTTTCCATTTATATATAATTTCATAACATTATTATCAAAAGTACCTGCAATGTGAGTCCATTGATTTATAATATCATTTATACCTTCATATTCAGCAGCAACACCTTCATCTCCTGAAGAATTCATTAACCAAAATTTATTTAGTTTATTTACCCAATAAAATGAAAATAAATATTTACTACTTGATGGTTTTCTATATCCTAAAATTTCAACATATTCTTTATTATTTTTTGGGTCAGCTTTTACCCATAATGATATAGTTCCATTTTGAACAATATTTTTACTATTATAATTAGTTTGTATAATAGTATTTCCGTCAAAATTAAAAGCTTTTGGGGGTAAATTATGCTCACCATTTGTATCACAATAATTTTCATTACCTTCTAATTTTGTTGTTATTTTATTTTCAATATCTTTATAATTATTATTAAAATCAATATATGCAATAGGGTTAAGTTGTTCTATTGTATTATTTGAATTTTTATTTAATATATAATCATATAATTGTTTTACTTCATCATCTGATAAATTTTTATCAAACAAGCATATTTCATCGAAACAATCATATGAAAAATCATTTATTAAATTACCACTATCTCTATCTGCTCCTATAATAATATTACTAGTAATATCTTTAGGATTTAAATTATATAAATTTTCATAAATTTTATTAGAATCAACATATATATTACCATTGAATGTAAAAGTAATCATATGCCATTTTCCATCTTTTAAAAATGATAATTTATCTAAATGCATATTATTATTTTCATTATAAACAAGAGTACAATAATCTTTATCATCATTTATCCATACAAGTAAATAATTATCCACATCATCAGATTTTTTTATATTAAAAAAAGTTTTATCACCTTTTATATTAGTTGGATTATATTTATACATAAAACTTAAAGTTAAACCATCACTATTAACTTTATTTATTCCTGTATCAATATATGCTTTCCCTTGTAAATCTACAGCATTCCCTAAAAATCCAGGGATTACTTTATAATCCCCTATTATTTTATAACCCATATTTAAAATCCTTTTTAAAATTTATAAATTTTGAAATTTTCTATAAAAACATCAGGTGTTATTGTATTACTATCAGAACAATTATCTATCCATCCAAATATTAGTGGATTAGGATATAATTTTACTTGTGAAATAATATCATTTGTTTCATATTTATATTTTATATTATATAACTGAACATCTTCTGATGAATGATATTCTCCAATTAGTAAATAAGCTTTATTATTATTTCTATCAATTTTATATATAACTTTATACCAAATATTTTCTTCTAAATTTTCTATTTTTAATTCAGAATATTTTCGTAAACTACTACTTCTTATTCCTATTTGAGAATATAAAGTATATTTTCCATCAGATTGGAGATCTAATTCCATTATTAAAGAATTTTGGTATGTACAATTATAATTACTAAATACACTTCCTAAAATTTCTTTAGGTTTAAGACCTTTATTTGAATTTATATATAATAAAAATTCTACTTTAAAATTTCCTGATAAATAATCCTTAGGAATTTCAATATAATCTTTTGAATGAGAATCTTTAACATAATTAGTATTTAAATTAGGAGAAAATTTGTATTCTGAATTTATTATAATACCTGAATTATTAAATTCTTTATTATCAATTTCATTTATTATTTTATCTGAGTTTCCTTTAACTTTAACTATTAAAGTTTCATTTTCATTTTCAATATCTTTATAATTTAAATCTGTTATCCATTCATCAAAATCTATTATTATATTTTCATTATCATATACTGTTGTATTACTACAACAATAACAATTAGCATAATTTCCACTCATAGCAACATAAGAACCTTTTCTTTTATTACCTGTACAATTTCCTCCTTGGTCCCAAACATCTGGAGACATAAAATATATAATATGATTATTAACACCTTTTTTGACATAATTTGAAAATTTATTTAAACAAATTCTTATTCTACCATCATAAGGAACTTTACCTGCATCTAAATCTTTTTGTCTAGTAAGTTTATATTTAGATACATCTATAATTACTCTATATTTTCTGCCATTTTGACCTTTAGTTAAAGTAGATTTTATATCTTCAGGTAAATTTTTTATATCATCACATTTAGAAATATCTTCAGGATTTATTGTATTTTCAGTTTTTCCAATTTCTTCTATTTTCCACCCATTATCTAATAATGCCCAAGCTTCGTCATAATATTCTTGATTTGCAATAAGTTTAATAAATCCATTTTCTATAGTATCTGTTGCAGTAAAATCAATAAATAAATGATTTATATAACCACATTTAGCCCATTCTTCATTTTGATCTGGTAAAGTTTTACCTATATAAGTAGAATTATATTTATTATTTTTAGAATCATAAATATATCTTTTATCACAATTATAAGCATTAGATTTAAATGAATATTTTTCAATACTATTATTTATTGATATTTGGACATAATCATTTTGGTGTTCATAATCTGAAATATAATCTATACTTGCAAAACTTCCAATATCAAAATATAATCTATAAGATTTTCCAGGAGTTAAATTATATACTTTATAATTTATAGTACAATTTTGACTATCAAAATTATCACTACATAATAAGAAATTCATATTATTAACATTTTTTGAAATAGAAGGTTTTTCAACTTTTATTATAGGACCTTTAATAGTTATAAGATCTTTACTATTTTTATAATTATTTTTAAATAAATCATTTATAATTTTAAAAGCATCTTCTTTATTTATTTTTAAAAAATTATATATATACCCATCTGTATAATAATCTAAAAATATATCTTCAAATATAAATCCAGATGTAATTTTAGATTGATTAGTTAATTTACTATTTAAATCATATACTAATACATTTGTTTCATAAGTTTTAAAAATTGTATTTTCAAAATTACCTTCTTTTTTTCTTAAAAAATTAAAAAAATAAAAACATATTTTATTATTTTTTACAAATAAAGCTATTGTCCCTTCATCTTCTTTAAATTCTGAAGGATTTTCCCATTTTATTAAAAAATCATAATTTTTAATATCATTAGTTTTATAATTTATAACATATATAAAACCTTGACTTTTATATACACTAAAAAATAAAATATTATTACCATTTAAAAAATCTTTTAAAATATTATCAGGTAAAACATTTATATAAGGTATTTGATTATAATTTTTAATATCTAAACATATATCATAACATTCTTGAGAATTATTAGAAGAAAATTCATTTGAAATTAAATCTATTAAAGTCATTTCTTTAGGTTCATATTCAGGAAATTTTTTACATACTTGTTCAAATAATGTCATTTCATTTGATGGAATTTCTATATTAGGAATTTTAATTGTTGTTTTTATAATAGCAGGTTTTTCTTCATAAGGAACTTCTGTAAATTTACTATAATCTATAATTTTAGCCATTATTTGTTCCTATATATGTTGTCCCATTAGTAACAACATTATCTGTCCCTACTAATTTTTGTAAAATATCACAATAATCTAATATAGCATCTCCTGAAGCATCTAATTGTCTTAAAGGATTTGGGTAATAAGTAATTTTAAGACAATTATTATCAAATGTCTTTTCTTTTATTTCTTTATCATAAAGAAGGAGTCTTCCAAAGATAGTCATTTTAAACTCCTTCTACAAAACTTTTTTCAAATGAATTTATAGTTTGTGTAGTAGCATCATATACAGCTTGAATATCATTTTCATTTTTAAAAACGAAAAGACCACTTCTAGCTAAGGTATTATCTAATTGAAGTCCTTTTTTAGAAGCATATTCTTCTAAATTTAATTCAGGTATAATTTTTTGAAAAGGCATTTTTTCTTTAAGAGTAAAAATTTGTGTATTTATACTTCTATTATCAAATAATCTTTTATTTCTGTATAACATTTGTTGAATAGTTGCCATTATGAGTCCTTTTTATTTTTATTTAATAATTTTAAAGGACTGTTTTTGATAATGGTTTTGTATATTTATAAATTTTATCTATTATTTTTTTATTAGTTTTTACATTATATGTTTCAAATTGTTTTACAGGCATTTTATTCATACCTATATAAGTTTCATCATTTACATATTTTGCTATTTTTTTAGTAGCTAAAAATTCTACTAATTTATACATATGTTTATTCATTTCTTTATGTAAATTTTTATTTCTAATTTTAGGTCTTTTAGTTAAAGCTTCTCCTAACCATTTTTTAGTTTTTTTATTTATAACAACAGCATTAACTGTATTAAGAGCATAAGCTAAAAAATATTTAAATGAAGGGTCAGAAGAAAAAACTTTTACTGGAGTTCCTTCATACATAGAATCAAATCTATTTTTATAAGATTTTTTATATGGAATTTGAACTATTTGCATATATTGAGGTCTAGTTGTTTTTTGAGTTTTTTTATCAAAATGTTTTAAACCATCAACTATAAAATATAAATTACACATAGCTCTTATTTTATTTCCATCTGAAACTAATTCTTTAGACCATCCTAAATATTTTATTTTACCTACATCTTTTTTTCTTTTATTTATAGGTCTTTTAAACATAGTATTTTTAGTATTATTTTTAAGAGTTCTTATATCTAATTCTGAAGGAATATATTTCATAATACACCTTCTTTATTTTTATATTTATAAAATTTTTTAATAATATCAAAATCTTCTTCTAAATCTATTATAGTATTTTTCCCTATTAAAATTCCAATTTTAGTATTGTCAAAATCATAAATAATATTTGCATTTTGCATTTTTCTTTTTTTTATAAATTCTAATATATCTTTTTCATCAGAATTTTGAAAAAATTCATATTCTTTTTGAGTTACAGATGATTTCATTTAAAACCTTTTTAAACCATAAATGCGTGTTTAACCCTTGTTAAATTAACATCACTTTCTTTTTTTAAATTTAATCCAAATAATTTATTCATTTTAACTATAATGTCAATTAAAATTTTTTTAGGAACAGATTCTAATGCTCTTATTCTTAAAGTTTTATTATTTCTTTTAGGGTTAAAAAATACTCTTAAATATCCTTTAAAAACAATTCCTATTATATCTTTACCAACCATTTTTGTAGATTTTTTTGTTCTTAAAATATTTTTAATTTCGTCAAGTTTTTCTAATTTTAATAATTTATCTTTTTCATCTAAATATTTTAAAAATTTTTTTACAAATCTAAAAACACTATATACATTTTTTAACATAACTTTAAATTTATCATTAAATTTTAACCAACCTTTATGAATAAAAAATAATATATCACCTTTTTTTAATTTAATTTTTAAACTATTTTGATAAGTTTCAATATTAGTAAAACCAACTTTTAATAAAAATTTTTCAAGAGCAATTATATAAGTATTTTTCATAATTGAACTCCTTAATATATTTTTTATAATTATACTAAAAAATTTTTAAAAAGCAAACTTTTTATGAAATTTTTATATAATCTATTTTCCAATGATATTTTATAGCATAATTTAATAAAGAATTATTTGAAGTATTTAAACCATTATTATATATTTTTATAATAATTTTGTCTTTTTTATATATTAAATTATTTATACCATATGTAAGTTCCATATATGCATTACCTACTAATTCAGTAAAATATGAAGAATTTACATCATCTAAAATTTCAACATATATAGTATTTTTATCTATTTCTTTCCATTTATCAATACTATATTTTTCTATACTTTTAATATTTTTACTATATGTAGCTGATTGACTTAAATTATTTATTTTATCATTTAAAATTTGAACATTTTCATCAATTTTTTTATCTAAAATATCATATTTAGCTTGAATCGAATTTACTTTTGATGCTATATCATTATCTATAGTATCAATTTTTGTATTTATTTCATCGACTAATTTTTTATAATTTTGATAATCCTTAGCATCTATTTGGATTTGATTTATATTATTTTTTAAAGATTCAAATTGATTTTGTATATCTTTAATTTTTAATTGTAAATTACTTAAACTAGAATTTAAAATATCTAAATCAGTTTTATTAACTTTGTTTAAATCAACTAATTCTTGTCCATATATATCTTCTAATTTATTATTTTTAGAGTCATATTTAACTAATTCACTTACATCTAAGTGATCATCAGAATCTCTATTATACAAATAATCAACTCTTAATGGCATAATTTTCCTTTATTTTCTAAATTTAACATAATGAAGAATAGCATTTTTAAAATCTTCTACATTAGAATTTTTAGATATTAAAACAATTTTATCTTCATTTTTTATATAAGTATGTAATTCAAAAGGTTTATCATTTTCTAAACTAAATTTAAAAATATAATCATAAGAAGGATATTTATTTAAAATTTCTATTATAACATCTTTATCATATTGAATCCACCCAGTTGATTTTCCTATTTCAATTTCAAGTAAATTTGTATTAAAATATTTATTAACATTACTTAAATTAGCATTAAGATAATCAATACTTTTATTTAATTTATTTTGTAATATTGAAGGGTAGTCAGGATATTTTTTTAAAGTTTCTTCATAATTTCTATTTTTTAAAATATCATAATTTATTTTTAATTGAGAATAATCTAACATATAATTTTTAAACATGTTGTATATATCTAATTTTTTTTGAAAAATATTATATTCATTTAATTCTTTTTTTAAATTATCTGAATTTTCAAAAGTTTCATATATTTTATAATTAAAATTAGAAAAATCGGGTAGATTAAGAATATCAAACTTTTTATATAAAGTTTGTATTTTATCTTTTTTAAAAACTAAATTTTCTATAGGTATTTTAAAATTACCTCCACAAGTTTCTATATAATCTACCCTAATCATATTTTATCCTTCTTCTTTAAAAAAATCTATATAATTTTCATCTGTTATTTTATCTAATAATTCATACATTTTATCATATATATTTTCTATTTCAGTTTGAATTTCTTTAGCTTCTTTATTCCATTTTGAATTTGGATTAGAAGCATATAAAGCTACTTCACCTTTATCATCATAATCTTTATCTTCTAGAATTTTTTTAATTTTTGATTCAAATTCGTCTCTTATTTCTCTTTTTAATACAGGTATATTTTCTTTTCTTGTCTTTTCTTCATCTATTACTATATTATTATTTTCGTCTAATTTATAAAAAGTTTCTCTAACAGGAAGAATAGGTAATTCTTCTGTTACTCTTATATATCTTTTAGGATTATTTTGTTGTAAAATAAAAAATTCTTCGTGGTCTGTTGGTATATTTAATTGTTTTAATTTTTTATCTTCTGTTATGAAAAAAACCATTATTTTTCCTTTTATATTTTTGATTTTAAGAAATTATGAATAGTATTAGCTTCTTCATCTGTTATTTCTTTATTTAAAATTTTATATTCTTTATAAGCACCTTTTGTAAATAATTCACCTTTGTGATTACTATTATCAAATCTAGCAGCAATTCCTATATAATTTAAATCGTGAGTACTTGTTCCTTGATTATTATCTATTTTTTTGACTCCATCAATATAAACTTTAGTATGACCATTTTTAGCATTATAACTTAAAATTAAAGTATGCCATCCAGATGTTATATCATAATTAGTATCTCTCCAAGACCAATTATCACCAGTAGCATAATTTATTCTTCTATTTAAAACTCTAAATTCTAATGTATTTGTTCCTAAATTTGTTATATTTTGTTCAGATGTATTAGTTAAATCACTTCTAAATAAAAATGCTACTGTTGCTGATTTAATTCCTGAAAAGGTTTTATCAATTCTAATAGCATTTGAACCATCAAATAAAGCATAACCATTTGAAAAATCAATAGGTTTATTATATTCTGTTATAGGAGCACCATAAACATCAATCGAACTACTATTAAGTGGGAGATATACAATTTCACTACCATCTTTTAATATATCTACATTATCAAAAGAATTATTATAAAGATATTTAATTTCTTTTTCTGATAATTCTCTATTAAAAATATAAGTTGTATCAATAAGTCCGTGGTGACTTTGGTTATTTTCTTCCCATCTACCTATACTAAAATATGGATAATCATTTATATCATCAAATTTAACATTTGAAGAATTTAAAACATTATTTCCATTTAAGTAATAATTAAATGTTCCATTTTTATAAGTAAATGTTAACATATACCATCTATTACTTTCTAAAATTGTTTCAGAAATTTTTTTATAACCAGTATTATTATTTTTCCACCATACTGCTATTTTATTTCCATTAGAATTATATGTCCCAACTTGTAAACCATCTAATCTAAATATTGTGTCCCAATTATTTTGTGTTTTAGAAAAATCAAAATTAACCCACATTGAAACTGTAAATTCATCTAATCTTTTTATAGGTGTTTTTACATAATTAGTTCCATCATAAAATGATGCATTACTAAATAAACCTTGTCTATAATAACCTTTTCCTACCCATTCAGCATTATTTTGTTTAGCACTACTATCTAAAGTATTATTTTCAAAAGTATAATAAGCTAAAACAGAAAAATCTTGAAAAGGGTCTTTTTTATTCATACCATCAAAAGTGTTAAATCTTTCATATTGAACTTTAGCTATTTCTGTATCAGTTAAAGCTCTATTCCATAAACTTAAATTATCTATATTAGCATTTATATAATAATTTGAACCACCTCCATCACTTAAAGTGTAAAAATTACCTATAGTAAATTTTGATGGAGTACCAATAAGACATTCAACATAAACAAAATTTTCATCATTTAATTTAATTGTATCTTTATTTTTATATTCTATACCATTTATTATAACTTTTACGTTATTTATCATAGCTACATTATTTTTGTCAATAGCAAAAGCTGCTCTTAAACCACTATCTCTAAAATCTACAAAATAATTTCTTTTTCCATTAAATTTATAATTTTTAAAATAAAAAGTTACAGCTTTTGCTGGATAAGGACTATAAATACCTTGATAAGGTTTCTCTGGTCTTATAGCATATCCTGAAAAATATCCATTATCTTCATAAATATTAGAAAAATTTACTGTATAATTAGGATTATCAGTAGAATTATATAATGGTGTATAAGTTTTTGAACTATTTAAAACATATGGTGGGTAATATCTATCTTTTTTAATATTAAGTTTTTTTACACCTTCATAATCATATAAACTTTTTTCAAAAGGATAAAAACCAGTTCTACTTCTGTCTCCAAATAAATCATAAATAATTTTTAATTCTTTTTGTGTATTTTTTACAGTACAAGGTATAAGTATTTTTTCATTTTTTATATAATTAAAAACTTCATTTATTAAATCATCAAAAGATTTACCTTGTAATTTTTTACTATTTTTAGAATGCTTAATTTTATAATTTTTAATATAATTATATATTTTTTGTTTAAAATAACCTTCTTTATATTTTACACTATCTAATTGAACTTCATTTTTTGATATTATATAATCATCTAATAATTCTCTAGATGATATATCAAATGCTTCTAAAATATTTCCATCCATTTTGAACCTTTATTTATTTGGACAAAGCCCATCACTTTTAATTTTTTCTAAAACAAATTTTTTTAAACTATCTAAATCATACCCTGATAATTTTTGAGTTTCATAAGATGTTTCAAAAGTAATTTCTTTAGAGACTTCATCTATAAAATTATTTAATAAAGTTTGATTTTCAGGTGATGCAATTACTACAACTTTTTCAGTTTTATAATCAAATTTTTCTAAAAGGTCTTGAGCTTCTTTTACTCTTTCTTCTATTTGTGAATTATACATTTTTAAAACCTTTTTAATTTTCTTTAGCTAAAAATAACATTTCTTTTTCTGTTAGAGGTCTATTAAAAAATCTCATATTTTTAAACATACCTACAGGACAATCATTGTCTCCTCCTGTATTACCTCCAAGACCTATTAAATATGGATATGAAACTGGACTATGAACTGTTTTTGTATATCCATCAAAAATTTTTTTACCTAAGTCATCATAAGCATATAATTTAGTGTTTCCATTTTTATCAAAATTAACTATATATGTTATAAATTTAGAATTACCTACATTTGTATTTGATGGTGAAAAAATGTGAGAGTTATTAGAATAATATATATAATTTTCACCACTTCTTCCACTTAAACTAAAAAGACCATATCTATTATCACACCCACCCCAATCTTGAATTTTCCATTGAATACTTAAAGTTATATTTCTAAGTTTATAATAAGATTGATTTTTAAAAAGCATTCTATGACATCTTGTCAAACTTTTCATATAAGAACCAGTAAATGAAATTTGATTTTTAGTAGAATATAATTCAGGTCCTGCTCCTAAACTATAACCGTTTGTTTTTAATGGGTAATATTCAGTACAGCTATCATCTCCAAAAATATCCAATACTCCATATTCCATAATTTCATAATTTTTAGCTATATTTATCAATTCTTTTTTTACTTCTTCATATGATAATCCATTTAAAGAATCAGAATTTAAAACATTTTCTACATAATATAAAGTTAAATGTGTATCAATAACTTTATTTAAATTATCATTTCCTATTAAAATATTTTTATTATCTACAGTTTCTATAACATTATAATTTTTATATAAAGTTTTTGCTTTTATATTAAAATCTAAAAGATTATTTAAAAACTCATTCATATTTTTCCTTATTAAATTTAGGTAATATCTCTATTAAATCTTTTTTATATTTATTTAATTCATATACAGTATAAACTTCTTCTATCCATTTTTTCAAAGAATGAGCTTCTTTTTTATATATATCAAAATCTAAACAAATAATTAAATCAGATAAATTATCATAATCAAAATAATTTAAAACATCTTTTATATATTTAGAAACTAATTTAGAATTTTCTTTTTTTATAAATTCTTTTTCTGAATTTCTTATTTTTATAAATTTATTATTTTCAATTTTATAATCATGAATATTATCTGGTATAATATTAAATTTATATTTAATAGAGTCAGGAAAATAGAGAATATCTTTTTCAGAAAATCCTAAGATATCTCCATTTTTATTTGTATATACATACATATAAATCTCCTTAAAATTTCCACCCTACTATTTTTACCATAATATTATTTTGAACTGGAGTAGAATATGTAACTCCATCAGATATACCTGCAACAGAACCTGAATTGTCATTATTTTTAGTATTAACACTTATTATTAGTTTATCAGGTTGTATAACTAAAAACATTCCTGTATCTTCATTATCCCTAGCATCATCATCAGTATAAGATGATATTGTTCCAAATTGCATAATATCACCATTATTAAATTTCATATAACCAACAAAAAAAGCTCTAACACCTAAAGGATTTTTTATAGAAACACCTTTTTGATCTACTGAAAACCACCCTGATTCAAAATCTGGAGATTTAGCTTCTTGTTTTAAATTTTTAGCTCTTTTAACTAATAAATAATCTGAATATTTATAATTCGCATCATTATCATTATACCATTTTATATCACCATTTTCATCATATTGTATAGATAAATAAGCATAAGGTGTATAATCTCCATTAGGCTCAGTAACATTAGTTAAATCACTAGCCCACCAAGTAGGACAACCATCTTGGATTTTCCATCCATATTTGCCCATTCCATCAGAATTTAAAGGAATATTTATAGTATTTTTAGTAGGTTGTGAATTATAAATACCTAAAGGTCCCATTTTACCAATTTTACCTAAAGATTTTAAATAACTTTTTGCTTGTTCAAATTCATCTTTAGAATGAGGACAAAATAATTCCCATCCTTCTTTTATTAAATTTTCGTCTATAGTATCCCAAGCATAATTTATTGTTTTTCCATTTTCTACTAATTTAAAAGCTAATATTTTTCCACATCCATTTTTATCAAAATCAGATTCACTTGAAACTTTCATTATAAGATTACCATTAGAATCTCTAATTTCTCCATTATTATAATACATTCCTATAGTATCTTTTATACCTGTTTCTGAAAGATTATTAGCATTTTCAGATAATCTTTGTAACGCAGTAGTATCTAAATCAAATAATCCACTTTTAATAGTTTGGTCTTCTATATTATTTATTCTATCAGTTATAGCAACAAATAAATCATTAAATTGATTATATACATCTTCGTTTTTTGATAATTTTTCAGATAAAACATTTAATTGTTCTTTTGCTTGAGCTGTAAATTTATCAAAAGTTATTTTATCTAATTTTTTTGCATCTATTGATGTAGCTTCTTTTATAGCTTTATCTGTATTTTCTTTTTGATCAATAATTTCTTTTTCTAAATTATTTATAAGATTTCTTATATTTTGTAATTCTTTTTCTAAACCTTCAAATTCATTAACATTAGTTTTAGATTTTAAAAGAGAATTTATATCATTTAAAGTTTTTGAAATTTTACTAAAATCATCTGATAAATCTAAAATAACATCTCCATTTACTTTTTGGATTTTATTATCTTTAAATGTTAAAAGACTAGATATTTCAGCTGTATATTTTTCATCACATGTTTCTATATAACAAGTTTTAATGCTCATAATTATATTCCTATTTTGATTTTATAATCTTTAATTTTTTGGTTTATGTAAGTATTTTTTTCTGTTAAAAAGCTATATTTATTTTCTAAAAATAAAATTTTTTCTTGAAGAGTTTTTAAACTCTTCAAGTTTTCGTCTATTGAATCAATTTCATTTTTAGTTATATTTAGATAAATAATTTTATTATATATATTATTAAAATATTCTTTTAAAATATTTTCTTCTATAAAATTTATTCTTTTATCTAAATCTTGAAAAGATTCAAAAATAGTTTTCATAAATAATCCTTAAAAAGCAGTTACTATCACAGATACTAATTTACTATCTTTATAAACAGTTTCAGTTTTTAATAATTGATCTCCACTCATCATAGGCATAGATGAATTAGAATTATTAGATGAATTAGAATTTCCCATAGGCATACTACTCATTGAATTATTATTAGAATCTCCCATAGGTATACTACTCATTGAACTATTATTAGAATTTCCTATAGGCATATTATTTGATGAATTATTATTTGTGTTTTCTGCCATTTTATTTCCTTCTGTTTGGTTATTGTTTAAATTATTTAATTGAGATGAATTATTTTCATCTGTATTAGAATTTGTATCTTGAGTATTTAATGTGTTATTTTTATTTAAATTATCAGAATTATCTGATGTATTATTTTGATTTGAATTATCTATATTAGATGTATCTTGTGTATCAGTATTATTAGGTATAGAATTATTTTGATTTGAATTATCTATATTAGATATATTTTGAGAATTAGGTATAGAATTATTAGAATTATTTTCAGTATTATTAACATTTTGATTTTGGTCTTCTTCTACATTTACTATTTTGTCTTCTGTATTAAGAATTCTATCACTTTCTTCACCTATATCATCACTTTCATTATTAGTTTGATCAACATATGGGTCATCACTTTTAGCAATATCATCAGTTAGATTATTTGCATTTTCATTAGTATTATTTTCTCCATTTTGTGTTATATTATTAGCAGTTGAATTATCATTACTAACAATATTTTCAGTTACATTATTTAAAGCCATATATTATCCTTGTATAGAAATCCCTATAGGAATTTTTACATTCCCATAGGCATACTATTCATATTAGTCATATTATTTGAATTGTTCATTAAAGTTGTTTTTTGACCAATATTAGCAACTTCAAAACCATCTTCATAAAGTTCAGAATTTATTTTTAATGTGCAATTGTCATCAGCTTTATCAGAAGTTCCTCCATTACCTGATACCATAGGTATATAACCATTTTTTACTTCTTCTTCAAAATAAATTCTATAAATACCTTCAGATATTCTTTTAACACCTTTAATTCCATAACCTTTTACTACTGAACACCATCCATTTTCATCATAATTAGTACCATCAAATACTACTGCAATTTTATTAAATCTATAATCAGTTTTATCAGCTTTTCTTTCATCTAAATCTTTTTCAGATGCTTTAGCTCTTTCAATTTCTTTATCTAATTTAGAATCAATTTCATTTTCTCTTTGTGTAGCTCTTTGAGTTTCATCTTCTAATTTATGTTCTATGAATGATTCTTTATCTTTAGCTCTTTGGATTTCTACATCAATTTTATCTTCAATTTCATCTTCTTTTTTAACAGCTCTTGATTTTTCATTAGTTATATTATCTTCTAATTCATTATCTTTAGCAATAGCTCTGTTAATTTCACTATCTAATTTTTCATCTAAAATATTGATTTGATTTTGTAAATCAGTATCTTTATCTACTGATCTTGAAATTTCTTTATCTAATTTAGTTTCAATTCTTTTTTCTTCTGAATGAGCTCTATTTATTTCATCATCTATTTTAGAGTCTAATTTATTATCAGCATCCACTGATCTTGAAATTTCTGCATTTAATTTATTATTAGTATCATCAATTTCTGCTTGAAGTTTATTATCTTCTTTTACGCTTCTTGAAATTTCATTATCTAATTTTTCATTTGTATCATCAATTTTAGACTCTAATTGATTATCTTTATCAATAGCTCTATTTTTTTCATTAGTAATTTCTGAATCTAAAATATCAATTTGATTTTGTAAATCAGTATCTTTATTTATACTTCTATTTTTTTCATTATTTAAATCTTTAATTGTTTCAGAAATTAAACTATCCAATTGATTGTCTTTATCAATAGCTCTATTGATTTCTCCATCTAATTTATTATTAGTATCATCAATTTTAGACTCTAATTGATTATCTTTATTAGATGCTCTTTCAATTTCTTTATCTAATTTAGTTTCAATTCTTTTTTCTTCTGATTGAGCTCTATTTATTTCATCTTTTAAAGATGTTTCAATTTCATTTTCTTTATTAGTTGCTCTTGTAATTTCATTATCAATTTTTGATGAATTATTATCAATTTGTGCTTGAAGTTTATTATCTTCTTTTACACTTCTTGAAATTTCTGCATCTAATTTATTATTAGTATTATCAATTTTAGACTCTAATTGATTATCTTTATCAATAGCTCTTTTAATTTCACTTTCTAATTTTTCATTTAATATATTTTCATTATTTTTAGCTCTATTGATTTCATCGTCTATTTTAGAATCTAAGGCTCTATCTGCATCAACTGCTCTAATAGTTTCTTGTTTAATTCTATCATTTAAATCATCAATTTTATATCCTAGTTCTGTATCAGTATCAACAGCTCTTTGGATTTCACTATCTAATTTTTTATTTGTAATATCAATTTGATTTTGTAAATCAGTATCTTTATCAATAGCTCTATTTTTTTCATTATCTAAATCTTTAATTGTTTCAGATAAAGTTGATTCTAAATAATTGTCTTTATCTATAGCTCTTTGAATTTCATTTGTTAATTTATCGTTAGTAGCTTTAATATCTTGTTCTAATTCACTATCTTTTAAAGTTGCTCTATTAACTTCATTATCAATTTTATTTGATAGTTCTTTTTCAATATCTTTAGCTCTTATAATTTCATCTGAAATTTTTGATTCTAAATAGTTATCTTTATCAATAGCTCTATTTTTTTCATTATCTAAATCTTGAGAAACTAATGTAATATCATTTCTTAATTTTTCTTCTTCTGATAAAGCTCTATTTTTTTCATTATCTAAATCTTTAATTGTTTCAGAAATTAAACTATCCAATTGATTGTCTTTATCAATAGCTCTATTGATTTCACCTTGTAATTTTTCTTTATTTATGTCAATTTGGTTTTGTAAATCAGTATCTTTAGAAATACTTCTATTTTTTTCATTATCTAAATCTTTAATAGTTTCAGATATTAAACTTTCTAATTGATTATCTTTATTAACACTTCTAGAAATTTCGCTTTCTAATTTTTCTTTATTTCCATTTATTTGATTTTGTAAATCAGTATCTTTATCAATAGCTCTATTTTTTTCATTATCTAGATCTTTGATAGTTTCAGATAATAAACTATCTAATTGATTATCTTTATCAATAGATCTTTTAATTTCACTTTCTAATTTTTCATTAGTAACATTTAAATTATTTACTAATTCTGTATCTTTAGAAACAGCTCTTTGAATTTCACCTTCTAATTTTTCTTGAGTATCTTTTAATGAAGTTTCAATTTCATTTTCTTTATTAGAAGCTCTTTGAATTTCACTTTCTAATTTTTCTTTATTTATATCAATTTGATTTTGTAAATCAGCATCTTTATCTGTAGCTCTATTTATTTCATTATTAACTTTATTTTCAATTTCACTAATTGAACTTTCTAATGAATTATCTTTATCAATAGATCTTTTAATTTCACTTTCTAATTTTTCATTAGTAACATTTAAATTATTTACTAATTCTGTATCTTTAGCTGTAGCTCTATTTATTTCATTTTCTAATTTATCATTAGTATCTTTTAAAGTTGTTTCTAATTCTGTATCTTTTTCAATAGATCTTTTAACTTCATTATCAAGATTATTTTCAATAATATCCATTCTACCATTTTGTTTTAAATTAACAGATTTGATAGAATCTAAAGTTTCTTCAACTTTTTCTCTATTTGCTTCATATGCAGTTTTAAAATCACCTACATTTCTTTCTAAATCAGCAGTTTTAGTTTCAACTGTAACAAATCTAGTATTAGCATCTGTTTTAAAATTAGATAATTCACTTTCAATTTTAGTTTCTCTATCAGTTAAATTAGAAATTTTATTATTTAAATCTGTTTTAACTATTTCTAAATTTCTATCAACATTTTGAGTATTATTTGATAAAGTATTTAATCTAGTATCTACATCTTTATTAAAAACATCAATACTATCTAATCTATCTTCGTGGTCTTTTACATTATTAACAATAGCTTCTGTTCTTGAATCTAATGTAGATATATTTTGTTTAGCATTTTCTAAACAATTATTGATTTCACTTATTGCTCCAGTAAATTCATTATCTTTATCTATTGCTCTATTGATTTCAATGTCTAATTTATTTTGAACATCTGAAATTGATTTTTGTAATAAATCTGATTTATTATTAAGAGTTTCAATATCTGCTTTTTTAGATAAAATACCATCAATTGCTGATATAGTATAAACATTATCTGCATTAGCTTTAAGATTTAATTTACCATTTATGTCTGTCTCTAAATTTTTTACAATACCTTCTATTTTATCTTCATCAACTTTTTGAGATAATTTTCCATCAACATCAGCTTTTGTATAAACATTATTAGCATCTGCTTTAAGGTTTAATTTACCTTCAATGTCACTTTTTAATGTATCTACAGCATTTTTAAAAGATTCAACACCAACTTTAGTTGCTAATCTTCCATCAATATCTGATTTAGTATATACATTATCTATACAAGCTTTTGTAGCTAATTTACCATCATAATCAGTTATAATTTTTTCTAATTTTTGATCATATAAATCTAATTTACTTGAAAGTAAAGTAGTATCAACTTTTGCTAATAATAATCTATCTATATCTGTTTTATTATATACATCTGAAGTATTTGCTTTTAAACTTAATTTGTCTGCTAAATCTGCTTTAGTAACTGCATTTTCACTAAGAGTAGTAAGAATAGCATTTAAATCATTTATTCTTGTAGCATTTACATTTATTGTATTGATATAATCATTTAAACTAAGTTTAGTAAGAATATCAGCTACATTTAGAACCTGATTATTTCCAAATATAATACTATCTGCTTTTATTGTTCCATACATAATTCTTTTTCCTTTTTCAAAAGTTTAGCTTTTTAATTATTTAAATTTTAATTTATAAAATAGTTAACACACTACCTTTAGGTATTTCTAAAACTTTACCTGCTTCTATTTCTACAGGTCCTCCCATAATTGCATTATTTCCTTCTTTAATTTTAAAATCATAAGATATTTTTGAAGGGTTCATATTCATATTTAGATTAGCATCTATTTCTTCTTTTGTATAATATTTATCATCGTGATTATGAGTTTCTAATAATGTAAAAAGTTTTTTTACTTTTTCAATTAAAAAATCTATTAAAATAAAATCTCTCATTTATAATCCTTAAAAATTACTATTAGATAAAAATGAAATACTATCATTTGATAATCTAATTTCTTCTTGTGCTAATAATCTTTCATTATTGTCATAATAATTTATTTTTGATGGGAAAAAATTAAGATATTCTTCACCTTCAGCAAAATTTATATAATCTACAGTTATAAAATAACCATTTTCATAATCTATTCTTGTTATGTCGTTATTTGCATTTCTTGTAAATTTTATAGCTTTTAAATATTTAAATTGAATTACTTTATTATAAATTTCAGCATATTTTGCTTCTAAAATTTCTAATTTTTTATTTAAAACACTAATTTTAGCATCTACTTCATCTAAAATTTCTTCTTCTTTTTGTTCTAAAAGAGATTGAACGTCTGTTTTAATTTTATCAATTTTATCTTGTAAATCAGATATAAGAGAAGTACTACTATTATTAGAATTTATCTGATTTTTCATATTTATTATTTCTTGGACTGTAATAGTATTACCTGTCATACAATCCTTCAAAAAGTCTGTTTTAATACTCATAATATACCTTTTTTTATTTTAAAATCATAAGTCTTAAAGATGTTGGGTGTTTTTGTAAATCTAATAATTGTTTTTCTTCAGCAAAAGCACTAGCATCATAAATGTATATTTTATTACCATCAACTCTTAATTCAGCTATTTCATTATCAGTTTCAGCTACAATAAATTTATATTCTCCATCATAAATATAAGGATTTTCTTGAATATTTTCTATATTTACTATTCTAGAACTAGTATTTTTTACCATAGTTACAATTTCATTTATTAAATTTTTTTTTACAAAAACTGTAATAACACCTTCTATTTCTTCTCCTGTAGAAGTTGTGTAAGTATTTTTTATTTCTCTTTCATTTGTAGCAACATCAGAAAAAACTTTAAAAGAATTTGAATTTCTACTATCAAATAAATCAATATAAAAAGCTTCTTTTTGATTTCCATCTTTGTCTAAATTATCATCAGAATTTTGTCTTTCATTTGCCCATTTTTTGCACCATGCAATAGCATCATCTTCAGATATATTTGAATTTCCTCTTATCAATACATCTAATCTTTTTAATGGTAAAGCCATTTTATATACCTTTTACTTTTTAAAATTATTTAATTTAAAAAAATAAATTTAAAAAATAAAAGGAAAAGAGCAAACTCTTAAAGAGTTGCTGCATCTCCTTTACTAGATGTATTAGAAGTAGTTGTAGTAGAAGTACTATTTGTATCACTACTCATAACTTTATTCCATCCATTTTCGAAAGATTCAAAAATAGAATTAACATCTACAGTAAGTTGAGATGAAACTGTTTTTTGAATTTCAGCTTGAGCATCTTCTAATGCTTTATTTATAGCATCAGTTTTTGCTTGTTCAATAGCTTTATTAGCTACATCTTGAATGTTATTTAATAAACTTTCAATTTTTGTACTTGAAAAAGTTGTTGTAGCTGCTGTTACTGAATCATCAATTTGAGTTTTATTAGCAATTTGAGTTTTTAAATCATCAGCAATTGCTTGAATTTTAGCTGAAGAAAATAATTTATTTGCATCTGCAGCTGAATCATCAATTTTTGGAATACTATTTTTAACTGCTTCTATTTCAGTTTGAGCTGTTTTTAATGTATCTTCTAAAGTTGAAGCTTGTTTAGCAACATCACCAATTTTAGCTGTTAAATCATTATTAACTCCATCTATTTTTGTAGAAACATCACCTACAGATTTTGTTACATCAGCAATTTTAGAATCTAATCCTTTAATTTGCCCTTGAGCTGCATTTAATGCATCTTGAAGAGTTTTAACAGCATTTTGATTATCAGTGATAATTTTTATAATATTTTGAACACTAAATTCACCATCTTCATCACCATCTAAAACTTTACTAATAGTATTGATTTTGTCAACTAATGAAGCAATTTCTTCTCCATCTAATTTAGCAATACCATCAATTTTGTTATTAAGATCAGCTAATTCTGCTTTTACTAATGAAGCTGTAGCTTCTCCTAATTTTTCACTGATAGCTTTTAATAATTCTTCTTGAGTTGTGTAATTTGTTGTAGTAGCCATTTGTAAGACCTCCATAAATAATTTATTTTAGTGGATATAAATATCCACTTTTAAAAATACTTTTATATTCTTAAAAGAGGATTTTAAAATCCTCTATTTTTAATTAGAAGTATTATCATTTTTTACAGGTTCTCTTGGTGCTTTTTTATCTATTTCAACTTTTTTGTAACTTACTAAAATTGAAAATGGGAATGCATTAGGATAACTACCATCATCTGCTTTAGTTCCACCATCTGTATATTTTACATTATATTCAGCAAAATGTCTTAAATCTCTTGCAATAGTTTTAGCTGTTTTTTCATCAACTTTTGCTACTTGTAATGTTACTGGTGCCATAAAATCACCATTCATAGAAACCATAATTTCATAATCTGTTGGAGATTTAAATCCATAAGCACTTAAATCTATAATAACTTCACCTGTATCTGAATTAAATAAAAAATTATGAACATCATTTTTTGTTGCAGCATTTACAACATCTATTAGTCTATTTACTAAATCTATAACATCTAAAAATTTATTTTCAGTATCACCTTCACCTAATAATTCTTTAAGAGCTTCAATTTTTGCTTTTACATCATCTAAATCTCCACCAGAAATTTGATCTATTTGAGATTGTAAATCATTTAAAGCATCTTGAGTATCTTTATCTAAACCATTATGTTTAGAAACTATTTCTTCAATTTGATCATTTATTTGTTTAACAGTACCTAAAATACCTTTTGAATAATCAACAGGTTGCAATACTATTAAATCATTGCTTAAATCATAAGCCATAAAATATCCTTTTTTAATTTTTATTCTTTATAAGTATTTAAAAAATATCAAAAATATAAGATTTAACAATCTTTACAATCTTCATAATCAACTGGACACCCACAATTAGATGTATTTAATTCATCATCAGCATATCTTAAATGTACATTATCAAATTGAGCATATATATCACAATTACAATTTGTATCATTATAATCTATAAATAAATCACATAAAGGAATATTACAATCATTTCTTTTTAAAAATTCAATTTGTTTATTTTCTATTTCTAAAAATAAATTTTTTAAATTATAAATTTTTTCTTTTAATAATTCAGAATGTTCTAAAATACCATTAACATTAGTACCTTCTAATTCTTTCAATTCATCATATAAAATACTTAAATTATTATTTATAGATTTATCATTTGAAAGCATTTTTAAAGGAACAGTATTTAATAATTTTCCAGAAATAGTAAATTTATTTATTACTATTTCTTCAATTTTAGGATAAGGTAATTTACAAATTAAAGACATATTATACCTTTATAGGAGTTATAACTCCATTGTTGATAGTTATTTTATATAATTCTCCAGTAGATTCATCTTGTACAAAAAGAAAATTTGAAGGATTAAATTCATATTTATACCAATATGAAATATCCTCTAAATATCCATTATTGTCATTTATTAAAGATACATAAAATGTTTTATCTTTTAAAACAACATCACCAATTGAATATAATTTAGTTGGATTATATATTTCATAATTACCTTCAAAAATTCCTAATATACTTTTGTTAATTTGAGTTACTATTCTAAGATAATCCATATTTAAAGCAATAGCTTTAGGTGCTTTATTAAAATATTTACCGGCAAAAGGAGTAAATTCAAAACTATCTGAACCTTCATATATCCATAATTTATTCAATTCTACATCTTTTACTGGAATATTTTTAATGACTTTATCATATTTTTCAACCATTTATTTTCCTTTAATATAGTTCATAATAAACTATTATTTTTACCATTTTAACTTCTTTATTAGCAAATGTATTTACAAAAAATTTAACTGAATTACCTTCAATCCACCATCCGCTTGTATTAGCTTCATCTGGGATTTTATCTTCAAAAAAAGGTAATCCATCAATTGAAGCACCTAATGGTGGTATATTAACAATTATATTATCAAATTTAGCTACTACTTTAATATGGTCAGTTCTCCCATTTAATTCTATTTTATCATAAATAGATATAGAATTATAAGGTTTTAAATCTTTATCTTTTTTATAAGTTAATGTTATAGATGCTGGTGTTAAAATAACATTTTCTTTAATATAATTTTGAAGTAAATTATAAACTTCTCTTCTTATAACATATTGTGGTCTAAAATAAAAATTATCTGTATTTAAACTTTCATAAAAAAATAATTCTTTACCATTAAAACTAGTAATATGATTATCAATAGTTTTATGTAAATTAAATTGATATCTTTTTTCTAATTCATTATAAATTTTTAATTTTATATTTTCTACTTTACCTAATACATCTAATAATTTTTCACTTAAATTTAATTTTTCTTCGTCTATTAAAATGTAACTCATATTATCTCCAAGCTATAATTTTAAATTTCATTTTAGCACATTTACCTATCCATTGAGGAAAATTTGCTTTTTTTAAGTATATTTTAACTTGGTTATCTTCTATCCACCAGCCTGAATAATTTTTTAAATTATTTATATTTTCTGAAAATGGTAATCCATCTATTGAAATACCTATAGGTGGTATTTGTGTTAAACTTTTATTGCTACCGCCGTTTTTATCAATACATTCATCTACTTTTACTAAAACTTCAATATAACTTGGTTCAAAATCTAAACTATCTATAGCACCAATATATAAATCTTTTGAAATATCTAAATTAGGAATATCTGTCCATTCTTTTATATAAGAAGCGCTTAAAGGTTTTTTATCATTTTGTTCTTTTATGTCTTTTTTAATAGATTCTATTACAGGTTTAAAATAATCTTTCATTTCAGCTAAAAATTCATCATATGTTTTTCCACTTAATAAAGAAGAATTTTTAGCATAATTAACTGATAGAGGGTTTCCATCATTATCAACAACAACATTACCTACATTTTTTAAATTTTTAGATTCATAATCTATCAAAGATAAATCATCTAATTTTTTACTAAGTTCATCTAATTTTGTATATATATCATCTATAGTCATTATTTCTCCTTAAAGTTTTCCCATTTTTTAATATATCCATAATCTTTAAATAAACTTTCAAAAGTTTTTGAGTGTCTTATATTAAGATATTCATTATAAATTTCATCTATTTCTTTTTTAGGTTTTAATTCATCAGAAATAGATAAAAGATAATCTAAATATAAAATATTATTATAAACTATTTTATCATTTTCTATTAAATTTTTTAATTGTTTATTTAAAACATAAGCATTTAAAGTAAATTGTTTATTATTTTTACCCTCATAAAATTTAAAAACATCAATTGTTTTTTCAAATTTTCTAACAAAACTCATATTCTTGTCCTTCTAAAACTACTTCTCCTGTACAGAAATCTTTTTCTACTGAATGTGCTTGATTTTCTGAAATTATAATAGCATTACCAGTACTTAATTGAGAAGAAATAGTTTGAGTATCAACATTTCCTAATTCAGATAAAGGTAAAATATTCCCATTATTATCTAAAAATCCTATTATTTGACCATCAGAATTTTGAACATATATTATAGTATCATTTTCTTGATATTCTAATATTTGTTTTATTGTTGGTGCTAAATTTATATAACATTTACCACTTTGATTTTTATAAAAATCAAAAAATTGAAAATAATTTAAAATATCATTTATTTCTTGGTAAATAATATTTTCAGTTTTTTCAATAATATAATCAAATGTAATTCTATCTTTTTCTGCATCTTCAAATTTTTTATCTAATATTTTAAAATTTTCACATAATATTTCATCATTTTCTAACAACATATTAAATTTTTCTTTATAATTTTCAGTTGTTAGAAAATCATATTTAGAAATATCAGATTTATCATACCAAAATGGATAGTTTATTTCAGACCATTTTAATTCATTATACATATTTTAGACCTTTTATGAATTAAACTTTTATAATATTTAATTCAGGGTCTATTAAATATCCTACAAATTCATTATCATTTGAAATAATATTAAAATCTATACATTTTCCATAACCTGGATTATTTTTATCTACTATTACTTTATCACCCCTTTTACCTTTATTAGATAATTTTACTGGTATTCTACCTTTTAAAGCTATAGGAGATGTAATAGTTTTATTTTCTAATTCTTTATTTAAAAGATATCCATAGACATTAGTTACTACACCTAATACAGGTCTAGTTCCATCAGCTATTTCACCTTCAAATTCTTTACCTATTTGAACAATAGTTCCAGGTTCAAAAAAATCACTAGTTTCATATAATTCTGCAATATCAGCTTGAGAAATACTATAAAAACTACCATAAATTTCTTTAGCATATAATTTTTGAAAAGGTTTTTCTAAACTTCCTATATTTGTATTTTCATTTAAAGGATTTATATTATTTACATTTAAATTTTTAGTATCTAATGTAAAATTAACATTTGTTTTTATTATAAATTCATCATTTTTATTTTCTGAAATAAAACTTATTTCAGCTGTAGTTTTAGAATCTTTATTAGATGTTTTTATATCCATTTTATTAGATAAATTATTTACTTCATTTTGAAAAGATATCCCTGTTTCAGTGTTTTCTTTTCCGTGAAAAATAATACTTTCTTTATTTGTATAAAAATCTATAGTTGAAGGATTTAAAACATAATTATTAGAAATTTTAAAATGTTCTGTATAAAATTCATTTACAACAAATTTTTCAGCAGAACCTACTGTAATAGCTAAATTAGAAGATTTTATATTTTCATTTATTATATTATTTATAACTGATGTATCAACTTTTAAATTTTTAGAAGAAATATTATCAGAATTTATATTTTTAGATGTTAAATCATCATTAGATAAAGATGATATTTTAGATATCTTAGATGTAAGTTCATTTGTGTTTAATTTACTAACATTAAAAGTATCTTCATTAAAATTTTTTTCAATAGTTGATATTCTTGTATCTAAATTATAATCATTATCTTCAACTTGTTTTATAATAGTATTCATAAAAGCTGATGTAAAAGGAGTTCTAAGATATTCGTCTTTACCTTCATAAAATTTATTAAGAATAGGATAAGGAAGAGCCATATTAACCTCCTTATCTTAAAATATCAACAAAGAAACTTATTTCTGTAGTATTATCATCTAAAACAATTTGAGAACCATCTAATTTATAAGCAGCTACTGTAAATGATACTATATGACCATCACTATTATATTCAATATTTTCAATATGAGTAACACCCAAAATAGATTTTAGTTGAGAAATTAAACCTAAATTAGTTCTTTTTAAATTAGAAAAATCAGAAATTTTAAATTTACTATCATCAACATAATCAATACTTACACCATATGATGAAAATTCTTTTACTAATTCAGCTTTTTTATTTCCATTACTATCTGAATAAACTTTTACTTCTGCACTAATTCTTTCTGCATAATTTTTAGTTTCTATAGTATTTGTTCCATCACTAATAGATGTACTTGTTTTAAATTCAACTTTTTTATCTAAATCTATTAAAACATTATTATCAGCATCTACAATATCATTATTTGAAGAATCATATTCTACTTTTTTAGATAAATTTATTAAAACATTATTATCTTTATCATTTATAGTTTTATTACCACTATCATAATCTACTTTTTTGTTTAAATCAATTAAAAGATTTCCAGCTGAGTCAGTTATATATTTATTATCAACATCATATTCTGTTTTTTTATTTAATTCTTTAGTATTAGCATCAATATCAAAAATAACTGTTCCATCAGTTTTAGTAATAGTATTATTATTTTCATCATATGTATTTTTAGAATCTAATTGGTTTTGATTATCTAAAATATCAAAAATAGTTTTACCATTTTTATCAACTATTTTATCTTCAGTTACTTTACCATTTTCATCAGTAGTTATTTTATGTTCATTTTTAGAATCAACTTTTTTATTATTATCTAAAATATCAAAAAGAAGATTATTATCATTATCTAATAATTTATTTACAGTAACTTTACCTGAACTATCTTTTTTATAATCAGTTATAACTCTTGTATCTTGTAAATTACTTATATTGTTTTTATTATTATCTATATCATTATACATAGTATAAATACTATATGTTTTAGTTTTTTCATTACCATTTTTATCAGTATAATTTTGAGAAATAGTATAATCAGTTACTTTATCTTTGTCTTTATCATATATAACTTTATCATCACCTTTTTTAGCAACTTCAGATTTTAAATCATCTATAGAATTTTTATTATCAGAAATATTAGATGCATTTTTAGAAATATTATTTTTATTTGTATTTATATCAATTCTATTACTATCTATAGAATTTTTATTTTCAGAAATTTTATTATCATTATCTGTTATATCAAATACTTTAGTTCCATCAGTATCAGTAAAATATTTATCAGTTACATTTCCATTATCATCTTTATCTTCTTTATAATATACACTAGCAGCTGCTGCAGCTTTTAATCCTGCAATTTGTCCATCTATATTAGCTAAATGTTCATTTGTAGCAGTAAAATCTTGTAATACTTCTCCATTAGTATTTATAGCTTGGATATGACCATCTGAAATTCTATATTTTACCATATTAGAAATAATAATTTCTTGTAAATTACCATCTTTATCTTTCACATAAAGTTGATTACCTTGAGCGTATATATTTATATAATCTTGAACGTTTTTATTAAGATTTTGAATATCTAAAATTTCTTTTCCATCTTTATCATAAAGATTTCCATTTTTATCAGTCACAATAATTTTAGATAAATCATCTTCAGAAAATAAATCATTCATTTTTTGAACAAGTGGTAAAATAGAATCTATTTCATAAGTATTACCACTTGAAGTTTTTAGTTCATCAGTTTGAACTTCACCACCACCATTTTTAACATTAGGTGCGCTAAATCTTTCATTTATTCCCATTTAAAATCCTTTTTACATTTTTATAATAACTTCATCAGTTCCAGATGTTAAAGCTATACCTACTAATTTTTTATAATCTTTTAAAGTTGTAATATCATTTTTAGCAATACATTTACCATTTTTATCTGCAATAATATAATCACCTTTATTAGCAGAACCATTTATTTTTACTTTAACTCTACCTTTTAAAGCAACTAATATAGGATTTTTAAAATTATTATTTTCACCTAAAATATGACCTGGTGTTTCAGAAACTACTCCAAAAACTTTACCACCATTATAAATAGTACATTCGATATTTTCTTCTTTTGAAATTTCTAAAACAGTTCCTGGTTCATAATTTTTATCACTTTCATAAAATTCTGCTACATCGGCACCAGTTGTTCTAACATTTCCAGCTAAAATAGCACTTTTTTCAACTTTACCATCAGCATAAAATAAATATGTATTAGGTGTATCTCCAGAATTATCATCATCATATACTATAGCATCTTGTAAATCTTTAGAACCAAAATTTATATATGAATTTAAAGCATAAAATGAACCTGTTCTTATAAAAGATTTACTATAATCATCTTCTGCTTTAAAATCTAAATAATCTGCTTTAGCATTACTATCTTGAACTACACTAACTTTTGAAGATAATTCATTAAATTCTATATAATTAGTTTTTAATGTATTTATTTTTAAATTTTTTAAATTACCATCATCATCTTCTAAAGACATGTCGTCTGTAGTATAATTTAAATTAACACCATTTACATTTAAATTATTAGTATTTACTTTATAAGTTTTTAAAGTAATTGTATTTTTATTATCTGAATCATTTAAATTTATTGTTTTATCATTTTCACTAGAAATAATAATTTTTTTAAGATCAATTTCATCTGTACTTAATTTAGAAAATTTTTCTTCTCCATCTAAAATTTTATAAATTTTATCATCTAAAATTAAATCATTATCAGCTAATTGTCTTAAAGGTAAATTTAAATTTACACCATTAAAATCTGTAGCTCTATCTGGGTCATTTCCCTCATACCACAAAAACATATTATTTGTAGTGTATGTTATGTAATTTGCCATTCCATTATCCTTTTTTATTCACAAACTTTTTTAAAGTAAATTGTCCAACTAAATTTTAATTTCATTTCATAATCTTTATAAATAGCAGCTCTTGTTTTTCTTGAAAACATAATATTTTTGCCTTGTTTTTCTTCAGGAGCAGTATTACCATAAATAGATTCACTTAAAAGAGCATATTCTGTTATAAGTTGTTCTCCAGTAGAACCATTACATTCATCTTTTTCTAAAATAACACTAAAAACTACACCATACCCATAATCATCTTCAATTAAATCATAAGTTACTTCTTTTCTAAAAACTTCATTATCTAATTTATAATCATTACAAGTAGCAGGTCTAATATTTTTAGTATCGTCTTTTTCAGTTAAATTCATATCACCAAAAGCAATATATTTTATACCTTTAGTATTTTCATCATTAACTAAAAATTGTCTAATAAGATAACCACTATCTACAACTATTTGATTTTTATCTTCAAATAAAGTTTCGGCGCTTCCATCATCTTTTATAATTTCAGCTTTTAATATACCCATTAGGTGTTCTCTTGTATCATAATTATCTCTTAAATTCATTACCTCAAACCTTTATTTTAAAATTATTTAATTTTTTTATTAAATTTTTTCATCATCAGGGAAAAATCTTTCTAATACAATATAATTTTTAATTTTACTTAAATCTAATATATAAGGTCTATTATCTTTATAAACAAATTTTCCACCTATTTTTATTAAATTATCTATATTATTTATATGTTCATATTTTTCAAACCAAGCTTCTCTAATTAAAAAATTATTATTTTTGACTTCTCTTATATCTAATTTAAATCTTTTTAAATTTAAAACAACATAATCACCTATAATTTTAAAAATTTTTGATAATTGATAATCTTTATTAAAATAATCTCTTAAAATATATTCTTTATCACCTTTACCAACTAAATATAATTCTTTAATATTTAGAGATTTTGGTTCATTATTATGAATAATAGATGGTCCATAAATTTTAAATTTTCCTGTATTTCTAGTCCATTTACCATAATGTGAATAATTACCAGCAGGTAACCAAGGGTTATTTAAAACATATAATTCATTTATATTTTCATCTTTTAATGATGTATTTTCTATATATTCAAAATGATTAAACATTTTATGATAAATAACTCTATTTTTATATTTGTCATTATACATAGCAAATCTACATTTAGCAATATTTCCATTTAAATGTTTTTGAGAAATTGCTTTATCAAATGTTACTAAAACATCAACTAATTTATCATTATCTTTTGTTATACATCTTTTAGCTATTTTAATATTATTTAATTTTATAACATCTTCTTTATTAGAACCATTTATTAAAATTTTTTCATTATTTTGTACAAATCCTTTAGTTATTAAATTATCTTTTTCTTTAACAATACCTGAACCCATAATTTTAAAACCATAAGGAGATTTAGAACCTTGAGAATAAATTTCTAATTTTTCATCAATAGTATTATCATCAAATGTTTCTACAACATTTAAATCAATATCAAATTCAAATTTATTTTTACCTTCAAAAGGCTCAAAAATATCTATATTTGATAATTCAATATCTATTTCATTATTTTCATCTATGTTACTTAACTCATATATAGTATTAGAATTTAAAACTAATTCTTCAAAATAAACTTTTAAATAAAATGGCATTCTCTCTAATAATATTTGTTTATAAGAATTTATATGTTCATTAAATTTATAAATTTCTTCTAAATTATCTATATTTATTTTTATTCTATAATCTAAATAACATTCTTTAATATTACCTTCTAGAGAAACTCCTTTAAAATTTATTTCTTCTCCAGGAATCTTAAAAGCTTCAGTATTAGAAATTTTAATATTAGCATTATTATCTATAGCTAAATCATTTTGTTCAAAATCTTGACCTTTTATTTCTTTTAAAACTTCAATATAATCTTTTACTTCTTTAATAATTTCTATTTTTCTATCAACAATATCACCCAATAATTTTATATCTTGTCTAAAAATTATTTTATTATCATAAATATCATCAACAAAATATATACCTCTAACATTTTCTTTATTATAAGAACAATCTCCTAAAGAAATATTTTCTAAATATTCTAAAGAAAAATTACCTTTTCCTGTATAAATACATTTAAATGTATCTTTATATTTATTCCAAAGATTTTCATTTCTTAAAAATATTTCATATTCTTTTTCCATTTTTTCTATATCAATATTAAATACATAATTTAAAAAATTTAAATATGAAGAATTTTCATCATTAAATTCTAATTTATTAAATAAATTTAATTTTTTAATAAAATCTAAATCTTTATAAGTGCCTTTAAAATCATAATAAGCATTTAATTCTTCTATTTTTTCTAATGATACATATTTTTCAATTTCTTCAGGTTTATGACCTAATATATATTTTATAAATAAAATATCATTTTCATAAATATCAAATTTTTCACTTAAATCTTCCGATACTTTTTTTAATAAACTTTCCGTAAAAGAAAAAACATTTGTATTAACTATTTCTAAATATTCTTTTTTATAATCTAATTCATATTCAGCATATTGATTAAAAGTTATATTAAAATTTTCTACTAAACTATATACAGATATTATATTATAATTTTTAAAAATATATATAGATTCTTCTGTAAAATAAATTAAAATAATATCTCTAAATTTAAATTCATATGAATCATTATTTATATTTATTGTAATTTTTGTATTTTTATATTTTATTTTTTGTACACTCAAAGAGACATAACTTCCAATATTTATATCTCTATATTTATTATTATATTCTCCATATTTCATTAAATAACTATTACTTTGTTTTTCAAATATTATAGGTCCTCCATAATATTCAAAAATTTTAGAAATATTTTTTTGTTTAGTTAAAAAACTAGGAGATTTAAAATTTTTTGTAGATGTTTTTTGAGAATTAAAAAAATCTTTCCAATTCATTTATTTTTCCTTATTCGAATACAATATCTAATCCATAAAAAACTAAATATTCATATTTTTGTGAATTTATAACTTCTTCATCTCCTGTATTTTTTACATATTGAACAGGATATATTTCAATCCCATTATCCCAAGTTTTATACTTAGTCAATTGAGATATTATTCTATTTACTTCAAAATTAGTATTAAGTTTATATTCATATTCTTTTAATATTTCTTTAATATAATTATAAACTTCTTCTTGAAATTTATTATCTATTAGTTTTATTCCTAATGATAGAGCTGTTAATTTTGGAATAGAAGGTATATATGCTACTTTTATACCTACAATAGCATAATTTTTTATATAACTATCTAAATATAATAATTCAGAAGTTGTTAAATTATCTCTAATAGTTTTATTACCTTTTTTAACATAATATACATTTAAAACACAACTTTGAGCTCTTAAATAATTGTTTATTACTTCTATTTTTATATTATCATCTGTGCTAGAAATATTTATTTCTCTTTCAAGATATTTTTGTTCTAATATTAAATCTTTATTACCATCAGGTAAATTTATAATACTAGGAGTTATTAAAAGGTTATCTATCAGAGCTGTATATATTCTTTCTTTAAATGAATTATTATCTTCACCTAAATTTCTTTTTAATGTAATTAAAGAACCTTCTATTAAAATTGTAAATGTTTCTAAAAAATCATCAAAATCTATCTTCCAAGTTGCTGGAACGCTTTGTTCAGGTTCTAAATATACATCTTCTAATAAATTTGTATTCATAATATAATATTTATAATCATTTAAAGTTACAGCTCTACCTTTAGTATTTCTTAAAATTGGTGCATAATTTTTTATTTTATTTATATCATCTTCATTTAAACCATAAAAATAAATATCATAAAAATAAAAATCAGGTTTAGAAAATTTAATATTTTTGTGATCTATTGTTTCTACTTGTCCATCAGTTTCAACATATTTTATATTTAATTTTTCTACTGAACAATCTCCATAATTATTAGTTTTATCACTTATATAAATTATAGCTTCAGTATTAGTATTAGACCAATTTATCATCTTATTATTAAGTAAAAAATCTTCAAATACTATTGAATTTGTTTTAAAATATCCATCTGCATATAATCTTATATTATTATTATCTATACTTCTTCCATTTTCTGGAATTAAATTAACAGTATTGAATTTTTCTGCACCTACAATATATTCTAATTCTTTATAAAATCCTATTTTAAAATTAACTAAATCATTATATTTTAATTTTCTAGGATAATCAAAATAAAATATATCATAAATTTTATTATTTATTTTGATATTTCCAATAATATCACCTTCTTTTAAAAATAAATCTTCATTTCCTAAATATTTTATAGTAATTTCAGGTGCTTTAGCTCTCATAAATCTATAACCTAAAGTTTTACCTATTTCAAAAATAGAAGTATCTAATTTAGCTTTTTGTAAATAAGTTTCTTCTCTTAAAAGTTTATTTTTATATACATTATAAGATGTATAACCAGCAATAAGAGATATTAACAAATCCATAGTAGATTTTGATAATTTTTCTTTTATTTCTTTATAATTATCTAATTTTGAAATATATTCATTTAAATTATTTTTTATATCCTCAAAATTAACACTATCATAATTTATAATCATAATTTTTTAACCTTTATTGAATTATATTTATATTATGAGAAAATGAAAATACACCTAAATCTTTTATTTCAAAATCTATTTTTATTTCATATTGTCTTTTTTCATAATTTAAAATAACACCACTTGTTCCCAATAGAGTTATTTCAGGAATGTGTTTATTTATACATCTATATATTTGTAAAGTTATTTCATCTGCAATATGTTGTTGCAAAGGTTGGAATAAATATTCTCTCATATCACAATCATAATTTCTATCAAAAAACCAATCTCCTTTTAAAGAACTAAATAATAATTCTAATTTTTCATATATTGCATCTGCATCTTTTATAAAAAATTTAGGAGTATTATAAGATAAATCTCCATATGTATTCATCATAATATAAATCCTTTTTATAGTATTTAAAGGTTGGTTGGTAAAATAATAAATGAAAAGAATTTATAATATAATTATATCATGAATTTTTAAAAAATAAAACTTTTTAAAGAAAAGTCAAGAAGACTTTTCAGTTTAAGTTTATAACTGCACCATTTATTGTTATTGGACCACCAGCTTTTATATTTATTTTACCACCTACTTCAATAGTTAAATTACCACCTATTTTTAAAATATCATTAGCACCTATTCCTGTTACTCTTCCAATTCCAATAGTTCTTACTTCACCTAATAAAATATTTTTAAAATAAGCTTGGTTATAATTTTGAGTTACATTACCATCAACTACTGTTAATTTTTCTTGCATTATATGTTCATAAAAATTTTTCATATATAAATCATCTTCATTACCTGCACATACAAAACCTCTATCACCAAATGTATAATATAATTCTGTTCCTGGAATTTTTTGTTCATAATTTCCTTTACCATCTACTTTTTGGTAATATCCAGTATGATGAACTCTCCACCATTCTCCAGTAGTAAAATTTCTTTTCTCGAAGTCTTTTTCTTCATTTATCCACCCTTTAGAAGTTGGATAATTTTCACTAGTTGAATATCTAGCATCATTTAATTTTACTAAAGTTGTATATTTAACATCTGGATGTTGCATAGCAGTCCATTTTATATCTTTTTTAGCATCTTGCATATTATGTTTGTCTGATGTTTTTTTATCTGCATTATGAGCTTTAGCATTAGCTGAATGAACACCAGCAGCTTTTGCAGCTGCAGCTATTATAGCTTTTAATTTAGCTAATAAATTATCTAAATTTGATTTAGCATTTTTAGCAGATGATGTAATAGCTGCTATTATAGAATCTATAATAGATTGTGCAGAAGAAGCTTGAGCTTTTAAATCATTTGCTAATTTTAAATCTCCTATTCTAGCAGCTTCTTCAGCTTTTGATTTTAAACTATCTAATAATTTTTGTTCATTATTTTTTAATCTATCTATTTTAGAATCTACATCACAATTACCTAATAAACTCATTATATTTCTCCTTTTTTAACAATGACTTGTTATTGATGGTATATTAAAACTAAAATAAGGTAAATGAATATCTATTGGTAATAAATTAAAATTTAAATTTAAATCTGGTTGAGGAACTCTACAATTAGATGATTCATTTATAATACCTATTAAAGATTGTTTTAAATAATTTTCTGCAATGTCTTCTAAATCCCCTAATAAAGAAGATGCTGAAGTATTTGGGTTTAAATCTTTTGGACATACTGAAGGTAAACTAAACATAGTTTCAACAGAATTAAATAAATCTTTAATATTTTGAACTGATATATTTATAAAATTATCAAAACTACTTAAAATACTTGAAGCACTTTGTGTAATTTGATTTAAAGCATTAGGTATAGTTTTTGTAAAAAAATTAACTATAGTAAATAAAGAACATAATAATGCTTTTAATAAACACATAACAGCTGAAAAAATATTTGCAATTGCATCTAAAATATCAAAAAGACCTTTTAAAAATGAATCATTTATTATTTTATTAGCAAAATTAACTAAAGAATAATTTAATCTATTTATAAAATCATTTAATTTATAATTAAATTCATATATTTTATTTTTTATACCTTCTATATAATCATTAAAATGAGTCATATATTTATTCATTTTATCATTAAAATCTTGAATTTTATTAGTATATTCATTTAAATCATTTTGAATAGCACATAAAAAACTTAATAATTTATTTTTATGTCTTGAATTTTTATTAGCTTCATCAGCAATATCTTTTGATTCATTTACCATATCATTTTGATATTCTATAAAACTACCTAAAGAATTCATACTATCTAAAGTTAAATCTTTTAAATCATTTGTAGGTTCTAAAAGATTATTCAAAGTATTAGAACCTAAATTTTTAGAAAAATTATCATCTTTTAAAGAAGATACTATAGCATTTATTGTTTTATCATTTGTTGGTTGATTATTAGATAAAGATTCTAATATTGATTTATTTAAATCATTTATATTAGGATTTAAATTATTATTAACTACATTTTTAATTTTATCTATTGAATTTTTATTTTTGTCTCCTAATTTAGATTCTGCTAAATTTGTAATAGCATTTGATAATTTTTTGTTAATATCAACAGGTTTATTTAACATATTAGAAATATCTTTAGATTTAGAATTATTACTAGGTTTAATAGGTCTTTTATCATATTCAGATTCTTTCATATTAAAACCTGTATTTGTATCTAATTTAGAATTTAAAAATTCAATAGTACTTAAAGGAGAATTTTTAGTTAATTCTTTCATAATATTCATCATACTATCAATTGTTTCTGCTAAATCAGTTTTATAAATTCCTAATGTTTTATTTATTAAATTATTTTCATTAAATGTACTAGGAAGTTTAATACCAAATTGAACAAATATATCCATAAAATCATTTAAAGAATCAAAGTCATATTTTTTTAATAAAATATTTATATCTAAATTTATCATATTTATATCATTAGAAATTTCGTTTAATAATAATAATGCTAAAATAAATTTTTTTATATTATCATTTAAATCTTTATCAAAATTATTAAATGATTTTATCAAAAATTCAAAAAGTAATGCTTGAAAATATCCTAATCCCATATTAGCTAATAAATCTAACATATTTTCTATAAGCATACCTTTAGAAAAAGTATCCTGTAAATCAGACAAAAGTAATCTTGGAACAAATTCCACACCTTTTAAGTCTTTTATTAAACCTTTTGCTACAGATGCAATAAAATTATCATTTAATATAAATATTCCTTCTGCTACATAACAACTTAATACACCTGTAAAACCTATTTCTTTTTTAGTATAAGTTTGAAATAAAGCATCTTTTATTATATCAGAAAATATTTCTTGATTATATAATTCTTCTGATAATGAATAAATATCAGTATTTTTTAAAACTTTGTAATAATTTTCAGCAAATGTAAAAAATATTTCATTATAAAAATTATCTATATCAATATTTTTATTTTCTAATAACAATAAATATAAATCATTATATTTTTTACAATCATTTATAAAATTATTTTTATAATTATACGATATTTCAAAAAATATGTCAACTAATTCATCTATATCTTGCATTAAAGCCCATAAGAAAAAATTTTGAGTAGGAAACATATTATTATAAGTAAAATCATTATATAAATTATAAAAATCTTCACCTAAATTATTTTTTATATATTCTTTATCATTTTCACTTATTATTTGTGGTTGTATATAACAATTATTTTTTAAAGTTTCTTTTTGGTCAAATTTAGTAAATATTTTATTTTTTACTAAATTTTTTGCTAATTCATTCTTTTTTTCTATAAAAGGATATACAATTTTATAAGCATTTATCATTTTTTGAATTGTTGATACAATAAATAAATATCTTATAACATTATTTCCATCTTGAATAATATAATTATTATTAAAATCATTTATATATTCAAAAGCATATTTTATTTGTTCTTGGAGTCTATTTATATCACAATATTTAGTATCTTTAAATAAATCTCTCCCTGATTTTATAAAATTATAACCTTGTTCTATATTATTTTCAAAAATATATAAAGCTTCTTTTTTTAGAGAATTCATATCATCTAATAAAGAATTCATAAATTTTATATATTCACATATATTAGTATATAAATCCCAATGATATGTTTCTTCTCCATATTTTTTAAAAATTTTTTCCACTTATTCTCCTTTTTAAGCAGGCGGGATAGATGAAACTGAATTAACTACTCTACCATTCATTATATCTTCTTCTTCAAAATAAACTATAACTCTACTATCTACTTTAGGTACATCATTTTGAGCATTAGCGCCGCTTGTTGGTGGCATGTCAATATAATACCAAGGTAAATGTTGAGTATCAATTTCATCAGTTACATTATCTAATGCAACTCTTATTCTATTTGCTTGTAAAGGGTCAGCATCATCTTTTACTGTACCCTGAAATCTATTATTTTTTAAAAATCTAGCTAAAACAGTATCTTGTTTATCTAAAAACATTTAAAATACCTTTTATTTTTATTTAACAAAATAATCCCTCATTAAAGTTACTTCTAATTTTTGAAAACCACTTTGATTATAATAATATACTATTTTTTTAACTATATATTTACCTTCTATGTGAATTGAAGGTTTATTTTTAGTAAGAGTTGTTTCTTTTAATTTTACTAAATCTAATAATTCAAAATTAAATGTTTTATTAGCTTGAGGAATAACTAATGTAACAGTATATTTTTCTAATCTATTTCTTAAAACTATATTATTTTTTTGAGTAAAACAATAATTTTCGTGAGTGTTCATATTATCTAACATCAAAGGAAATGGGTGATATTTATATAAAACATCATAATCTCTTCCAGTAAATAAAGATTTAGCTGAAATGTCTCCTTCTAAAATTTTATGTGTAGGTGGTTGAAACCATCTAACTTTTCTCAAAGGAGACAATCTAACATCTAATATATCTGCCTTTGATTTAAATTTTAAATCAGCATAAAATATATCACCATTATTTATATTATTTGTAAAAATTTTAAAAGGTTTTTTTAAAATAGTTTTTACACTTGAAACTTTTAATTTTCCATCAGCTTTTAAACCACATAAAATTATATCATTTGGTTTATAACAATATTGATATAGATAATCCATAAATTGTTTTTCTGTAGTATTAGCTCTAATCCAATCTTGTTTATCATCTGTTGGGTCAGTTTCTATTTGAGTTTCAATATTTTTTAAAGAACCCATAACTTCATATGATTTTTTATCTTTAAAAAGTTCTTGTTTAAATTCATTTCCATAATAATTTGTAGCATCTAATAAAGCTTCTACATTTACTAAATAACTTGCTTTTCCGTGTCTCTCAAAATTAAAATTTCTTAAAGAAAATTTAAATCTTTTTGATATATCGTGGAAAATTAGTTTAACTTCAATTTTAGCATCAACTTTCATAAACATAGGTAATTTTTCTTCTAATACTATAAATTCAAAAACAGCATAAGGAATTATATTATGTAATTCTTCATAAACTACCATATTTTTAAATTCATCCATATGAATTTCATTTCCATCTATATTTATTTTTAATTTCCCAGCTCCATCATTACCTATAGTAGTACTAGACATATTTACTCCTTTTACTTATATTCTTTTTTAATTAAATGTTCTCCTAAAATATTAGTTAAAATAAAACTATTAGGAACTTTTATTATATCTTTATTATCTTTTGTAAAAGGGTCAATTATATCATTATATAAAGCTAAAACCCACCATAAATTTATATCATCTAAATATTTTTCAGAAATATAATCTAAATCTATATTTTTTGAATTAACATATTCAAATTTTTTTATATTTTTTATATCATCTATTAAAGATTGATTACTTAAAAAATCATATATATTTTGATTAAAATTAAAATAAAGTTTTATATTATTAAATTTGTTTAACATAAATCAATCCTTACATTTTGACAAATCCAGCAAATTCATCTGCAAATAATTGTCTATAATATTCTAATTCTACTGTTACTTGACAATAAATAGGTATTCCTCTTTCATCTACATCTTGAGAATAATTTCTAGTTACATTTCTTACATATAATCCACCAGGTACTATTATTTTATTTACAATATTTAAAGAAAATAAATCTCCATCTAAATTAGGTGCAGGTTCTAATCTTTTCATAGGACTATATAAATATTGAGAATATGGTGCTGAAAATCCACCAACATTTTTAGGCAAAGTTGCTTTAGTTGCAAAATTTTCTAATTCTTGATATCCACCAAATCCAAACATTCCAGGAACACATATCATATCTACAGATAAATTAAATCTACCTTCACCATTTTGATATAAATTTATAGATTCTGCAATTGTAGCACCATTTAAAAATTCATTTCCTATTTTTTGTGCAACTCCTGCAATTGCATTTCCAACAACAGGCAATTTAGATAAAGTTTTTGTTATTCCATCTAAAATACCTCCACCAACAGCTTTAGCAGTATCTGTAATCATAGTTGCAGAAGCAGGTGTTTCTACATTCATACCTGAAGAAAGAGAAATATCTTTTATAAATAAACCTTTCAGAGTCCCTGCAGGACCTGAAATAATACAACCATAACTATTCCATATGTCTCCACCACTTTTTGTATATTTAGTTGCATAATTACCTAAACTTCCTGCCATTTAATTTCCTTTTTTTAAATCATCATACTTATAAATTTAACAGATGGGTCTGTTTGATTATAAATATTTGTTATATTTGTATTTGAATTAGGAGATGAAACAATAGCTGGTGGATTTTTACTTGTATTATTTTCATCTTTTGGATTTTCTGATAAATTTTGTTTATTTTTTGGATAAATAGAATCAATTCCTTTTTCAATCATACTAGTTATAGAAGAAATTGGATTTATTATAGAAACTATATTACCTAAATTACTTAAAAAACTTGAAGTATCTAAAGGTTTTGAATTATTTTTAATATTTGTATTATTTATTTTATTAGTTAAATTATTATTTTTTAATTTTTTTGTATTCAATGTAGGTTTAGTATTTACTTCTGCTATATGATTATTTAATTGATTATTAGATTGATTATTTAATTGATTATTAGGAACTTTATTAGTTTGGACATTTTTATTTTGGTCTTCTTTTTTAGATTCTTCTAATAATTTTATTGTATCTTTATCCATTATTTTCATAAAGTTCTTTTTATCTTTATTCCAAAAATCAGTTCTAGTTAATCTATCTAAAGCTATTTTATTAAAAGTAAAACCACCTTCTTTTTCATCAGGTCTAATATTTTCATTTTTTAAACCTTCTAAAATAAAACTTCTTTCCGCTACATTAAGTTTTGATAAATCTTCTAATGTTTTTTTATCTTGTTTTGACCAGTCGTCAAATCTTTTTAATGCATCTAATTCTTTAGAATTTAAAGAAACTACTTGAGACCAATCTTTAATTTTACTATTACCCCAATAATTATGTTCAACTGCACCTGATTTTTCTAATTTATCCATAATATCTTCAGAATCATCATCAATTGATAAATGATAAAGACCATATCCTATAGCACCTAAAGCTAAACCACCTGCTACAGCCCATCCAATTGGGTTTGAAGCTAATGCTGCTACTGCACCTGCACCTTCAGCTGCTCCAGCAGCTCCTGCAACAGCTTCTGTAGCCCCTACTGCACCAGTTACAGCTTCTGCAGTTCCAACTCCTTCTGCTACAGTACTAGCAGTAGATAATCCTCTAACTAAATTTAATCCTCTACTACCAAAATTTTTTACTAAATTTAAACCTCTACTTCCTAAAGATTTTACTGATCTTAATCCTCTTCCTAATTTAACTCTAGTTCTTCTTTTAAAATTTCTCCATCTCCCTTTTTTAGTTCTCCATCTTTTGCTTCTTCTACTTCTTCTATTTCTTCTATTTTTATTTTTATCCCTATCAAAATCTATATCATAATAATTTAATCCATCATCTGAGTCATCATCTGCATCTAATTTATTTGTAATATTTTCTGAATCTTTATCTTGATTAAATTTTGCTTCTTCTAATTTTTTTTGTTCTTCACCTTGTTCAAACATAGCTTTATTTATTGCAAAATTTTGTCCTAATATTTTTACCATATCATATAAAGCTGTTGTAAAAAAATTACTTTTTGTAGGTTTTTGGATTGTTTTAATTTGTTGATTTTCAGCTTTATTTAAAGACATATTTTGTTCTTTACCTTTACTAAATAAAGAATCTATAAAATCATTTTCTATAACTTCAACATCTTTTATATCATCATTTTTATTATTTTTATTTTCTAATAAATTATTATTTTTATTTTCTAATAAATTATTATTTTGTTTTTCTATATTTTCAGGTGAAGGTAAAAATGATATTTCTTTAGCTAATTCTTTTGGTAAAGATTTTGAAATAAAACCTAATAATTTTTGGTTTTTATTAGATAAATATTCTTTAGATTTATCAGTTATTTTATTAGTATTAGCTTTTAAATTTTGTAATAATTTAGTATCATTTAATTTTTTTAAACCATAATTTTTTAATGCTTTAGTAGTATCAATAGTATTTATTATAGTTTTTGAAGCTACATTTGATACTGGTTCCATTGTTTTTGTAGTTATTTCTTTAGATTTATTTCTTAAATCTTTTAAAGCTTTTTCCCAATAATCTTCTTCTTTATTTTCGTCGTCTTTTAAATCTTCATCTTTTTCTATAGTATCTATTTTTTGGATATTTTCTAAAATATCATTTCTATTAGAAGTAGAATCTTTAGTTCTACTTGCCATTTCTTTTAATTTTTCTTCATCAATCTTTTTTTGTCTATTTCTTAACCATATAGCTTCTTTTAGTTGCTTTTTTTGTAAATCAGTTAATTCTTTATTATTTTTTAAATCTTTTTGTAATGTTTCTACTATAGCATCTAATTTTTCACCATCATTATTTTTTAGAGCTTTTTCCATTCCTTCTATAAGCTCTTTAATATTTTTATCATTAGATTTTTTAAAAATTTCATTAAAAGATTGTAGTAATTTTTTATCTATTAAAGAATTAGAACCTTCTTTTGTCCATATTTTATCTTGTTTTTTAATATAATTATTTAATATAGATAATTGTTTATTTAATTTTTCTCTTTCTTTATTTATAGATTCTAATTCATTTTTTAAATTTTTATCATTAGGATTTAATAATAATTGTTTTTCTAAATCATTTTTTTTAGAATTTAAATTATCTTTTTTTACAGATAAATTATCTATTCTTTGATTTATATTTTCTTCTAAAGTTTTATAAGATAATTCACCTAAATCAAATTTAGACATCATTTCTACGATATCTTTATTTGATTTTAAAAATTCTTTATTCATTAAAAATTTTTCTTGATTTAATTTTTTCTCTTCTAAATCATATTTTTCTTCTCTTTTTTTAATTTTAAGAATTTCAATTTCTTTTTCAACTAAATCATTAGTTAATTCTTCTAATTGTTTAATATTTTCTTCAATGTTTTTAGTTTTTATATTTTTTGTATCTTTTATATTTTTAAAATAATTTGTTTTATTTTCTAAATCTTTTTTCTTATTTTTTAAATCTTCTATATTAGTATTTTGAATTTTTTGATTTAAATATTCTTTTTTTGATAATAAATCTTTATTATTAGGATTTTCTTTTAATTTTTCAATTGTTTCATCTAATTCTTTTTGGAATAATTCATATTTTGAAATTTCTTTTTGAACAATTTCAAATTCTTGTTTAATTTGATTTTTTTCAGTTTTTAATAAACCTAATTTTTTTCTTTGGAATTTTAAACTTTCTTCAGTTATTCCATTTAAATCATTTTCTAAATTTTCTTTTTTATTTTTTAAATTATTAGCAATTTTTAATTGATTATTTAATTGTTTTAAATCTTCATCTAATTCTTTTTTTCTTTCTTCTGAAATATCAACAGATAATAATTCTTCTTGTTTTTTATGAATTGATGCTTCTAATTTTTTTATATTTATTTTTTCTAATTGTTCATTTACTTTTTCTAATTCTTTAAATTTTTCTAATTCTGAATTTAAAAAATCTATTTCTTCATCTATAAATGAATTGTTTAATTTTTTATCTAATATATTTTTTAAATTTTCTTTTTCTTTTTTTAAAGCTTCTATATTTTCAGTAGAACCTGATTCTTCAGATTCTTTTATTTTTGTATCTATATTATTTATTTCATTTGTTAATTTAGAAATTTCATTATCAAATAATTTAATAAATTTTTTTTCTAAAATTAAAGAATTATATTCATTATTCTCATTTAATTTTTCTTCTTTAATTCTTTTTTTATGATATTCTTCATTTTCTTTAGATTTTTGTAATTCTATTTCAATAAATTTTTTCTTTTCATCTTCTAAATTTTTAAGTATTTTTTCTACAGTTTCTAATTCTTTTTCAAGTTTTTTATCATTAGGGTTTTCTTTTAATTTTTTTTCTTATTTTAATTGTTTTTCTTTGTTTTCTTCAATATCTTTATTTTTTGAATAATTTTTATTTAAAGAATCTTCATCATTTATTAAAGCATATTTATTATTTATATTTTGGATTTTATTATTTGTATTATTTATAATTTTTTTTAATTTATCACTATTTATATTTTGAGCTTTTTTTAAATTTTCAAGTTTTTGTCTATTTATATTTATTTGTTCATTTTTTGCAGTAATAGTTTTAAATTTAATAGCCATTTCTTCTTCATATTTATCTATTAGTTCTATCCAATTTTTTATATCAGAAAAATTAGCTCTTTTAAACATTTCATCTGCAATATTAAACATTTCTTTTAACGATTTAGGGTCTATAGGCATAATAGAACCATTTAATAAAGGATAAATATATTTTTTAATAAATTCTAAAATACCTTTATAATATTCCCCTTTTTCAGATAAACTTTCAATGTTTTCTAATTCTTCAGAAGTATTATCATAAAATTTTTCTATTTTTTTACTTAAATAATGCATAAGTTTATAATAAGTTTCTTCATAAGAAACATCTATAAATACTGCAGGTTCTGCTTTATTTTTTAAAAAATCTTCAAAAACTTGTAAATTTATCATTTAAAATAACCTTTATCTTTTTTTCTTTTTCTTTTCTTCCATTCTTCTATTATGGGCTTCTATTATTTTTAAAATATCTAAATAAAGTCTATCCTGGGGAATAAAAGTCCCAAAAACATCTAAAAAACTAGCTTCTATATCAGTTATATTATTATAACTAAAATTGGGGATATACCTTTAATTTTTGTAATTCAATTTCTATAATATATTTTTTACCACATATAGGACATTTTACTTCAACATCTTTTATATTTACATTAAATCTTTCAATACTTTCTTTTAAATTTTCTATTTCAGATGGAGAAGAATATTTTATTATATTTATTTTATCTTCTAAAGAAAATTCTTCATTTTTTATATGTAAAGCTAAAAAAATAACTTCTTCATTTACATTAAATTGATCAATTAAATTATCTAATTCATCATCTATAAAAATATAATCTTTAACTTTTAAAGGTTCTAATTTTATTTCATTACCTTCTAATAATATATACAAAGGAACTTCAACATTTTCATCTTCTATTTCAAATGCTAAATCTTCTATTGTAATAGGTGCTTGTATAAGAAAATTACAAGGAACTTTTTCTGGTCCATCAAAATTTTTTAATTTTTTTTCTAATTCATCTAATTCTTCATAATTTTTCTTTTTATCTTCTAAAGCTTTTTCTAAATCTTTATCTGTTAATTCTGGAATTACATCTTCAATTATTTGAAGTTTAGATTTAATTTCTTCAATATCATTTTTTATTTGTTGTATTTCAGGATTATCTTTAAAACCTGTACAATTAAAATTAGTATGCCAAGCAAAATTTTCTGTTGTTAATATATTACTAACAGAAGATAAAATAACAAAATCTGCTAATTCTAAATCTTCAATTTTGAAATTATCATCACCTTCAAAATATATAGCATCTCTATAAATATCTACAGCTTCTTCTAAAGAATATTCACTGTTCAATTTAGCTATTTCAGCTACTTCTCCATAATAAAGACCTCTAACATAAATAGCTGAAATATTAGGATAACTCCTATACATTGTTGGAGTTCCAGAAATTTTTTTATATAAAATATTTTTTTTAATTTTTCCAATATTTATTGATTTTTCAATAGATTCTATATTCATATTATTCTCCTATCTTTTTGATTATTTAATTATGTTCCTAATTCCCAATCTACTATTATAAATTTTACAGAATATGTAACTTTTCCTGAATTACCATAACTTCCTGCCCATTGGGGTAATTCTGCAGGAAATACAGTAAATCTACTAACTAATGAAGATTTACCTAAAAAATCATATCTGTGAATTTCTATTTTTAAAGAATATTCGTGTAAATTTTTAGGATTTATTGCTCTCCATTTAGTTAAAGGTGTTTTTGAAACTAATTTATGAATAGCTTTATAAAATGTAAGTTTATCAGAATCTACAAATGTAATAGATAATTCTTCTGGTTTTTGCCATTGAGCAGGATATTTAACACTAAACCAACTAGCAAAATCTATACTTCCTATATTAACATTTCCTTCATCTATAGTAACATCTTCACAAAGAACAATAGCATGGTTACCTTTACCTATCATGTTAAAATCTTTTAAAGAAACACTACATTTGCTACCTACATCTAAAACTTTAATAAAAAATTTATCTCCTGTCCCAATAGTAAAATCACCATTTAAATGACTTAAATTACCATATTTTATTTCAGGTAAATTCATTATTTTTATCCTTTTTATATTTATTTAAAAGGATAATTATATTTTATATTATATCATAATTATTTGATTATTAAAACTTTTTTAAGAAAAATTATAGTAGAATAGTAGATTAAAATTCATGAAAGAGAAAGAAAATTCTTGGTATATTACCAAGAATCTCCACCTTCTCCATTATCTTCAGCATACATAGAATATACAAATGTAAAATTATATTTCATAGGTTCACCTTCTTGTCCTAAAGCACCTTCTTGTTCTGCTTTTGGAATACAATCGTGAAATACCCATTGTCTTGTAGGTTTCCCTGTATTATCAGCTAAAATAATAGTAACTTTAAATCTATCACTAGGTTTTAATAAAGCTGAAGCAACATTTTCAGCAGCATTAGCTGATGACGCTGATGCACCTGATTTATAATAAAGTCTTTTAATAGCTCTATATAATTTACCAACTTTACCATCAACATCTTCAAATGCGTGAACACTAACTTCACCATTTTTAGTTACTTTTCCTTGATATGTAAAATGAAAACCACCTACATCAATTTCAACTAATTCTTCTTCTGAAGCAGGAGGACATCCATCAATAGAATCAGCTTTAAATTCTAATTTTGCATCTTTAAGAGCACCATTTATTTTTCCACCACCTTCAACTTTTACAATCCAAATTTGAGTAGTTTGAAGATTTTTTAAGGCACTTCTAAATTCTTGAAATTTTCTTGTTATAGCCATTTAATTTTCCTTTATAATTTAAAAATGTAAAGTCAATTACGGATTATACCGTAATTGCTAAACTTCTATTGAATATTGCTAATGTAACATCAATTTCATTGATATCCATAGTAGGTTGGAAACCTAAGAAAATTGGTAATCTTCTATTATCTATGTCAAAATTACTTGGTGCTACTACACATTTATATGCATATACACCTTCATTAGCTTGAATTTCTTGTGACATAAATGTATCAATTGTTGATTTAATTCTACTCCAAGTTGCTGGATCATTATAGTTGAATAATTCATATTTTAAGTAACTTTCTAAACCATATCTGATAACCATTAACAAGAATGCTACACTTCTTAATTGTAATGGACTTGGTTTAGAATACATTGTTCTATTACCCCAAATAATTAAACCTTGACCTGCTTTATATACAATAGGATTTATTCTAGCATCAACTATACCATCTAATTCACCATCACTAAATTGATGTTTAAGTTCTAATCCTAAAACTTTTCCTTTTACTAATCCTGCTGCTGGAGTAAATAATGTATAATTTCTATGTACATAATTTTGTGTTATAGCACCATATGTACTTGGTGGTGTCCATACATATTCTTTATTGTAAGGGTCATATTGTTTTACCCATCCTGTAAATAATGAACCTAAATGAGTATTTATCATAAGTTTTTCAGCATATGCTATAACTGCATTATAAGCATCTGCACTTTCTTCTGCTTGTGGGTCCATTGACCAATAACAATGTGTATTATTTTCACCTTGAGCCATTGCAACTCTTAACATTTCTTGAGCATAAGCTGCTATAGTATAACCACCATCTAATAATAATTGAACAGGTGTTTTATTATTATTACTTAATGTTCTTAAAGCAAAAATCATATCAGCTAAACTTACAGGACTTCCATAATCCCCACCATTCATATAATTTACACCAGCATCTAAAACTTTACCTTCATAATCTCCAATTTTTACAGTATCACCAATATGTTCACCTGTTAATGGATATGTTAATAAAGTATATGGGTAATATTGTTCACCATCTAATATATGTTTAGATAAATCTGTTAAATCTTTTTGATATCTATATACATACCATCCTTTTTTATTTGCGTCATCATAATTATAATCTCTTTGTAATGGTCTGTCTAAAAAGATTTGTTTATTATCTGAATTTATATCTTCAACTGTATATATTTCATATAATTCAGAACCATATAATGTTTCTCTATCATCATAATTAGGAACAAATTTAATTTTATCACCTATAGCAACATTTCCTAAGTCATTTACAAATACTTCTATATCTCCAGTATATAAATCTTCTCTTGTTTCTACTTTATTTCCATCATCATCAACTGCAGCTTTGAATATTTTTTCTTTTATTCTTTGCCAAACTGAATAATCTGTTGTTCCTGGATTTATAGGTTGTTTATCAATTGTTAAAGCAAATGGATTATCTTTTACTTGAATATATTCACTAAATCCGTTAATTACTGTTTCGATATAAAGTTTTTTACCAAAACCATCAACAAAATTTCTATCTTTTGATACTAACCATCTTTCTACTTCTTCTCCATTTTCATAAACTACTAAGTAGAATGCTTTCATATCAGGATAATCTTTTGATTTTTCAATACCAATTTCTAATTCATTATTCCATTCACCTTGATTTAAACCTGTTACTAAAAATGTATACATTTGATTCCATTGAGAAATTTTAGTAACATTATAAATTGCTTCTCCACCATCAAGAGTTACAGGTTGTTTTGTATGAACAAAATATAAACTAATTTCATCTTTTGTTTTTACATAAGCTTTATCATCAGTTTCATTTCCATCATCATCTAATACTACAATTTCATCTCCATCGTGGAAAAAGTCAGAATTAGCTACAACAATTGCTGCACTTTCATTAACATCTAAAAGTAAAACTGTTGTTTCATCATTAGATTTATTTTTAATAACAGTACCTTTTTTACCTGTAATAGTAGTTTGATTACCATCACTATCAACATCTAAAATGATTCTATCAAAATTATCTCTTTTTTCAACATCTATTACATCAACTAAATTCCATCCTTCTTTATGAACATCATAATCTGTTAAAGGAACTAAATCTTCATTAGTTGAAAAAAATATTTTTTGACCTGCTTTAATATTTTTAGGAGCACCAGCTAAAACAAATTCATAAGAACCAATAACACCTGCCCCTGGTCTATCTGTCATTTTTTCAACTTGAATTAAACTAGGGTCTTGAATAAAAAGATAACTATCTAATTCTTCTTGAGTTAATCCTTTTGGTAAAGGTTCAACAACTTTTTTTACTTGATCTCCATATTCATCACCTATAGCGTATTTTCCGCCCCTTACTAAAACTCCTCCATATTTAGCATCATCACTTTCAGCTCTTACTACCCATAATTTATTAGTAGAACTTAAAATGTTGATTGCAGCTTGATTTTCTGGATATCTCAAATCAGGAGTTCCATAATGTTTAATATAATCTTCTTCACTTGTTATTAGTCTTGGTTTTTTTACCATTCCTTTTTTACTTCTCACGACAATACCTGCATAAATCCCTGATAAACCTTGGATTACTGCACTTCTGTCTTGAGTTTTAAAAACTACTTTTGCTGCACCCATTAAATTTCCTTTTTATATTTATTTAAGAACATTTATTAGAGCACCTTTAGGTAACTCATTTATAATTCTTTTAATTTCAGATTCTTCAATTTCTAAAATTACATTTTCTTTTATACCTATAGGATATATTTTTTCGTGCTTATTTTTACCAGTAGCATCAATCCATAATTGTCTTTCGCTACCATTGTAAATTTCAACTTTTACCATTTTGTATGTCCTTTTATATTTATTTAAAATTTTTATATCTAAATAGTTTTCATTAAAAATTCTTTAGCTGTTTGAGGATCAAGAGTTTCATTTAAAGAATGACAAGTATTAAGATCTATTCTATGTGTATTTTCATCTACTAAACAATCTTCTTCACAGCTTAAAGTTTGTTCATTATAATTTGACATATTTTCTAAATCTGTATTACCATCTAATACATATGCTTTTAAATCAACTTCTCTAATAGTATTATCATTAAATTCATAAAATGGACTAAAAAACCAACCTTTTAAAGTAAATTCAATTGATATTGAAATTAAACCACCATAAGATGGAACATCTATAAAAGAAACATCTGAAATATTATCAAAATTTGTACTATAATCTATGATGGTTTCTTTACCATCTATAATATATTTAATTTCTATTGCTGGATTTATTTTACTAAAAGTAGTATTATATAATAATTCTACTAAATATGTTATTTTATTTTCTGTACTAAAAAATTGAAAATTAAAAGTTGTAGTACCATAAAAAACATCTCTTAATGTATGACCACCAGGCACATCTATAACATATTTAGTATAAGGCATATTATTACCTAAATCTTCTGATTTTACTACTGGAGTTCTATTCCAAATACAAAAAGATACATTTGTTGTATCTTCAGGTAAATATTTTTCTAAAACATCAGAAACTTTAGTATCATTTATTTTTAAAAATGTACTTCTCCTATATTCTTCTATTAAAGACATATCAGGAGAATATTTAAAAACCATTTCAACACCCATTTTTCTTTTAAATTGTTCTTGTAACCAATAAACAACTGCTCCTTCAAATTCAGCTAACATAAAATAATCCTCCTATACTAAAGCTTTCCACCACCCAGAATTTCCAGATGTTTCTAAATATTCAATAGTTTTTTCATATAAATCTTGACCTTCATCTCTTAAATCTCTAATATCAAAAGGTAATTCACTTAATGCAAAATCAGTTCTATTATGACCTATATAAATAAGAGATAAAGCTAAAATTAAATCTAAAAATTCTTGGTCTTGATAAGTTATATCTTCTAAAACAGGAGCACATAAAAATTCTATATAATAAAAATCTGAAGTATTATCACTAAATGATGTAAATAAAATTTTTCTTACTTCATCCCATTCCCATACAAAAGGAACTTTAGCCCAATCTTTTATATCTCCAGGAAATTTTCTATAATTCATATAATAAATATTTTTCACTAATCTAACTGGTCTAATTATACCAAATTCATCTTCTATTTCTTTTAATTGTGTTTTTGTTGAATTTAATAAAACAGGTACAACAACTTCAGTTGGTTTATATTTTCCATAAATATTAAGAGCTCTTTTTAATAATCCATCTAATACAGGCTCTTTAATTTCAAAATTTTCCATACCTACAAAATATTGATTAGTATTTACTAATATATAATCTAAAATTTCTTCTTTTGTCATAATTAAACCTCTTTTATTTTTTATAATATATTTTTAATATTTAAACTTATTATAAAAAATAAAAAAGAAAAAATCTTTTAGATAAGTTTATCTAAAAGACCTTTATCTTGATTACTTTCTTGAATATTTGTTTTTTTATCATCTACTAATTTTTCAAAAAGACTTGAACCTTTATTTTCTTCTTTAGAACTTTCATCCATAACATCAGTTAATAATGTAGCCCAGTCAATATTTTCACAATCTACATCTTTAATATTTTCACATACTGCTTGTTTTAAATCATCAGCATTTTGAATTTCTTGTTGAATCATATTATAAAGAGTTTCATCATTTAAAAGAATTTGTCTAAGTTCTTCTTGCCCAATTTTAGATTCTTTAATTCCTAATTTTTCTTTCATTTTAGCTTCAACTAATTCTAATTCAGATTCTTTTAAAACATATAATTTTTCTGCTTCTTCGATAGCTTCTATAATTTCTTTAGTTGAATCTTCACCAATAGCTTCTGACATTTTAGCTTTAAATTTTTCTAAAATTTTTTCTTCCATTTGAGTTTCAATAACAGGAATTTGACTTTCTTCAATAACATAAATTCCTTCTACTTCACCATTTTTTAATTTTTCAATAAATTTTTCTTCAAATTCTTTTTCTTTTTCTTCTGGAATAGCAATAATTCCTTCTATATTTCCTGATAAAACAGCTTCTTTTAAACCTTCTTTATCATAAGCTTTTAATTCTATATTTTCTTCTAAAGCTTCAGCTAATTTTTCTAAATCTACACCTAAAGTTTCTGCTACAGTTGAAAGAATTTCTTTTGTCATTTCTTCTTCAACTTCTTCTAATTTTGCTTCATCTAATACATAACTAGATTTTTTTAATTCTTCAATAGCTTTTTCTTGAGCTTCTTTAATTAAATTTTTAAATTCTTCTTCTTTAAGAACAACATTTTCTTCTAAAATTTCTTTATAAGCTTTTACATAAGCTTCTTTTTCAACCATTAGAAGTTTTTCAGATAAACTATCTTTTTTTCTTAAATCTTTAATTGCCATTTATATTTCCTTTTTTGTTATTATTTAAAATTTTTTTATAATGTAATTGTTATAATATCATCAGATATAACAACATCAGCATTAGCAAACATTTCAGGGTTTTGTTGAATAAAATCTACTATATCATCATCTACAGGAGATATAGACATATTATTATTATCTACAATTTCGATATCGTATTTACCATCAAAAGCACTATCAATAGCATTAGCAATATCATCAACTAATAAAGGTTCTATATTCCCTGTATCACCTATACTTACTGGTGCATTTGGAACTTGTCCTAAATCATCTGCACTTCCATCACCTACTGAACCATCATCTTCATCAATAGAACCTGGTACTGATTTTAAATCTTCTTCTACAATATAAATACCTTCTAATAATAATTTCCAAGTAGAATATATTTTTAAATCACCAAGTTTATAAAAAGGCGCTAAAATCATTTTTAATTTTTGAGCATTATAACTTGAACTTTCTACTAAAGTTCCTTCATCAATAATTTCAAAAGAACTATCTTTAACTCCAAATTGTCTTAAAATTGTAATAATTTCTTGAATATCTGGTGCTATTGAACCATCAGCTCTTTTTATTATTAAACCTTCTCCTATTTCTTTTACAATAAGAGATTTATCAGCACCCACTAATTTTTTAATTTCAGAAAAATTTATTTTCATTTATCTTCCTTTTTTTCATCTAATTTATCTTGAGATTTTTTTCTTCTTCCTTTTTTAGGAGTTTCTTTTTTAGGTTCTTCTATTTTTTCATTATTTTCTTTTGGAGTTTCATTTATTTTTTCATTATTTTCTTTTGGAGTTTCATCTATTTTTTTAATTTTAAGGTCTTTTTTAACAGAATTTAATTTATTAAATTCTTCTTCACTATAAACTTCTATAAAACTAGGATAACTACCTATAATATCATCATCCATAAATAAATGACTTTCTGGTTTTAATGTTACAATATTTCTATCTTTTTTAATAATAGAAACAGTCATTTTTGTTTTATTAACTAATACCATTAAATAATCCTTTTATATTTATTTAAAATAAATCAATTTTATATTTATAATTTCCACAATCATAAATAATTCTAAATTCATTTAAAAACATATTATCTAATTCAGATAAACTTTCTTCATATTTATTTAAAATATTTTTATTAAAATATTCTTTTATTTTATGTTTTTGATATTTAATCCTATTATATAAAATAGAATTTTTAACATAAAAATAATTTGGACTTGTAATAGATTCTAATTTAAAAATTTTATTATAAACATTTTCTTTGTAAGTCCATCTTCTATTACCATATGATATTAAAGATTTAATATTATAATTCTTTTTAAAATAAGATATGAATTTATTAAAAAGTCCTCTTACTATTACATATTTTTTAGTACTAAATCTTAATAATTCATATTCATTTTCTTTGAATCTATTTTTTCCAAAAGTCATAACTCCATATAAAATATTATCTATATAAAATCCTAATTTAATTTTAGAATTAACATTTCCTTGTAGGTGATTTTCATCTAAAAATTCTTTAGATGTTTTAGAATCTATTTCTTTTATAATTCCATCTCTAGCATTCAATTTTAAAATTTTATTTGATTTTAATTTAATTAAAATTTTAGATTTCCATATATCTTTTTTATTTAAATTTAAAAATTCATTTTCAAAGATATGAAAAAGATGAATATTTTTTTCTTCACATTTAATAGTTTTTTCTAAATGATAATTTTTGTCTATTTCTTCTTTTTTATTAAAAGAATGATAATAAATCCCATCAAATTCTATAGCAAAGTTTAAGTCAGGGATATAAATATCTAATTCCTTTCCTTCTAAAATACTTCTATCATTTTCTATTATAATACCATTATAATTTTTTTTTATAAAATTTACTAATTCTTTTTCTTGTTTCGAAGTATTTGAATAAAAATAATATGGAATATCAATATTATATTTATTATAAAAATAAATAAAATTATTATAAGATATCCCATAATCATTTATAAGTAATGAAGCATCAATAGCATCTTTTTCTTCATTATAATAATTAAAAATAGAATTATAAATATGATTATATTTTAATTTATATTTATTATCTTTTAAATTTTTATAATATTGACTTTGAGTTATATGTTCTACATTATATTTTTTTAAATTTGTCTCTTTTATTTTTTCTTTTATTTTTGGAGATTTAATAGGATTGTCATAACCATATTTTTTTAAATTTGTCTCTTTTATTTTTTCTTTTATTTCTCGAGCTTTTAATACTTCATCAACTCCATATTTTTTTAAATTCGTTTCTTTAGCTTTATTCCTATTGTTAAAATTTTTATCTCCGTATTTTTCTAATTTAGTTTGTTTAGACTTTTCAATTATTTTTTTATAATTTGTATTTTTAATTTTTAAGTTTTTTAAATCTTCATTTTTATTAGCACATTCATAAGAACAAAATTTTTCTTCCTTAAAAGGATTATACAAAGTTTCTTTTTCTAAATGTGCCTCTAATAAATCTTTTCCACAAGTTTTACATTTTTTAGGTTTATTTCCCTTTTCTATATATAAAAAATTTAAAATTTTAGATTTAGTATTATTACATATTTTAAAATTAGAATTTAAAAATTTTTTTCCATCATATAATTTTTCTACATATTCTTTTTTTATTTCATTATTTTTTATTTTTTCAACACAATATTTTTTAATCTCTGTTTTGTTTTTAAATTTTTTATTATCAAAATATAACATTTATACACAGTCCCTATTTAATTTTTTATAATTATACAATATTTTTTAAAAAAACAAAACTTTTTTCATGAATTTTTTAAAAATCCCTAAGGGAACTTCTATCTATTAGATAGAAGCGTTAAGGATTTTGATTTTTGTACTTAAAGTTGGAACAACTGATTTAATACCTGCCATACTTGCAGCTGCTTTTTGAGCTTTAAGTGGGTTGTGGTCCATTCCGTGGAATGTATCAGTTACGAATAATGGCATATATGGAGCATATACAATTGAACTTGTAAATCCATCTTCAGATTTAGTAGTCATAATCATTTCATCTGTTGGAATTGCAATTGTTCTAATTACTGGTCTTCCATCAAATGTACCATAGAAATGAGTACCTAAAGCTGCTTTTAAATCTGTAGCTGGAACAAATCCTGGCATTGCTCTTAACATACCTGCAACTTCTGAACCAACGATATAAACAATTTCTCCACCTAATCTACCACTTTGTTCTAGAATTCTATTTTCAGCTTGTGCTAATTTAGCTTGGAAACTTAAAATGTGTTCCATATATGATACACCTGCTGGTGCTTGTTTATCCCAAGTTAATGTACCTGGTGTATTTCTATATAATTCTCTTACAACATTTGTTGAAAGTTCTGTAGTTAACTCTGTAACTAAATCTTGTGCTAAAATTTCTTCAGCATTTAAGCTAAATCTTTTGCTCATTTCATAAGATTTGAATAATCCAATTTCTGTTCTTAATGCAAATGTTCTTGCTGTAATTTCAGTTGAATCGAATTCAGTATTGATTGTTTGTAATTCTTGTAAATCTTCTAAGTTAGTTGCATATGTACTTCTAATTGCTACACCATCACCAGGAGCAGTATCAAAACTTACTTTTACTTCACCAGTTGAATAATTAACTGAACCTTTACCACCAACACCGATTAGATTTCCTTTACCATCATCTAGTAATTTTGTATCAGGTTGGTCATCAACTGTAATTTCTAAAGTTCTTAATCTTATTTCTGGATATTTTACAACCCAAGCAAAATCTGTTGCTTTTCCATCACCAGTTGCATCTTGTTCATTTTTGATCATTTCCCCAGCAAATTCTTCTAATAATCCAGTTCTTCCTGCTTTTGCATCTAATAAGATTTCATCTTTAGTACCATCACCTCTATTAGTTCTTGATACAACATTTTTAAACCATACTAAACCTTTTCTTTCTTGAATAGGTTGCACTGAAGCAATTAAAGGAATAACTGAAGTTGTATTTGCTGCTGCAATAACATCTAATGCGATTTTTGGTAAAACACCTAAATCATCTGCTGAACCATTATTTTCTTTAAACGCTTTCCAACTCTCAAATTGAGCTAATTGATGTCCTAAAGCTGCTAAATCATTTTCTGTTACTTTTCTACCTGCTTTTGCTAAGGCAGATTTACTTTCAAATGCATCAAAATATTTTTTATATTTTTTTTCATAATCTGCTAAATTTTTTAATGTTGGTTGATTAAACATTATTACCATCCTTTTTTATAATTTTATATTATTTAATTTTTTTAGTTCTTTTGAAGGTTGAACAATTACCTTTTTTGTTTTGTCTATTCATTTTGTGCTAAATAGACACTAAACATGTTAAAAATCACTATAAAATCGATTCATGGATTTTAAAAAAAGAAAAATATTAGATAAGTTTATCTAATAAATCTCTTTCTTTTTTAGTTTCTTTAATTTCTTTTTTAATAGTATAATCTAAACCATAATCTTCAACTAATATTTTTTTAGATTTTTCTTGTTTAGATTCTAAAATTTGTTTTGCTTTATTTATGTCTTTATAATTATTTAAAATTTCAATAATTGTAGTTTTATCTAATTTATATAAAGACTCTAAATATTTTATTTGAAAATCTTTAAGTTGATTTTCAATTTCTTCTTTTAATTGTTTTTCTTTTAATAATAATTCTTCTAATTCATCTAATTTAGATTTATAATTTTCTTTTTTAGAATCAATTATTTTTAATTTTTCTTCAATTAAATTTAATTCATCATTTTTTTCTTGTAAATTTTCTTTTAATTCTTCAATTTTATTTAAAAATTCATTTTTTAAATTTTCTTTAATTTTTTGTTTTTCTAACTCAAGAACTATTTTATTTTCTTCTTCTAATTCTTTTTTAATATCTTTTTTTAGTTTATCTATTTCTTCATTAACTTTTTTAGAAAGTAATCTTTCATCTATTAAATTTTTAGATTCTTTTAATAATTTATATTCAATTTCTAATTTGTGTTTTTGTTTTTCATTTTCATAAAGTTTTTCAGTTAAAGAATTTATATTTTCTTCTAATTTATTAACTATATTTAATAAATTTTTATATTCTTTATTCTTTTTATTTAAAATTTTATCTTGAGATTCTACAATATTTTTTTCATTTTCTAATAATTTTAAAGTTTCATAATAAGATTTTTTAAATTTATTTAATTTTTCTTTTAATTCTGATATAGATTTATTTTCTTTTAATAATTTTTTAGTTAAATCTTTAATTAAATTTTGATATTCTTCTTCTAAATTTTTTTGATTTAAATTTACAATTAAATCATTACTTTTATTTATAATATCTTTAATTTTATCTTCTTCAGATTTAGATTCTTTTCCAATAATTTCTTGTAATTCTTTTACATATTTCTTTAAATTTTCTATATAAATATTTTCTCCATTATATGAATTTAATTCTTCTAAAAATTTTTCTAAAATATTACTATTTATATCTTCTAAAGGAACATCTAAATATTCTATCATAGAATTTTTAATATCATCTAATTTTTTATCTACATTACTATCTTTTAAAAAATATTCTATATAAGAAACTATCATAGTATTTATAAAATTTATTTTTTTATTTTTAGTAGAATTATTATCTTCATTAGAATTATTTTCTAATAATTTATTTTGTAAAACTTCATTTTCTTCTTTAAGATTTTTAATAATTGATTGTAATTTTTTATTTTCTTTTTTTAAATTTTCATAAATTTCTATTTCACTTATAATAGTACAAACACCATCCTCACACAAATGAATTTTACTTTCTTTTAATTTTTCAATGTCTTTTTTATTATTTTTTTCTAATTCTTCTACAAGATTAACGTCTACACTTGCAATACCTGGTTTTATAACAAAATCAATACTTTCTAATTGAAATGTATTAGGGTTTATTACTTGATATCTTTTCCCATCTATTTCTTTAGATTCATTTAAAAATTCACCAAATCCTCTAGTAGAAACTTTCATTTTACTTCCAGCTTTTAAAACTGTTTCTAAAATTCTACCAGCTGGAGTATCTAAAATTTCATAAGTAGCATACCCATAACCATCATTTCCTAATTTAATATCAGTAACAATATGAGAAACTTTACCTTCTTGAAGTAATTCATCTAATGTATAATTTTCTGGATGTCCTATACATCCAAACATTAACTTTTCGTTTAACATTTGTTTAACTTCAGGATCTTTTATAGCATTTTCCCATAATTTTTTAGGATAAAATCTCCCATTTCTACTAACACCATCTAATACGAACGATTTTCCTTCAACTATTCCTAAAACTTTTTGATTAGTAGAAGGTTTATAATTTTCGTGAAGTTTTAGATATTCTTGAGGTTGATAAAATTTTGTTTCACTTATTGAACCAAATTCATCAACTAACATTATTTTATTTTTCATAAAAATTCCTTTTTAATCTTTAAAGAAATTGAATATATTTATCAATTTTTCAATAGTATCTTTTTTATTATTTAAAAAATTTTCATCAAATAGACTTTTTATTAAATCTTTTTCGATTTCATAAGTTTCATTTAAAAAAATATCAAAAATATTTAAAAATTCTACCATAGCTGAATAATTAACTTCAAAATATTGTAATTCAATCATTATATGTGTTTTTATAGATGATAATGTAGTTAAAATAAAAACTTTATCTGAATATGATAAAGTTTCTTTATTTAATAAATTTAAAGATTCAATTATTTTCTTTTTAAATCTTTTTTTATTAGTAGAATCTTGCCATTTTTTTAAACCATTTTTTAAAATATTTTCATCTAATTTATCTATAAAATTATTTAATTTTTTCATTACGCTTAATTTTTTAGCATATTGATTTTCATCCATTTCTAATATATTATATTCAAATTCGTGCTCTTTATTTTTAAATTTCATTTTTAAAAACCTTATTATTTTTCAGAATGTTCTTGATTTTGAAGTTTAAAAATAGTTTTACCAAACATTTTTTCAAAAGTTTTATTATAAAAATCTATTATAACAGTTTGATCTACATTTACACCTAAATCATCAGCATTTTCAGCAAAACTTTGAACAAATTCATTTATATTACTCATCATATCTATAGTCATATTTAAAAATTCTATTTTTTCTAAATCATTTAAATTTACTACATTTAAAAATTGTACTTCTATATTTTTCATATTTACATCATAACCACAATTAACTAAATGAATTAAAAATAATTGTGCTAATGAATTTTTAATAGAAGATTGAAATGTTTTTAATTTTTTAGAATATCTAACGCTATTTTGAATTAAATCCATTCTACTAACATCATTTTCAAATACACTAGGTGGAAAACCATTTGTTTGTAAAATTATATTTCTTGTATCTTCAATTTTTTCAAATAAATCGTCTAAATCATCAAAAACACCAAAATCTATTTTCTCTACTTGACCTTTGTCAGACCAATTAGGTACAACTTTAATAGTATTAGTATGTTGTAATATTTGTTCTAATGTTTCTTTAACTTCATCAAAATTAAATTCAATTGAATTTATAGATTTATTAACTAATTTTTCATATGTTTTAGCTATTTGAACAGCTTCATCAGGTTTTACACTATCAGGTATATTTACACCTAATATATCTTGTTTAGAAGCTTTTTTAATTAAATTTATATATACTAAACCTTCTAATAAATATAAAGTTTTCAAATTTTGTAAAACAGGCCTTAAAATACCTTCTGCTGTTCTAAAATAAACTACATCTTCATCATTTAATTCAATTTTGACTTTTTTTCTACTAGTTGAATATCCAAAAAAAGCATATTTATAAGCAGGTTCTCTAATAATTTTTCCATCTTTTATAACATTATAATATATAATTCTATTGTCTCTCCATACAGGTATTATATTTTTAGGGTCAACATCGTCGTGTATATTAACAATACCTTTTAGAGTTTTATCTGAATCTATTGTATTTACATCTAATCTCAAATAATGTGGTCCATAAGCTAAAATATCAGGAGAAATATCTGTAATAATTTTTTCTATATTAAATTCTTTTTTAAAATTATTTATTTCTTGTGTTGCTATTTCATTTACACTTCCATCATCATTTTTAACAGTAACTTTAAAAATTTCATCTTCTCCACCGATTGGATTTAAAGCATCATCTATAATTCTACTAATCATCATTTCTGATAAATAAAAATCTTTTATATCATCAATTTCTTTAAAATGTTTTGACAAACTTTCTTGTTGTTTTAAAATAGATAGATTAACTTTTGTGATTGGATTGTCGTCTTTAAGCATATTCATATTTTTTAAAGTTCCAGCATCAGTTCCTTCTGTTTTCCAAAAGAATAACCTTTGCGTCATTTTGTTCCAATCCATTTCTTCTCCTTATTTTATTTTATTATAAATTTATTTAATTTTTAAATAATCAATTTCTTTACCACCTATTGATAAAATAGCATCCATAATTTTATTTCCTGATGCTAAACCAGATTTTATTTTTAATTCTTTAACATAATTTTCATTTTCTAATTTAGAAGGTTTTATTTCTTTATCAAACATATATAAAGCATTAGCTAAAGCATCTGTTAAATCTTTTGATATATATAATTCTCTTTCTCTTAAAATAGGGACACTACTTAAAAGTTCTTGTATATGGTCTATCTTTTTTTCATCTTCATATAAAGAATTTAATTCTTCTAATAAAATTTTATTATTAGGTAATTTTAATCTTTTTTCTTCTATAGCATATTTTAATGTATAATATGGTTGTTTTTTCCTATCTACTGAATTCATTTTTACATTAAAACCATCTGCTTCTAATTTTTGTAAAAAATATTCACTTTGATAACCATCTGATACTACTAATTGAATATTAAATCCATATTCTCTTAAATCTCTTATGAAATCTCTAATTTTTTCCATTTTTAATTTTTTACCTATTTCTTTAGGCATAAAAGCTAAACATAAATCAGCCCAATAAACAAAATCCTCAGCTGTCCCTAAATTATCATTTAATAATCTTTCTACTTTTACTTCTGATCTTCTATGTAACATAGCAAAACCAAATCTATCTTGTTTTAAACCTATATCTATAGCTATAACTCTTGGTTTTTTTGGGTCAAATGCACCTAATAAATTTTTATCAAATAAATCTATAATTTTATTAGTTTCATCTTCATCAATTAAAATATAATCTTTATCATATAATTTAGTAAGTTTTAAAGCTTCTCTTATAGCTTGTTTATCTTTTAAAAATGTTTTACTATTTAATGTTGGTTTCCCTAAAACATCTTGAATACCAGCTTCTATACTATTTTTAAATTCTTGAAAATGTTCAATAGGGACTTCAAAAATTTTACTTGGGTCTATATTAAATGCAGTTTCTAATTGTTCTTCAGTTTCTATTATAAATGGGTCTGAATCATATGTACCTATAAATACTTTAAATTTTTTACCTGAATATTTTATTTTATGTTTTAAAACTTCAAATCTAGCAGGATTTACCATTTCAATACCTGAAAATCCTTCAAAATTATGTTTAATTTTTTCTGTTAAAGAACTTTCTGTTTGAGCTGAAGAAATAATGAAATATTTACCAGGCCATCTGTTACCTTCCAAAATAAACCTAGAATTTATCCTATTTATCATCTCAGTTACTAACTCAAAACTTCCACCTTTTACAACTTCTTGATTAACCTCATCTGAAATAGCTGATATTACATCTTTACCTACTAATTGTCTTTTTCTTGAACATATTGATACATCTATATTTTTTACAAATAGTGTTCTACCTTTTTTATTAAAATGTTCTACAAAAAATGGACTTTCTCTCATAATAGCTAACATAGGGTCATAATTGATACTATCAGCTGCTTCTATAGTTGAGTTAGTTAACATGAAAATAATTTTAGTTGTCTCAGGCAATTTAAATTTTTCTTGTGGATTTTTTAAATGTAAAATTCTACATATAATATATAAAGTAGCATATGTAGAAATTTTAGATTTACCAACACCAGTTGAACCAGTTAATAATATAATTTTTTTGTCAGGGTCTTTTTCATAAAATGGAGTAGGAAACCATTGTCTTAATTTCTCTCTCCAATATGGGAAAATTTTTGTTCCTCCCATAGTTTCATCACCCAAATAATAAGGATTAGTCAAAAATTCGTCTATAGTAGGTGGAGCTTTAATATATCCATTTGCCTTAGCAAATTTTTCATATACTTTTTTGATGCTCATTATTAACCTTTGATTATTTCATCACTTGCTGCATCTACTAATTTATAAATATCGTTAATATCTAAATCTTTTAATTCTTCATTATCTTGTTTAGATTTTTTTAATAATGCTGTACATAATACCATAATATCTATAGCATCTTTAGCTGTCATATTTTCACCATTTTCAATTTTAATTTCTTCACCAATTTCAAATGTAATTTTTTTCATTTGGTTTCTCCTTTTTATTTTTATTTAATTTTTTTAACCTAAAATATCGCTATCACTTATATCTAATTTTATCTCACTTGGAGATTCTCCTGTATAATATATATCTTTTGTATTAGATTCGTGATTATCATTAGCTTCTTTAATATTTTCCATAGGTTTTCCTAATAAATCATTTATAAATTCTTCTACACTTTGATCTTCATTCCTATCTTGTTTTTCTAATTCTTCTATATATTCAGCATTTAATTCTTGAGCTATTTTTGTATGTTTATTAAATTTAGTTACTGGGACTACAATACATTTTGTATAAATATGACCAAATTCATCATTATTAGATTGTAAATCATATACTCTATATAATTGTTCTCCAGCAGGCATTTTAAAAACTACTAAAGAATTTATAGGAATAACCATTCTATCATCAAAATATATAGCTTTTTCATCTCCATTTAATTCATCAAAAAATCCCCCAAATTGAGCTTTAGAACCACCAAAAACAAAAGGTGCTAAAAATTTTCCTGTCCAATCTGGTGTTTCAGAATATTCTATTTCATCATCATAACCTGCTCTAGCACTTTCAAATTCTTTTGGGTAATATAATTCACCTTCTAAACCAAATATATTTGAAAGAACTGCTACTGCTGTTCTTCCTGCTATTCTTAAAGTTGGACTAAATAACACTATAATTCTCCTTTTTAAGATATATTTTTATCTTTATTATTATATAAATAAGAAATTTGTTCATCAGTTAAAATTTCTTTACAAATTCTAAAATTATCTATAAATCCTTCAAAATAATTACTAGCAGAAGTAGAATCTAAATCTGCACCTAATCCTATAAATGTATCTAAATTTGATAGATCTAAAGATGAACCAACATCACTATCATATGAACCATTTATATATATTTTACCTTCTGAAGTTATAGCAAAATGGGTAAAATTATTTGTATCTATAGATTTTTTGTATACATTTTTATTATTATAATAAAATAATAAATTATTATCTTGAATAATTATATTAAAAGTATTTTCATTATTTCTTGTCATAGAAACAGCACATTTATAAGCTGAATTTAATAAAGGTTTTATCCATAAAGATATAGTAAAAGGGTTTTCTATATTATTAGTTTCAACTAATAAATAAGTATTTCCATCAAAATTAAAAGCTTGATTTTCTACACCATTACTATATTGAGCATTTCCTACAATTTTTGTTTTAACATTATTATAATAATCATTTATATTATTATTAAAATCTAATAATATATATGAACAAAAATCATTATTATAAATTTCATCAATTGTTTGAGTAGATTCATTAGTTTCAGAATTTGTTGTATTATCAATTATTTCTGGTTGAGTATTTTCATAATTTATAATTTCTTCTGTTTCAAAACTTATAGGACATCCAAAAATATCATATAAATTATCATCTATTAAAAAAACTAATTTAGAAGGGTCTAATATATAATCTTTACAATTTAAAATAAAATTTGTAATGACTTCATCATATGTTAAATCTTCAATAGTCCCATAAAATGGTTCAATAAAATTATTATTATATATTTTCTTTTTAGAATATGTATCTCCTCTTAAATTTGTTATTACTCCATTTTTATTAAAAGCAATATATTTTACAGGAATTTGAACTCTAGAATTATTTCTATAATAATCTTCTAGTAAAATTTTATCAATAAACATAAAATTCCTTTTTATATTTATTTAAATAGGTTTTTAAATAATCTTTAAATAATATAAAAAGGATTTTATATATGGATAATTATAAAAAAATAATAAGTGAAGTTGTTTTACCTAATGAAGGTATTTATTCTTATGACCCAAATGATCCAGGTGGTGAAACAGTTTATGGAATTAGTAGAAAACATTTTCCAAAATGGGAAGGATGGTCTTTAGTTGATAAATTAAAAAATCAAGGAAATTTAAAATATAATTTAAGCCATAATGAAAAAATTTTAGAATTAGTATATTCATTTTATAAAAAAGAATTCTGGGATAAATTAAAATTAGATAATATTGATAATTATGAAAAACAAAAAGTAATTATGGATACAGCTGTAAATGCAGGAGTAAGTAGAGCAATTAAATTTACACAAAGTGCATTAGGAGTTGTAGTTGATGGTATATTAGGACCTATATCTTTAGAAAATTTAAAAAATATTGATGAAGAATTATTTGTTAATAAATTTAAAATTAAAAGAATAGAATTTTATACTAATTTAGTATCTAAAAATAAAAAATTAAAAATTTATTTTTATGGATGGATTAGAAGAACTATAAATTTATAAAAAAGGTTTAAAATGGAAAATCAAATAGAAAAATTATCTAAAACTTATGAAGATTTTTGGGCTAAACATAATTTAACGACTAGAACAGGAATATTTTTATTTGTAATAGTATATGTATTATCTGTTGTTGGTGTTTTATATAGTGGTATAAATCCTGCTATAGCTAAAATTATTTTAGATACAACAAGTTATGTAGCGTTATTTTCTTTATTGACTGTTATTTTAGGAAGTAATACTATAGTTAAAATAGCTGAAATTTTAAATAATAAAAAAACTCAATCTATTATTGAAAATATAAACAATAAAACAACAGAAAAAGATGAAGATTTAAATCCTCCAAAAATATATTAAAGGAATAAAAATGAAAATTATAGATTTATTCAAAGCTTTAATAGCTCTTATAAGTGGATTATTTATAGCTAAAACAATTTATGATAAAAATGAAAAAATAGACTCTTTACAAGAAGACAAAAAAAATTTAGAAAATGAAGTAATAGAAACTAAAAATAAATTGAATAATTCTAAAATTGATGAAATAAAATCTCAAGAAGAATTAAAAGCAGTTAAAACTGAAAAAGAAATATTAAAATCTGAAGAAAAAATCAAAGAAGAAAATAATATTAAAGTTAATAAAGTTATTAAAAAAATAGATTCTAAAGATGAAGATTTAATAAAATTAGATTTAAAAAATCAAACTAAAGGTAATAAAAATGAAAAAGTTCATTATACTATTACTCTTTAGTTTTTTTATTTTTGGATGTGCAGAAAAACAACCTACAAAAATTTTAATAAAAAATAATTATATATATTCAAAAGCACCTATTTTAAAAATTTATGAAAATAATAATTCTTTAAAATTAACTGCTTATAATAAAAATGATAAAATTTGTATTGAAGAATGGAAAACTTGTATTCCTAAAAATCAAATGATAATTTTAATTAAATATACTAATTCATTAAAAAATACAATAAAATTATATAAAAATGAAGTAAATATTTATAATAAATGGGCTATAGAAAATAATAAAAAATCCAAATGATTTTAAAAATCATTTGGTTTATCATTTAAAATATTTACTAATCCTTCTAACATAATTTTTAATGAATTTTTTTCTAATTTAATAAATTCAAAACCTATTGCTAATTGATGTCCCCCTATTGTTTCTGGATAAAAATTTTTTTTAATCCAATCAATAATAATATCTCTTTTATTACTATCTTCTTCTTTTAATCTTAAACTAAATTTATTATTTTTTAAATTACATATTAGAATATTAGGATTATTAAAATATTCTTTAAAATGATTAGTATATTTAAAATCAAAACTAATTATTAAATTAGGAGATTCTATTATAATACCATTTTTTAAATTATTTTCTATATATTTTTTTGAATATTCTTTAAAATATTTTATTTTTTCTTTATCTTCTTGAGAAAATTTATAATTTTGACTTATCATTTTTTCTCTAAAATCTTCTGAAATACTCCAAAAATAATCATTAACTAAATTTGCTAATTTAAATTTAGGATTTTCTTCTCTCCACACATCATAAATATCTATAATTTCACATAAATTTTTTAAATTATTATTATCTAATTTTAAAATTTCATATGTTTTTAATGTAGCACTTTTAGAAGTATCTATAATAATTTTATGGTTTAATTCATTTTTTATTTTATCTAAATATTCTTTATTTTCATATAAATGATGGTCTATATAAATAAATTTACCTTTAAAATTTTTTAATTTTTCATAAAGATGTTTTTGTGCATTTAAATCAAAATTTAAATCTGTTATAATTATTAAATCATATTCATTAAAAGAAATTTTATTTAATTCATATATAATATTTTTATAACCACAATTTTTAAAATTTATATTATGATTTTTAAATTTTTCATAAACACACAATTGACATCCAAAACCATCTAAATCATAATGAGATAAATTATATATTTTCATTTTATTTACTTTCATTACATCTAATAAATTTTAATGATTTGCTATCAATATAAGGTGATAACATTTTTCCTCTTTTTATATATACTACATTATCTATACATATTTTATTAAAACTAAATATATTAGTTCCTGTTTTATAATTTTCCATAGCATAAACTAAACCAATCATACTTATTAAAAATAATATTTTTCTCATAATTTTCTCCTTGATTTTTTATATTATAATTATATCAAAATTTTTATTAAAAGTCAACTAATTTTTTATTTATATAATTTTTTTCACTTAAAATTTTTGCTCTTTCTAAATTATTGTCTATATCATAAATTAAAATTTCTACTTCTATTAAATTTTTTGGAATAAAATACATTTTAATTTTATAAGGTAATTTTAAAAATCTTTTTATTTTGTTTAATAAAGAAATTTTAATTTTATATAAATCTGTATTATATTTTTTTTCTAATTCTTTTATTATTTGTAAATAATTTTTCATGATTTCTCCTTGACTTATATATTATAATTATACTAAATTTTTTAATAAAAGTCAAGGAGTTTTTTGCTAATTATTTAAATTTTGTAATTTTTTGTATTTTTCCTGCATTTTTTTGTCTAGTAATAGCTGCTTTTTTTAATATTTGAGCCATTTTACCTTTTCTTTTTTGTACAGCAATTTTAGCAGCTTTTTTTCTAGCTTTAATTTCATCTTGAGACATTTTTACACATTTACCTAAATTGGCATTCCATCTAAATCCATCTTTTTTACATTTAATTTTTATAACTTTCATATTTTAATCCTTTTTTAAATTTTTGATAAATAATCTACTATTAAAATATCATTATTCCCTAAACCTTTTTCAAAAGAAAGAGTTTTGTTTTTTGAATCATATTTATAATCTTTTTCAGGTATTTTTCTTTCACCATTATAAAATACTTGTAAAATTCCTTCTGGATTACCTTTTATTGTAAAAGAAGTTGAAGGAACTAATGTCCCTTCAAAAATTTCTGTCTTCATTTCATAATTAGGAATTACTTGTTGTTTAGTAAAATCATATCCATCTAAATTCAATAAAGGATAAGTTACTATTATATTTCCATTTTCATCTTGTTTAAATTTATCAAAATTTAATGATTTGTCTTCAATTTGATAACCTTGTATTAAAGTCATTTAATTAACCTTTTGTTATATATTTAATTCTAACAGTTTTTCCTATCATTCTAGCATCATTAAAAGTTATAGTTTTTTTATCATCTGAAATTGTATAATCATCTTCGTCTTGATAAACTCCATTTTCGAAGACAAATATTCTTTCATCTAATGTATCATCCACTGTAACAGAAAGTTTTTCATCAACTGTTTTTTTAACACTAATATCTTTTTTATTTTCTAAAATAGTAAGTCTTTTGTCTAAATCATTTAATTTATCATTTGTATTGTTATTATCAGATTGTTCTTTTTCTTTTAAATCATTTAATTCATTTCTTAAAGATACTAAATCATCTGAATTTTTATTAGTTTTAGAATTAACTTCATTTATTGCATTAACTAAATTATCTTTATTTTCAGTAGTTAAATCATCTAAATTACCTTCAGTTGTTTTAGCTCTTGAAATTTCAGAATTTAAATTATCTTTAATTTTATTCTCTTCATCTGTAGCTCTATTAGTTTCATCTGATATTTTTTTATCTAAATCATTTTCTTTATCAATAGCTCTATTAGTTTCATCAGATATTTTTTTATCTAAATTACTTTCAACATTTTGAGCTCTTGAAACTTCTTTATTTATAGCATCAGTTAAATCTTTTGGTTTGATTTCATTGTTATTTTCATCTTTAGTATTTAAAGATTTATCAAATTCTAAATTACCTTCTGCTGTTTGAGCTCTATTAGTTTCATCTGTTATTTTTTTATCTAAATCTTTTTCAGAATTTTTTGCTCTTGAAATTTCTCCATCAATTTCACTTTGTAAATTATTTTCAACAGATATAGCTCTATTAGTTTCATCTGTTATTTTTTTATCTAAAATTTCTTCTGAAGATTTTGCTCTTGAAATTTCATCAGTTAAATTTTTATTAGTATCATTTAATTGGTTTTGTAAATCATTTTCAATTGATTTAGCTCTATTTTCTTCAGATGTAATTTTATTATCTAAATTATTTTCTTTATCAATAGATCTATTAGTTTCATCAGTTATTTTTTTATCTAAATCATTTTCAACAGATTTAGCTCTTGTTATTTCATTAGTTAAATCTGTATTAAGATTAGTTATTTTAGTGTCTTCATCTAATTTGTATTTTTCAATTTTATCATCTAAATCTTTTTCAGTAGATTTAGCTCTATCAATCTCTTTAGATAAATTTTGGTTGGTTTCATTTATTTTTTTATTTAAATCTGAATTAAAAGTTTCAATTTTATCATCTAAATCTTTTTCAACTGTTTCTGCTCTTTTTATTTCATCAGATAAATTTTGGTTGGTTTTATTTAAATTATCTGTTAATGTAGTTTCAGCTGAAATAGCTCTTTTTGTTTCTTTATTAAGGTTGGTTTTATTTTCATTTATTTGATTTTGTAAATCATTTTCTATTGATAATGCTCTATTAGTTTCATCAGTTATTTTTTTATCTAAATCTTTTTCAACAGATTTAGCTCTTGAAATTTCTTTATTTATTTCATTATAATTATACGATATTTTTTCTGAATTAGAAACTATTTTTTTATCTAAATCTTTTTCATTTGATGAAGCTCTATTAACTTCATTATTTATTTTTGTTAATAATTCATTTTTATTATTTTCAATAATTTTATTAACATTTTTAATTGCTTCATCTATATTTTTTTGACTTATAATAATTTCTTGATTACCATCAATTTCATATACAAATTTTTGTAAATCTTCATTCCATAATAATTTTGATTGAGCTTTATCACCTCTATAAATAGCAATTCCACTTTCAAAAGATTTTGGTAATTTACCATCAGTTTTATTTAAAAGAATAACATTATCTTTCATTTCAACTTCTTCAGATAATGTCTTAGAAACTTTACCTAAAAGATTAAAATTACCATTTATTTGAATATCACCAGTAAAAACTTTATTACCATTTATAAATTCATCTTTATTAGTATGTACATATTCAGATTCATCAAAATCTGATATATCACTTTTTTTATGTATATGACCTATTTTACTAAAAGTTAAATTAACATAATCTTTAGTAGGATATAAATCTTTTAAATATACTTTACCTTCTTTTATTTCAAATATATTTTCATCAAATTGTTCATTAGATAATTCAACTAATGAATATTCAATTCCATCTTCTTCTTTTTTAACTCTAAGATATTTACCTCCATTACCTAAATAAGTAGGAATATCGATTATATCTTGAATTCTATCAGGTCTTTCAGGCCTAAAAAAATTAAATTCAAAAGTATTCATAAATTATCCTTAAAATTGTGTATAATTAGGAATTAAATAAATCTCAGCTTCTAAGAATTGATCATTTACATCTGTATCACCTATATCTTCAACAACAATTTTTATTTTTTCTTCATTTTTTGAAGTAGGAACTGGTATTCTATAATTACCATTTTCTTTAATTTCTCTTATATAAGTCTCTAAACTTACACCATTATCAAATTGAATAGGAAACCAATCTTTAGCTGTTGATTCATAAACTTCAAAGTGAAATTTAAGAGATTTAGCATTATTTAAATCTACTTTTATATAAGCAATTACATCTCTCCCTAAACTATCAATAATACCTTCGCCTTTTGAAGTTTTACTATTATCAATTTCAGATATAATTTTTCCAAATTTATCATATATTTTAATCATAATATACCTTTTTTATTATTATTTAAAATAATATATTATGGTTAAAATATACAAAGAAAAAATTAGATATCTAATTTTTCCTTAATTTTATATGCTAAATCTTGAAATTCTTTTATAGCACTTTTATCTGTTCTTAATTTTACTATATTTTTTAAATTTCTTAAAGGCATTGTAAAAACACCTTCTGTTTTATAACACTCAGGTAAATTATATTTAGCTTCATCATTTGGTATTCCATTTATAATATTTTGTCTAAGTTGTTCTAACATTAAAACAGAATTTTTATCTATTTCAAAATTTCCAGTAAACACAATATATTTTTTAGCTCTTTTAAAATCTTCTTGAGTAATACTAAAAGGTTTTTCTTCTTTTAATTCTTTTAATGTATATCTAGTACTTTTAATAGTAGGGGATAATAAATCATCGTGTCTAACAAATTCAATAGTTAAAACTGCTCTACTAACATTTTTAATTTTTAAAGTTACCATAGTATGAGCATCTAAATCACCTTTTACATCAACAGGTATAAAAGCTCTATGAATATATAAAACTTCTACTTCACTATCATATGAATAATCATAAGAAAATATTTCTTTTTTTGAATTTTCTTGAGAATAATTTACTTTTTCTTGATTTTCAACAACTTCTTTTTGGATTCTTGTTTTTCTTTTTTTAGCCATTTTCTACTCCTAAAAATTTTTTATGCATTTCTGGTAATTGTTTAAAAAAGTCTTTATAAAACCATTCATATGATGGATTATCCATTTTTTGTAAAACATTTCTTAAATTAAAAGTTAAATATGCTTTAACTTTATCTAATTTTTTTGGATTTATTTCATAACTTGCTACTACATATTCATCATTAAAAAGTAATAAATTTATAGGATGTGTTTCTACTTCTACTGTATAATAAATATGTTCAGCCACTGATTCGTGTTTAAATTTTCTTATAATTCTTTTAATAAATTCAAAATCATCTTCAGAAATATAATCTGTTGGTTTATCATAATTACCACCTTTGTGAAAACTTTGCCAAGCTGTTCTACCACCTATAACAGCATTTGATAAAGGTGTATATTGTAATAATTTCATTTATTTTCTCCTTTTTATAATTTATATTTTATCTTTTAAATATTCAATTACATTTTTGATATCTTTAATTCTATTTTCTATATATGAATTTAAAAATGATAATTTTTTATCTTTTTGAATTTGTTTTAATTCATTTTCAAGGTATTTAATATAATTATCTAAAATATTTATTTCTTGAAAAATATCATCAGGTAAATCTAAAATATCATTTAATTCTTGTAAAATTTTAATTGCTTTTTTATCTATTTGAAATTCTTGTAATTCGTCTTTTTTATTTTCAACATTTAACAAAATTGTTTTTAACATTAACTTTCCTTTTAAAAAATGAAAAAATATTATCATTATTACAATTTTCATAAATTATATAATATTTATTTTTATCTCTAAGATTATTTATAAATTTACATGCTTTTTCAAAATTTTTAAAATATGCATGCATTATATAATCATTTTTTACTTTTTTATAAATTATATACATAATAAGCCTTAAAGAAAAATTTCTTTAAGACATATACATTTTTACAAGTCTAAGTAATTCTTCATTATTATCAGCAACTCCAGCTTGTTTTACACCTATAGCTGCTACAATTGCTCTCATTGTTAAATTACCACCATCTTTTTCAGCTAAAGCTTCTAATAAATCTTCTTTTTCTTTAACTGGAACTTCTGGCATAATATAAGGTAATAATGATTTAATTCTTTCAATAACACCTTCTCTTGAAAGTTTAACATCAATAAACATACTTCTACTTCTAATTGCTGCTAAATCAGGGTCTTTAATGAATTTATCTCCAGGTAAATTTGAAACAAAAATAATTCTACTTGTAAAATTAAAACTTGCAGGTAATTTAATTTTTGTACCTACTTTTGAAACTTTATCAGGGTCAGATAATGCTTGTTCAAGATTTAATAAATATTCATCTCTTTCTTCTGGACTTAAAGCATCAATATTTGTAGTCATAGTTGAAAACCAACTAATTTCTCTAGGATTAGTAGTGTCCATTGCGCTTTTCAACATATTCACACAATCTCTATTTAATAAAAATCCATCAGAATCATCAAATACAATAGTCATATTATCTCTATATTGGAATAAAATTTTATATAATCCAAATGGACTAGCTTTAAGACCTTTAAATTGTTTCCATTTAGCATCAGGTCCTTTAGGACTTCCAAATAATTCTTCTAATGTTTTCTGAGTGTGAAATGTTTTTCCAAGACCTGCTGCACCTGCTACAATTAAACCATTTTGAAAACCTAAAGCAATAACTTTAGTAAGTTTTTCAATATCCTCAAAAACTACATTAGGGTCAGCATAAGGTGTTTCTTCAAATTTTTCTTCTGCTTGATTCATTACTTCAATTGTAGTATTATTTTCTTTTACACCATCTTTAATTTTAAATGCTTTATATTCTTCTTCATCCCAAGCACCCATAGAAATAAGTTTTTTCTTAATAGTTCCATAACCTTTCATATTAGAAATATCTAAACCTTTTGATTTAGCATAAGCATTCATTCTAGGTACTGGAGAATCTTCATTAACAGTTTTACTTTCTACAATATAACCTGTTTTTAAACCATCTGCAATAATATTAGCAACATCAACTATATTAACCCAAGGTGGTAAAATTACAGTTAAAGAAGGTTTATTAAATTTAGCACTTCCATCTGGTTTCCAAAAGTCAACTCTATCAACACTATATTTATCTTTTAAACCTTTAGCTTTAGTTTTTCTATTAACAAAACTAAATCTGATCATATATCCTTCATTAGATATATAAAGATATCCTACACCTTTTTCACCATCTTCACTTTTAAAATCATTTTTATACCAACTTTTAGTTGCAGGTTTAAATTTACCAAAACCAATTTTACTATATAAACTTGCAAGCAAAGAAGAAATTTTTTCTAAATTTTTAAGAGAAAAAGCTTCATTAAAAATACCTCTTTTTTCTTTATATTCTTTTGTTTCAATAATATTTTTTAATATCATTTAATAAACCTTTTTTTTATATTTATTTAAATACTATCTATATTTGTTTTATTAACATCAAATTTGATGTGTTTATTTATAATAATTTCATAAGTAACTGTAAATACAGATGCTCTTGAACTAACAGAAATATGTTCGTCACCACCTTTATCGATAATTTCAATAGATTTAATACCTTCTTGTTCTATTTCACATAATTCTTTATTTTTTAAATTTTTTAATTCATCACAAATATTATATTTTTCCATCCAGTCAGTAACATCTTTTGGATTTTTAAACATTTTATTTTTATAATTATCCCATATTGCATAATAAATATTTTCGCAAAATAAACTCTCATAATCTTTTAATTGATTTCTTATTTCTTTAGCACAAATTTTTTCATCTTTTAAATTTAATAAATCATTTCTTTTTAATTTAATTAGTATTTTTTCAATATTTGTTTTTAATTTTTCCCATAATTTTTCAAGAGCTTTTGGTGTCATATCATATAAATTATCAATTGAAAAATCTTTTTTTAAAAATTTACTTAATAAAACTTTATCTTCATAAGAATTTTCAAATAAATCATTAACTAATTCTTTTAACTGATTTTCATCCATTTTTTCTAATATTTTTTGTATTTCTGAAATTTTTAAAAGAGAAGGCGTTTTATAACCTTCATTTTTTAAATTTTCTAATATTTTTTTTAACATTTTAATACCTTCTTTTTTAATATTATTTAAATATTTTCTATATAATTAAAATCTATTTTAGAATGTTCAATTGGATTTAATAAATAATCTATTTCTTCACTTTCTTGCAATGATTTTTCACTATTACCATAATTTAAATATTTTCCTATCCATTTAAGAGGATTTTCTTTTATTTCTGGATAAATAGGTTTTAAACCAATAGCTTTTAATCTTACATTAGTTAAAAATTTAATATATGTTTTAGCAATATCACTATTTATTCCCATAGGAGAACCATATTTATATAATTCATCAATCCATCTCATTTCTTCTTCACTTGCTTCCCAATACATATCATAAATTTTTGATGTAATTTTTTCAAAAATACCTTTAAAATGTTTATCTTTTTTAAGAAATTGAATAGTTTTTTGTGTAAATGCTAAATGTTTATTTTCGTCTCTTGATATAAGTTGTAAAATTCTTGAACTTCCTGCTAATCTACCTGAAAACTCTGTAATACTCCAAACACTTGCAAATCCCGAATAAAATCTAATTCCTTCAAGGATATTTATAGAAATCATTGCTAAAAATATTTTTTCTTTAAATTTTTCTAACCATTCTTCAGATAATTCTAGTCCGTGTTGATTATGATAAAGATAATCTATAACCCATTCATATAAATTATTATATTCTCTAATAATAGTGTCTGTTTCTTTTCTAAGTTCTTCATTTTTCCAGCTATCATCAAAAATAATCCCTGGATTTTCATTCATCATAAATTCAACCATATATGAATAACTAAAAGAATGAATTGCACCTTCAAAAAATTGAATAATGTTTAAAGCATTTTCAAATTCAGGATTTGTAGTAATTTGTCCAAACATTAAAACTGGACTTCTTCCTTGTAAAGAATCTAACATAACTAATTTTGATAAAACAGTAGTAAAAATATGTTTTTGAATTTTATCTAAATTATAAAAATCAGCTTTATCATTCACTAGTGATATTTCTTGTGCTTGCCAGAATAGGTCTTTCATATCTTGATTCAATTTAGAATAAAATTCATATTTTACTTTATCGTATCTTTGTGTATTTCTTGCACAACCAAAAAAGATTGGTTGTTCTTCAGTTTTTATAGGTTCATTTTGATATAAATTTAATATACATTTTGAATGTTCCATTTAATTTTTCTCCTTTTTTGAAGTATTTAATTAAAAATTTTTATAATGTACAACCACCGCCTGCACATCCTTCATTTTCATCTTCAATTTTATTAAGAACATCATTTTTAGTATGGTCTTCTGTTCTACTAATAACATAATATAAAGTTTTAATTCCATATTTATATATAAAATATAATCTTTTTAATGCTTCATTAAAAGGTATTTTTTTATTAGGATATTTTGAAAAATCAATATTTTCATTCAATGAAATTGCTTGGTCAATCCATTTTTGTAAAATAGCAACTAATTTCCAATACTCTAAAACATCACTTTCTAAAGCTAAATTTCTTTTATAAAATTCTTTGTATTTTTTAATTTCAGGTAAAACTCCATATACATTTATTTTATTGTCTTCTACTGAATATTTTAATGATTTAGGCATATTGATACCAGAAATCATATTTGCTGGTCTTGACGAATTTGAGCTCGGAACTGCTGTAAGTAAAGTTGAATTTCTCATTCCAAATTCTAAAATATCTTTTTTCAAATTATCCCAATCTAATGTAGGATTATGTTTTACTAATAAATCAACATTTTTTTCATACCAATCTATAGGAGTTAAGCCTTCACTATATTTTGTATCTTTAAAATAATTACAAGCACCTTTTTCTTTTGCTAATTCAACAGAAGCTTTAATACCATAATATAACATTTCTTCCATAACTTCATTTACAATGTCTCTTGCTTTTTGAGTATTATAATCAGCATCATATTTTGCTAACATATAAAATAAGTTACCTGGACTAATACCTAAAGCTCTTCTATTTTTAGTAAATTTTTCAAAAGTATCTATACCAAAATACTCTTGATAATCAATTTTTTCATCTAAAAATCTTACTAATAAATCCATATTTTTTTCAAAGAATTTTTTTCTTTTTTCTTTATCTTTAGGTAAATTACCAAAATTGATACCTCCTAAAATACAACTAAATGTTTCACCAAAATTGATTTTGATTTCTTCTCCATCATTATCTAATAAGTTATATAACTCTTTAAGAATTTTTTTATTCTTGTCATCTTCAATATTGTATCTAAAAAATCTATATAATTGAAACCATTCACCATTTTTATATAAATTTTCAAACCATTCTTTGAATTCTTTTTTATTTTTTATCTTTAAAACGTAATCTTCATCTGGAAAACTTGGCAAAGCTATTTCCGTACATAAATTGCTTGTATTTACAGGCAATTTCCAAGCACTTTGTTGTTGCATTGCATTAGCATTTACTAAATATATTCTATTAGTTGAATATCTTTCATTGAAAAATTTTAATAAGAAATCTTCAGTATCAATTTCTTTTTTATGTTTTTCACTTACTTTTCTTTCAAATTGTTTATATTGTTTTTCAAAATTTTCTAATCCAATATTATCCCATAAATCTTCAATTTCATTTAAGTGGAATAATGTTAAAGGTTTTTTCTTTTTAAGTCTATCAAAAATTAGTTTTAAATCCATACTAAATGCGTGGTCAGCATATCTTACTGACATTTCTTCAGAACCTCTATTATTTTTAACTCTTATTAAATCTTCGTATTCATAATGAAAAAATGGATAATACATTGTAGATGAACCAGTTCTTCCACTATTAGGTTGTGTAGAACTTTTAGAAATATCTTGTTTTACTCTTAAATAAGGTATTACACCTGTGTGTTCTTCTTGTCCATTACCAATTTCAGCACCTAATCCTCTAATTTCAACTTTAATACCTATACCAGCTCTAAGTTTAGTAATAAGTTTATACATAGATTTACTTGCATTTCCTATACTTTCTATACTATCTCCTAAATTTAAACCTGCGCACGAAGTAAATCCTCTAGTAGTTGTTCTAATTCCTGCCATATCTGGAGTTGGTAAAAATATATCAAAATTTGATAATGCTTTATAAAAATTTTTAATATATTTATTTCTTTTTTGTTTATTTTTTATTCTTGCAAATACATATAAAGGTATCATAAAATAAATTTCTTGAGGAGTTTCAACTGCTTTTCCATTTCTTTTAATAGCATATTTTTTAAGCATTTGTGTAATACCTAAATAAGTAAATTTGTAGTCTTTTGAAAAATCAATTATTTGTAAAAGTTCATTTATTTCATCTTCAGTATAATATTTGAATAATTCAAAGTCATAAATTCCTTTTTCAATTTGACTTTTAATTCTTTCTAAATTAAATTTAGGTGTAAAACTTCCATAAATTCTTTTATATAAATCTTGTAATTCTGTTCTAGCTGCAGCATATTGGTAATCTGGTTTATTTTCATCAATTAAATCAGCAATTGATAAAGTTAAATTTTTTTGAATTTCTTCTGTAGTTATTCCATCATATAATCTTAATCTAAAATTATTAACAATTTCATTTATATCACAATCTAATCCTTCAATTGCGTATTGAATATGTGTATAAATTTTATCGAAATTAAATGGTACTAAATTACCATTTCTTTTTTTAACATTGATGTCCATTTATTTATCTCCTTTTTTATATTGTTATTATATCATATTTAATTTGATAAGATGACTTTTATATACTTATCATATAATAGAAAATAGATTTAAAGATTTAAAATTTTTATTCTAAATCTAATTCAACATTAAATTTTTTTATAAAATTATTTATCTCTTTTAATAATTCTTCTTTAGAATTATATTTTTCTTTAATCAATTTAGAATCAATAGATATATTATCGTGAACTCTATATAATTGATTTAAAAAAAATTTATTTTCAATTTTATTTATAATATATTTTTCTATATAAAAATAAAAAATCATTAAACTATTTTCTTCATTTATTTCATTCAAATTTAATTTTGATTCTATTAAATTTAATTCTTTTAATTTATTATAAATAAATTCTTTTTTATAATTTAATTCTTTTCTTAATTCTAATCCTTCTTTTTGAATTTTTTCTAATAATCTTTTTAAATTATTTTTAGATTTAGATTCTTTTATTTTTTTAAATCTAACTTTATAATTTTCTTTAGCATTTAAAGCTGTTATAAAAGTTTCTTTAAGGGATTTTTTTATAGAATTTGTATGTAATTTTCTACTTTTATTTTCATTTATAATTACTTTAAATAATTCATCTCTATTTTTAGCATAAAATTCTATATTAGTAATTTCAGTTTTTAAATTAAAAATTTCTTTCATAGTTTTAATAGTATTAGGAATACTATTTTTAATATCAAAAGAATAAAATTCAAATTTCTCATTAAACCATTTTCTAAAATCTTTACTTACATTAGTAAATATACTATAATATCTTCCTTTTTTTTCTTTAATATTAAATACAATATTATGTTCATTTGAATGTATTAAAAATAATTTAACATTATCTATAAATTTTATTATTTTTTTATTTTTAGATTTTATTGATTTTATTTTATGTTCAATAATGTTTATAGATTTGTTATATTGAATAATTTTATTATAATCTAAACATTCATCATTTTTTCTTTTTATATTTTTAAGTTGATTTTTAAGCTTTCTAATATAATTTTCATTTACTCTAATATTTTTATATAACTTTAATAATTTATTGTAAAGTTCTTCTTTAATATTTTCGATATGTAAAATTTTTTCAATTACAAATTCGTCTTTAATTTCTTCTTGATTTTTATCTGATTTAGGATGAATAAAATTTATTTCGTCTCTTTGTTCTTCTGTTAGATGTAAAATATTATTTTTGTTTTCATTAAAAAGTTTTTTGTATTTTAATAAAGATTTTTTAAATTCTATATTATTTACAATATTATATATTAGTTCATCAAATTTTTTTCTAGTTTTGTGATCAACATAAACAATATCAAAAAAAGGAATATCTTTAACGAACCATTCTTTAGCAATTCCTTTATAATTATTTTTGATTATAGTTTCTGAAAATAAATCATCAGTATCTTTTTCAATTATATCTACACCAACTTTAAAATTATTTTTTACATCAAAATATATTTCTAAAGAATCTTTTACCTTTTGAAAGTTATTATGACCAAATAATTTATATAAAATATTTTTAGAAACAACTATAGCTTCTTTATTATTCTTATGTTGCATCATATTACCACTATTTTTATATAATTTAATTGATGTATATAATCTATTCAAAAAATGGAAAGTTTTTCTCTTATTTATACAATAATTTTTAATATCGTTTTTTATATATAAAATATGATTATATTCAGGTATTAGATAAACAGACTTAATTTGTTTACCTTTTTTCTTTTTGTCTGCATTTAATAAATTATTTGTTTTGTGTTGTAAAGATATTTTTTCTTTTGATGATAATTTTCTCATTTTTTCGCCTCTTTTTTATTTTTATTTAAATTTTAAACTTATTATATAATAAGAAGTAGTGTTAAAAGGTTTTAAATTTTAAATAAAAATAAAAAAGGATAAATTATGGATTTTAATTTAAAATTAAAAAAAGATATTGTTGAATTATATAACAAATACTTTAATAAAAAATCTATACATTTTATAAAAAAATTTAATGATTTAAAATTATTTAAAAAAGTGTATAGAATTTTTGATGATAATAATTTTTATATTTTAGTTGATGAAAATTTTAATACATATAAAATTAAAAAGAAAAAATTAGAAGATTATAATGATGATGATTTTTATAATTTGGTTGATTTTTAATAGGATAAAATATAATTTTTATTTTAATCCCATAATCTAGGTAATAATCTTCCAAATTCTTTAAACCATTGAATTTTCATATTTTCAATTTCTTTAAGATTAACTGGATGTTCATCTTCATACCATTGAATTTTTTGCCATTTTTTTAAAAGAACTTGTATTCTTTTTTTAGTAAAACAATCACCTTCATAATGTGTATCTACACCCCAATGTTTTTCTAAGTCTTTTAATTTGTAGATTATTAAATCTTCAAAATAGAAAAAATCCCACCATTCGTCTTGTTTTAAAATTTTATGGTATTTTAATAAATTTCTAAAATATTTTTTTATATTATAATATTTACTTTTAAAAAATTCAATAATTTCATAAGGTAATTCAAATTTTTCATTATAATATAATTCTTTTATATAATAATTAAATTTATCACATTTATTTTTTAATAATATTTTCAAATAATTAAAATCTATTCCATATATTTGCATTAAAATACCTTTATTTCTTTTCTAAATATTTAATCATAATTTTGTTTATTTGTTTTGTATGTGTAATTCCATATAATGCAACAAATTCTTTTTCAGATGGCATAAAAATCATAATATTTATTATAAAAATAAAACCACTAATATATAATTTTTTCTTTTCTTTTAATTTTTTTCTAATAATTTCATTATCATAATTTTTGATTAAAGTTAGATAAATAGTTGGATAAAATATCATCCAAAATATCCATATAATTAAAATAGTCCCTATAATATTACTTATAATTGAATAAATTAAATAAGCACTTAAAAAATCAATCATTTATTTCTCCTTTTTCTATATAACAATTTTCTGCATATCCATTTTTAAATATAAATCCACCATTATCTGTAAATCCTATTATAAGTTTTTTATCTATAATAGTTTCACCTTTTCCTTTAATATTGCAAATAATTACAATATTATCATTATTTTTAATTTCATTTATTTCAGATTTATTAACTAAATGTAATAAATAAAATGGTGTTAATAATAGTAATAATATTGCTATAAATTTATATCCAGGTTTTGTTTTTAATCTATAAATGATTTTTTCCATGATTGTTTCCTTTTTATGTTTAATTTATATAATTATACCAAATTTATTAAAAAAAGTCAACTAATTTATTAAAAAATATATTAAAAATATATTAAAATACTATATAAATTTTATAACATTAAATAATTATATAGATATATTATAAGGGATTTCAAATGAATAATAGAATAAAACAAATGCTTGAAGAACTTGAAATTTTAGAAAAGGATTTAGTAAATGATTTAAATAACATTGATCCTGATAATAAAGAACTTCACGAAAATATTATTAAATTAAGTGCTAAATATCCAGAACAAAGTGATATTTTAAAATTTATACTTTTTATAAATGATATTCAAAATACTGCTAGAGCAAATTTAGAAAATGTATATATAGATAATTTTAGCGAATTAGTAAAAAAGAAAAAACAAATTTTAAAACTTTTAAATGATATTATTACAGAAATAAAAAAAGAATCAAAAGATGAAAATATTAAAGGAAATATTTATAATTGGAAAAGTATTTTATTTAATTTTGTTTCTAAATTAAATCCTTCACATTTTATATGGATGGGAATGACTATTATGGGAATTTTATTTATGGTATTTATTTTACAACACCCTGAAAAATCAGAAAAAGCTTTTGAAGCTGTAAAAACAACTCCTAAAATTATTCAAAAAAAATTTTAAAAGGCATTAAATGAATAATATTTTAGAAAAATTAAAAAAATTTTTTAAAAAAAATGATAAAAAAATTTCTAATAAAGAAAATATATGGGAAAAAATTGAAGAAAATATAAGTGAATTTGAATTAGATAGTAAACTATTAAATGATTATAATTTTGATAATTTGTGTAAACAATGTAAATTGAATAATAATTGTAAAGCAGGTAATAAACCTTGTGAATTATTTTTTAAAAATAATGGAGAATATAATTTTATAGTCATAGATGATAATTATGGAGTAATAGAATCTATAAAAGATATTATAGAAGATTTAAAACAAAAAAATATAATATCTAAAAATTGGCAAATACATTATTATTATACTAAACAAGCTCCTATATATTTATTAAAAGATATTAAAAGAAGAAATTTAATTCCTGATGCAGGTTTAATAGATATTACATATGGTTCTATTTTAAGAATAAAAGAAAAAAATATCAAAATAAATGGAGTTCATATTTTAGATTTTATTTTAAAAGTAAATCCTAATTTTAATTTTTATTTTTATACAGGTAATACATTAAATCCTTATATAAAAACAGTTAAAATGATGATGGATTTTTTTAAAAAAATTTATAAAAAAGATATGGATGATTATATAATTTCTAAAAATTTTCAAGATGAAAAGGATATATATAAGATTATTAAAAAAATAATGTTAAAAACTGAAGGTAGGAAGGTATGAAGACAAAGATGAAACATATACAAACTAAAACTTTAAAACAAATAATATATACTAATATTGTATTTTCTTTTATTGTTGCATTTGTAATGTTTATATCATTTAATGTTTATGAAGTTTTTTATAATGAGCATAATAATATACAAATGATAGAGAAAAAATGGATGGAATATGATTTAAAAATAGGTTGTTATGTTTTTGATTTACATAATGGTTATGTAGGTATTTTTGATAAAAAACATAATATAATTCATTATAAACCATTAAAAATAACTAATTTTTATATTACTTATTTATTTATAACTTTTTTAATAAATATATCTTGGATGATAAAAATTTATGAAATAGTAGCTAAATCAGAAGAAGAAAAATATTTATTAAAAGTAACAAATTTAGAAAGTATGGCTACACAAAATAGTATGAGTGTATTAACTGAAAATATTCATCACGAGTTAAATTCACCATTAAATGTTATTAAATTAAAATTTAAAAAAATAACTGAAGAATTAAGTAATAATAAAAAAATGAAAAATAATATTGATTTAATCAATATGAGTTTAGATCAAATATCGACAATACTTGTAAATATGTCTGATTTTAAATCTTTAAAATATTCTAATGGTAATAAAACATTATATGAAATAATTGAAGGTGCTTTTAGAATGATTAAAGTTGTTTCAGATAATGAATTTGAATATTTTATTGATGAAGATTTTAAAAAATATCATATAGACCATTCATATGGTTTAAAAAATGCAGATGTAATAAGTATATTTATAAATTTTATAAAAAATAGTTTAGAAGCTAATGCCACTAATATATGTATAAATATAGAAAATAAAAAAGGTAATTATTTACTTATTAACATAAAAGATAATGGAAATGGTATTCCTAATGATATGATAAATAAAATTTTTGAACCTAATAAATCATCAAAAGATAATGATACAATAGGATTAAGAGGTAATGGTTTATTTTTAGTTCAAAATTTATTAAAAATGTTTGGAGGAGATGCTAAATTAAAAAAATCAAAAAGAGGTAATGGTACAGAATTTGTAATTAAAATTCCTATTATAGAAAATTCTAGTTACTCAAAGCAATAAAATTTCCAGAAAATGTTTTAACTAATAATGGTAGTCCAAATTTTTGGATTACTAAATTATCTCTATTTTTCATAGAAACACTTTTACCTTTAATTTTATCAATTTTTTTAACTCTATATTCCCAATTAACATCTTCCCATTTGATTTTTATAATAGGGTCATCATTTTTATCAAAAAAAGATTCTTTATGAACAATTTCAAAATTATCTAATTTTTTAACAAAATAATTAGTCCCAAAATTTAAATTTGCACTTACAAAAAATCTATATTCATCTAAAAAAGTTAAAACTTTTATATAAGTAATATCTTCATTATTAAAAATTCTACATGGAAAAATATCATTACCACTTCTTAAAAAAGGTTTTACTAAATGAAAATCACTACCAGGACGAGATTCTAATCCTAAATATAAATTAAATTTCATATTATTTATACTTCCTCTTTTTTCAATAGCTTCTTTAGTATGTTTATTAAAAAAAATTTTTACTTTATTTTTTATCATGATTTTTTCCTTTTTTTAATTATAAAGGGGATTACATAAAATCCCCTAAATCTAATATATCATCTTCTTTCTTTTCTTCTTTTTGTTTAGATTGTTTAGAATTTTCTTTTTTAGGAGATTCTACATTTAAATTTTCAATTGATATATCTTCTTCTCCTACTAAAATTTTATAATATTCTGTATCTTTTGCTAGTCTAATACCAAAATTGATAATAGATTGTTTATGTATTTTATCAAGTTTATCCAAAATTTCTATACTTTTATCATCTAATCCTATTTTTACTTCTGTCATAATAATTTCCTTTATAATGTATAGTAACCATTAACATTACTAAATTCTCTTCTTGGTTTTCCATCAATAATAGTAGAATTATCTAAAATCATATTATCTTTAAGTTTTACACCTTCAAAAAAGTTACTACCACCACCAGATAAAATAACTAAATCAGATAATGAAAATACTTTTTTACTTTCTACTAAAACACTTCCAAAAATTTTAATTATAAATTTTCTTTTAGCATCTTTAATATAATCTTCAATATCTTTTTGCTTTTTACCATTATATCTAAAATACCCTTTATATAAAATTTCATTAGCTTCTTGTTCACTAAAAGGGTCTTTAAATTTATTTTCTAAATAATCCCTAAATGGTTTAATTAAACTTGATACTCCGTGTCCTGGATATGATTTAGAATTATTTGGAATAAATTTTCCATTTTTCATATTTAAAACATTGATAGTATTATAACCTATATCAATAATAGCAACATTTAAATCTTTAATATTTTCATTTTCTAAATCTTCTGGCATTTGTCCATTTTTAGCAAAATTTAAATAAATACCTACTCCTTGAGGAACAACTTTAACATTAAGATTTATTTCTTCATCATTTACAATAAAATTAGAAATTCTTTCTTGAAATTCATCTTTTTTGTCCCAATCAACTAATGCTAATCCTGTTCTTACTTCGATAGGAACTTCTTTTTTAACTTCTTCAAATTTGTTTAAAACGTGATAAATAATCAATGGTGCATATTTATAAAGAAAATCATAATTTGTTGTTGAAAAAGCTTCTGTTTTACCTTCACTCCCTACAACGTATTTTTCCCCTTCAAAGTTATAAACTTTCTGTTCTCCATATCTAATACCATTATCTGTAAAAAATGATATAGCAGTAGGAAATTTTACATTTTTTCCTTTATAATTTATTTTAACATCTCCATAACCAATATCAATAGCAATTTTTTCTGACATGATTTATTCTCCTTTTATTTTTATAATTATATCATAAATATTTAAAAAAGATAATTTTTAATATAAAATTTTTTCTAATAAAGGTTTTAATTTTTTCATTGCTGATTTTTCAATTTTTCTGATACCTGCAGGTGTCATATTTAACATGTCTGCTATTTCTTTAGTTGAATATTCTCTGCTTTCTAATAATCCATCGTTAATTAAACAATGTAATATTTCCCATCTTTTACTAGGATTATAATTTTGTGTTAAACTTTTTACTTCGCTTATTGTCATATACATATTTTTTACTCCTTAAAATTTAAATACCTTAAAAAAGGATTATGCATGATTATTAAAACTAGGGGCAAACAAAATCAACTTTTAACATTAGAAGATTTTTTAGAATTTATAAACATACATAAACCTTCTCCTCTTTTAATCAAATTTTATAATGATCATAAAAATGATGAATTAACATTATCAAATTTTAAAAAATTACTTAATAAAATTGATATAAATATTGAAGAAAAAAATAAAAATTCTTCAATAAAAAAATCTAAAAATGAATTTTTAGAAATGCTTATTGAAAAATTTGGTGATAAAGCTAAATCTTATTATGATAATTATATGACTAAATTAAAATCAATTATTAAATCTTTAAATAATCCTCCTATGGCTTATAAAAAATCTACTTTATTCTATTATAGAATAATAGAAGACAATAAAATTTTTTATGGTTTAGAAATAATTGATGGTATTGACGATAAATTAAATTCAAATTTAAATTTAACTATATTAGATATAAAATGGGGTGATTATTTTGATTTATTTTATATTTCACAATCTATTTTAAGAGAATTCAAACATAAAAGAACTGCTGAAATATTTAAAGGTTATTTATTTCTTGAAGGATTTTCAGAAGATGTTTTAAATGGTAATCTCCCTGAATATCCTTTGCAAAAAATAGAATATATGGATAAAATTAAAATAGGTGAAATTTAAATTTTATATTTCTTTTTAATTTTAATCCATTCTAAATATTTTTTATGAATTTTTTTCAAATATTTAATATTTTTTGTACCACCATTATATCTACTTATAGCTATATGATAAGGGTCTTTATAACCTTTTAATTTATAAGTATTATATAAATAAATAAAATAAATTGTCATTATTTTAGTATTAAATGTATAATCTGTTAAAAGATATTGAGCTAATTGAATATCTTTTTCATATTGATTTTTATAAGGTTTTATTTTATTTTTATAATAATTAAGTTCTTTTTTAGACCATTTAATAACTTTAATATCTCTTTTAGATTTATTTTTCTTATGTGAATACCTATAATAAACATCTTGAAAATAATTTATTTTTTCAAAATATATAGCATATTTTTTATATAAAAATGGATTTTTATTATTTATTAAATTTTTAATTTTATTATCAAAAAATTGTGGATATTTTTTTATTACAATGATAGCTGTCTCTAATTTGACTTGACCTACACCTAAACTTTTTAAAAGAAAAGGTTTTTCACTACCACTATTAAAATAATTATCACCTATTATAAATTTACCAGCACTACTTTCACCTAAAATAATAGAACAAATAGTATCAGGGAATGTTCTATTATCAATAGATTTATATTTTGATGCTATATTATATGATGTTTTTAATAAATTTATTTGACCTTGACTTAAAGCAAATAAATTTACAAATAATAATAAAAATAAAATTTTCTTCATTTTAATCCTTATTTTTCAAAAAGTCTTTTTAAATCTCTTTCTGGATTATAAGATTGCCATACTACATAATTTTGACCTCTAAATTTTTTACCACCTAATTTTTCTTTTAAAAAATTGATAGCGTTTAAAGGATTTTCATATATATTTTCAATTCCTCTTATTTCATTACCATAACTAAAATGAATTTTATATCTAGGATTACCATAAATATCATTATCAATTCTTCTATATTCAATTGTAATTCCATTTTGTGTATAAGTTTTCATGTTTTCTCCTTTTGTTTTTATATTATAATTATATCAAAAAATAGAATAAAAGTCAAGAAAAATTAAATTTCTATTTTTGAAATATAATTATAAAGACATATATAAGGTCCATACATTTTATCTATATGAAAATGTCCAAAAAACCAAGTATTAAATTCTATATTATCTAATATATTATCTAAGAATTTAGATACAGGGTCAGACAATTTGACAAATCCAACATTTTCAGGTAAATAATTTTCTATTAAAAATTTAGGGCAAGTATGTGATACTACATAATCAAAATTTGGATTTGATTCTATAATATTTAAAATTGTATTTTCTTCTTCTTTTGATAATAATTCTTGTTTCCACCAAGAAATATTTTCTTTTCTATGATGTTTATCAATAGATTCAGCTCCTCTTATACATAAAAATCTTTTATTATTTATAAACATTTCTGGATATTTGATAAAATGGAATCTAAAACCATCAATTTCTTTGTACCAAAATTCGCCTTTTATATTATCATTCATTTTAATAATAGGTAAATCCATAATTAAATTATAATTTTCGTGATTACCTGGGATAATAAATAATTTTATATTTTTATCTTTTAATTTATCAATCCATTTATAATAACAATTAACATCTCCTTGATTTCCTGACCACATACATCCAAAATCACCTAATTGAATTATAATTGAATTTTCTTCAAAATCCATATTTTGGACTTTACCTATATCAATTTCTCCATGTGTATCACCAATAAAATAAATATTCATATAAAACCTTTATAATACATTAAAATAAATACTTTCTGTCCCATAAGTATCATATAATGCTTTTTCTAATTTTATTTTATCAACATTTTTAACATAAACAATTATTTCTATTTCTTCGTCTTCATATATAATATAATCAACTTTTACATCTTCTGCACCATATCCTAAAGCAAAATTTTCAACTTTTAGTAATAATTCTTTCATATTTTCTCCTTGATTTTATATATTATAATTATAATAAATTTTTTTAAAAAAGTCAAGGAAAAATTAAAATATTTTTGATAAAATTATTAAAAATAATGATGAAATATTGAATAATAATAATTCATTTGTACAAAATGTATTTGTATATTTATTATATAAATAACTAGATATTTTTGAATTATCTAAACCTAATCTTTTAGATTCTTTAACTGCTTTTTTAAAATCTACATTTTTATAATATCTACTTTTTTTATCTTTAATGTTTGGTAAATTCATGTTTTCTCCTTTTAATTTTTCATGTTTAAGCTGCATAATCATAAGGGATTTTTTTCATTTTTTGACGATTATAAGCTTTTTTCTTATTTTTAATTTTTCTTTCACATAAATTGATTTCACCTTTAATATGCATTTCAATATTTTTATCTCTTCTTTTTATATTTTTAATTTCTTCTTGCAATTGTTTAAAAGATTTAATATTTTTTCTTTTCATTTTATATCCTTTTTTATTATTTATATTAAAATTATATCAAAAAATAAATTAAAAGTCAAGAAAATATTATAAATATTTTCCTGAATTTTGATAATTTTCAATTTCTTCTGGACATTTATCATAAGCTTTTTTAATTGTTTTATAAATATTTTTAATTATTTTTTGAATATCAGAATTTAAATCTTTAAAATTACCTTCTGTTTCTATTTTAGTTTGATAAATTTTAAATTTTTTTAATCCTTCAATTTGTAAAGAATATCTAACACCATTTTTGTCATCACAATAAAATTCTAAAAATTCTGGGTTTGAAACATCTGCTAAAATTGCGTTCATATTTCCAATAGGTAATTCAAATTCATATTTTTCATTGTATAATTTATCTAAAACAGAATAAAAATTCTTAACACATTTTGTTTCTAATTCTTTTTTGTCTTTATTTGCTTGATCAGCTGCTTTTGCAGTTTTGTCATATTCATTTTCTTTTAATTCTTTTAAAATTTCTTTTAACATAATTTTAATTCCTTTTTTAATGTATTTAATAAATAATTAAATTTATTTTCATTTAGACTTATAGAATCTTCTATATCCATACATTCTTTATCAAAAACATAATATGAACCATTATCTTTATAAACTATAAAAGGTAATGTAATATTACCTTTTTCTACATCATAATTTACTGTAGTATAATCAACAAAATAATCTTCTATTTCTTTAATTTCTTCTTTATTTCTTACAATTTTAATAATTTCTAAATTCATTTTTTCTCCTTGATTTTTTATATTATAATTATACTACATTTTTATTAAAAAGTCAAGAAAAATTTATTATTTTATTTCTATAATAGCATCTTTAACATATAATGGTAAAAATGAACTATTTTTAAATTTTTCAAAATTTTTATCAAAAATATAAAAAATAGCTTTATCATTTTTATGTCTAACAGCTCTACCATAACTTTGGATTATTTTATTAGCTGCATCTTGTTGATACCATTTAGGATATAATTGTGTTTTAATTTTAACATAAGTATCTCCTAAACTAGCATAAGGAATTTTAGTTAAAATTTGCCATCTTGCAAAATCATCTTTAAAATCATGACCCTCATATAAAGTAGGTCCTATTAAGATTTTTTTACCTTTGTATTTATTTATAGTTTCACTATCTTTTGCTACTACAATTTTATTACTATATTTAGAATTATTTTTAATTTCCCAAGCTATATTATAACTTGAAGTATGTATAATACCATTTTCATTTGAATGTTTTTCTATAATCTTATCAACTATTTTTGATATTTGTTTTATTGCATTATCAAAATTATTATAATTAAAATCAATAACAGGTTTATATACTATTTTTCTATTTTTAATAGGGAAAGGACTATTACATTCATAACTACTATAATTTTTAATACCATTTTCTTTTGCATATACTTCAATATCACCTATTGTTGCTGATAAATGAATAAAAAAACTTCCTTTATTAAAAATATAATTAGCTATTTGATTAGCAAAAATAGGTTTTATACTAATAATTTTATATGGTTCATTAAAAGCATCTTCATTTATTTTTGTTAAATTTAATATAAATTCCCCTGAAGAATTATGAAAAATTTCTACTTTATTTATTAAATTTTCAACATAATTATATAATTTATTAAAAAATGAATTTTCATCTTTTAATTCTTCTAATTCTTCAAATCTATCTTTTAATACATTTAATAAATTTTTACTCATATTTGCTAATTCTTTTGATGATAAAACAATTTTATTTATTTTACTAATAAAATCTTCTAATGAAATTATTATAGTTTCAAAATTTAAATATGCATTATCTAAACTTTTTTCTTTAAAAAAATTTATTTCTTTTTCATCTATTGTTAATGTCCCAAAATTAACTAATTCATCACTTAAAGTATGACATTCATCAATAATTACTATATCAGAATTAGCTTTCTTATAACTAACATAAAAACTCATATTTGTTATTCTATCTTCTTCAGTATTTTCCCAAAAAGTTCTTTGTTTTAAATATGGACAATTTTCTCTATTACATTTTTTTGATTTTACTAATTTTAAACATTCATCTGTAGTATATGAAGTCCCAAATGAACAAATATAATTTGTTTTTCCTTTAATGTCAACTAATTCAGGAAATTCATTAGTATATTGATCTTGTAAAGCTTTTGTTTTTGTTAAAATAACACTTCTTTTTAAATGAGAATTTATTTCTTTTAAAATTTTAGGTATAATTATTGCTATATAACTTTTACCTACACCTGTTGGTAATTGTCCTATAAAATGATCTTTATTATTTATATAAGCTTCTATTATTTTATAAATAGTTTCTAATTGTTCTTTTCTTGGAGTTTTACCAAAAGGGAAATATTTTTTAATTAAATTATCAATTGATTCTTTATTTATTATATTATTCATATTATTACTCCTAAAATTTTTCATGGTTTTAATGGGTAAAAACCCATTAAAATTATTTATTGATAGATTCTTTTAATGATTTACTAGGTTCTAATTTAGCTCTTTTTCCAGCTGGTACATCATATGGAATTTCTTCTCCATCTCTTTTAATAACACCTTTTCTTGGTGCTTTATCAACAATTTTAACTTTACCAATACCAGGGATTACAACTTCACCATCTTTTACTAAAGAATCTGTAATTGCTCCAAATAGAGTTTCTGTAATTTCTTTTGCATCTTTGTTTGTTACTTTTACAGTTTCTCCAAATTTACCTACTAAAATTTCTTTTACTTTTACTACTAATTCTGATTTATTCATTAAATCTCCTTTTTTATTTTATTTAATTTTTTTAAGATTTATTTTCAAACTATTTCATCAATCTTATATATGTATATTTATTTAAAATTTTAATAAAGATTAGTTAAAAGAAAATTAACTAATTCATTTAAATCTTTAATGATATTAGGTTTATTTTCTTCAATTTCTTTTTTAAATTTTTCTAATTCTTCTTCATTTAATCCTTCAGGAATTTTTGTTTCTTCATAAATTAAATTTTCATCTAATATTTCATTTAATGATAATTTATTTGTATGCAATAAAATAGCATCTTCATTCATATCATAAGATACAATTTCATATGCTTTAATATTACAAGGATATAATAATCCTAATTTAATATCAACTAAACCTACAAATAATTCATTATTTTCATCAAATGAATTTGAATATCCTACTTTTAATTTTTCAGGTTTAAAATATTCAGTAGAATTTTTTGAAACATTTTTTGTAATAGGTTCTATATTACTCATAATTCCTATATAAAAATTTTTAGGTGTTCCTGAATATTTATTTACTTTTAATCCTATAAATCTAATGTTACTTGGATTATTTATATCAATAAATTCAGCTGCTCCATTAGGTGCATCTGTAACATCACCACTAAATACAACAGAACCATCATCAGTTTTATAATTTCCATTCCATCCAATTTTTTTAATTTTATTGTCTTCAAGTTTTAAAATAGCACTTAAATCTAAATCTACTCTACTTTCAGAGTTTTCCCAATAGATTCCACATCTTAAAGTTTTAGTTACATCAAATTTTATTGAACTTCCTAACTCATAATAAAATGTACTGTTTTCATTTATTCTTAGAGATACTGGATATTTAATATCATTTTCTAAAATATAATCTAAAAGATTTAAATCAATTTTAGTATTTTTTTCTTCAAATAAATTTACTAAATTTCTTTTTATTACTTCTGATAAATTACTATCTAATTTTAATAGTCTTCTAGCCTCAGGTTCTGTTAAAACATCTTCAATATTTTCTTTTGTAAAAGATGCGTGTGGTAAAACATATGTTTCAGTTAAATCTCTCCCTGTTTTAATTAAATTGTGTTTTGTTAATACTTTTCTAATATAATTTAAAACTTGAACTTGATTTTTAATAGACATTTTTTCAAAATTTTCAATAATTTTATTGTCATCATAAACTCTAAAATATTCAATAAATTTATCTCTCATTACATCTAAATGAGATTTTAAATGGTTTGTACTTTTATTTAAAACTTTACTATATTTAGTTTTAATTTTTTGAATTTTTTTATTTTCTCTTAAAAATGGTTTAATTTTATCATATAAATCACTTTTATTATATTCAATCACAGCAAGTAATTTTTTAACCATTCTTCTTTTTTGTTTTAAAAGTTCTAAAAATGAATTATCAGCATCACTTTCTACAATACCATCAATAATATTTCTTGCTTTTGATTTAATTGATTCATCAATATGATTACTTACCATATATTTTAATTGTTTAGTATATAACATATTAGGACTTAAACCTAAAATATGTTTAACAAATCTAATTGCTAAATCTGGATTAGTTGTCTTAAATCCATTTTCTAAAAGTTTAATTTGATTTTCTTTAAATACCATTTTTTCTAATTTTACAGGGATTTTTTCTTCTAAAATTATTTTAATATCTAAAATTGATAAAGGTCTAGCATAATTTTCATAAAATTTTGCTAATTCTTCTTTAACATCATCAATATATTTAAAATTTACATTGATAATATTATCTTTAAATTCAACTTCTTCTAACATTTCTTTAATTTTAGAATATTTAGATTTATCTTCTTCAGACATTTCATTAGGAAAATATGTATCAATATCTACACCGAAAAATTCTGCACCATATGTTGACATATAATGTAAAAGTGTTTTTAATCTTGCTAATTCTTCATTTTCTATAACTTCATCAAAAGAAAATAAAGTATTTTCCCAATTATTATCTAAACCTCTAATATTAGCAATTACTTTAATTACTTTTTTAATAGATTTAGGAGTTCCTTTAACATTTTCAAAACCACCTTCAACAACAACACCTAATTTTGCTAATCTATGTGCAGCTAAAACTTTTTCTTTCTCTGTAAGAGTATCTTTTTCAAAAGGTACTACATTTAAATTTAAAATACTAACTCTTACTAAATCTTTTTTCATTTTTATTCTCCTTAAATTTTTAAATTTACATGTATTAAAATGAATAAGTATAATAAATTTAATTTTAAGTAACTTATTCTATTTTTAACTTTATAATTATATCATAATTTGGATAAAAAGTCAACTTTTTTAATAAAAATTTTTAATAATTTTTTAAAGCTTCAATAAATGTTAAAGATTCATTTTTTAAATTTTCAAAATTTGAAAATTTTGGTGGTGTAGTATTTTCTAAAATTTCTAAAAAAGATATTATATCATCTATTAAAGAATAATATAAAATTTCATTTTTAGGTATTATTTCTATTTTATTATTTAAAATAATACTATGATCTGATATTTCTAAATATAATTTTTGATTTTTTGAAATAATGATATTATATTTATCTAATATATTACCTTCTTCATCTAATATTGTATAATTATCATAAGCTATTATATTTAGAATTTTAATATCATCTATATTTAAATTATTTCCAATATTATCAACTAATTGATCTAATAAATCCATTTTAACTCCTTATAACCATATTAAAAAACAAATAACAAATGTTAAAAATGCACTTATTTTAGCTAATGCTAAATTTATAATTTTTAATCTATCTTCCATATTTAAATTCATAATTATATGATTTATATCAGCTCCTTTTTCAATTTCGTCTTCAAATCCAAAAGGGATGCTTAAAACAATAACTAAAATTAAGATACTCGTTAATAAATACATGATTTTTCCTTTTATATAAAGGAGAAATTATTCTCCTTTTTTTGCTTTTTTATTTTTTGAATATTTATTTACTATTTCTTCATAATTATCATCAGTACTTTTAACAAAAGTTCCATCTGGTGTTAAAAAACCTGTTCTATCTTTGATAACATTATAAGCAGCTTCTACACATTCATTAAATTCTAAACCATTTTCTAATGATAAATTTGATAAATATGGTAATGATTCATTTAAAAATTCTACTGCTTTTTCCATTTGATTTTTAGCAATAGCATCAGCTACTTCTCCTAAAATAACATCTAAATGAGTTAAATTTAATAAAATAGTTTTAACATTTTTATCTTCATTTAATTTAGATAAATTTAATTTTACATTATTATCTTTTTTAATAATTTCTGTTACCATAACTATAGTTACAAATGTATCACCAATAGCATCTTTGAATTCTTCTTTATCATCTTCTAAAAATGCTTTTGAAATTTCTGATTTTTCAGAAATTGTTTTTAAAAATTGAATATTTGCTTTGGCATTTTGAATAATACCATTTTTTTCACCCCATTCTTTAATTTTATCATATAATTCTTGGATTTTTTTTGTATTTTTTGACATATTATTCTCCTTCTTTAAATTTATCTTTCATAATTGCTGGTTTAATGATATTTTCCCATAACATTTTATGATTTTCTTTTAATTTTTCTATATTTTCTAATAATTTTTTAAAATCTTCATCAGATAATGAATTAAATCTATTATCAGATGGAATTTCTTTTAATAATTTATCTAAAATTTCTTTAATACAATCACTATTTTCGCATTTAGAAAATAAAAATAAAATTCCTTCATCTAAAATAGTTGTATAATCATCATCAACTTCTTTCCAAATAGTCCCTAAATCTGGTAAAGATAAACTTTCAATTTCATTTTGATTTTTGTCTTCTTTTTCATTTTTAATTTCATTTAATAATTCTTTTAACATTAAATTTCCTTTAAAATTTGACTAGCAACTTTCATATCAAATGTTCCATCATTTAATTTTTTCAATTGACCCATAATTTTTCCAAAATCTTTAGGTAAAGTAAATTCATTAGAAGATAAAATATTTTGAATAATTATTTTCATTTCGTCTTTTGATTTAATTTTAGGTAAAAAATTTAAACTTAAAATAAAATCTAATTCATCTTTAACATCCATTCCATTTTGCATAGAATCTTCTAATTGTTTAACATATTTTTTTGTACCTTCAACAATCATTTCATCTTCTGATTTCTTTTTTTCTTTTGCTAGTTTTTGAATAGTATCAATTAACATCATTAAAGCATAAGCTTTATTAGGTGCTTCTTTTTTATATTTAAACATTAGTTTTTTCAATTCAATCATTTTCATTTGTATCTCCTCTTATAATTGCTTTAATATCTCTTAATTCTAAAAGAAAAAATTCACCTTCTTCAAATTTAATAGCAGTTGATATTGGCATTCTTCCATAATAAACAGAATCTCCTACAGAAATTTTATCATTTAAATCTTTAAAAACTGCTACAACTTTACCTGTTTCAGGTTCTTTAGATGTTTGTAAAACTATTCCACTTGATGTTGTTTCTTCTTTATTTATTTCTATTAAAATTCTCCCACCAATAGGTTCAAAATTTTTAATTGTCATTTTGTTTCTCCTTGACATTTTTCTTTATGTTTTTGATAACTAGAAAATCTTTTATATTCTTTTTTACAATTTTCACATATAAATGTTAAATCAATTTGTTTATTATATTTTTTTAAAAGATTTAATAATTTTTGTTTTTCTTGATTATTTAATAAAGAATTTAAAGGAATTAAATCAAATATTTTCGAATTTATAAATTCTTCAAATTCTTGATTTTCTTTATCAGAAAATCCATCAGTATAATATTTATCTATCATATATATCAAATATTTTTTTAAATTATAAGCTGCTTGGGCTTCAAATAATACTCTTTTTTGTTCTTCTTTTAAATATTTTTTAAATTTTTTTAATTTTTTTCTTTTAATATTCCTTTCAAATTTACCCATTTTTAATCCTTAAATTTTATATTGTTCTACAATTATACCACATTCTTTTAAAAAATCCAAACTTTTAGTATCTCTATATTTTTCTTTATAAACAACTCTTTTAATTCCTGCTTGAATAATCATTTTAGCGCATTCAAAACAAGGTGAAAGTGTAACATATAAAGTAGCTCCATTTGTACTTATTCCATTTTTTGTACAAAATAAAATAGCATTTGCTTCAGCATGAACTACTTCTGGAATTGTTTTATTATTACATTCACATTTATCTTCTCTAATTTCTTTTTTACCTGTACCACCACATTCATAACATAAAATTTCATTTTTATCAGGTATACTAAATCCATAAACATCACTTAAAGGTATTTTTAAATTTTCTTTATCTAAAATACCTTTACCATTACATAATTTACAAGTTTCTAATTTTTTTATAGTATAACCTGAAGGTAATCCATTATAACCTATACTTATGATTCTTCCATCTTTTACTAAAACAGCTGCTACTTTTTTTCTTGTACATTTACTTTGATTTTTCCAAACATCAGCTGTTTCCATCATAACTTTATCATATTTTTTCATATATACTCCTAATTTTAAAAATATTTTATAATATAATTATAATATAAAAAATTAAAAAATATAACTTATTTACCATTGAATTTTTTTAAATCTCATATCTTGAAAAGTATTTTGTTTAATATTAACATTTATAGTATTTTTAGAAGGTTTATTAGAATCTTCTCCTGTACTTATTCCTCCCCAATATTTACTACTTTCACCTACATTTAAATCAGTTTTTCCATAAATTTCTCTTATATCTAAAGGTGTATCATTTTTATCAATATCACAATAATGATAATCATAAAGAGTTATACTATGTTTTCCATTTTTAAAAGAAGCATAAATATAATTAGGATATATAGAATATTTCATTTTATTACCTTTTATTGAAGGTATATTATTATAAGATGTTTTATTACCTATAAAATCAATAGCATTATAATTTATTTTATAAATTCTTCCTTCTTTTAAACTATTGGGAACATCAAAAGTAAAAGTATAAGGTCTTATACAAAAATGATCTTTACTATATTCAGTTTTTATTTTTCCATCAGCTAATTTAAATGTTATTTTATATCTAGCATCTCTACTAATTTTATCAAATTTAGGAAATAAAAAAATACCTATTCTTTTAACATTTCCAATTTTTTCATCTTTATTATTTACAATTGAAATATCATAAATTTTTATTATAGGACAAAATATTTGAATATTTTCAAAAGCACTTTTACCTTTTATTTTTGTTCCTATAATAGATAATATTTCATTTTTACATGAAACATCAACAACATTAACACATCTATGCATAATAGGATTAGTTTCTGGATGTTTGACATATGGGTGTTTTATGTTTGTATAATTTTCACTATATAAAAAACTAATCAAAATAACAATAAACATTAAAATTTTTTTCATAATATCCCCTTATTTTTTAATAATATTTCTAATTCTTTAGGGTTGCTACAATAATTATTATAACCTTTTCTATTATTTTTATCAACTAAAAAGGTCTCACAATTTGCAAATTTTGCTATTCCATCAATATCTATAACTATAGAACTACTACCTATTACAATTAACTTACTATTAGGGTTTTGTAAATATTCAAAAGCTCTTCTCATATATGTATATAACCAAGCATATCCATTAAAAAATACAATATCAGGTTTTACTCCTTTTATACTATTACAATTTGGACATCTATCTTTTTCACAATCCCAATTTTTATATTTTATTTCAAATTTATTACCACAAGCTGTACATTCCATTTTAGTAATTTTACCATGTACATACATTGTAGGTATTTTTAATCTATCAAAAAAATCAGATATATTAGTTGTGATATTTATTAAAGTATCTTTATATTTATCATTTAATTTTTTTATAATATAATGATATTCATTACATTTAGAAGATTTTATTTGATTTCTTAAAATATTATAAAATTCATGCATAACACAAAAATTTTTCTTCCAAGTTTTATCATTACAAACTATATCTTTGTTATATTTTTCCCAAATAGAATCTTTTCCTCTAAATGTAGATAAACCAGACAAAATATCTAATCCTGCACCACTAAAAATTATAATTTTTTCACTACCATCATATCTAGGAATAAACATATGTACTCCTTTTTATATTACATCTTTTGATATACTAAAAATATTATGAAGTTCTAATATAAAAAATTTTATATTTTCACAAAAATTTTCAGGGAAATTTTTATAAAAAGATATAGATTCTAATCTATGGATATTATTATCTTCGTTTAAAACTACATCAACAAGTTTTTTTTGATTTTCATTTAATTGTTCATAATAATTTAAAATTTTGTCTACTAAATTATTTTTTTCTATGTATAAATACATATCTTTACAATCCATATCATAAACTTTTATAAGTTCGTTTAATAGTTCTTTCATAACGAACTCCTTTAACATTTTATATCAATATTATTTAAAATTTTTTTAATATCCTTTAAAGTTTCTGGTTTTTCGAATGTTTCTTCATTATTTTGATTTTTAATTGTATTTTCTTTTTGTATTTGTTTAAAATCATTTTGAATATTTTTAGGTTTTATTTTTGTTAATACATCATATTCATATTTTAAATCATTATATTTAGTTAATAATTTTTTATTTTTATCTTTCAAATTATCTAATTCTTCTAATAATAATAATTCAACTTTTTGTAAATTATTAAATTTTTTTTCTATTTTTCCTAATTTACTTTTTAGATTTTTTATTTCAACATATGATTTTTTTAATTTTTGTAAATAATGCTGTTCATAATCAAATTTATCATTTTCACAATTATTAAGAGTTACTCCAATAAATTCATAAAATCCTACAACATTTTCAAGGTATTCAACTTTGTGTAAAAGATTATCTCTTTCTCTTAAAATTTCTTTAAACATTTCAATAGAAATTTTATCTTCTTTATTGAATAAATTTTTTAGCCATTTAAACATTTTTACTCCTTGTTAGCTTTTTCAAACATATCACAAGTTTTGACTTTGATATCATTTAAATAAATAACATCCCATTCTTTTTTTAAAGATTCTAAATATTCATCTAATTCATCTATTACTATAAAATCAGTATCTAAATATTCAAAAGCTAGCGAAGGTAGCTCTTCGCAATTATATTTAAAATAATCTACATCAAAAGTATATTCACCTTTTGATTTTATTATTACTAAACCTATTTCATTTTTATTAAAATAATGATTATTTTTGCTTTTTATTTTCATGATTTTACCTTTTTCTTTTTTTGTTATTATACAATAAATCAAAAGAAAAGTCAACTAATCTTTTGATTTTAAACAGAAAAATCCTTCTAATGCTGAATCTGTTTCTAATGTAATAAAATATAATCCTTTTTTATTAGGTGTTTCACTTACATAAATTAAAATATTACCAGCTTCATAAATTTTAAATTTAGTATTATTAAAAGTTGTCCCACCTGATCTATAAAAAGTTGCGTGTGCTTTTCTATTAGTATTGATATTTTTAAGAGCAATTTTTAATGTGTCTTCTTTTTCAATAGCATATAACATATCTTTATTATAACTAAATGCTTTACCATCAACTTGTTTTTTAACTGAAATACATTTATATTCTGACGCAAATAGACCTACAACAAACATTAACATTAACATAACTTTTTTCATTTAAATCTCCTTTTTATTTATTATAATTTTAATTTCATCAAATTCATACCCAAGAGGCATTTCTAAATTTTTCATCATATTATATAATACATTTTCAGGAATAAATTTTCCTTCAGTTTCAAATCTGTATTTATTTCTAAAAAATAATTCTTTAATTGGTGTTAATAAAGTAATAGCAATAGGTGAATGATTTTTTAGATTTGTTAACCATTTTCTTCTACTTTTCCAAGTCATATTAGTCATATCTATAATAAAATCTTCATTTGAATTTTTTAATTCAGTAAATTTTTTAGAAACTCTTCTATCAATTTCTTTATGATCATCTTCAGTTAACATATTCCAACCATCACTATATGTAGGATAACCTTTGCCTTTGCATTTATTACAAATTGAATGATCTAAATTATCACCTACATATCCTTCAATATAACCTTTGCCATTACAAAAATTACAAATAAATTTTTCTTTGATATAATTCATCAAAATATTATCTCTACTTAAAACTTTTAAATTAGGTAAATTTTCCTTAATATAAGTTGATTTTCCACTTAAAGGTGTTCCGATCATAATATAACATTTATTTTTTTTAACACCTCTTTTTATGTCTTTAAAATCAACAATGCATTCTTTTGCTTTTCTATTATTTTCATTATCGAAAAAAATATTACCAGCTTTATCAAATAATGAAAAATTATATATTTTAAGATATTTATCAATATTTTTAGCAAAATAATGTTTTATTTGTTTTTCACTTTTTTGCCATAACATCCCGTGATAATTGATTGTATATAAAACATCTAAAATTTTATCTTTACCTAAAATTCTTTCAATATCATCAATATATTCTAATGCTTCAAAAGTCGAAATACCTTCGTGACCTCTGTAATAATCTTTTCCATCTTTGTGAGTTTTAGCATTTGGTTTTCCCAAATCATGTAACAAACCAACAATTTTATTAAAATCATCATTTGCTTTGCTAAATACAAGACAAGTATGAGTCCAAGTATCACCTTCTAAATGGTATTTTTCACTATGTAAAATAACATTTCTCAATTTTTCAAAATGATCTTTTTTTATTTTTTTAAATAATGTTTCCATATTTTACTCTTTATTTTTAGATTTTTTTGATTTTAAATTTTTTCTAAGATTTTCTAATGGATTAGTTTCTGATTTACCAAAAATATAATCCATAACACTTTGTCTATTTTCTTTTGAACTTCTAATCCATTCTGTGATAATTTTTGCTTCTCCTGTTTGAATCATTTTTTCTCCTTTTTTATTTTCTTAATATAATTATACCAAAATTTTATAAAAAAGTCAAGAAAATTTAAGAAATTTTTTCTAATATTTTGATAACTTGATTTTTTAAATGTTCTAAATCTTTTGTATTATCTATAATATAATCAAACAATTCATCTGATAAATCTTGTTCTGTTATATGATTATCTTCATTTTTATTAAATCTTTTTACTTTTATTAGTATAGCATTCTGTTTTTTAAGAAATTCAATTTCATTCATAAATCTAACATCTGTAACTATTATTTTATTTTTTAAATTTTGATCTACATAATTTATAAATTGATTCTCATCATATTTTCTCATTAACATACCTATATTTCTGAATATATGTCTCCAATAAGGTATTCTTTTTAGTGTATCATATGTATGTTCATCTATTTGAAATATTTTAAAAATTTCTTTTTTAATTGGGTCTGCAAAAGCAATTTTATTAAATTCATTATCTATTTCTTTTATAATTTGATATACTGTATCTTTTCCACTTCCTTTTAAACCATGTAAACCTATAATCATAAAAATCTCCTCAATTTTTAATTAAAAGAAAAAATCTTTTAATTATCTAAATTTTTGATAAATTCTCTTGCTTTAGTAAGTTTAGAATTATCTTTTATTATTTTTTCTTTTAATAATTTATCTAAATCATTTTCATTCTTTGCTTTCATTATAACTCCAAAATATGGGTATTTATTATATTTCATTGCAAATTCTTTTCTTTCCATATTTAGTTTTTCTTTAAAAAGATTTAAACATTTATTATATGTATGATTATAAAAATGTGAAACTTTGTTTGTTAATTCAGATATAATTTTATGTTTTTCACCTTTTAAATTTGATAAAATATCATCAATTGTTTCATTTATAATATGTTCTATAAGTTTATTTTCAACTAATTCATTAGGTGATAATAATTTATGTAATGTAAAATACCACATTGTTTTAAATTTTCTAAAAGATGTTTTGAGTGGGTGATTATAATTTCTTACTACCCATCCTTCAATTCCTTCTTTTGTTTCTAGTAATTTTCTTAATTCTGATAATGTATAATTATATTTTTTTGCTAATTTTAAATTAAATTCTTTTGAAAAATGTTTTAAATCTTCATAATGTAAATATTCACCTGTAAATTTATTTCTTATTTGAATTAGTCTAAGTTCAAATTCTTCTTCATAATTAACAACAATTAAATTTTTCCACCCAACTAATTCAAAAAATGGAATAAATCCAATAAGTTTACAAGCTTTAATAAAATTTAAATAATTTTCATTATTTTTAATAAATTTATTTGCTAAATCAGCTTGTTCTGAATAAAAAGAACCTTTAGTTCTAAGTAAAAAATTACCTTTTGAAGAAAATGTAGGAACAATTAAACTTCCATCTAATTTTTCCATAATTTCTAATTTATCATTATCATTCCAAGGTTTTTCTAATTCTTTATCAATAGTTAAAGGATTTTCATTATCATTAAAAAATTTATGAAGACCTAACCATCTTTCTCCTGTATCCAAATTAAAACATAATCCTCTCATTTCTAATCTTTTAAAATCTTCACTAAAATCGGTAAAACTTGCTAATCTATAATTAAAAATTCTAAATTTTTCTCCATCAAATTCCTCATCTTTATAATAAAAAGATTCATTATTTTCAACTACTTTCATTGCTTCTTCTAAAGTTATTAAATTCATTTTTATTCCTTATAATTATCATGGATATTTTATATAATTATACTAAATTTTCAAATAAAAGTCAAGAGAAATATTAAATTTCTCTTTTTAAAATATCCCTTACTATTTCTTGAGCTGAAGGTCTTGCTAAATTTTGAATAATTTTTTTCTCGCCTTTATCTAATTCATTAAATTTAGGATTATCTTTAATAAAATCTTCTAAAGCATCTTTGAAAAATAATCCTACAATTTTACCAAATTGTTTCCAATCTTTTTCAACTTCACCTTTTGAAAATAAATTATGAAGTCTATTAACTTCAAAGTATTTTGTAATTTCTTCTGCCCATTTTCTTTGTTCATCTGTAATTACAATTTGTTTTTTATTTTTAATTTTTTTAATTTTACCTTTTTCTTTAAATTTATCATTTTTATTTTTAAGAATAACTCTATCACCATTAGGCAATGTTTTATTAACTACTGGTTTAATTACAACACCTTCACAAATATTTCCTTCTATAGGATTTAATCCATACAATTCAGGGATTTTTGTAGGAAATTCATTTGAAAATTGTAAACATTCTTCAAATGTTCCTCTAAATAATTCTGGAACTACTTTAAATTCACAATTAAAAGCTAAATTTTTAACTTTATCCCATTCTAAAAATTCAGCATTTTCATCCTCATCAACAGTCATAATATCAAAAACCATAAAATCAGTAAATGGAATATAATGAACTTCTTTTTGAATTTTTGTAAACCCTGGTTTAGTTTCACCATTAAAAATACCACCAAAATGTTCTCCAAAAATTTGAACTTGTTTAATTTTTGGATTTTGTGAAATTAAAAAAGATGCAACTTTTTTAGCTGATTCTCTGTAATTTTCAAGCATAATATCTGCATCATAAAATTTTTCTAATTCATTATCATTTAAAACAGATGTTCTTTTAGCAACTTTAACATTTTCTCCATCTGAAATGAAGCTAAAATTTGTCCCGTGAATTTTTTCAGTAACTACCCATTCACAACAATCTATAATTCCACTTGTGATAATTCTTTTAATTTCTTTTTCTCTGTAAGAATTTTCAATTGATGAATATTTTTTAAATTTCATATTTTCTCCTTTTGATTTATTTTTTATAATATAATTATATCATATTTTAATAGAAAAGTCAAGAATTTTCTTTTAATTTTAATAATTTTTCTTTAATTTCTTTCCATATTTTATTTTTTTGTTGGTTAAATTCTAAGACATCATCACTAGGAGCACTAAAATAAAATCCTATTCCTTCGTCAAATTTATAAATTACATTTGGATTTAATAATTTTTTTAATTCATCAATTTCTACATCATTAGAAAAAGAAATATAAGGCACCCATCTTTCATCAACTTTACCATTTTTACATAAAAGATGACCTTCACAACTCCAAGTAGTTGTATATCCTAATTCATTAAACAAAGGTATAATTTCTTGAATCATTTCATCTATTAAAACTTTTTTTCCATTTATAATGACTGGTACTTGCATTTTTACTTCCTTATTTAATTTTTTGATAATATTCAATTATTTTTTTAGAAAATTCTTCTAAAATATTTTCTAAATTTATATCAATTTTATCATTTACATTAGAATTTAATTTTGTTAAAATGTTTAATTTTTCTTTAAAATCATCTTTTAAATCTTCAATATTTTCATCTATTGAAACACCATTTAATAATTTTTTTTCTAAATCTAAAATTTTATTAAATTCTAATTTTAATTCTTCTATATTAAAAGGGATTTTTACAACTCTTTTTTTCACTTCTTCATTTAATTTGAATTTTATAAATTCTTTTAAATTAGTTTCAATATATTTTTCTGTCGTATATGTATGATTAAAAGGAATTTCAACATCAAACGGAATTTTACTTGATGACTCTAACAAAACTTTTATTTCCAAAATATCTTCTAATGTCTTTAAATCTTTTTTTACTGATGTAAATAATTTCACTTTTTCTCCTTACTTAAAAATAAATAAATCTAATGGATAAAATATAAATGCTCCTATTATTGAAACAATTACTAAATGTATATATTCTTGATATTTACCTTTACAACAATCATATTTTACTAAGATATATAAAGGTAACATCATAATAAAAGCACTTAAAATCCATCTGAATAAATAAATTAAAAAAATTTTAGTTAAATATATACTAACAACACTCACATAATTCTCCATTTTCTAATATTTCATAATTATTAAATTTATTTATAGCATAATTAAATGTTGGAATATTAGAATATAAATTTTTAATTTTTGCTAAACAAGTTTTTTTATTTATTACAATATTTTTATCAAATTCAAAATTATCTATTATTACTTTTTTTACTATACAATTTTTATTAGTATAATAAGATATATTATAAATTAAAACATATAACATTTTTACAAATTCTTCATAATTTATATTAGATAAAATATATTTTTCGGATAAATTTTTATCATTAGTTATAAATATATTATCAATAGAATTCAAAAAACATTCAATGTTTTTTTCACAGGATATATCAGAAATATCTATTTTTATATTTATATCTTTTACATCTAAATTGTTTGAAGCAAAACAAATTTTTATTTGTTTATTCAATTTTATCCTCCTCAAATAAATATTCTTCTTTAATTCCTTTAGAGTCTAAAATAAATTTTATTGTATTGTGAATTCTTTTTCCATTATCGTCTTTGAATTCAGTTAATAAAGAATTAAAACTAATTGGTTTAATTAAAATATTAACATTTTCAGATAATTTATTTAATAAATCATAATAAAATTTTATTTCTTTTGTATTATTTACTTTTATATATAAAGAAGATGTATTTGGAAAAAAACAATTACCTAAAATATCCATAATAAATTTTATAGTTTTGTCTTTTTCTATACTTAAATGTAATTTTTCTACATTTATCATTTTAAAAATCCTTTTTATTTTATTATATCATATATATTAAAATTATCAAACTTTTTTAGGGGCTACTTTTCTAAATTCACTCATAAGATTATTAAAAATTGGTTTATATTTTTTATTTATACAATCCCATTCAAAATTACAATTTTTATAATCTTTTAAAATTTCATCTAAAGATATATAATAAGGAAATTCATATGCTCTTTTATCATTTTTAGCAATAAATGTTGCCCAATATATTAGTCTTAAACTATGAAAAAGACTCTTAGCAGAAATTAAAATTTCATTATGTAAATTTAATTTTTTCTTTGCTTTTACATATGAATTATTAACTTTTTTAGATATAAATTTTCTTAATTTTATTTTATCAATATCATTTATTAGTAAATTAAAATTATATTTTTTAATAGGATTTTTATTGAAAAACATTGCTAAAAACATGTCATTACATTCATTTATTAAATCTATTAAATTTTCTTCAGATATAATATGTATATCAATTTTTTTACTTTCATAAATATCATAATAAATATCTTTATAATTAGTAATTATTAAAAAATCATAATCAGAATTTTCATTGTTTGAACCATATAATCTAGAACCATATTCATAAATTCCTAAAATATTTTCTTTTGATATATTATAATTTTCTTTTAAAATTTTATATATTAAATTTTCCATATTTACTCCTTTTTGTGTTTAATCAATTCTTCAACAAAACTATACATATTTTTTGGAATTTCATATAAATCCTCAGCAAATAAATAATATTTATTATCAATTTCACAAATATACTCAGGTTCTTCCATATAAGAATTTTTAGTATTTTTTATTTTAATTTTATATGATTTTACTTTATTTCCTCTTAATTTATTAAGTTTTTCTGACAAAGAATTAAAATAAATTTTTACTTTTTCTTTTAAATCTTCAAAAAAATATCCTTTTATTTTTAATAAATCTTTATAATCACCATAAGATTGTTGTCCAAATTCTTTAGGATATATTTCGTATATATTATAAATAAAAATTTCTTCGTAAGGTTTATCAGAAATTATATTTTTAGCATTTTTTTTAATAAGTTTTAAAGTATCTTCCAAATTATTTGGAAGTACAATTAAATCTTGATACCCTAATTCTTCCCCATATAATTGAATTCTATAACCTTTAAATTTTAATTTTACATTTACATTTAATTCTTTCATATTTTTAAACCTTTATTCAATGTATGTACAAAATGAAATAGAGTAAATAAATTTACTTCCAATTATACTAAAAACCATACCAACATTATTGATGTGTAAAATAAAAAAGTTAAAAACGTTACGCTTTTCCAATTAGATTCATTTACTAATAATAAAATAATAATACTAGGTAAAATACCTAAAGAAGGGCTTACTAATATATTTATAGCTATATTTATAAAAATATTTAACAAAGCTATTATAATAAATATAAAATCATAATTTTTAAATCTATTTTCAAATTTTTGAAAAGACATCAATCTTTTCAAAATATTATCTAATTTTTCTTTTTTAGATATTCTTTTAATCATATTTACCCTTTAATATTTTTCATATTTTAACCTTGGTTTAATATTACCATTTAATAAAGGTGTATTTTCTACTGTTTTAATATAAGATGTAATTTCTTTATTTAATTCTTCTTTTTTAATTTCTAATTGATTTACTAAACTATCTAATTCTTTTTTGAAATTTAATCTACTATCAGTTAAAGTTTTTACTGTTTTTGCTTCAATTAAATTATCTTGACTAAGTTCAATAGCATCTTTAATAGCTTCTTTTGTATTTTTATCATTTAGTATTATGAATTCATTTAAAACTTCTTTAACTACATCATAATTTTGTTTAATATTTTTCATTTTATTATTTTGTGATGCAATTACAAATTGCATTTTTAACATAGATTGAATTTGTGGAGACATTTCTTCTGCTTTTTGTTTCATACTAGCAAAAGATTGAATTTGTAATCTACATTCCTCTAAATTATTTGTATTGATGACATTTAAACTTTTTAAACTTCTAATCATATTATCAATTTCAATTTTTTCAAGTTCATTTCTAGGTTTTAATTTTTTTAATTCTTTAATTTGATTTTCAATATCTTTTTTTGCTTGTTCATTTACTACATAAATTTCTTTATAATATTGAAATTTTTCTTCAGTATCTTTAATTATTTCATCTTGAATTCTTTTTAAATCATCAGAAATATCTTTTAATGAACTTCTATTTATTTCAAAATCATCTATTTTTTCTTTTACAAAAGGGACATATGACAAAACTTTACCAAAAAATGTTTGTTTTCTAGATGTATCTAATAATTGTCTTGCTTGCATCAATTTAGATACTAATTCTTGGAAATTTTCATTTAATTCATCAACATTAGTATTAGATAAAATATCATCTGTTACATTTTCAATATTTTCTTGGATTCTTTTATATTCATATTTTATTTCTGTTAAAGTGTCTTCATAATACCCTTCAAAAATTTCTTTATTCATTTTAACTCCTTTTAATATTGGTAAACATAAGTTAAATTAGGAATATTGCCTAATAAATTTTGTAATTCATATAACATTTCTTTGTTATCAATTTTATATACAATTTTTAAATCATCTTTTGTGTCATTATTTTTTAAATACAATCCTATAATATAAGATGTTAAAAATTTATTTCTATTAAAATATTTATCTTTTTGAATATCAAGTAAAGAATTTATATTTTTTATTTCAATATTTAAATATTTTTTTACTTTTTTTGGTAATAAAGATGGACTATCTAAATAATTGTTTAAAATCATATATAATAATCCAAATTCTTGTTGAATATTTTTATCATCTAAAATTTTAGTTTGAATTCTAAATGAATTATTTATTGTAATTTCTTCACTTAAAAAACTTTTTTTTGATTTTTCACAATATGTCATTCCAATATATTTTGGAAATACACCTAAAAACATCAATTCTTCTTTAAAAATATTATAATCAGATTTTAAATTATTTATTGTTGTTTTTACCATTTTTTCAATTTCTTTTTCATTATTTTCTTTGATTTTTTTTGCTTTTTCAATAAATTCTAAACTTTCTAAATATCTTTTAATAAAATTTAAAAGTTTATCATTTACTTTTATGTTTACTTTATTATTTTTAAAATTATTATAACTTTCATCAAATAAAATTTTTTTATTTTTAGGTTTTAATAATATATGATATCCTTTTTCTTTAAGTATATCTTGAAGTATAAACACATTATAATCTTTACTAAATATATCATTAAAAAAAGATTCTGGTATCATATATGGAGTATTTTTTGATAAATTTACAAATATTGAATTAGAATTATATATTTTTGTTTCTTCAATAATATATCCATCTAAAAATTCTTCATAATTTTTTAAAATATTTTCTATTTTTTCTAATTCTTTAATAGTTTCAAAAATAGATAATTTTTCTACTTTATGTTCTTTTATATTTTTTAATTTTAAAAATCCAAATAAATTCATATTTTCTCCTTATAATTGATTAACAATATAATTCCCTGCTTCAATAATTGCTTCTATCTCTGTATTACCAAAAAATTCCTTATTTAATAATGATATATAACATATAGATTTATTTTTATTACAAAATGAACTATTTAGAATATAACCTTGGTAATCATAAGCCCATTTTTTTATTTCAAAAACAAATTCAAAAACATTTAATTCTTTATAAAAATTTTGTTTAGTGTTATAATAATCATTTTGCAAATGTTTATTAAATTCTGTTTTATGTAATTCATTAGGAGTGCAATAAATTTTACAAATTATTTTATTACCTTCAATAGTAATATATTCAATAAATTTTTCATCAATTCCTATAATTTTACTAAATAATTTTTTACTAATCATGATTTCTCCTTGACTTTTTATAATATAATTATACAATAAAAAAAGAAAAAAGTCAAGGTTTTTTAATATAAATTTGATTTTTATATTTAATACCTTTATTTATACATTTTCCTGTTTGTTTACTATATTCAAAACATATCTCTTCTACATCAGGTTTTGTAAAAGCTTTATATATACCATAAAATAGAAAAAATATCATTACTAATAATATTAAATTTCCTATAATTTTTTCTTCTAAAGTTGGTTTAGGGAAATAACCCATAATTTATCCTTTTAATTTAAAAATTTTTTAATTTTTTAAAAAATTATAAAGTTTTAACATTGGAGGATTATATAAATTATTTTTATCATAAGTATCTAATTGAATTAAATCTTTTTTAATATCTTTAAGTGTTAAAGGATGTAATGATATATATCTAACATCTCTTTGCCAAGACATAGAACTTCTTTCGAAACCTTTAAAAGAAAATATAAATACTAATTCATCTCTTTTAATATCCATAAATGATGTTCTTCCATCAGGAACTAATCTATCTGTAATAATAAAAACATATTTAAAAGATATAACTTTTTTAATTGTTTTTTTATTTTTAGAATAAATATCATTAAAAAAATCTTCAAAATCATTTTTTAAAAAAGATATAAATTCTTTATCATTATCAAAAAATATTCTTATTTCTTTTTTTGTAAAAAGTTTAAATGCATGATTTTTTAAACCTTTTCTTATTTTTTTAGCATAACTTTTTAAGTTGAAATTTTTCTTTTCAATTTCATCTAATACTAAATCAAAAACTACTCTATCAAATTCATTATCAAGTAATTTATAAATTAACTTATGCGATATTGAATGTTTTAATTCTTTTAAACTTATTTTCATGTGAAATCCTTATATTTTTACAAAATTTTTTCATATTTTTTATATATAATAATTATAACAAAAAAGAAAGGAAAAGTCAAGAACAAAATTCTTTTTTAAGCAATTTCATAAACATTTTTTCTAATTCATTCCAATTTGCTTTTTTAGGTAAATTTTCTTTTGCTACATCTTGAAGTTTTTCAAAATTTGCGAACTCAATTTCCATTTTTTCTTCTAATTCTTCAAGTGTAAATTCTAAATTTCTAATTTTTTTAAGTTCTTCAGCATTTTCTAATGGGAATTTTAACTGTTTTTTAACAATTAAATCTCTACCTTCTTCTAATAATCTAAATAAATGAAGAAAAAATTTAGCATCGTATCCAAATTCTTTCCATTGTTCTGCTCTATGACTTGCACTAGTAATCTTTTCTTTCATCATTTTGTTTGCTTTTTTAATAAATAAATTTCTTGGAAATGTTAAATTACTTACAACAATTCCATCTTTTTTGAATAAATGTTTAAAAGGTGCAAATTCATTATAATGTTGAATTTCTCCAACTGTCATAATTCCATCGTGATTTTCAATAAATTTTTCAATTGTTTTTTGTAATGAAATTAAGTCTTTATAATTTACTGCTTTGTTTTTACCTTTTTTCATTTGACTTTTAGCATAACCCATAAATGAATGAAATACTCTTTGATTGATAAATAATTCACTATTATTTTGAAATTCTTCAAATTCTGGTGTATTGAATACAACTGCTTCAGGATTTGTATTGGCAAAAAGTAATTCTACAATGTTCGGATTTACATCTCCAGCTAATTTTAAAAATTTTTTTAATTCATAAACTTTACAATCTAATGCATCTTTTGTATTTTTACCACTTTCATCTTTTACAACTTCTGATAAATCAACTTCTTCAACATTTTTAAAACCTAAGTGAAATTCAGGATTAGCTAAGAATACACCTAAAAAATCTATGTCTGATTCAGGTGTATTTGTTCCATATAATTGACTACCACTTTTTGTCAAAAATAATAATCTCCCAAAAGGTTTAATTCTTTCTTTTACCATTTCTAAAATTTCTTGATTTGTTTTTAACATTTTTTCTCCTTGATTTTTATATATAATATAATTATATCAAAAATAATAAAAAAGTCAACTATTTCAATTATTTTTTTATTTATATCTTCATGAAACTTACTAATGTTTTTGAAACCAAATCTATATGTTGAAAATAAAGTGTAATTATTGCAAATGCTTTTTTATTATCTATTTCAAAAATTTTAAATCCATATTTTATTTTTAAAATTATTCTTCAATTTTTTCATATTCAATAATTTTAACAATTTTTTCAATAGGTTTGACTTTTACAATTTTTGTATTTTTCTCAAAAAACGATAAATCATTATCACAATCATAAAACCCATAAACCATAAAATATTCTTCATCTATTTTAATTATTAAATTTTCTCTATCTTTATTATAATCTGCTGAAATTGTATGATTTTTATATTCAAAATTTTTATATAAAAAATAACCAAAGTCAATCCATCCATTTTTATATATAGTTTCATTATAATAAATTTCAGCTAATAATTCTCTTGCTTCTTTAGTATTCATTTTAACTCCTATAATATATATATAATTTTAATAAGAAATTTTTTCAATTTCATAAATATCTAATCCAAATGTTTCACTAAATGCTACTTTTATTTCATCTTCAATATCTTTTTTAGAAATAAAAGTCATTGTCATTGATGGCATTACTCCATTATAAGCATCAAAATAACATTCATATCCTTCAACATAAGATATTAAAACTCCTTAAACCATCATAAGTTCTTTAAATTTTTTTCTAATTGATATAAATTATAATTATCTTCCATTCCTTCGATATTTTCACTCCATACTCTATATTTCATGATTTTTCCTTTTTCTTTATTTTTTACATTATAATTATATTAAAAATAAAAGGAAAAGTCAAGAAATATCTTTAAATTTATCCCAATTTTTTAACTTTTCAATTAAAAATAAAATTTCATCGACATTTCTAATTTCAGGTAATATTTTATATAATATTTTAATTACATCATATTTAGAAATACCAAATATATCTTCAATTATTTTATTTTTTAACAAAGATTCAATTTCACCTTTTGCTAAATTTTCATAATCAATAGAAGAAATATTAAAATTAGGTGGTAGATTTACTTCAACATAATCTGTTTCTAATTTGCATTTAATAGATTTATAACCCATAATACTAGTGTCTTTTGTAACTAAATTTAACATATTTTCTCCTTATTTTTTTTTAATTTATAATAAATTAAGGAATTTAATCCCTATTTATAATAAAAGAATTATTTTTATAAGTAATATAATTCTTATTATTAAATCTATTTTTTATAATATTATTCTAAATTTGTAATTACGACTCCAAAATTACCTTTATCTGTGGTAACAACTTCACCTTCTCCAATTTTTACATTGTTAGCAAAAATCTCTACTTTTTCATTAACCTCTTTATCAAATTTAATTAAATCTTCAACTTTCAATGATTCAATTTCACTAAGTTTCATTTTAGTATCACATAATTTAACAAAAACATCAACTTTTACATCTTTTAAATTCATTGTATCTCCTTTATATTATCATTTATTTTAATAGCAAAATCATTTAATAATAAAGTATCTCCAACTTTAAAATTATCAATTTCTTTTACATTATATTTTTTAGTTTTACCTATTTCGATATCTAAATTAAAATCAAAATTTTTTTCTTTTTTATTGTTTTCTTTGAAAAAATCTTTAAATTCTTCATAAGGTAAACAAATATTTACCATACCTGAACTACTACCTACTATTATTTCAAATACAGCCATTATTGACGTTGAATGTTTTTTAGGTCTATAATAAGGTTGACTAAAATGAAAATCTATTATTTCTATATCATCACCAATTCTTTCAAAATCCTCTGAATATATAAAGGTATTTACTAATTTTCTCATTATTTCATTAGAAACTATTTTTTCAACATTATTGAATTGAATTTCACAAGATTCCATAAATGATTGTATTAAAGATGGATTTATTTCAACAAAAAATGTTCTACCATCAAGTTTTAACTCATAAAAGAATGTTGGATGTGGTAAACACATAAGAAATTCATCAAATGTCAAAACATCTACACTATGCAATTGCATTTCAACTTCTTTTTTAACTAGACTTCTCAATTCAGGTAAAACATTATAAACAAATCTATCTAAAAGCCTTCTTATATTTCTTAAATTTTGTTTAGAAACAATATTAGGCCTTTTAAAATCATAATATGTATATTTGTTTTGTTGATTTGAAACTTGTTCATCTTTAAATCTATTAGGTTGTATATCATCTTCTTCAACCATTTCTAAAAAAGCTTCAATTTCTTCTTGTGACATAATATCAGCCATTCTTTCTCCTTTTTGTAAAATTTTAAGCTAATTCTTTAGCTACTTTTAACATTTCATTCCAAATAGGAATTGTATTGTTATCAAAAATAACATTTAATACAACATTACCAGCCATTCCACATTGAAAATCAAATTGTTTTCTAGCTTCTTGAAATCCAACATTTACAGCTGATTCATAAGCTAATTGAATTTCATTATTATTAAAATCTGCTTCATTATTTGAATCAATTAAATCAATTAAAGGTTCTAATATACAATAATTTTTTAAATCAAATAAAAAGTCTTGTTTACTTTTTGTATTATTTGGACAAAATAAATCATAAGGAGATTTTTTTCCACCTGAAATAATTTTTTTAAGTAAACTTTCTGATGTAATTTCACCTTTGATCGAATACCAAAATTGTTGTTCATTCCCAAAAGCATCTTTAAACTTATTTGACTCAATAATTTTTGTATATTTTTTAACTTTTAATTCTTCAATTATTTCTTTTAACATTACAAACACCTTTTTATTTTTATTTAATATGTTTTGCCCATTTTATTTTTGGTTTTAATAATTTTAATATTTCATTATATATTTTAGATTGGTTTTTTGAAATTTCATTCAAATTATCTATATTTAACCATTTAGCTTCATAAATTTCTCTTTTTTGAAATTTAAAATTATATTCATTATTTGTAAAATTATATAAAAATATACCTATGTTTTTTGAAGGATTAGTTTGAAAAAAATAATTTTCTAATTCATTTTCATTTAATTTAATACCAGTTTCTTCTTGAAATTCTCTTAAAGCACATTCTTTAAAAGTTTCCCCATTTTCAATTTTACCTTTAAAAAAATTCCATTTACTATATTTGTTACATTTATTCATTAAAATTTCTATTTTACCATTTTTTATTCTATAAGGACAAATACCATAAGAATGTGCTTTCATTTTTACTCCTTTAATGGGTTTTTACAATAAATATTTGTAGAAACAAAATCATATTTCAAAAATAATTTTTTATATGGATGTATTTCTTTTATATAATAATAATTTTTACAAATAGGCAAATTAACTTTTTTTCTTATTTTTAATATATTATTATCTTGATAAATAAATATAAAATGATCATTTTCTATTGACGGGTATATTTTTTGTACATTTTCAATTATACTTTTTTCAAAATGAATCATTTTAATACTAATATAAATGTTTGTTAAAAACATTAAAAATAAAATTATTGAAAATATTTCCATACTAATAAATGAAACTACAATAATAAAAAAACCTAAAACAATCATTTCTAAATTTCCAAAAAATATAAATAACATTCCTATTATATATAAATTATAAGAATATTTATCTTTTTTATAAAAATTTTTAAAATTATTAAAATACATTTTTAATTTATTCATTTGAATTTCCATATTTTTTCTCAATTTCAATAATATTCAAAATTCTATCAATTTGTTCAAATAAATCTTCTTTATTTTCATTATATATAACAAATTTAGAATTTTTAATTTTTGAATAATCATCTAATTGTTTTTTAACAATATTTTCTGCTTCTAAATATGTAACTTTATCCCTAGTAACAATTCTTTCAATTCTAGTAATATCATCTGCATAAACACAAATTACATTATCTTTAAACATTTCATATAATTTACCTTTTTTCTCAAAATATAAAGGATGTTCTATAAAATAAAGTTCTCCACTTTCTTCTAATTTTTTAACTACTCTTAAAATTCTATTTATAATAGTGGAGTGTAAAATTTTTTCTAAAATTTTTAATTTTTTATCATCTTCAAAAACAATTTTTCTTATTTCTTTTCTATTAGATGTTCCAAAAATTTGTTTTATTTCATTTTCTTTTTCTTCAAATACTTCTTTAGAAATATTATCCATATAAATTACTTTATAACCTTTTGTATTCAAAATATCAGCTACTGTAGATTTTCCACTACCTATACTTCCTGTGATAATATATCCATTCATAATTTTATTCCTTATTTTAAAATTACAATAATTGCTCCAATAATACCTAATAATTGCTGTAATGATAAAGGTCCAATTACAATAGGTCCTGTAAAAAATATTATAATAAATCCTATAAAATATCCTACACTAAACCCAATTATGATTGAAATAATAAAAATAAAAAATACTAAAATTCCCAATTTTAACAATTGCATAAAATCTCCTTTTAAAATTTAATTCTATTTATACTATTTTTACATTTAATAATATTATATTTACTACCATCTGAATTATAACCACCTATTAAAATCAATGATACACCAGTTGATGAAGAATTTTCAATTTTGATTTTTTTAGGTTCAAGATATAATATTTCAATATTTCCATTTTGATGTGCTTTAAAAATTATTTTATTTATCAAACCATTATAACATATTTCTCCTTTAGCAATAATAGTATTACCATCTAAATAATTTTCTTGTTTTCTAAAAATAGAAATTTTATTTTTATTAGCAAATTCATTTAATAATTTATTTTCTTGTTTTAAAACTTGAGGGTTTTTATTTGATTCATTTATTTTTACTACAATATAAAAAAATGCTAAAAGTGCAAACAAAATAAATAATACTGTAAATTCTTCTTTAAATTTTTTCATAAATTATTCCTTATTTTAAAAATCAATTGATTTTTAATAATTTTTTATTTTTATCTTATAATAAATGTTATTTCATTATTTTCTCTTATGATTTTATCTATTAAATATAAATTTTCAACTCTAAAAAATTCTTCAAATTTTTCATTTAAATTTTCATTTTCATAACTTGAAACTATAAATTCTACTTGGTTTTCACTTTGAATAGGAATAATATCTAAAATAATGCCTTCTTTTATAATTTCTTTTTGGAATTCTCTAATATTCATGTTTTTTCCTTTTTCTTTATTTTTTATATTATAATTATACTAAATTTTTAAAGAAAAGTCAAGAGAAATTTAAAAAATTTCTCTTATTTCTTTTGATTTAATAAAAAATTTGTATTTTTCATCATATCATAAGGCATATATACTACATTAGAATTACCTTTTAAATTTTCCATCATCTTTTCTTGAATTTCCATTTCTCTCCATTTAATTAAATTTGGAGTTATTGATTTGCTTAAAAGTAAATTTGCATCGTGTTGTCTTTGAACTTCTGCCATTTTTACAGCATATTCAGCTTTTGCAATTTTAATCTTAGCGGCAGCTCTTGTTTGTGCAATTGCTGCATCTGCTTCAGCTTTTTTAATTTCAAGTTCTCTCTTTTTAGCATTTTCAATTGCATCATTATAAATTTTAGGATAAACAAATTTACCTATTGAAAAGTCAACTAATTGTAAAGGTGTATTTTTAAATTCTTTTTGAATTCTATTGAAAACTTGACCTGAAATTCTAGTATAATTTAATCTTGCTTCATCAATTGTATATTCACTTAAAACTTCTCTAATAATTCTAGATACTTTAGATTGACCATAAATTGCATAAACTGAATTTAAAGTAATAATACTATCTTTATTTGGTTTAACATCATTGAATAATTGATTTAAAGATTTTTTATCTTTTTTAGGTTGAACTACAATTCTAACATATTGAACTTGTAAATTCATATTATCTTTCATTCTGATAGTAACATTATCAACAAATTGTTTTTTAGCTGTTTCTAATAAAATAAGTTTATTATAACAATTAAAATCAAATAAACTACAAACGTGAATTGCACCAGGTTGATATACTTCTGGGGCATATCCATTTGATGTTAAGATTTTACCATCATATCCTACTGGAATTCTTTCTTTTTTTTGAGAACATCCACTAAAACTAAAAATAGCAATAATTGTTGCTATAAGTATTAAAATTTTTTTCATTATTTTACTCCCTAATAATTTTTTCTATATTATAATTTTTTTCAAAATAATTTTTATTTATAAACCATAAATCTAATTTATTTTTTGAATTTAATTCTTCAATGTCTCCTGATATATATCCTACTATATCATCATTTTCAAATTTTAATAAAAAATTTTTATCAAATTCTGATATAGAAATAGGAAAATTAACTGACATATCTTTTAATTCTTGTTTAGTAACTTCTAAAACTTTTGTTTTTAAAGGTTTTTTGCTACAAATTATTTTTCTCATTTAATTTTCCTTTAATTTTTTCTACTTTTTCAGTAGGAATACATTTATATGATAAAAGAATTTTACCATCTTTTATAATTTCAATATTATCAAATTCATTTAAATTTAATGTTTTTGTTTCTAATCCTACAATAGTTATAGAATTTTTATTTTTTTCTAAAATAATATTATTAACTTCTATTAAAGTAGTAATATTATCTTTATAATGTTCAATTATTAAAACCATAGTTAACTCTTTAAATAAAAAATGTTAAGATTTTAAAATTCTTAGCATAAATACTTTAGTATCGTTATCAATAGATTCATCTTCTAAAATTGAAATTTCTAAATTTTTTAAATCTTCTTCATTCAATGAATTTTTTAGTAAATTAACAAATTTATGAATAATTTCATATAAAATTTCATTTTCAATTTGAAGATCATTTGCATATTCTTCACATTTGTCAATTTCTTCATAACATTCATTACAATTTTCATTTTCAACATTTTCATTAAAATCATCATCTTCTTTTTTTAAATTTAAAAATTCTTTTAAATCTTCTGGCATATTTTTTTGAATTTCTTGAGCAATTTCTTCTGGTGTTTTGCCAAAAATTTGTTTAGAAACATCCTTTAATAATTCTTTATTACCACTTAAAATTTCTTCAATATTTATTTTTTCCATTATTTTTCCTTTTTGTTTATATTTTCGTGTATTTGATTTGCTTGTTGTTCAATATAATTAGTTGTCGAAATATCTTTAACTTTAATTATATTTGGTAAAACTTTTTCTTTAATTTCACTTTTTTGAATCATTGCTTTTGAATGTTCTTCAATTCTTTTTTGATCTAATTTTTCATTTTTAGCAAAATTAAAATTTAAAGTAGAAATAACATAAATAATTATCCCTAAAAGACTTAAATAAGCTATTTTAATATTTTTATTAAATTTATCATCTTTTGAAAACCTTGTTTTAATAATTTTATATGCTGAAAAAATTAACACTAATTCAACTATTAGTTTCAAAAGAAAAAAATAACTAAATACCATCAAACCTCCTTTTTAGATTAAAATTTCATTTGTCAATTTAACAATTATTTTAATATCTTCTTTTGCAATTTTTCCAATAACTTTTTTATACTTTTTAAAATATTTAGCAACACCATACTTTTTGTTCAATTTAACAGTTGTAAAAATTTCTATAGTTACACTATTAGAATAACCATAAATATTATATGTAAAAGGTAAACAACCCATATTCTTAACACCAAAATCTTTTAAAACATCATTCATAAATAAAATCCTATCGAAATGTTTTTTAGTTTTAGGTTTTTTAGCCATTATTTTTTTAACATATCCTGAATGATAAGGAGTTGCTTTCATTAAAAATTCAATTAAACCTTTATTTATATCCCTTTTACCTGATAATATCAAATTATTACTATCTCTATCTTTGATTAAAATTCTATTTTTTCTTACAACAATTTTATAAAAATTTTTTAAATCTTCTGTGGTAATAAATCCATTAAACCCTAATTGTGAATATTTTTTAAATGGGTTTGTTACATCATAATATTTAGGATTATCACATTTTCTAAAAAATATTTCATTTGAAGTATTTTCATCATTTTCAATTTTATCTCTTGAAATTAAAATAATATCATTTTTAAATAAATCTATTAAAATTTCTTTAATTGATTTTCTCATTTATTTTTTTCTCCTTCATATTAAAATTATATCATATTTTATAAAATTAAGAAACTTTTTCTAAAAGTTTTAATTCTATTTCAGTTATATAAAAATCTCTAACTAAAATATCTTTAATGTATTTTTTAGAACTTCTTTCTTTACATAATTTATAATAATTCCCAATATATTCAATTAAACAACTATCTAATCTTGAACCAAATACTTGATGAACTCTTACATCTCCTATGTTTCTAACATAATCTAAAATTTTAATAACTAAATCTTCATCAATTTTAATTAAATCTTTTGTAAGTTCTTTTTTGATTTTTTCTTTTTCTAATTTATTGATTTCTATATTTAATTTATTGATTTTTAAATCAATAGCATATAAATGTTTAACCATTTCTTTATAATTATTTTTTTCTATAAATTCAATAAGTTTAGAAGTTATATAATTCATTTCATAAAGTGCTTGTTGTTCATCATTCCAACCACCTGAACTAGTTTTAAACTCAAAACCTTTGTTTGTTAAATATAAAGTTATAACACGTGACCACGCAGATTTTGGTTTGATTTCGATATATAAAGAATTATTATATCCTAAACTTATATTTACATCTTCTATAATATCATCTTTTAACATATCTTCAATTTTTCTTGTTAAGTCTTTTAATTCTTCTTTTAAAAATCTTCTTTCTTCTCTTAGTGCTTCAATATTTCTCATGTTTTCTCCTTGTTTTGTTCTTTATTTCTTTTTACATTATAATTATACTAAATTTTTAAAGAAAAGTCAACACTTTATATAACATTTATACTAGATTTTGAAATTTCGAATGTATATTTATCGTTTATAGTAACTTTATATGAAATTGTAAACACAGATGCTCTTGACCTTATAGAAATGTATTCATTAGCTTCTTGTTCTTCAATTTTAATTGCTTCGATACCAAAAGTTGGTTTTTATTGTATTTTTTCATGATTGCTTCCTTTTTATTCTTTCTATATTATAATTATACACAAAAAGAAAAGAAAAGTTAAGAGATTTAGACTTTATCCTCTAACAAATTCTAAATATTTAAAATAACTTAAATTATTCATATAAATTGATAATTCATAACCATTATATTCACCTACAATTTCAGTGAAACCTTCATTTTTGAAATCTTCAAAACTACTAATAATTTTAATGACTTCACCTTTTTTAATTGTCATAGTCTCTTTAGAATTTTTTAATCTAAATTCTTTTTGTTTTTTAACAATTGCTTTAACAGGTCCTTTTTCAAGTAATTTTATAAGGTTTATTAAAGGTTTTATATTTTTAACATTATAAGGTTCATCATTTACAATATCTTCTGTTGCCCATAAGAAATCAAAATTACTATTATATAACTCTTCATATCCATATATCCCATCAAAATTCTTGCCCCATAATGTCTTCAATACAAATTCATCGTTATCAAAATCTACTTTTTCTAATGCTACAATAGCAATTGTTTCACTACTATCTTTCTTATTTATAAAGAAAATATAACCAGGTTTCAATTCAGCAAAATTTAATAATTTATATTTTATAAAATTCCACTTATTTTTTATTTTATCTAATAATCCTTCATTTTGGATTTCTTTTAAAATTTCTTTAAGCATACAGTGTCCTTTTTATACTTATTTAAATAATGTTATTTTCTTTTTCTTTTAAATTCGTGAACATCATTAAACATAATTTGAACAATTTTATCACTTTGTTCAATTTGAATTATATGTTTTTCATCTTTAGATAATTCTAAAAATGTTTTCCCATCACACCAAATATGAAAAGGTTTTCTTGATTTTATTTTAATTGTTAAATTTTGAGGTTCTAAAACATAATGGATTTTTCTATTAGTTTTATCTCCTGTTATAACCCAATTATTTGAAGTTAAAGGTAAAATAACACCACCATTATTTTTATTTATACCAGTACTACCTTGAGCAGTTGATACAATTATACCACTACCTTTGAAATCTTCAATTTGTTCATCTTTATCATCAACACTAAAATCAATCCAAGACGACATATCACCACCTATACATATTTCATTAAAAGCTAAATGCCAATTATTTTCATATTTTACTTTTAATAAATGTAGTGAAATAATTTCAGGATTTGATATATTTTCTTCTTTATTCATAAGAAAATTTAAAGTACCTTTTCCAACACCATAAAAAGGTTTGTTTTTAAAAGAAAATTCTCTTATAGCAAGAAGCATTGTTCCATCACCACCATATACTTTAATAAAATTTGTATATTCTACTATTTTATAATATTTATCAAATGTTTTTAATTCCCAAATAATTTCACCCCAAAATTTCCATTCATTTAATAATTTGAATGTTTTTTCAAAAAGGTATTTTTTACCTAATTCTTTATTTTTTCTAATTTCTCTTGCGTGAATAACATTTCCATTATTAGTAAATTCTTCAATATTTTTAATGTGATATCCTTCTAATCCAAAAATAGTAGGATAATTACCGTGATATTTTTTATTTTTATATTCAAAATCAATCTTATCGACATCTTTTAAATGTGAATATAAAATAATATTTTTTTTAGATGATATGTCTAAAATTTGTTTTTCTATATTTTCAAACCATTTATCCCAAGATTCATAGTCATTAGCTCCTATTATAATAGCATTTGGGTATATTTTTTCAATAATTTCTTTTCTTTGTTCAAAAGATAAAGGATTTTTATCATCAAGTATTTTATTTATACTACCTATTACAATTATAGGTATTAAACCATCTTCAATAATTTTATTAACAATACTAGCATGTCCTTTGTGGAAAGGTTGAAATCTTCCTAGAAATAATCCATATTTTTGGTTATAATTTTCATCACATATAAAACTTTCAATAAAAAATTGACCTCCCATAGGAGTATCAGAACCTACTTTAAATCCACATTTAGAACATTTATAAATAGTTACTCCATTTCCTTTATATTCTTCTTCAATTATTTCTCTATAATTTTTTGAATATATTCCACATTTAGGACATTTATACATTTTTTCTCCTTTTAAAATATTCCTAATTTCTCTGAATATTCATTTATAATATCACTATTTATTATATTTTTTCTTATATATTTTTTCAAAGCTTTTTTAAAACCTTCATCATAAACTTTACCTTTTATAATATTAACATATATTATTTTTAAATATGAAATAATATCTATTTTAGGATATTTTATGTTAATAGCTGTATAAAAATAATCATCAATTATTTCAAAATTAACACCAACATATTCATAATAATCTTCTTTTAAAGAATAAGACATAATAATTTCTTTTTGAATAGTATTATTTGATAAATTTTTAATAAAATCAACTTCAATAATATCACTAATTGAAAAATATCCATCTAATACTTCAATATCTTTATCTTCTAAATTGAGATCTAAATTAAAAGTTTTAATTTCATTATTTGTCATAATAGAAATTGTATTTTCTTCATAATTAACTTCAACTATTGTTCCATTTTTATTATTTATTTTAATGTTTAAATCACAACTATTTTTAACAATATATTCATATAATTCTTTAAAATTTTTAACTAATATATTACTATAATCCATTTTGTCTCCTTCTTTTACATTTTTAACATTTTCTAAAGGCGTATCATTAAATTTATAATCAAGTAATTTAATGTTTCTATCAAATTCATCTATTACAAAAAATACATCATATAATATATTTTCATATTTAAAAGATATATAAAATTCATTTAAATTATATTTTTGAATTTTTTCAAATCTTAAAATTTTATAATTTTTATCTAAATTTGGTTTTAATTCACATATAATTTTATCATAATTTTTTGTATATATATTAAAAATTTTAGAAATATGATCTTTAATTAAAGATTCATATTCCCCTGTTTTAAATGAATTTATTTTATCATAAAACATTATAAAAGTTCTCCTGAAATTATTATTTCATTTGGTGTATTTTTTTCTTTAACATATGGTTCATTTACTTGTAAAATTTTATTCCAGTCAATACTTTTTGATTTATTCCATACATTTTGTAAATAACTATAAAGCATATCTGGATTAGTTGCTAATTCATCATTTTCTAAAACAATTAACATTTGATAAATTAGTTCTTTTAATAATTCAAAACTTTTAACATCTTTAGGTGTATAATCTATATCAAGTTTTCTCATTAAATCTCTTGTATCTTTTGCTCCTAAAAATTCTTGTAAATTTTTATCATTTAATAATTCAAAAACTTCTTTATATAATTTTAAAGACTCATTAACAATAATATTATTTAGTCCTGCAAAAACTTTATTTGTATTAACTGCTAAATCTTCACTTGCTATAATTAAATTATCAATATTTACATCTTCTACTTTTTTAGTTTTTAAATTTTTAGCTAATATAATTGAATTAAAATCACTCATACTTATTCTAAAATTTAATGCTTCATTGATAAAACCAACAATTGAAGGAACCATTTTATTTTTTATTTCTTTTACTACTTGGTGTCTTTTAGGAAGTAAACTTAAATTAAAATCTAAAACAGCTGCAACATTTTCATCAAAATTTCTAAATTTTGCTACTAATTTATAAATTTCAATAATTCTATTATTTGCAGGTTCTTCTAATTCTTTCATTCTTTGTTCTACTAATAAAAGAATTTCTTGTCCAATTTTATCTATATTCATTCCACTTAACATAGCCATTTCAATAAAATTTACAATTCTTTCTACATCAATTTCTGTTTTACCAGTTACTTCAAGTTTAATACTTGATAAATCTTTTGGCATTTTTGGTATTTCAACTTTTACTTCTTTTCTATTAAGTTTTTTTACTGCTTCTACTAATTTTGCTACTTTTACTTTTTTATATCCAAAAATGTCTGCAATATCTTCATTTTTAAGATATCTTAAATCAGAAATTTCTTCTACTTCTTCTACATCTAATAAATTTACTATTTTTTCAATTTTACTATCTTCTTCTTTAATTCCTGCTAATTCTAATAATTCTTTAACACTTTCTTCTGTGATCATTTTTTCTCCTTTATTTTTTTATAATTATACCAAAAATTTTATTAAAAGTCAAGAATTTTAACAAAAAATATTAAATTTTTTAAGCATTTGTTTAGGATATGTAATTAAAACATCTATAAAATACTTATTCAAAGCATAATCAAAAAGCCAATAATTTACATCACTTTTAAATAAATTTTGATATATAGATTTAAAAATTATTTCTATTTTTATACTACCAAAAGATACAAACATTTCATAATATGGTGTTCCGTATTTTATTTGTACATTAGTAGTATAATATTCTAAATTTTTATTTTTTATAATTATACTATTTATAATTTTATTATCAATAACATTTGTTAAAATATAATTTTTTGTAATACTACTAATAAACTCTTCATAAGAAATTTTTTCATATTTTATAATTCTTTTATTTAAACTATCATAAATATTAAATTTCTTTATTTCACCTTTTTCATTTTTTATTTGAATCATTTCTTCATCATAATTTATACTTTCAATTTTTCCTTTTTTACCATCAATTTCAATATTTAAATTGCCACCATTTTCAAATAAAAAAACTACAAGTTGTAGAAAATTTTCAATTTTCTTTTCTATTAAAATCATTTTGATTACCTTATAAGTTAAATTCTTTAAAGTGGTATGCCAAATAAATGTAAAACATTTTATCTAAAACCATTTGAATTGTTTCATCTAAAGTGTTATAAAATTGTATATCATTTTTCATAAATTCTTTTATATATCTTACTTTTTCGGCATTTTTAGGAATACCTACAATTAACTTTTTATAATTTTTTGAATACCAATAACCTAATTCAAATTGTGTACTCATTCCTATCATTTTATTCATTTCTCTTGGTATCCAAAACATAATAAGTTGAGATTTATTCATAGCATCTTTTTCATTTTCAATTTGATTAACTAATTTCTTATCATCTAAAATAATTTGTCTTTTAGGTGTTATTAAATTAACATCAAAATTAAATCTTTTATAAATAGGATTTTCTAACATTTTTTCAAAAATTTTATAAGCATTTTCATGCCAATCATTTTCTTTTCCTCTGACAATAGGACCTGCTAAAAATATTGAATTTTTATATTCAATATCTTTATCAATCACATTATAAATTTTCATTGATTCTCCTTTCAATAATAACAATAGGTTTTAAATCATTTTTATATTTGAAAAAAATGTTTATATATTTATCACATTCATTTATAATTAAATTTTCTTTAAAGTTTATTTTTTCGACAAATTTCTCATATATATAATCTTGTAAGAAAATTAAACTTAAATTTTTATCTAAAAGTTCTTCGTATGTTTTTGTTCTATCTAAAAATCCATTATTAAAAATACCAACATTTCTTAAAACTAATGAACCACAATTTTGGTGTATAATTTTTCCTAATGTTTTTTTAGCAAAATCTTCTAAAGATTTTTTATAATTTTTTATATTATTTTTATAAAATAAAATTTCATATTTTAAATCTTTAAAATATTTGTACATATTTTTATCTAATTCTTCTAAAATTTTTTGTTCTAATGTTTGTAAATTAAAATCCATTTTTACTCCTTATTTTTTATCATAAAATTTATATAATTATATAAAACATTTACATTATCTTTAAAATATACAAATGCTTTATTTTTAGTAATAGAATTATGATAATCATTATTCAAACAACTTTTTAAACAACTTTTTACATCATTTATCATATAATCTTTAAATATAATAATAAATGAATCTTCTAAAATTTTATTATGATATATATAAAATTTATCAGCAAATTCAAATGAAGTTATGTATCTTTCAAATTCTCCTTCATATATATTTTTAGGAATTTTTGAATTTTGAACAAATAATTGTTTTAATTCTTTATCATTATATTCAAATTCAAATTTTCTTATATCTTTATTATTATATAAAACTATCCCAATATACTTAGATATTTTTGATTTTCTTTTAGAAATTAAATTATTTTTATTATTTATTTTTAAAAATAATTCAAATTTTTCTACTAATTTTTCAAAATTATCTGCATAATTTTTTTCTATAAAATCATAAAATAATTTAAAATCATTATTTATGTTTTTATATAAAATTAAAATTTGTGGAACATAATTATCTTCTATATTATAAAATATCATAAAATTATCTCTAGTATCTATAGATTTTTTATAAAATAACCAATTTTTTTCATCGTCATTAAATATATTTTCAAATAAATCAAAAGATATATCTATTATTTTATAATGAATGTGACATTTTAAAACCATTTCTTCTATAATTTTTTTATCAATATTTAATGTTTGTGTTATTTTTTCTATATTATTTTCATCTATTAAAATTATATTATATTCATTATTTTTCTCTTCTTTTTCTTTTTTTAAATCATTAAAATTACAAAAATAATTACATAATTTTAATTTTAATTTATCCATTATAGTCATTTTATATATAGCCATTATAAAATTCCTTTTTCTTTTAATTTATTAACAGTATGATTTATTTTTCTTTCAATATTACTTAAATCATTTTCTAATAAATCTAATTTAATATAATTTTTATATCTTAAATTTTTATAAGTCTTCAATTCTATATATAAATGAACATTTTTATTAAGTGCTTTTAATTTTTGTCTCATTACATTTAATTCTTCTAGTTTTGAAATAGTGATATTTTTAATTTCACCTAATTCTTCAATATCTAAATTTTTATTTACGTTTTTTAATTTAGATATTTTTCTATTTAATTCATCAATTTTTGTTTCAATTTTTCTCTTTAAATTCTCCATGTTTTCTCCTTAATTTTAAAAATATAATTCAATTATTTCATATAATTTATTTCTGTTTTCTAAACATATAAAATTTTTTGTTAATTTAAATTCTAATAAATTATTTTCTAATTTTTCTTTTAATTTAAAAAATTTATCTCCTTTAATTTCTTTTTTATTTATAATAATACTTTCAAGTGTAAATTTTTTACATTTAATTTTTTTAGTATATTTGAAATGTGCATCAAAAATTATACCATCAACAAAACCTACTATATAAAAATTTAATTTTTTTCCATGAGTTTTATCTAAAATACTAAATTTTTCTTTTTCTAAAAATGTTACTTCTTTAGTATAAATCATTTTATATCCTTTTTCTTTTTATATTATAATTATACAATAAAAAAAGAAAAAAGTCAAGAAAAAATAAAATTATTCTTCCATAACTTTCATAAGTTTAATATCAACTAAATCATTAGAATAGTAATAATTTTTCATTAAATGGTATTCAACTATTGCATCCTCTTTGTTATCAAACACAATAGTTTCAACATCAACTTTTTCAATAAATTCAATGTCCATACCTATATCTCCATCGTAATAACTTGATTTGCTTGCTTTTAAAATTTGAATGACCCATTTTTCTTTATATTTAGAAATAATTTCTTTTTTAATTCTTTTAAAGAAGTCTTTATAATTTTCTATTTCAAATGAAATATCATAATAGTCAGTTTCAACATTTTTAAAAACATCTTTTAATAATTTTATTAAATATTTTTTATCTTCGTTTAATTCTTTATTCGTTACATTATAGTGATCAAAACCATATGTTCCAAATTCACACTGCACAATCAATTTATCATCTTTAAACGAATATGATATATATCTTAGACAAAAATAATTTGATTTGAATTTTTCAAGTTCATATTTTAAGAGTTTTTTTATATCTAACATCTTTTCTCCTTATATACATTCAAAATTATATTTTTTTGTATTTAGAACATATTCTGATTTTACATTTTTAATAGATTTAATTATATTATCAATTAAAAAATCAACTTTATCTTCTTGTTTGTTTATTAAATTTTTATTTATATGTGTTTTTAAATGATAATTTGTAATACCATTTGAAATATAAAAAACTTCCCAAATTCCATCATTAAAATGTTTTATTTTATATTCATCTTTTAAAAGTTCATTAACAATTTCTAAAGTTTCATTTATAATTTCTTTCATGGATTTTCCTTATTTTTTTATTATTATACAATAAAAATAAAGAAAAGTCAAGAAAATTTAAGAGAAAAAAAGATTATTTATCTATATTTTCTCTAATTTTATCAAGTGTTATTTCGTTTTTTATTTCTCCATTCTCAAAAACAACTTTTAGCATATCAATATCGTTAGGTTGTTTTTCACTTTCTTTAATACAGATAATTTTATCATTTCTTTTAACAGTAATTACTTTACCTTTTTTAGATTGTTTTTTACTATCTGTTATAGGATTTTTAAACACTTCAACTCCAACTTTTTTACTATCTATATTTCTTTCAATATAAGAACATTTCATAGCAAAACTAAATGTATCTCTATCAATTCCAGTTTGCCCTAATTGTGTTCCACTACCAAAAACAAAATTTTCAGCTGCATATCCTCTTTCTGTAAATATTTTAAGGATGTTATCAATTGTTTCAGGATTAACACCATCACCCCATAGCACGCTCGTCCAACTACTTGCTTTCTTTCCATTTATTTCAATATCAAAAACATTGTTTTTTTCCATAATTTCAAACATTTTAGAAATGACTTCAATTGGGTTTCCACTATCTGGACGAATAACAAATGTTTGATTATTTTTAATAATTGATTTTCTAATATTACTTTCAGGTTTTGTAACTTCATTTGTAAAATTATAAATATCATAACTATCTGCCACAAATGATAGGATAGCACCTTCTTTATCATTTTCTCTAACCATTCTTTCAATAAATGCTATTTCTTTTTCAGTTGAACCTTCAGCGTTAGCAGTAGTTGAACTATGTTCCGACGCAAATACGCTAAAAGCGCTTATTTCAGAACTATAAAAATCTCTTGCGAATTTAAGAGAATTAAAATTATCTGTCCCATAAAATACACAATTATGAGCGAAACCACTAATTGCTGCTGATTCTACACTTGTCATACTTCTATCCCCAAAGTTATGATAAGCAAATCTTGCCCATTCTTCACTTCCATATTTTTTAAGCATTTCAAAAACCTGTTTGCTTTTAGTTGTAATAACTGTAGGATACCATATTTTCATAAGTATTGTCTCCACCCATCCTACTATCCACGGAACATTTTCATCTGTGCTTTCTACTATTACAAGTGGAACACCAGGTTTAACTTTTACACCTTCTTCAATTGCTTTAATTTTAATAGGAAGTCTTCCATCAAGTTCTTTAGCAATATACATCCAACCATCATAATTAAAATCTATTCCGTGAAGTTTAGCAAATTTTGCTGCTTCTTCTACCATTTCTGTAGTAATTCTTTGACTAAGATACCTTTTTAGGTAATATTGAAGACCACTCATAATAATTGTATCAGGACCTTTTCTTGCCTCGATATAATCATACATATAACACATATCTTTTGGGTATTGTTTATAATGACCATATTTATAAGAATCACTCATCATTACTATATTTTCAACCATTTTAAACTCCTTTTTTTAATTATAATATAATTTTTAATAAAAACTAACTTTTTTGAAAATATTTTTTAAAATAATTATAAATTAAACTAATTATAAAATTTATTGGTAAAAATAAAGTCAATATTATAAAAAATACAAATGATAAAATTATAACTAAAGAAACTATAGGTGTTCCTATTAAAATCCACAAATAAGTTATAATATATTCTTTTATATTTTTAAATTTTAATTCAAATACAATTTTTCCATTTTTTTCTTTTACATAAAACAAAATCAATAATGAAAATGAAATATATAAATACAAAATTAAATAAATCATTTAATTTCCTTTTTCTAAATATTTTAAACAATGAATTTCATAAGGTTTTATACATACATATCCATAATTATCTTCATAAGGTGAAGTATAACACAAATAAATAACCCATTTTTTATTTTTATATTTTATATAAGAATCCATAGGATTTATTTTTTTATTTGTAAATACATCTAATGTAAATTTACTAAATTTATAAATGTCTTTTAAAACTTCTAATTCTTTTAAAAGTTCATCAATACCATTAACTATACATAAGATATCCATTTTAAATCCTTTAATAATTACAATTACCTATTTTAACTCCTTTAATATCTTTCTCTTATTAAATTATATGAAAATGAAACATTATCAATATTAGATAATATTTTAATCATATCTTTAATATTTGATTTTTCAACTAATAAACCTATATTATCAAAAATAAAATAATTAGGTTTATTTGTCTTATTATTATCATTCACTTTAGACATCATTTCTAATAAATCTATAATAGATTTAAACTTATCATTTAAAACATTTGTAGATGAATCTAAACCTTTTTCATATAAATTAAAATCACTTTCTTCACAATTAAAGAAAAAAACATTATGTGTTCTAATTATATCATTTGCTATACTAATCAACAATTTTGTTTTACATTCATGAGAACGACCACCTATTACCATTTTCTATCTCCTTTAATTTACAATATAAGTATTATCTATAATTATATTAGAATTTTCATTTTTATCTTTTTTAAATCTTTTTTTATCTTCATTCGTTATTTTTAATTCTTTTGGTAATTTAATACCTGATAATTTTAATAAAAATCTTGCTAACTTTTCCATTTATTCTCCTTTTTTTATAATATAATTATACCAAAAAAGAAAAGAAAAATCAACAAAAAATTATTTTTTTAAAACAATTTTATCTTTTAATTTATAATAATTTAAAGGTTTTAAAAGATTTTGAAAAGATACCATATCCATTTCACTTCTATGAACAAACATATTTTCTACTATATGATCTTTTAAATTTACATCTTCATTCTTAACTAATTTATATAAATTATTCAAATATTCAAATTTTTTTAATAATTTTAATTTTTTATCTTTTTTAAATCTTTTAGAATTTATAATTGTTTCAATTTCTTTAATATCCATAAAAAGAATTAAAAAATCTTCTAATAATTCAAAAAACAATTCAATATCAATAAAATTTTTACTATTGTTTAAAATATAACTATATATAACACCAGATGCATATAAAATAACATCTTCTTTTCTTTTTATTTGAAATAATGACATTTCAGCTTCATAAACTAGTTTTGCAATATTTACAAAACCTGGTATTTTTTGTAATAAAATAGGAACATTATTATTTTCAATTTCATAATTTAATTCATTATTAGGAATATTTACATTGAGACTTCCACCTAATGATTTATCAATTATTCCTTTAATTCCTTTATCATTTTTTAAATTTAAAATTATTTCATACATACTCATATTTACTCCTTACATAAAAATGAATGATATGGACAATTACAATTTATAATTCTACCATAACCATATCTTTCTTTATTGTCTTCTTTTGGGCATTCACAACCTGGTAATAAATTCCAATAAGTATAATAATTAGAGTCTTTTTCAAAACACCAAAGCTCTTGTAAATTTTCTTCTAATTTTTCTAATTTTTGACCTATATCTTTTGCTATTCTTTTTCTAGTTTCATTCCATCCATTTAATTCTACTGTTTCATATAAATAATTAGCATTATCAAATAATTTTTTTAATTCTTTATATTTTTCTTTCATTTTTTTGATGTTATTTTCTGGAACATTATTTTTAGTAAGTAATTTAACATTTAATTGTAATTCATTAACTATTTGCCTTGTTTCTTCAGAAACTTTACTCATCATATTTACTCCTTCGTAAATTTTTAATTTACTTTAATACCTTCAATATATTTAGAACCTCTTTTAGAATATTTATAACCTTTACCTGCTTCAATATACCATAAAATTTTATCAATATCTTTAATTTCTTTATCAGTATATTCTTTTAAAATATTCATTAAAATACTTTTTCTTTCTTCTCTATCAATACTTCTTTCTACAACATGTTTAATTTTACCAAAACCATTCCATTCTTTATAATGATCAATTGTATATAAAGTATATTCTTTTCTACCTATTTTAATTCTAATTTCTTCAGTTTTAAAATAACCTGTTTCTCCAACTTTTAAAAATCTTGAATTGATTGTTTTATTTAATGTTTTTATTTTTATCATGATTTTTTCCTTGACTTTTTTTTATATTATAATTATAACATATTTTTATTAAAAAGTCAAGGATTTTTTTAAAAAATTATTTTATTTTTTCAAATTTTATTTCTTTTACGAAATCTTCTTTTTCATCTTCTGTAAACATAGCAATATAAAATTTATTTTTAATATTTAAAATATATTTAACAAAACTTTTTGAAGTTGTTAATTGAGCATATTCAATTTCATTTAATCTAATTTTCATATCTTCAGCAATTTTTTCAAGTCTTGATTTTAATTGCTCTTTATCTAATTCAAAGTTTCTTGATTCTAAAATTTCTTTTAACATAATTATCCTTTTATTTAAATTTATTTACAAATAAAAAATTTTTGATTTCTATATATTTTGAATTTATAATTTTTAATTCATTTTTTAAATCTATATCATTTTTCATTAAAAAATGTTCTAAAGAATCTACATCTTGAACAGATTGAATTTCTTCATTTTTAATATCAATTATTAAAATATCAATTTTTTCAGGTTTATTTTTATTTAATATTTCTTTTAACATAATTACCCTTTATTCAAATGTATCTTTTTCGTTATCAAGATACCAACAATTATCTTTAGGATGTTTAACAAGATAAACAGGGTCTCCACTTGCAATTGAAGTATAACCTCTACAATTTGGTGATATTGTTTTTCTTCCTATACATTTTTGTATAATTAAAGAAATACCACCTTTATCATCAATATCTGTAACTTGTCCCATCCTACCAATAAGAACACTTTTAACACATTCACCTTTATCTAAAAGTTCTTTGACTTTTTGAATAACTTTTTTTCTTTCTTCAGGTGATTGTTTAATTCCTTCTAAAACAATTTTTAACATTTTTAGACCTTTAAATTATAATAATTTTTTATAAAATTTTTTAATTCTTTTATATAAGCAAATTTAAAAATTTCTTTATCATCTTTATAAACTTTATTATTTTTTAATATAAGATAATTTAATTTTGTATAATCAACTCCACCTATTCTATTATCACCTTTAAAATCTCCTTTTAAAAGTTTTTCAAGATAAGTTTCAAGATTACCAAAATTAACTATTTGTGAAGTTTTACCATCACTTATAATAAACTCATCATCTTCAATATAAGCAATTACATTATTTGATAAACTTTCTAAAATTTTTTTTAACATTATATCTCACCCTCTATAATTTTAATATTTAAATGTGGAAAATTTATGTTAAATTCATCAATATCACTTATATATTTTATTTCAAATCCTTTTTTATTTATTTAATTGATATGCCCATTTTGTAAAAATAAAAATTGATTTCCAATCACTATTTTCAATAAGTTCATCTACATTTAACCAAATAATTTTCTCATCTTCATCTGCACCTACAAAGTCAACATTAGTTACATCAACAACATAACCTTTTAACATTTGATTAGATTGAGTTGAAACCATTGTTTTACCTATATATGTAATATTTCTATTATCAACTTTATAACCAGCTTCTTCTTTAACTTCTTCAATGACAATTTTTTCAGGTTCAATATTTTTATCTAAACTTCCACCAAAAGCAGTAGCTAATCTTTTAATTCCTCTTTCATATAAAGGTGGTTTAATTTCTTGAATAAGACCAATTTTATCTTTGTTATTATCAATTAAAATAAAGGCAACACTATCAATACCTGCTCTTTCTGAATATAAGTAATAACCATCTGCTTTTTTAATTTTCATAAAAGGTTCATTATTAAGGGGATTTTTGCTATCACTTTGCCAAATTATTTCAGGTTTTTCACTTTCCATTTTTTCTATAATCATAATTTTTCTCCTTAAAATTTAAATCCATTTATAGCTAAATATCCTATTGCTGCAATACTTTCAATAGCTATCCATAAAAATATAATAGTTGCAATTGTTTCAAAAAATATCATTTTATTCTCCTTATTTATTATAAAAATCTTGACTATTTCCATCTAACATACAAGCATAATTACAATAATTGTCGTCATATTTTTTATCAACTTCTTCTAAAATTTTTTCTTTTAGAATTTTTTTCATTTCTTTTTTTATTTTTTTCTTTTGTTCTTTTGTTAAAAGTGATTCAAATTTTGATTTTATCTTCATGTTTTCTCCTTGACTTTTTATATTATAATTATAATATATTTTTATTAAAAAGTCAAGGATTTTTAAATATTTTTTAAAATTTAACTACTAAATAATCTCCAGCATTAAAAATTTTACCTGTTTTAAGATTTTTAATTTTTAAAATATCTTCTTCGTCAAATCCCATATCTTCATTAAAAAAACTTTCAAAATTTTCTACAATAATAATATTTTTATTATCATAAGCTTCAATAAATACCCAACTATCTTTTGTAACATTTATTGTTTGAAAATTTTTTCCTTCTTCAATTTTTGTTTCAATAATTTCTTTTAACATTTTTATATCCTTTTTTTAATTATTACATAAATATAATTCAAATTCTTTTTTTAATTTTGTTACAACTAATTTTTTAAATTTAGATGGAATAGAAAAATAATAAAAACCATTATCATTTTCTGTCCAATTTTCTACATCTTTATCATTTAAACCATTTTTAACTAATTCATCATAAACTTTATTAGCATTATCTAAATTTTTGAATACTAATGTAATATTATTAGATTCTTCTATTTTAGATTTGATTATTTCTTTTAACATATAAAACCTTTAAAATATTTTTATATTATTTAATTATTTATAATTTCAAAATTTAATTTTTGAACTATATTTCTTATTTTATCTATATCTTTTAATTGTAAATCATTTTTAAATTTCAAATTTTCTAATTTATGATAAGGTCCACTAATTTCTATATCTTGAAAAGGTGTTTTAACATAATTTTGTGGGTAATATACAGCATATAATCCTTTAGATAAAATTCTAAATGGAATTTCAACATAATAATTTTTAACATTTTTAATTGTTTTTGTAACTATAGGAAATTCCCATTTAAAAATTTTAATAGTTTTTAAAATTTTTTTCTTTATTATAGTAATAGGTATTTCTAAGGCAATAGAATACATATATTCTTTTCTTCCTGAATTAAAAGTTATTTCATATTCTTTATATAAAAAAGTTTTAAAATTAGTATTATTAAAAACTTCTTTTCTTGAATTTAAAATTTTTGTTTGTTTTGAAATTATAGGAGTATTTGGACATATCATACTCATTTTATATCCATTTTTTTATAAATTTCATTTATAATTTCTTTAATTTTTTTATCATCAGTATAATATAATAAATCATTACCTATTACTTCTTCAATCATTGAAATTATTTGTCCTAATCTTAAACCTTTTTTATTCATTTTTCTAATTTTTTTACATGTTTTTTTCATAATTTTCTCCTTTTTTATAATTATACTAAAAATAAAGTAAAAAGTCAACTTATTTTAAAGTTACTTTTACTTCACAATTATTTTCTTCATTTTTATTTTGGGTTTTTTCTTTATTTTGAAAATTTTCACAAGATTCTTTATTTTCTATATTTTCTTTATTTTTAAAATTACAAGATTCTTTATTTTTAGAGTCTTTTTCATTTTGTGAATTTTCATTACAATTTTCTTTTTCAACTTTCCAAGTTGTTAAAATTTTTTCTATTTTAATATTACCATCTTTATCACAAACTTCTCTACAAGTTATTTCTTGTTTACAATAATATTCTTTATTATCTGGTGTACATATTAAAAAACAATCATTTTCAGCTATAAAATTCATAGCATCTAAAAAATTAACATAACCTTCTTTATCTTGAAATTGAAATTCTTTAAATTGTATATCTATTGTTTTGTCTTTATTTGTTTTTAAAATTTCTGTTACAGCATTATATTTATTTTCATCACAATTAAAATAAAATTTACCACTTCTAATTTCATCTACTCCAAAATTTTCAAATGTTTTAAACATATCATAAACTCTCATCTAAATCCCTTACTATAATTTTTCTCTTTGGATCACCTATCATAAAAGCTTCACCTTGAATTATATCATTTAAATTTTTAAACAATTTATAAAATAATCTTAATATTTTAATTTCATCTTCTATTTTATAATTATTAGATATTAAATATGAAATTCTATTTTTAAATTCATAAAAATTTTTTAAAAGACTATTAACATAAAAATATAATCTTTGTTCTTTTATATCTAATTTTAAAAAATTTTTATAATCATTTTTATTTAATTCAATCTTATCATTTTTAAAAAATTCTATTTTATCAGGGAGTTTGGAAGTAGAAAAATTATAATCAATTATTTTTCTTTCTAATTTAGAAAATAAATTATGAAGATAAATAGTTTTTTGTTTAGACAAAATTTTTAATTGTTTTCTTTTTTCTTTGTCTTTTTCGTGAATAAAAGAAAAAGAAAGATTATATAAATTAACCATTTCTTTTTCAATTAAATCAAATAATTTTTCCATAATGTCTCCTTATAAATTATTAAGCATTTAGATATATGTATGTATCGGGATAAATCATATCACCAACATCACTTGTAATTTTAAATTGAAAACTTCTTCCTTTTTTGAAAACAACATCATAATTATAAGTTATTCTATCAAAATAAGTCAAATTATTAGTAATCATATTATCTATTGGATATTCTTCTTTAATATTAAATGCTGATTGATTTTCATATTGATCATCCCAATTATTATCAATACTATCATCATCTGGTGCTAAACTACAATATAATTTATTATTAGAAATTCTATATATTATGGAAGGAGCAGATTCTAATTTATTTCCTGAAATATCAATTTTATAAATAGTTTTTTCATCTTTTCTATTTATATAATCATAATATTCTTCAGTATTATAAACACCAATATTATATTCAAATTGAGCAAATTTATTACCAATTGTTTTACTAAAAAATTCTAATAAAGTATATCTATAATCTTCTTTTCTCCAATCACTATTTTCATTTGTCTTTTGAATAGCTTTACTATTATGTCCATCTAAAACTTTTTTATTATTAACAAAAACTATAAATCTTCCATCACTTGTTAATTGAACTATAATTGAATGATATTGATCTTTTGTAAAAATAACATCTTCAGTTGTAACATCATATGCATTTTCATCATCATTAGCTGGATATTTATAATTTTCAGTATAACTATCAAAATATCCAAATCTAATTCTTAATTTATTATCTGTTGTTTGGAAAATATCACAAAAATAAGGTATATATTTTTTTTTACCACTATAATAATAACTTGATAATGATCCAGTAGCAAATCTATATAATAAATCGTCTTCTTCTAAATTATCTGAAGCAGGTTTAAAAAATATAGAAGTAAATCTATCTTTAGAATAAACCATTTTATTAAAAATATTTTGGTCAAATAAATTTAATTGTACTTTTTCTACATTTCCATTTTCATCTGCTGCTGTTTTTAATACTAAACCATTTTCATCATTTTCAAAAGGACTATCTGCTTCTTGAACATATGTTCCTTTTGTTACTAATTGTTCTGTTGGTATTTTATATAAAATATCATCAAAATTTATATTAGCATAATTTTTTTGTCCATCTTTTAACATAGGTTTTGCAAAAGAATAAACAACTAAAGGTTCAACTTCATCTTCTTTTTCAAAAGAAGAATATTCTCTAAATAAACCTTTTATTTCTGTTACTTCACCTGCAGTTATAAATTTTCCATTTGGGTTTTCATTATTAACAATGTAAAATTGTTTATCTTTTTCAATTCTACTTTGTTCTAAAAGTTGTTTAGTTAAATATATTTCATCTTTTGTTATGTTTGGATAACCTGGAATTTCAATAATAGGTAATCTTTGTAAACCCATATTAAAATTTCTAACTTGGTAGCTAGACCAATCTGGTTGATCATCATATTGGTGTTTAATTTCACTTTCCCAAATACTACCATCTTTTATTGAATATATTTTATCATAAGCCATTTCCTGTCCTTTTATTTTTATTTATTCAAACAATACATTAACAATATAAAAAATCTTTAATAATATTATTAAATTCAATTTTAAACACAATTTTATTATAATTTGATTTTAAATCATTCTATTACTTTGTCTTGATAATATTGAGCTTGTCCAAAAATATTTTTCTTAATATAATAATTATCAAATTCTGTTCTAATTATAATTCTATCAGGACTTGATTTTAAATTAGAAATTTGTTTTGACATATATTTAATATTATTTTCAAAACTATCTTTTGATGTATAAAAATTATTAAATTCAGTTTCAATTATAATTTTATCTTTAAAAGAATTTTTTGTAATTAAATTTTTAATTCTAAATGATATATTATTTTCAAAGGCATCTTTTAATATATAAAAATCATTGAATTCTGTTCTAATTACAACTTTATCTTTACTATCAACAATATCAATGGATTTATTCATAAATGTAATATTATTTATATAATCTGTTTTTAATAAATAATAATCGTCAAATTCTGTTCTAATTACAACTTTATCTTTACTATCAACAATATCAATAGATTTATTCATAAATGTAATATTATTTACAAATTCTGTTTTTAATAAATAATAATCATCAAATTCTGTTCTAATTATTGTTCTATCTTTTGAATTAACTATTATATCATCTTTTCTTAAATATTTTATATTTTTTATAAAAGAATCACTATATTTAAAAATATTATCAAATTCTGTTCTAATTATTATATTATCTCTAATATTAGATAAATAAATATTTTTATCTATAAATCCAATGTCGTAAATAAAACCTTCTGATATTTTAAATTTAGATAAATCAGGTAAAACAAAATTATATTCTGGTTGACTTTCTGATGTTTCTTTAGGAATTTCAATAGAAAAATTTGTACCTACCAAAGGTATAGGAAATGTTATTTTATAATCATCAAAATTATCTCCATTATAATTTCCGTAATATTTTATTACGACTTCTGCTTCAAAAGGTTCTTTGAAAGAATTTCTCCAATTTCCTTTTAAAGGGAATTTTATTAAAATTTCTTCTTCTTTATTGTTATATGCAAATGCAATAAATGTTGGTTCCCCATTTGGGGCATCTTTCCATAATTTTGACCAATCTTCTTCATATAAATTTTGGAAATCATTTAAATTATTACCATTTTCTAATATTTTTTCTACATCTTCTTCAGGTAATCTATCAAGTCTTGAATCTTTGATACCTTCATATACTAATTTCCATTCTTTATCATCAAAGTCATAATAATACCATTTTAATAAATCTGTAGTTACTAATACTTTAGCGTTGATTGATACCTTACTTCTTAATTGAAAAATTTTATCAAATGGATACAAATCCACCAATCTTTTTGGTGTAAAAATCATATCATATCCTTTTATCTAATAAAGGAAAAAATCCCTTATTAGAATTGTTTATCCATATTTTCTACAGTAACTCTAATTTTAGAAGCACTTGTTAGATCAATATGAATAGTATTAGCATCAATAACACTTATTGTAGCACTGTCATTGTAATATTTTTTCTCATCATCATCATAAACCCATAACATAACATCTATAAATTCACTTCCAAGATTGTGTTTAATATCAAAACTTGTAGCTTCATCACTTGATTCATATGTATATCTAATTGAATTTATTTCAGTTCTAATTGTAGTGTTATTTGTATCACATTTATCACTTACAGATTTAATAGCTGCGTCTAATTTATTATCAGCATCTGCTAAACTTGAAGCTCCAGAAATGTAATTAGCATTACTATTTACTACATAATTTCCATCAGAATCTAAACCAGCTCCTGCTTCTACTCTATCAACTTCTTTTTGAAGAGCATCTGCATCACCACCAGTTGCAACTTTAACTAAAATATAATTACCATTAGAATCTTTTTCACCTGTTGGGATTTTTACAGTATCATCATTTTCATCCCAAATTAGTAATGGCATAATACCTTCTTTACCTCTATTTACTTCCATACCTGCATTTTCTGTAGGGTCTGCATCATTAGGTACATCAGAATTTAAAGTAAAGATATTATCTGATATTAACATTTGTTTAGTATTTACTTGTGTTACTTCACCTTTAATAGTTAAATCACCATTAACATATAGATTTTTTTGGAATGTAACATTACTTGCAACTGTTTGATCATCTGTAGTAACTTTATCTAAAAATCTACCATTAGCATCAGCTTCAAAATCATCAATTTGTTTTTGAAGAGCAGCATCAGCATCTTTTCTATCTGAAACTTCTTGTACTAAACTTTTATCTAATAATTGTGTTGCTTCATTTATTGATTTAGCATCTTTAATATATGCTCCATTATCATAAGGAACATAATTTCCATCTTTATCTAATCCAGCTCCAGATTGAGTATTATCTAATTCATCTTGAACTTTAGAAATATCATCTTCTGCTTTAGCTAAATTGTCGTCAATAACTTTTCTATCAGCATCAATACCATCTACTAAAGATTTTAATGTATCTTCTAAATTTCCTGAAGGAATACTAAATTTATCATTAGCTCCATCGTGACCCATAAATCCAACTAAATGAGAACCTTCACCTGGTTTTACAGAAGCTAATTTTTCAATAAATCCATAAAATTCTTCTGCTGTATTAAATTTAAAAATTTTAGGAGTTTCTGTAGTATTTCCATCACTATCTTTTGTTTCTTCTACAAAAACACCTTTAAAACATTTATCATTTGAATTATACCAAATTCTACCTGGTACTAATTCTGTAGGGTCTTTTTCTAAATTTTCAAAAACTGCATTTCTAAAATCAGCATTAGGTGCTAATTCAATACAGTGAAATTTTTGAACTCTACTCATAATCATATCCTTTAAATATATTTTAGTATATTTTTAATATACTTTCATATATATTTAATAAAAGCTATGATTATTGCAAGTTATTGACATAAAAATTACAAAAATAAAATTATAATTTTTCAATATATCTTTTATAATTAAAATTTTCTTTATATGAAAAAGATAATAATTTTAAATTTTTTATTTTATAATTTTTAAAAAATCTTTTTACTATAATATAACAAAATTTAAATTCATCTCTAGGTGCTTGTTCATCTATAATAATTTTTATAATTTTTCCACTTATAATTTTATTTTTTATTGGGTGAGGAAAATAAACTTTATCTTTTAATTTAAAACCCATAAATTCATCAATATTTTTATAATTTGGACTCCATTCATAAATCATAAAATTATCCTTTATAAAGAAATTATCATTTCATCTTTATTAGTATGATAATCTACTACAATTTTATTATAAATTTTACTAAGTTCTTTATTAACAATTTCTAAAATTTCAGATTCATAAAGGCTTATATCATTAAATACAATTTTTAATTTATTTTTATCTTTATCATATTCAAATTCTTCAATATCATATTTTTCATCTAATTTTTCAAAAATTTCATCAATTGTTTCTTCATAAATTGAATTATCAATTAAATTATTTTCATTGTAAATATCTTCGATAAGTTGTTTTAAATTTCTAGATAATAAACTATAACCTGCTTCCTTTTTACCTTTTCTAATTAAATTAAATGCTTCTTTTATTGTAAAATCAATTTTTTTTAATGCTTCATGTTTATTCATTCTTTTTCCTTTGTTTTTATATTATAATTATGCCAAAAAAGAAAAAAATTCAATAATTTAGAATTTTTTTCCATTCTTTTATATCACATTCCATACCTGCTCTATTTTGTTCAATTGCTTCTTCAATTTCTTTTTTTATTAAATTTTTTAAATTATTATCTATATTATCCCAATTTTTTAAAATGTCTTCTACAACAGAACTAACAATATATGTTTGTCTTCCTAAAGCATATCTAAAAGCTGCTAATATTGTATCATTACTAATATTCATTTTTAATCCTTATATCCTTTAATTTCTCTAAGAACTTCTAGTTCAACTTTAAATTCTGGATGCATAGGATAATCAAAAATATTTTTATCAGAAAAATCCATTAACATAATACCATACATTTCTGAAAATAAATGTTCAGCATTTGCAAATCTTTTAAAAATATTATTAAATTCAAAAACATTAGCTTCATACAAATAGAAACCAGTTTTAGGATTTAATCTGTCGTCTTTAATTTGTTTAAGTCTATCTTTATTTAGATTAAAATTTATTTCTTCTAATGTTTCTCTAAGTATAGCATCAATTGGATTTTCATTAACATCTAATTCAATTTTACCACCAGGTAATCCTATAATGTTATCGTGTCTATAAATTGTTACTAATCTTTTATTATATACAATTGCTACAAATACATTTTCCATATTAGTTCCTTTTAAACTTTACAAGTTTCAACTAACATTTCAGTTAAATCAGTCCCACCATTATAATAAGAGCAAACAAATAAAACTTTATTACTTGTTTTAATTGTGATAGGTTCTAATTCTTCAGTTCTTTCTTTATGTAAAATTTTGAATAATTTATTATTTTTAAAAAAATATCCAGATTCATCATAATTTATACATTCAATAATATTATTATAAAAATCACAATTTAATTTTAATTCTTTTGATAAATTTTTTAAATATTCTTCAACATTTTCATTTTCTTCAAATGTTCTTACTAATTCCATTTCTACAATTCCAGTTTCTGTATAACTCATTCTTTCTCCTTAAAAAAATTTACAATTACATCTGTATCAGGTGATATTATGTGTTCTCTTTCATTTTTTAATAAAAATTTTATCAATCTTTCTTTTTGATACTCAAATTCCTCTTCAAATAATCAATAATTTCATTTAAAATATGATTTTTTTTCTAATATAGAATTTTCACAAGTATTAAGTCTTAATATTCTAAGTTCAATAAAATCAAAAATTTTAGTTTCAATTATATTTTTTATAATTTCTTTTGTTAAAAATACATCTAAAGGATTATCATTAACACCTTTAATAAACATATTATGAAATATAATATTAAATTTTATTTTTGATAAATCTTCGTGAATATATTTATAAGTTGTTTTATCATTTGGCGTATATATTTTCATTTTAAATCTTCTTTTATATAATTTTTAAAAATTTTATAAATTATATTTATAATAAATCTACATATTTTTTTAGTATAATGATCTTCAAAATATTTTGATTCATTGAATATTAGAATAATACTAAATAAAATATTTATAACAGGTATCAAACTAACAACAAATAAAAATACAATAATATCAAAATTTAATGCAAATCTATTTTTTATAATTTCATCTACATCATATTTTTCTGATAATTTTTCTTTAAATTTAATTTCATTTTTTGTTTCTTCTTTTATTAAATTTAACTTATAATGAAAGAATATTTCTAAAGAAATTAAAATTGAAATTATATAAAAAGTCCAAAACATTTTTTCTCCTTTTAGATGTTTTTTATTTTGTTTTCTTAATATAATTATATCAAAAAATATTAAAAAAGTCAAGAAATTTTATTAAATTTTTAATAATTTTTCAAATTCTGTTCTAACTCTTTCAGGATTAGCTTTTTTCATCATATAATCAAAATTTCTTCTAGCTGCTTCTAAAGTTCCTTTAATAGGTTTAAATCCTTTTTTAATAAATTTATATACTCTAATAACTCTTAATGCATCTTCGTTTATTCTATCTTCAGGTTTTCCTATAAATGAAAATTCTTTATTTAAACAATGTCTAATACCTCTTTTAGAAGAGTCAATAATAATATTTGTTTTTAAATCAAAATATAAAGCATTGATAGTAAAATCTCTTCTTTGCCAATCATCTTCTAAATTACCAAAATTGACTTCATCTGCTCCCAATCCTTTTGATTTATTATAAACATCTTTTCTAAATGTTGCTATTTCAAATGATTCTTTTGCTTTAATCATAATAACACCAAAATGTTCTCCAACTAAATCTAATTTAATATCTTCATCTTTTAAAATATCAACAATTTCATTAGGTTTTAAATTTGTAACTAGATCAATATCTTTTGGTTTTAAACCTGCTAAAATATCCCTAACAAACCCTCCTACAATATAAACATTACCTTTTTCTAAAAGTTTTTCAATCCATTTATTTTCTTTTTTAAATTGATTAGAATTATCTTTTAAATTTAAATATCTTTCAAATAATAAATCAAATTCTTTTAAATTTGTTTCTTCTAAAATTTTTAGTGGATTTTTATCTAATTTTTTTAAAAATTCTTTTTCAAAAATCTTAGAATTATCATTAGTAAATTCAATACCATTTTTAAAAGCTAATTCTCTAAATTTTTCTAAAATATAATTTTTCATTTTTACTCCTCAATATTTATAATATCATCAATTTCAAATTTTCTATCAAATTCTTTCTCTAAATCTTCTTTTACTTTATTAACATCTACATTTAAATCATAAATTTTAGTTGTATATCTTTCAAGATCCATTCTATATAAATAATGTCTTTCTCCTTCTTTAAACCAAGGAAATTCTATTTCTAATGTAATAGTTTTTTTACCTTTTGATTTAACAATAGCTTTATAAAAACTTATTGTTTCTTCATATACTTTTACTACAATTACTTTATCATTTTTTCTTAAATCTTTCATGATATCTCCTTAACTTTTATATTATTATATCATATTTTTAATAAAAAGTCAAGAAAATTTAAAAAAGATTTAAGGATATTTTAAAATTAAAAGTTGTATAATTATAATAGAAAAAAGAAAGAATTTTTATTTTTTAAAATTTTAATTTAAGAATTTTAAATAATAATGAAATAAATTAAGAAATATAATTTAAAAATTTCTTATTTATTTTATCAATTGATATATCATAATCAAAATTTTCTAGAGTGTTTTTAATTGATTTTATATCATTTGATTTCACAAATAATGCATCGTGAATTCTTACACTTACAAGATTTAAAAGTGATGATAATTCTTTCATCACTCTTTCCTCTCTTTTAGTATATTCCACAAATACAATATTGTCTTCATTAACACTCTTATCTTTTAATTCCTTATTATAAAACTTCAATTTATTTTCTACATAAAAATTTTTAAATTTAACATAAGTATCCTCTATAGCTTTCCCATAATTTTTTATAAATTCAATTGTTTCATTGTCTAATCTATTAGTAAAATAATAAGGAACAAATTCTGCTGGCATTCCATTCATAATACTAATCCAATAAGTTTTTAATGTCTTCCTAGATTTTTTAAACATTTTTCTTTTGTTTTCATTTTGAATTTGAATTTTAGAAGCAATGTCTTGAGAAATTTCATCTAATTTATTATAAGCATTTTCAAGCACATTACTTCTAAAGAACTTTTTTTCATTATCCTTTAATAATTGAAAATTAGAAAATTTTAAATCAATTTCATATGTGAATCCCATAAAAGAAAGAACAATCGTTCTTAGTTCTTTATGTAATTGAGTAAATAAATTATATTCTCTACCTTGGTTTTGATACTCAGTACTTAGAATACAGTTATCCTCTATTCCTTTTATAACTTTTTCAACTTGCATAATATGACTGTTTAATTTATTTATCTTACCTTTAATAGCATCTTTTTGAAAATCTTCTAAATCTTTAGTTAAAGCAATTTCATATTTTCTAATTTTATTTTCTAAAGTTTTTTTATAACCATTTAAAACATCTTCTAATTTTAAATTTTTAGAATTTTTAATTACTTCACTAAATTCTTCTTTAGAAATTTCATCTTTTTTAAACATATTTTTAGCTACTTTTGTTAAATCTTCTCCTGATAAATAAGGTTTTTCAATTTCATATTTTCTTAAATAACAACTATTTATATTTTGAGTAAAATCTTTTTTATCTAAATCAATAACTTTATAATTTCTTTTTAATAATAAAGACATTCTAATAGAAGTAGCATTATAATTATATTCTTGATTTTTATATAAAAATTCTCTAGCATCTTCATATTTTTTATTAGCTATTAAATTAAAATATTCTATAGATTTATTATAATTCATAAATGTAAATTTTATAAAAGGTAATAAATTATATGCATTAGCAATTCTTTCTTCTTCATCTTTAGTAGGATATCCTTTTATTTTAGATAAATAAAATTCTAAAATTCTAGCAACTTTGTTAGTTGAAAATTGTTTTTGGTTCTCTAAAATAGTCCCTAAAAACATACCATTGTAAATATAGTGCTCTTCTGCAAAGTAAATTTTTAAAGCTAACATAATAAGTTTTTTGTGTGATTTTTTAATAAGAGAGTTGAATTTATTTTCTTCAATATGATGTTCTAATTCTTTGTTTATTATAGGAACAGGAACAATTAAATTAGAAAATACTTCGTCAGTAGAATTAAATTCACCCCAAAGTTTAACGTCATTTAAAGCTTTAGCGTGAATATTGTTTTTTCTTTTCCAATTTTTTCTAGCAATTTTTTTATATAATTTATTTTTATCCATAATAAATATTCCTTTCTAAATTTTGTATAATCCATAATAAATATTCCTACAATAAAGTATAATTTTAGAAAGAAATATTTATTATGGATATGATGAATAATTTATATTATTTAATTTTTTTATATTAAAATTATACAATATTTTATAAAAATAACAAACTTTTTTGTAAAAATTTTTATTAAATTTTTTCATATTTTAAAAATCCTTTATAAGAAATATTCTTTTCTTTTTTCTATATATAATTATACAATTTTAAAATTGAATTAGAAATAATATATTCTTTTCTTCTTTCTATATATAATTATACAATTTTAAAATTGAATTAGAAATAATATATTCTTTTCTTCTTTCTATATATAATTATACAATTTTAAATTCTTCTTCATTGATATACTTATCAAATAATTCTGGTTTATAATCTTCAAGTAATTCACTCCAAGTTCTAATTCTACTTCTTTCTACTGAACCATTATTTGTTTCTTTCATATAAAGTTCTTTTTTACAAAATGTCCCATACTTAAACCATTTAGGACTATCTCCAAAACTTTTACCTGTTTTTTCATAAGCTAAAGTAATTTGTTCATTTGCTGTTTTACCTAGGAGTTCTTTATGACTGCAATATGCTTGTGCAAACCCTGTTTTAGCATTTCTAAAAACATCGTGATTTCTCCATTTGAAATTTTCAAAAACTTCTTCAAATGTTTCAACACCATAAACTCTAGCGTCAAAAAATGCTTCAAATCTTTTACTTACAATTGTATCAAGATATTTTAAATCATTTTCATTATTTTTATAATATTCAATTTCATATTCCCAAAAAGCATTAAATTCTTTTGTAGCAAATGCTGATAATAGACTTGCCATCTTTTGAGTTCTACCAGCAAAAGGGTGTGTCTGTTTAGCATTACATTTAAGAAAATAAAGTGTAATTTCATCAGAACCTGTATATCCTAAATTAGCATTGAATTTATTTGCTAATGCTACCATTGTATTAACCATAACTTTACCCAAAATTTCATCATAAGGTTTTTTCAAACCTTTTGTAAATTTACTAAATTTATGTCCATCAAGTCTAACAATTAAGTGATAATCATTTGGAATTTGAGTTTCAAATTTTTTTTCTTGTTTTTTAAAAATATTATTTTTTGTGATAATTTTTTCTTTCAATTTTTCTCCTTAATGTTTAAAACTAATATTATATATTTTAAAAAATGTTTAATAAATTTTTGTCTTTTATTAAATATATTTATTAAATTAAATGTTTCTTAAATCTTTTGTTAAATTATCAGTAAATAACATTTGATAAATATTTAAACTTAATAAAAATTCCATTAAATATACTAAAAATGAATTATTTTCATTTATTATAATACCTATGCAAAATAAAAATATAAAAATTGCTGGAATAAAATAACCTAAAAATTTAAATGTGAAGTATAAAATTTTATCTTTCATGATTGTTCCTTTTCTTTTTTCTTTTTACATTATAATTATACTAAAAATAAAAAGAAAAGTCAAGAGTTTATAAATTATTTTATATAATTTTTAACTCTTTTAAAATATAAATTTCTTTCAAGTTTCTTCCAATTTTCAAAGTCATATTTTTTAAGAATGCTATGTAAAGCGCTAGAGTCTCTTTCTTTAGCTCTATCGTAAATAGGGTTTTTGTTTAATTTGTATCTATAATAAATAAACCCATCTTCATATTTTGCTTCTAATGAAATAAAACTATATTCAAAAGGTTCATCGAATAAACAATATGGATTTATTTCATTTCCATATTCATCAAAAGCATCAAATGTAAAATTTCTATCATTATATGTTTCTCTAGTGATTATAAATTTATCATATATAATACCTTCATCTTTATCATAATACTTAACTAGCTCAATATCACCTACGTTATATTTTTTATAAGAAAATCTAAATAGAAAATAAGTAAAACTATCGTCAATTTCTTTTTGAGATAATTTTTTCCCTTTTATTTTTCTACTTATTTTACCTTTTGTTTTAACAAATTCAAATACCCAAGCATCGTAATTTTTTTGGTAATTTCCAAAGACTCTTACTTTTTTACCTTTTTCATCTTTAATAAATCCTAAAAAATAATATTTTGCTCCACATTTAAATTGATATAATGAACCTACATCTTTATAAGTGATATTTTTTAAAGATATTTCACTTTCAACTATAGAACCATATTTTTTAATCCATTTTTCGTAGTCTTCTTTTGAATAAAGTTTTCTATCTTGTCCAATTATCCATTCACCTTCAAGTTTTAAACCATTTATTTTTGCTTTATAATTTTTTAGAAGTTCTAATAAAGTGAATACATTACATCCACTTATTTTTTGATTTAATTTTTTACTATAATAAGTAATATCTGAACTTGAATTATAACTCTCAGGTAAAATTTCCCAATCGTCGGATATAGCAGGTGTTATCTTTTTCTTTCTACTTGTAAATTCTTTAAAAAGTTTTGGGTTTATATAACAATACATTTTTACTCCTTATTTATTAACACATTTTGTTATTTTTAATGATGGAACATTATAACAAAAATTTATATTACAATCTTTATTATAATATTCTTTAACTATTCTTTTTACATTTAAAATATCAAATTCAATTTGTTTATCAATTATTTTATTATAAATACTATAATTATATTTTTTATTAAAGTATTCTTCAAGTTTTAAAAGATATTCATCTAATGTATCAGGTAATTTAGTATTTACATTTATCATATAAATATCCTCAATTAAACTAAAGATGTTCTAAGAATTTTGTTTGTTTCTTTTAAAACTTCTTTTAATTCTTTAATATCTAAAATAATTTCATTTTCTTTTAAGTAATTGAATAAAATTTCAATAACATTATTAACTATTTTATCATCTCTATAAGATAATTTTTCTTTTACTTTAGGTAACATTGAAGTTGTTATTCTAACAGGTTTATAAGTTGTAATTCTTTTTTCAAATCCTTCACAATTCCAAGCAATTTCTGAAAGATTTTCAATAGCTAATGTTAAATCATAACAATTTTTTTCAACTAATAAGTCAGCGAATGCAACAAATCCTGTCATTCTCGCTCCAATATATTTTAATAATTCTCTATTTTCGACATTATAAGGTCTATTTATTATTTCTTTTATTTGCCATTGAGGACCTTCCAAACCTTTTTTATTATCTACAACAACTTTTCCTAAAATTTGCCAATTATAGTTTCTTGAACTTTCCCAAAAACCATCACTAAATTGACCAAATAATTCATAGTCTAAAATACTTTTTACTCTTACATCATTTGTATGAATTGTTGTTTTTTTCATGTATAATCTCCTTTTTTATATTATAATTATATCAAATTTTTATTTAAAAGTCAAGAATTATCTTTAATTTCATCTATTCTTTTTAAAATATTTTCGATATTTAATGAATATAAATCTAATTTTGCTTTTACTTCGAAATATTTTTTTCTTTCTTCTTTTAATTTATTTTCTAAAAAATATAATTCTAATTTATTACCTTTAGATATATTTTTTCCAAAAATTATTTTGATTTTTTTGTTTATTAAATATGAAACAAAATTTTCTGGTATTTCATATTCATAATCAGAAAAATCAACTTCTTCTAAATTTTCAAAATTAGAAAACACTTCAATAATTTCTTTATTATCTTCAATTTTTGTTCCATAAAAAGAAATTGTATAAATATTTTTTTCTATATTTTCCCATGAAGCTTTAAAAATATTACCTAAATTATCAATTCTGTCATAATTTAAACTCCCATATAATTTTAAAAATAAATTTTTTTTAATTTCATTATTCATGATTTTTCCTTCTTGTTTCTTTTTATATTATAATTATATTAAAAAATAAAGAAAAAGTCAAGAAAAAATTATATTTTCTTGATTATTTATATGATTTTATTCAAAAACCATAATAGTAACATAATTTCTACCTGTACCATGGTAGTCTTGTGTTACTTCTGCTTCTACATTTTTGTTTAAAACCATTTTATAAGAATCTACAACTACATTTGCAATTGAATTTAATTCATCATCTGAAAATGGTCCAATAGCAACAAAATCAATTTCATTGTCTTTCATTTCAAAACCTTTAATAGTAAATAAATCATTTAAAGTTTTAAAGATTACTTTTTTTAATTTATCCATAATATTTCCTTTTTGTATTTTATAAATTTATTAAAAATAAAAAATCAAGAAGACTTTTTTAAATTTTTATATTTTTTATTTAATAATAAAATATATATTTCTTTATGTTTTTTGATAATATCATTTATAATATCATCAGACAATTTATCTGAACTTAATAAATCTGCTAAATCTTCATATAATTTTTTAATTTCATCAATTTTTTCCATTTTGTTTTATTTCTTTAAGAGATTTTACTAATATACTTTCATTTGTAGGAATATTCCCAAAAATATATTGTAAATCATTAAAATGACCTATTTCATCTCCCATAATATCTTCAAAAAATTCTTCTAATTCAACAGCATCATTTTCTCTAGCTAACAATACCATTTCTTTATAATCATTTCTTGCTTGTTCTTCTAGACTTTGGATAAATTTAACACATTCAATTAAATCTTTTGGTTCATATTGTGTAACTGTAGTATCAAAATCCACTAACTTTAACTTATCTAAAAATCCGTGATTTCCAGCATATGTAATAAGCTCTTTGTAGTGTGTAAATTCTTCACTTGCATGTTCCATTAGTTCTTTTACTACATTAGCAACATCTTTACCTTTTAACTTTTGTGCAATTACAATATAACCAGCTGCTGCACTAATTTCATCTCTAATAAATTTATTAAATTTTTCTACTAAAATATTTGTTAAATCCATTTTATTTTACCTTTTTATTTTTATTTAATAAAAATTTAGAAATACGATGATCTTTCATACATTTAAAAAAAGAGTCTTTTTTAAATAAAATTTTATCTAATTCATATCTATTAGGGATATTATCAAATATTTTTAATTTTTTAATTTTTAATTTTATTTTATTCATAATAAATTCCTAAAAGCATTTATTTCTATTTCTTTGATTTTATTTTCTAAGATTTTTCTTTTTTTAATTAAATTTTCAATTTCATTAGAAACTTTTTTATCTTTTAGTATTTTATTATATAAATTTTCAATTTTTTTATTTATTTGATCAATTTCATTTTGGTATTTTAATTTTAAATCTTTCATATTAACTCCTTAGTCGTCTGAACTATAAGCAATTACATTTATAGTTTTATCTTTGAAATTAGGAATAGCTGTTATTCCACATGTATGACCAAAACATTTTTCTTCAGTATGAACACCATATTTTTTTAATTCACTTTCACTAAATCCTATTTTTTTTAAAAAATCTTTTCTATCATCAACAATATGATAGTAAGTGTATCTATCAAATTCATTTGCATCTACCATTTTTTGATAAACGTCTTTGTATTTATCACTTCTTACTAATTTAGTTGCATTTAAAATTAAACAAGTTTTAACTTCAATTAAATAATTTTTATATTCAGTTTCTAAATTTTTCATTACTTGTTTTAAATCAATAGCATCTAAAATTCTAACAGTATCTAAACCTTTTTTCTTATTAGCTCTTCTTACAACATCATTATTAGAAGAAAAAAACATTTTATTTGGACTAAAAGTAATTGTATAAGTAAATTTTTTGCCTTGGAATTCACCTTTTAATTTAATAATTTTATTTATTAAACATTTTTTTTCAATTTTTTTTAAATCTTTAGAAATTTTTTTATTAAATTCTTCTCTTTCACCATAAATATAATATTCACCTTCTGTAATAAAACCTTTAACACAAGCAACTTCATTAGTATCTGTAATATCTAAATCTTCTAATTCTTCTATTGATAAATTTTTAATTTTATATTTAATTTCTTCTAAAGATTTTCTATATGTATCTAATTTAATGAATGTCATTTGAACTCCTTATTTTTTATAATATAATTATATCAAAAATAAGAAGAAAAGTCAAGAAAAATTATTTATTTTTTAAAAATTTTAAATAAAATTATTTTAATTCCATAATTTTAATAATATATTTGTATTTTGCTTCAATAATATCATCTGTATATAATTTATCAATAATATTTCCATTTAAAGTAATAGCATAATTACCACTTTTTAAAAGATTTAATTTATAAGGAATTTTATTTTTAATAAAAATAAACATTTCACAAATCAATTCTTTGTTATAATTTTTTTTATATGTTTGATTATTTTCATCTATATTATCATCAAAAATTATATCTATAATATCATTAAAATCCATCATTTTAACTCCTTTAATTTTCATTTTGATAATTTCCAGTCCATTTAGGTATTTCAGATATTTTTATTTTTTTAAATTTTTTATTCTTTTTAATTGCTAATAAAGCTTTTTGTCTTGCAGAAAAATCATCTTTTCTTCCTTCTTTATCTAATTTTGCTAATGTATTTTTAAAATCAATATAAAAATATGGGTCAAATCCATATCCTCTTATTTTTCCATCAACTTTATATGGATTTCCAATTGTTCCTTCAATTACTCCTTTATATAAAGTAATATATTTTCCATCATTATAAGCAAAAGTAACTATCCATTTTGCTTTTTTTCCAATATATTTTTGTAAATCATCAATTAGCCATTTAATTTCAACTAGTTCTTCCCATTTTTTATTATTTTTAATTTCAAGAATTGTATCTTCAATTACAAATCCTTTTCCTGCTTCTAAAGCTTTATAAATAGCAACTTCTTCACTTGTTCCTTTTACTTCTTTTAAATCTTTTCCTTTTACAATTTCTACATTAGGTAAAATTCTTTTTATTTCTTTAATTTTAAATTCATTACTTGTTACAAATTTCATGTTTTTCCTTTTATTATTTATATTGTAATTATATTGAATTTTATAAAAAAAGTCAAGAAAAAAGATTATAAATATTTTTTATAATCAATTTTTTTAATAGGTTTTAATTTAGTAACTACGACAAAATCATCATTATCATAAATTAGTTTATCACCTTCTTGATATTTTAAATTATAATTATCTAAATAAGATGAAAATTTATAATTTTTCTTTAAATTTTCATATTCTTCTTTTTTAATACTACTTTCAATATAAATTTCATCATATTTTTTTAAATCATTTATAATAGTTAATTCTTTATTTGATTCTTTATGAATTATACTTAAAATAATTTCATTTTCATTATTATCAAATCTTTCTACATTTAATGTTTCAATAATTTCTTCTAATGTTTCATTATATCTTATTTTTTCTTCAACAATAGCTTTCAAAATATCAAAACTAAATGTAGATACTCTTCTACTATAATCAATTAAATCTTCAATAAATTTTTCATCTTTAATATTTTTATCATTTAAAAATTCTTTAATAGCATTTTCTTCTAAATTAGAATATTCAAATCTATAATAAAATCTTCCTGGTCTATCAATTAGAAAATCATTTAATCTATGTTTGTCATTTTCTAATACAATATATAAAATTTTATTATTTGTACTTGCACTAAATGCTCCATCAAACATTGTCAAAAGTTTTTCTTGATAATTAGGTTCATCAGGGTCACTAGCATAAGTTTTAGCAAATTCATCAAAAATTACAACACAATCCCCTAATTTATTGATAAAACTCATAAAATCATCACCAATAAAACCTTCTTGTACTAAAATAACAGGTTTATTGTCTTCTATCATTTTATTAGCAATAGTTTGAGATAATAATGATTTACCACTACCTTTATCACCTACTAAAATAACACCTGTATTAACTTCTCTTTTATTATATGTATCTATAATTTTTTTAGCTCTTTTTGTAGTATTACCATAAATTTTTTTAGGTAAAATAAATTTATCTGCTGAATATTTAAGAAAAAATCCAGTATATTTATTATAACTAACAATATAAATTTTTGGTTCTAATTTATTTTTTACTTGTTTTTCGTCAAATTCAAATACATTTACAATACCATTTGAATGATTATATTTTACTTGTTTCAATTATTTCTCCTTTATTTTATAATATTATTAAAAAATAATAAAAAATCAACTAATTTTAATATTATTTTTTCTTTTTTCTTGTTCTTTTAAATCTTTATGATATCTATACATATAAACAAAATCATATTTTTTGAACATTTTTAATTTAGAAATTTGATATATAAATAATATTATACCTACTATAGATAAAGCTAATATTGAAATTCCATAACTAAAAAATCCAGTTAAAATAGCTGATAATGTAAATGCTACTATTTCTACTTCAGATATTATTATCATTCTATAATTTTGGAATGATGAATAACTTTCAGGTTCAAAATAATGAATATAATTTGAAAAAGTATTTGATAATGCCCAATATACAGCAGCATCAAAAATACTTATAAAAGAATCTATCCAAACAAACAATGATGGTGAATAAAAATATAATAATCCACTAATTATAAATAATGAATTTAAAATTATACTTAATAAATATAAATTAGAAAATTTGACATTTTTCATTAACCAAGGTGAAATTTTAACTATAGCAATACTTGCTATAGAAAATAAAGCTATTATTGTCGCTGGACTTAATCCAAAAATTGTTAAATAAATTCCTTTTAAAGAAGTTATAATAGGCATATATAAATTTATTATAAATAAAAATATTACTAATCCTACTAATCTTACTTGTGTTATTTCACTAAAAGAATAAAATTCTTTTTTGTGATTTTTAAAATATTTTTTTAAAATTTTCATTTTACCAAGGATTTATAGTAAATAATTTTTTGTGGATTTTAGATATCATTTTTTTAATATCTTTTTCTAATTCTTTTTCATTTTCATATTCTTGACAATCAAATAAATATCTATTTAAATTATCTAAATTATCAATTTCTAAATTCATTAAAGCATTTTTAATTAAAACTAATTCTCTATGATTTAATTTTAATCTAATATCATCTATTTCATCTTTAATTTTTACTTTCATATTTACTCCTTTATAATTTTTTATTTAATGATTTAATAATTTTTTCTAATTCTTCTTTCATTTTTTGTTTTTCTTCAGGAGATTTTTTATTCATTTCTTCTTCTAATTGTTTTAAAATTTTTTTAATATCTGTCATTTTAACTCCTTATAAATATTTTATTTATGAATTTTTTACTTCTTCTAAAATATTTTTTAAAATATTTTTATTGAAATAACTTTCTGTAAATTCTACATTTTCTACATCAAAAAATTTTAAAATATCTTTTTTAATATATTTTTTAAAGTCTTTTGAAATGCTTACAAATTTATACACCATACCTACGCCTTGACTAATTTTACCATTTTGATATTTTAATGTTTTTGCTAATAAAGATCTATCATTATGTGTTTCAAATTTTAAATTTTGTTTAGATATAAGAAAATCTATTAAAATAGTATTTTTATCAAAAATTGTATATTCAATCCATATAGGACTTTTTATTTTAAAATTTTTATTATAATCTGATAAATATTTTTCTATTTCAAATTCACCTTTTGTTTCATATACAATTTTTTCCATATTTGGAGAACTGAAATCACCATCAACTTTTTTCCATTTTTTAATATTTATTGTTTTGTTTATTGCTTCTTTTAATAATTCCATAAATATCCTTTTTGAATTATTTAATAAATTATATATTATTTACTAATTCTTTTAACTCTTTAATAATATCTTTAACATCATCATAAGATATATCAACACCATCTTCTTCAACAATTTTATTGATGTATATATGCATATCACTTAAATAGTCTAATAATTCAATCATCCATAATATTTTTTTTTAGTTATAACATTTCCTTTATATCAGATAAAGTTAAAATTTTTTCTTTTCCTGTATGATAAAATTTCCATTCAACTTTATTTATAACTTCTTTATATACATTTTTAAAATCATCTAAACACATATGAACACTGTTATATGAATTTTGATGTAAATTTAAATCGTGATAAACAATTAAATTTTTATCTTTATTTTGTTTAATTTTTTCTAAAATTGAATATGATGCTTTTGCATCTCCACTTATAATAATATTATTCTTTTTTAGATATAAACCATAACAATTAAATTGTCCGTGATTTACTTCAAATGTTTCTATATAATCATTTTCTTTAGCTTCAATAAAAATACAATATTCATCTATTTTAATAATTTCACCATTAACATATATACTATTAAATTTATCTTTAAAAATAATTTTTAATTCTTCTAAAACTTTCTTACCAGCTAATACATAAGTTTTTAAATTATGTACAAAAAAATTGTAATATACTAATCTTTCCAAATCTGCAATATGATCAAAATGAGTATGAGTAATAAATATTTGTTGGATTTTTTTATCTTTTACTTGTTCAAAAATACCATTACCACAATCTATTAAAAATAATCCATTTGATAAAGGTTCAATCAAAAAATCAACTTCTATTAAAAATGAACTAGATACTTTATCAAATGCTCCTCCATTACCTAAAATTTCCATATTAACTCCTAATACAATAAAATTTTATATTTTATTTTATTGTACTTGATTTTGAAATTTTAAAAATTATACCATCTGTTTCTAAATTTTTAAGTAAAAAATGAATAACTTCAACTGTATTTTTAAAAATTTTGTCTGGAGAATGATATTGAACTTCACCAGCATTTTTAATGAATGAAACAATAATTTTTTCATTTTTAATTTCATCTTCTACTTTAATTTTACAATATTTTCCATCTTTATTCCAAAATTTATAATAACCATTTGTTTTATTATATTTCATATTCATTTATTCTCCTTTTTATAAATTATAAATATTTTTTTAAATTATCATAATAATTATGAATTTCTTTTGGTGTCATTTTTTCAAATTCTTTTTTATTATTATCTTTTAAAGCTTGTCTTACTTTAGTTGCACTTATATCATCATCACTTCTAGGGACTTCAATAATTTCAACTTTTTTATTTTCTAAATAATCTAACATTCTTTGATAAGCTTTTACTCTATCACTTCCACATAGTAAATAAAATTCATTTTCTGGTAATTTTTCAATTTCATCTACAAAATACCCTGAAGGAATTTCAATAACTTCAATTTTAGGGGCTACTTTTTGAATCATTTCCTTTTGTAATTCAAAATCAAAAGGATTTTTATCTTTATCTTTTGATGATTTTTTTCCTTTAACAATAAATATATATGCTTTATTAAATTTTTTTAATTCATCTATCATTTTCATATGACCTAAAGTTAAAGGTTGAAATCTACCTATTGTAAAAGCAGCTTTTGAATAATCAATTGAATCTTTGCCTAAAACTAAAGTTTCTAATGTTCCTACTAATTCTTCTATAATTTCTTTTAACATTATTTTTCCTTTTTACAATTTATTTTATCTGATAATTCTTCAAATGGATATATTTTATTTTTAAAAAATTTTTTGAGTTCATTTAAAGAATGTATTTGTTTTGATTTATAATAAAGATATTTAATGTATAAATATAATAATTTTTTTATTATCTTACACATCATATATTAACCTTTTTATAATCCATTTTTCCAATCAATTTCTTTCATAAATTTTTTTAATTTTTTCCATTTAATTCCACAATTTTTAGCTATTTTTTTCATTTGTTTTTTCTTCATATTTATCCTTTAATTCTTTAAAAAAATTTATCCATTTTTGTTTTTCAATACCTTTTTCTGTATTTAATTCACCTGTTTTAACTGTTACCATTTTTAAAAACATTCCAGAAATTCTTCTTATATCTCTTTCAGATAATTTTTCAATATTTTTATATGTATCTAAATCATTTAAAATAATATTATAATTATTTTCATAATATTTTATAATATTTTCTACTTTTTCCCAATTTGGATTATAAAATATATTACCATAATTTGATTTTATTTTTAAACCTCTACTTGATAAACTAACATCTTCGTTCATTAAATTATCATAATATATTTTTACTAAACCTAATAATAAACCTTGTTTAATAGCACCTAAAGACAAAAATTTATTTTTAAAATTTGATTCTTCTAAACTTAAAGATATTATATTATCAATTTGAATAGGTTTATTATTATAATTATATGCTACTGATACTAATTCACCAGCTTTATGTGATTTTTTCCCTGAATATTTACCAATAAATTTAATAAATTCTTTTCTTTTTTCTAAAAATTTAGATAATTTATCTTTAATTTCTTTTCTAATTGCTTTTGAATTTTCTAATCCTTCGAAAATTAAAATTAAATCAATGTCTCCAAAATCATTTTTTAAAGGATTATTATATGAACCAGTAATAATAAAACCTTTATAATTATCTTTATAATATTTTTTACCAAATTTATATAAAATTTTTGAATAATTGTCTAATATTTTATTGACTTCTTCTCTTTTAATCCTATTTTTATAACCTATAACTCCACTCATGATTTTTTACCTTTTTTGTTTTTCTTTTCAATAAATTCATATTTAACTCTTAAATCTCTTTGCAAATAATCAAATTCAATTTTATCTAAATTTGTACAGCTTAAATCATAAACTTCAAACTCTTCGTTCATAAATTTTCCATATCTATTATAAACTCTTGCTATTGCTTTTTCCCATATTATCATGATGTCTCCTTAATTTTTATTATTATACTAAATTTTTAAAGAAAAGTCAAGAAAATTTTTAAAAATATTCAAAAAGAACACATAAACCTTGGTCTTCATAACTTTCTTCTAAATATTCTAAATAATCTTTTTTAATATTGTATAATTCATATTGATCAATTATATTATCAAAAATATTATAAACTTTTACAATAACATTCATGATAATCCTTTATAAATAAATTTTAGTAGAAAAAATAGTTCTTAAAATAATATCTTTTATTACTCCTAAGGAATAATCTTTTTTACTAATTGAATAATGATGACTTGTACCATTAACACCATATTCAATTTTATCTTTTTGATTATAAATATACCAATTTCCAAAATATTGTTTTTTAAATCTAAAATCCATTTTATCTCCTTGATTTTTTATATTATAATTATACAAAAAATTTAATAAAAAGTCAAGAAATTTTACCAATAATTATATAATCCTATTAAATTAAGAATAAAATAAACAATATTTAAAATTACAATATTTTTATTATTAGAAATTTTACCATAAATAATATAAAAAAATGAATTTATTAAAAATAATATAAAAGCTATCCAATTTAATCCTATATTTAATGTTAACAAAATTGCACCAGATATACCAAATATTGTTCCTAAAAAATCATATTTTAATTTCATGAATTTCCTTTAAATTTTTTATAATTATATTATAAAAATTAAAGAAAGTCAAGAAAAAATCTTAACTTCCACAATTTGAACTACAAGAACTAGAATTATTAGAACTTCCACAACTTGAGTGATTAGAATTCAAAAAATTATGATCTGTATTTGATAAATATGAAATGTCTACATGTTTATGTAAATCCCCTGATATTTCATTTGAATAATTTTTTTCAAAATCATTAAAATTATATGTATTATCTTTATTTGAAACATTTGATGGAACATCTAATATATAAAGAGGTAAAAATGGGTTTAAATCATCAACATATACTCTATCATTTTTTTCAAAATATTTAATATTTAATTTTCTTTTCCTTTTAAAAGAACTATTAGCTTTTAAAATATCTTTAAGAATTCTAATTTTATTAACAGATTTTTTATTAACATAAGGATTATGATGAATAAATTTACCATAACATTTTAAACAAAATTCTAAATAAGATTTTGTATCTAAAATAAAATTATGCCATAAAATATCAACATCTTCTCTATCCATTTCCATATGACCTAATTCAATAACAACATTAAAATAATCAATTAAAGTAATAAATAATTTTTTAATTTTGTCATTATCTATATTGAGTTCATTTTTTGTTTTTTCTATAACAGCAGAAGGTAATTTATTGAAATATTCATATGGATTTTCAAGTTGAGATTCATAATTTTCAAAAAGATTAAATTTTATATCAAAAAATTGTTCTATATTATTTTCATATAAATCTAATTTCGATTTTTCATTATTGACTTGTTCTTTACATTTTTTCTCTTTAATAAAACCAAACATTTATTCTCCTTGAATTAAATTTTCTATTTCAATAATATTATTTTTAATTTCTTTTAAAAAATTTATATTACCATTTATAATATTATCTAATTCTTCAGGTAAAAGATGATAATCAATTGATTCTACTTTTTTATTTATTATATCTATATTATAAGTAACTTTATCTTTGACAATCTCTAAAGAACTATATGTTTTATACATAGAATCATATACAAAATTTTCTAATAATATTTGTGCAAATAAATTGATATCATTTTCTATTTTATACATTTTTTCTATAGCTTGATAATTTTTCAAAATAATATTTTTTAAAGAATTTTCATCTTTTATAATTTTATATTCATATAAATTTTTATCCCATACTTTTAATTCATTATTTTCTTTTTCAACTGTCATAATTTTATTATCAATTCTAAATCTTACCCAATCTTCAAATTCAATAAATAAAGAAATATTATAACCATCTTTTTCTAATTCATTTAAAACATTTTCTAAAATTTCTGATTTAAATTTTTGTAATATCATATTATACTCCTTTAAAATTCATGAATATGCTAGGGTAATTATACCCTAACATTTTAAAATAACAAACTTATGATATTTTAACAAATACTGAACTTATATCTAATTGAGATTTTGCATATAAAATTGCTTGTTTTGTAAATTCATTTATTTTTTTATTATTATTGTTTAAAGAATCTAATAATTTCATTTCAAAAATTTTAGAATAAATATATTTTCTACCTTTTTTAATAGCTTCTTTTATAAATTTATCTTTATTTTCTAATTTTTTATAATCAGAAAATTTATATTCTTCTTGTTTAATAGTATTAAACCAATCATATAATAAATTAGCCATATAATTTAAATCTTTATTTGTTTTTAAATCTTTATCAATTATTGTAGGAAGTCCAATATCTTCTAAAATATAATTTATAGGACCTTCTCCTATTTTTCCTTGGTTAGCAAATTCTCCTTTGATTTCACCTTGAACACTATATGATTTAGCCCCATCTGAATCAAAACTTCTAAATTGAATTAAAGCTTTTTCACTTTCTATATAAATATCATTAGTAAAAATTTTGATTGGTTGAACAAAAGCTTTTTCAATTAAAATTTCATAAGGAACTTTATTAAAAATTTCTACTTTAGGATTTTCTCCTACTTTTTTAAGAGAAATAGGATATAATTTACCTTCATCAAAATATTGAGCAATAATACTATTAAGAGAGTTTATCATTAAAGCATTTTTTACTTCTTTTTGAATATTAGGCATATCATTGATTGAAACACCTAAAATATCCATAGGGTTCCATTTATCTCTTTTAGGTTTTGCTTTTTTATTACCTTCTTCATCAACAAATTCAACTTTATTATATTGTTTTTCTAAAATTGACATTAAACCAGTTCCTCTTAAAAAATTCATAGGTTTTTGAATAATATCTTTAAATTCATTATAAAAAGCTAAAGCTGAATTTTTAGCACTTTTTTCCCATAAAGTATCTCTACTTATTTCTAAAAATCTATCATATGTCATTTCATAATCACTATATACATATGATTTTGCTTTATTAAATGTTTCTTGGTCTACATTTTCATAATCACCTAATTCATTAACAATAATAGCATAATAAAATGCATTATATGTTTCTTGAGTTTTTGTATCTATTTTCACACCATCATAACCACTAAAAGTTCCTTTAAAAAAATTTGTATATCTGTATTTTTTACCAGTATATTCATCAACAAAAATAGGTTTTTTATAAATCAACTCTTTTACATTTTCTAAATCACCTTTTTGTACTAAATCATATAGATGTTTTATATTATCATCAATAAGAATTTTAACATTTCCTTTTTTACCTGAACCTCCTAATTTTAATTCTTTCCCATCCATTATATGTTGAAAAAAGACAGGATAGTATTTTAATTTATTATATTCTAAAGTACTTTCATAAATATTTTTTATTTCTTTAATAGCTTCTTTTAATACCATTATTTATTTCCTTTTATGTTTTTTAATATAATCATAAACTTGAATTATATCCATATTACCATTTTCTAAATTGTTTAACAACATTTTTGATTCTTCTTTACTTAAAAATCTATTATATTGACTTTCATCTGGTAATTCTAATTTACTATTTTGTTTTAAAAAATCAATTATTTCATCATATAAATTATCCTTATTTTTTAATCTTTCTTTTACTTTTTTAGTAGGCATTTTAAAAAGATTAACCATTTTAACTGAAATTTTTTGAATTTCTTTGAATTTTTTATTAGGAATTTTTAAAGGTTTTCCTTCAAAATTTATAAATAAACCTTCTAAAGGAGCATAATTATCAATTTTACTTTTAAATTCATTAGCAATAAATTCTCCTAAATAATCTTCAATTTCAGGTAATACTAATGACCTTAGTTCTTTTAATGTTTTTGTTTGTTCAATTTTTTCTTTCCATTTATCTAATTCTTTTTTTAATTTGTCAAAATTTTTAGTTATTTGAATTTTAATATCTTTTTTTGTTAAAATAGTAATAGGATTTTTATATTTCTTTTTAGCATATTCTTCAACTTTTTCTTTCATTTTTTTATCAATAACATTTGAAAAATCTATAAAAACTTCATTTTTTAATTTATAATTGATAAAATCTTGTACTTTTTTAGGACTTAAAACTTCTCCTATTATTAAATAATTAACATCTATATGGTTATCCATAAAATAATCTCTAAATGGTAATGTTATTTCTTGATAATAATTAAATGTTTCTGCTGTTCTCCAAAATTCACCTTGTTTGACACCTACTTCAAAATAATTATGACTAGCATCCCATCTCATTTTTAATTGTTGCCCAGCAAATTTTTCTGTTACATCTAAACTATTAAAATTATTAACAAATGTATCTAAAAATTTAATTAACTCATCTTTTTTAAGATTTTTTAATTGAGGTGTTGCTTTTTCATTTATATTTTTAACTTTTAATATAATTTCTTTTAACATTTTTCCCCTTTTTCTAAAATAGGGTCTTTAAATAAAGTCCTATGTTCTTTAACTTTGCATTTGATAAAATTACCATTTTCATTTATTGCTGGAGTTAAAGATAAAGTTCCTTTTACTCTATAGTATAAAATACCTTTTATACATTCTTCTTTAATAACTATTGATGAATATTCTTCTTTGTGTTTTAAAATATAAATTATCATAGCTATAAAAAATATAGGCATCATTATTTCCATATTAAAGCCTTTTAAAATTATTTAATCTATTTGTCTATAATCTTTTAAATCTTCTAAATATGTATCTATATTTTGAACTTCAATTTTTTGATAAATATCTAAATCAAAATTATCTATTATATTTTTATCTTTTAATAATTTTTTTGTTTCTTCAATAGACAAAGAAGATTTCATAATTAAAATAGGTTCTTTATCCATTATATTCATATAACCAAAAATTAAGAGCATTTTAACTCCTTAGCAGCTTCTTCAATTTTTATAGCAGTATTTAAATCGTCAGCTTCATTTTTATCTTCTCTTAAAGATACAAATCTTGGATGTAATAATGCTTCAACTTTACCATCTACCCAACTTAATCCAGAACATTCAACTGATGCAATTTTTCCAATTAAATTATCTTTCATTTCTGTAAATAAATCCATAGTTTTTTCGTCTACACCACTTGTTGTAGTTTTAATAATTCCATCAGAAGTTTCACAAACTAATCTATTGATTTTATTTTCATATTTAGTTTCTTTATTTCCATAAAGGTAACCAACAATTTTCATATCTAATTCAACTATAATTTTAAATTTAATAATATCATTTGGTTTTTTGTTTTGAAAAATAACATTTTTATCTTTAACAATAGTTCCTTCACCACCTTTATTTTTAACTTCAATAAAATGGTTCATAGCTTCTTCAAAAGTACTAATAAATCTTGTTTCTACTATTTTAATTTTATTAGATTCTTTTAATTTATTAAATCTTTCCATATAAGGTGTTTCATCTTTACCTTTACTCCATTTTTCATAAGGAATATAATCCCAAGCTACAATATAAATATCTTCTATAATTTCTTTAGGTGTTTTTCTATAAGATTTATAGAATTTTTCTTCATCTTTAAATGATAATTTACCTTCGTCTTTTTTAGTCATAATAGTTTTAAGAGAATTTAATACTCCATTAGATGAATATCTATCAAATCCATTTACCATAAGTTCACCAGTAATCACAACACCTTCATCTAATTCATTTAAATCAAAAGCATCAGATAAATGTAAATCTTTACCACTTCTTGAAATTGTTAAAATTTGATTATCATTTTTAATTAAATTGATAAACATACCATCCATTTTTTCTTGAGATATTAAAGGTGCTTTTTCTAATAATTTTTTAAATTTTTTATCATCATATGGAATAGCACCTAAATATGGACTAATAGGTATTAAATTTTCAAAAACTTTATTTATAAGTTTTACATTAACACCCATTTTTAAATCTTTTTGTAAAATTTTATCAAAAACTTCAGCATTTTCTTTGCATAAACATTTATACATATCTTCAACTAATTTAATAGCAGCATGCCCTGTTATTTCTCTTTTTCTAAGTTTATCTAAAACTTGGAATGAATCTTCTAAACTACATTCACATGAATGATTATTATCTTTATTAAATTTTTTTACATTAAATGTATAAAAAGGATTATAAGTATAAAATAAAACTTTTTTAAAAAGTTCATTATTATATTTTTTTAATAATTTTTGTTTATTATTAGTTGAATTTTCATTTTTAATTTCTTTTATAATAGTATAAATCATTTTGTTTCTCCTAATAATTTTTCAATTCTTTGAATTTCTAAATAAATGTAAGTCATTTCATTAAAATCTCTTGCTAATTCTAAATCTTTTTTTAATTGTTCTAAATATTTTTTATTTTCCATTTTTTCTCCTTTTCTTTTTATATATTTTATTATACCATAAATTAAAGAAAAAGTCAACATTTTATAATCCTAAATTTTGTTTTATTTTTTTAAAATTTTCTAATTTTTCCATTAAAAACAACTCTTCGTTGTTTAATCTTATTCTCATCACATTTATAACTTCTTTTAAAACTTTTTTATCTATAAAATTTAATTTTTTTGTTTTTAATTCACATTCAAATTTTTTTAGCATATTCATATGTGTTTTACTCATAGAAGCTTTTTGATTAAGTAATCTTTTTTGTCTTTCTAATTGTTCAAAATATTTTGACTCTTTTAACACTCTTCTATATCTATCTTTTCTATAAGATAATAAATAATCTTCATATGTTTTTTCAAAACCTGTTTTTATAAATAATCTACTATTTAAATTTAATGTTTTAGATATTATTTCATGTAATGTTTTATCTTTCATGATTTTTCCTTTTCTTTTTATATTATAATTATATTAAAAAAGAAAAGAAAAGTCAAGAAATTTTAAATAAATCTTATAAAATCTCCATTTAATTTAGCTACTTTTTTAACTAATTTTTTAGATATATGATTTCTTTTAGATACTTCTTTAATATCGTATATTTCTAATTCTCTTTTCAATTTCATCATCCATTCTTTAATAGATAATGTATAATCTTTATCTTTTAATTTTTGTTTATGGAGTTTTTTATATACTTTCCAAACATTCATATAATTATCTTTGATTCTTTTGTCACTCCAAAAATCAAAATATTCCATAATTATTCTCCTTCAACATCCTTAGACATTTTAACTACAGAAAGTTTTTCATTATTAGATAATTTTTCAAGAGTAATTAAATTTTCACTTAATCCTTTAAATACAAATCCTCTTCCTCTAATTTTACTAAAAAACATATCTGTATTTTTGCTTGCTTTTCCAAATTCAGGTTTCCCTAATTTTTCTTCAACTCCAATTTTACCTTCACCTGGATAACCATTTGGACATTCATTAGAAGAAATAAGGTAATATTCACCATTAGGTTCAGCAAATGTAATACTATCTTGTTCAAACATTTTACCAAATTTAATTAAATCTTTTTTAAGATTACCTTTATCTTTTAAATCAACTACAAAAAATGATTCTTCATCAACTTCTCTTGCTTCAGGAGTTCCATAATTTTCAATATATGTTCCATCTATTTTTGTTACACCATATCCATTTTTTAATAATAATGCTTTAAGTTTAGCATTTCTTTTTTTATTTTCTTCTAAAGTATATGGTGTCCCTTCACCACAATCAGGTGCATATCTAAATGCAGAAATTGTACCTGTTTGATGTTTTGTATAATGTTCCCAAATTCTACTTAAATTACTTTCTTTAATAACTTCTTTTTTTACATTTTCAATTATTTCTTTTAACATTTTTTATCCTTTATGAACAACTAATAGAATTTTTTAATCTAATTCCTTGTTTATATAAAAACAAATTCATTTTATTTTTATCAAATATAATTTTATCTATTTTTCCAGTTTCATTATCCATTATATACATTTTAACAAAAGTATATTTATCACCATCTTTTACCCAAATAATTTCATAAATTTTTTTTGGAATAATAGGACATCTATCTAAATTTTTTAATCTTTTATTACCAAAAATTCCACCAACTATAACTATTACATCATTATTTTTAGCAATATTCATAATAATATTTTCTATTTTTCTTTGAGTAACTCTATTTGTTATAGGTCTTTCAGGTAAAACATTTGATAAAATAAAAGTTGTTTTTAATACTAACCAATCATAATCAAATGCTTGATCAAATGCTTGATGTGCTTTATCATAACCAGTATGAGTAAAACAAGTATTAGAAATTCTATATTTTTTTGGAACTAATTTATCTTGAACAAAACCTGGTCTTTTCTTTATATTTGTTCTATTGACAGTATCTTTATTTAACTTAAATATAACAAATTTAGACTCTCTTAAATTATAATCGTAACATCTTTTTTGAAGAGGATTTTGTAAACTAGGATAAACTAATACTTGACTACATTTAGTTTTTAAATTGATATTTTCCATACTAATATTAAATGTACTTGCTAATAACACAAGTGGAAATAATAAAAAACTTATAATATTTTCCATAATAAACCTTTTTTGTTATTATTTAACATATTTCAAAATCTTTTTCTACTTGATAAATAAGTTCACTAATATCATCATAATCCCAATTTTCTATATCAGCAATTACATTTTCTTTTATATCTTCTAATTTTTCTTTAAACAAATTTTCCAAATCTTTTACAATAGGAAAATTATCAACATCATAAAAAATTTGATATAAATCATTTTGTTTTTCTTCATACATAATTTCTTCTAAAATATTTTTAAAATCATCTTTGTTTATTATTAAACCATTTGTAAATTCATAATTACCATTACCCAAATAAATCATTTTTCAAATCCTTAAATTTATTTTTTATATTATTTGATACTTTTAAATTTATATTTTTAAAATTTTTTATATAATATATAATATTATATGTAAACGAATATTCTTTATACTCTTGATAAGTATCATAAATATAAAAAAATTCAAAAATAAATAAAATTAAAAATAAAATTATTAAAGATATAAAATATATCATTTGTTTTCCTTTAAAAATTCTTGTAATTTACTATTTTTAGGCAAAAATTCTGTTTTATAATGTTTGATATTATACATATTTTTCCATAAATCTTGATATACTTCAGGGATATCTGTTTTTGTATGACTTAGAATATTAAAATATATATCTAATATATCTAATAATTCTTCAACACTAACTTTATTTTGAATTTCATATGATAAATCATAAAAATCAAAACATTTATCATAATTTAAATTTAATGTTTTACAAATTTCTTTAGGGTTTGTAATTCTTTTTTTATTTTTTATTAAACCTTTGATATGACTTAAAGTATATCCTAAAAATTTAGCATATGCAATTAAAAGTTGAGTTCTGTGTAACCCTTTTAAATTACTATCATAATTTTTAGAATAATACATAAATTTTAATAATTCTAAATCTCCAGAAAGTATATCTAATTGAACATAATTTCCATTTTCTTTTTTTTGTAAAGTAAATACTTGTCCTATACCTGCTTTATCATCTACAATTACATTTCTTTTTTGTAATTCATCAATTAAAACTTGGTTATAAGCTCTTAATAATAAATCTTGTTCAGTTGCTGTTCTTGCTCTTTTAGAAAATTTATTAAAATATTCCATAACTTTTAAACTTCTATCATTTTGCATGCTCATTTTAAATAACCAATTTCTTGATAATCCAAAATCTATATCACCTGAAATATCTTTTTTACCTGTACTCCCAAGTAAACTATATTCATTTTCTTCTAATTCACAAATATCATTCAAAATATTTTTAAAATTATCTAATACATATTCTAATTCTTCTTTTTTAATTGATTCTACTTTATAATCTTTTTTAAAATGATTTCCACCCATGATAACTCCTTATTTTTTATATTATAATTATATCATAATTCAAAAGAAAAAGTCAAGGTTTAATTATATAAATTATTAAAAATAATAATCCTATCCATATAGATAAATTATAGCCTAATATTATTATAGAACCAAAAACTAATTGAATTATAAATCCTATAAAATATCCAATACTAAAAACTAATAAAATATATAAACTAATAAGAGTTAATATTCCTATTATAGTAAATATTAACACTAAAAAGTTTTCTAATTTTTTCATTATTTTTCCTTATTTTTTGCCTAAATCATCACAAATTTGAAATTCATAAAGGTCTTTTTTAAAGTCATTATCTAAATTATTCCAAATTTTTAAACATTTATTTAAATTTTTAAAATCATTTTTTTCTTTAGCTTTATCCATTCTTCTTATAAGATAATGATATCTTACTAAATTTTTTGTATAATTACTTAAAAATGGGATATTTTTAATAAGTTGATAACTTTTTTCTTCGTGATCTGTAAAACTATATTCATTATTTTCTTTATTTTCTTCTTTTTGATAAGCTACAAAAGGTTTTCCTATATCATGTAAAAATGCTGCTAATATCATTTTATAATTCTTTCTTTTTAAACAATGATAAACGACTTTTAATGTGTGTACTAAAACTGAATGTTTGTGATATTTATTTTGTTTCCAAAATAATGTTATTAGAAAATTTTTCATGATTTTCTCCTTGTTTATCTTTCTTTTTACCTTATAATTATACTAGAGAAGAAAAGTCAAGAGAGATTGTCTTTAATTATGTTTTCAACAATATCATCATTTAAAACATCTTTAGGTATAACTTTTAATACATTTTTAACTTTTCTAATTATTTTTCTTATTTTTGAGATAACTTCTTCATCTTCTTCGAATCTTATTTCTTCAATGTGAAAATAATATTTATCATCAAACTCATTTAATTTTACATTACAAGGTTTATATTTTTCATATATTCTATGTTCAACTTCTTTAATAACTTTTTTTGGGAGTAAATTTTTGTTTACTAAAAAACTTAACTCACCATATTCATCCCACGTATAAAAATTCTTCCCAACTTTTTGTTCTCTAAATAAATCTAAAATCTCTTTAGTGAAACATTTCTTAGTTATTTTGTCTTCTTTTAAAAGTTTTTTAATTGCTTCTAATTTATTCATGAGTATTTCCTTTTATTTATTTCTTTTTACGTTATAATTATACCAAATTTTAAAAGAAAAGTCAAGAAATTTTATTAAATTTCTTGACTAAACTTTAAATTTTTTATTCGCAAGTTTTAATAGTCCCATTCTTATCATATAATGGAGACATCCATCCATTATTTCCTCTTGCATCCATAACATATTGAACTGAATCTATACATACTACATCTAAATAACTATTATATAATCTCCAATTAGTTTTTACTTCACCAATTTTATGAGCTTCATAATATACTCCTGCGAACGATAAACTAGTAATTAAAATTAACAATAATATTTTTTTCATTTATTTCCTTTTAATCTTAATTCTTCCATTTTATAATTTCTATTTTTAACTATAAAATAAGCAAGTTTATCAATTTCATCATATTCTAAATCAACTTGTCTTTCATCTTGTAATACTTCTTCTACTAAAATATTTTTTTGTTTATTTAATATATCAATTTCATTTTGGATTTTTTCAATTTCTTGAATTCTTTTAATTGTATTATCTAAAATATTTTCAATTGATTGTATTTTTTCATTTCTTAATTTTTCAAATTTATCAAACATTGTATTTATCATTTGACTACCAAAATCATCTTCAAAACCTTGATAATCTAAATAATAAGTTGTTGTTAATCTTTTATTTTTAGTATCATATAAATAACATTGTTTTCTATCTTTATGCCAAAATTCTGTGCTAGATTTATCAATAGTTATATATTCCCATTTATTAGATTCTTCTTTTAAAATTTTTTCAATATCTTCTTTATCAAATTTATCTGTATATCTTTCATTAAATCTTTCTACAAAATGTTTTGTAATTTGAATATTATTCCATTCAAAATTTCTTTTATCTATTTTTAATTTTTTATTATGTATATTTTCTAATGTATTTTGAATTCTTTCCATAATTTTTCTCCTTTTTTATAATTATACCATGAATTTAAAAAATGTTAAGAAAAAATCTTAACATTTTATTTTATCTAAATTACCTAATAAAATAGATACTGGATTTTTTCCTTCTAATTTTAAACCTTCTTTTTCTAATTCTTCTTTTAATAAATTTTGAAGAGCAAATTGATCATCATTTGTTTTTAAATTACAAATTTCTTTTTTAAATTTTTCAAAAATAGATTTTACTTTTTCTTTATCACATTCAGCTTTTTTACCTGTTCCATCATATTTTTCATTACAAATAATTTCAAATTCATTTATTGAAGAATTTATAGCATAAATAATAGCATATTTTTTTCCTAAATTAACTTTTCCTATAGGAGTACCTTTTAATGAATTTTCATTAACAATATTTTCTAAAATTTCTTTTAACATTTTTATCCTTTAATATATTATTTTTTATTAAATATTTTTTTAAAAAATTGCTTTACTTTTAAAAATTGTTTTTTTAAAAAATTATCTTCATAAACTTCTAAAATTTTCAATATTATTCCTTTTTAATTTATTACTTTTATTTTATATTTAGCATTTAATTTATTTTTTATTTCTTCTAAACTTTTAAAAGGTTGAATATCTTTTGGTATTCCTAAAGATTTTAAATTTTTATATTCTAATGTTTTTTCAATTTTTTCTTTATATTCTTTTTTCATATTATTAGGAATAGGTTTTTCTATTTTTAATTTTCCTATAACTCTTAGAAAAAATTTTTCTTTACCTTCTTGCATATATTTAGGCAAAATATCTTCTATTTTTAATGAAGGAATTTCATTTAAAACTTCTTGAATAAATTCTTCTTGTTTATATCTAAAAGTTTTTTCAATAGCTTCTGATATATTAGGTATTGATAAATCTAAATTATCCAATATTTCACTCATATATAAAATTTTTGATTTATCAATCTCAAATAAAGCTTCAATCTTCATTTAATATTTCCTTAGTTATATTATTTATTTCTTTAAAAATTTTTTTAAATTTTTTAATATCTTTTTTTAAAATTTTATTATTTTTTTTCAATAATTTATTTTCGTTTTCTAATAATTTTATTTTTGAATCTAAATTTTGAAATTTTGAAGATAAAAATTCTCCTAATTCTTCAAAAATTTCGGGCATATTTTGAATAGTCATTATATAGCCTTTATATCTTTAATAAAAATATTTTTAGCATTTGGGAATAATTTTTTAATTTTTTGTTCACTTATTGAAAGTAATTCATTATTTTTAAATCTATTTATTTTAAAAATAATATTTGTAATATTACTATCAATTTCAAAATTGACAATATATGATTTTTCTAAAAAAGGTATTCTCATTTATTACTCCTTTTTTATTTTAAATATACAATTATTTACATATTTTTTCTAATTCTTTTATAACATCTTTATGTCTATCTTTTAAATTAGTTCCAGCTCTATTATAAAAATATACTACTCTTTCTACGGCTTGTTTATAATTATCTGATTTTGAACATACAATTTTAGCTATTTCATTAGGAGATTTATCTTCACTAAAAGTTCCTTCAGGAAAAACATTATGTTTTACATCTAATTTAGATAATTTTAATTCATTTAAAATATTTTTTAACATATTTAATCCTTAATAAAATTAACCATCTATATTTTTAGTAAATTCACTTTCTAAGTTATTATAAGCAGTGTCTCTTTTATTTTGAGAATCATATACTTCAATATGTTGTTGCCCAGTGTAGTAAGTAAATATTATTTTATCATCATCTAATTTTTCATATTTTTGTATAATAGTCATATTATATAATTTATCATTTGTTCTAGCAAAAATAACCATTTATATATTCCTTTTTTATTTTTATTTAATTTTTTCTACCTAAAATTTGGTCAGCTTTTCCAGGTAATTCTTCATCTAAAAGAAAACTTTTACCATTAACATCTTTTGTTTCATAACAACATTTATAAGGGTCTGGATTATGTCCTGCAACATCTTCATTTTTTATAATATTATAAATCCATCTTTTATTAGAATTAAATTTAAATTTAAGTTTGTCTAATTTTGTTATATCTAAATTACTTATTTTTATACCTGCATAATTTGTTAATTCCCATTCACCAAAATCGTCTTCTTCATTATATTTACAATTACCTGATAACCATAAATAATTTTGTACATCTATTTTATATTTCCAAATTTTATTATTATAAATAATTTTATAATTTCTTTTTAAATCAGGAATAATTGTCATTGTAGTGTCAATAATAGACAATAAATCTTTATTTTTAATTATGGAACCACTTTTTTTAGGAAGAATAAAACTTAATCCATCATCTCCTGGAGTTAAAGTAGGCAATAAAGGTAAAGCTAAAGCAAACATTGAAGGGTCACTAAATTTTATATTATAATCAATATTTCCAGGTGGTAATTCTAATAATTTTTCAATATTTGTTGTATCTTTAAAATAAAGATCTAAAGTAGTATTATTATAAAAATGTTCAAATAATTTTATTTCATCAATATTAAATTTTAATTCTATATTAGCATTAGCATTTTTTGATATTTTATTTGTTTTTATAAAATCAACTAAATTACAAGGTAATTTACCTTTAAAATTAAAATTAGATTTATCTATTTTTAATTCTTCTCCATCAATATCACCATCAAAAATAACTTCATCTATTTTGAAAATTTTAGAAAAATTATCATCTATTTCATAATCAAATAATTTACCACATTCCCACACACAACCACATTTTTGATTAGGTTTTCCTATTTTATTATGTAATTCTTTTTGAAATTGCCAATTGAATCTAAAAAATGTTTTTTTATTTTTTCCTATTTGAAATTCCATTAGTCATCCCATATTTCTTTCATATTATCCCCCTGTTATAACATTACCACTACCAGCACCTAAACTACCTCCACAACTTATACTATCACCAATTCTAGCTGCAGGTTTCCCGTTTATATTAACTGTTCCACTACCAGCTGCAATACTTCTACCATGCGGAGGTGAAGGAGATGGAGAACCATGTGGTGCTAGAGGATCTCCTAATCTAGCTGAAGGTTTTCCATTTGTAAAAACATTAGGACTTCCAGCTGTAACTGGAGTTGGGGGGAAACTTCCGTGCCCTGTACCAATATCTCCAACTCTACTTTGAGGTGGCATTTTAACTCCTTTAACAATTTTCAGGATTTTTTTCTTCAAAATCTTTAATTATATATAATAATTTATCTGATTTTTTATAAAAATCCCATAATTCTCTTTTTATAAATTTAGCTTTTTCTCCTGATTGATTATTTTCTAATTGTTCTAAGGTTTTAATTTCTCCTGTATTTTTGTCTAAAATTAGTAAATCTTTTATATCAATTGTATGTGGAGAAGAAGGATGTCCTATAAAAGGTATTTTTAACATTTTAATCCTTTAAATTATCAAAATCAATATGTAATAAACAATAATCCATAAAGTTTTTTTGTTTTGGTAATTTTAAATTATCAAAATCAATATGTAATAAACAATAATCCATAAAGTTTTTTTGTTTTGGTAATTTTAAATTATCAAAATCAATATGTAATAAACAATAATCCATAAAGTTTTTTTGTTTTGGTAATTTTAAATTATCAAAATCAATATGTAATAAACAATAATCCATAAAGTTTTTTTGTTTTGGTAATT